TCGAGGCTTGACATCCCCCTCCAAGCCCCCTAGTATGTCTGTCCCCGTGACAGATACTTGACCTATGCTGAACACTTCGCTGCACTTCTCCTCGGCTACCCCTGAGTGGCCGACCCCTCAAGACTTCTACGACAAGCTCAATGCCGAGTTCGGTTTTACCTTGGACCCCTGCTGCACCCATGAAAGCGCCAAGTGCCCCAAGCACTACACGGAAGCCGAAGACGGGTTGACGCAAGATTGGACCAAGGATATCGCGTTCATGAATCCGCCTTACGGGCGCGCAATCAAGGCTTGGGTCAAGAAGGCCTACGAGTCCGCACAGGGGGGGGGCAACGGTGGTATGTCTGGTCCCGGCGAGGACGGATACCCAGTGGTTCCAAGATTACTGTCTCAAGGGGGAGGTGCGTTTCGTGCGTGGGCGACTCAAGTTCGGTGGCCACAAGAATTCGGCGCCCTTTCCGTCCGCCGTAGTGGTGTTTCGGCCACCTAACCATGTTTGACTTGAACCAGATCCGTCAAGGAGATTGTCTCGCGCTCATCAAGCCCGTTCCCGATAATTCGGTTGACCTGATCTTTTACTCTCCTCCCTATTACGACTTGCACAAGTATGCCACGGAAGCGGGCGAGATTGGTCGCGGGCAGACCCTCGATACTTTCCTTGACTCGATGAATCAACTGAACGCTGAGTGTGCGCGAGTGTTGAAGCCAACAGGCAACCTCGTTATCAATATCATGGATTTGGTTCGCGAAGGTCACCCATTGCCGTTGGCGGATAAGTTGATTGCCGGGTCATCTCTGTGCTATATCGAGCGTATCGTCTGGTATATCCGTAACAAGATGCCGGTGGCCAGCAAGCGTCGCTTCTGTAACAAGCACGAGTGGTTGATTCATTTGGCCAAGACGGACGACTACTTCTTCGACAAGGACCCTGTGCGGGAACCTCACTCCCACTATGCCGCGAAGGACAAGCGCAAATGGAAGTGGAATGTCAATGGTAAGTGCCCCGGTAACGTGTGGGACATCCCGGCGTATCGGGTAGCGGGCAAGCGCAAATTCCATGTGGCGGCTTTCCCCATTGAGTTGGCGGAAAGAGTTGTCAAGTGCTGGTCGCCAGTTGGCGGAGTAGTGCTTGATCCCTTTGTGGGTAGCGGGACGACCACATTGGCCGCCAAGAACCTTGGTCGGCAATGGTTGGGATTCGAGTTGTCTGTAACCAATGTTGAGATTGCGCGCAAACGCATGAGCGGTGAACTGATTTAACATGGCCATTTCCCTCTATTCACCCGAGATTGAACAGCACTGCCTTGGCCTTATCCTCCGTTACCCGGATCTCTTCGCCGACATCTCCTTTATCGCCGAGAAGGACTTCGGCACTGTCCGTCAACGTATCTACTCTGTCATCCGTCAGCAGCTTGAGCAGGTTCCCGCCGCCTCTGTCGCGCCGATCATCCTGACCGAGAAGCTGAAGAGCTACGGTATCACGGCCATCGAGGGCGTGGACATGTTCACGTATCTGGACGGTCTCTCCAATCGCGGGCGCATGTTGGACAAGGAGCAGATTGTGCCGCTGGCCAAGGAACTGAAGAAGATGACGGTCAAGCGCGAGTTGATCGACAAGTGTGATGAGGCGAAGCAGAAGGTGATGAAGGCGGATACGGTTGAGGACATGTCGAATGCGGTTACGCAGACCATCACCGACATTGGCACGAGCTACTATCATGAGGGTAATACTACTCAGCTGTTCAAGAATATGCGTGCGCGAATCGAGGCTAGCGGTGCCGCCGAAAAGGAAGACTTGGGCTATGTTGGAGTGATTCCCTCTATGGATCGCACTTTGGGACCTTTGTTCCGCAAGGGTAGCTTCACCAATATCTCATCGCGCAGTGGCGGCGGTAAGTCGTCGTTTGGCTTCTACTATGCGGTCTCGACGGCTGAGGCGCACAACCTGCCAATTCTCTGGCTTGACGCCGGAGAGATGACGGATGAGGAATTGGAGGACCGCGCCATATGCTGTTTCTCCAAGGGTAAGATCCCCCTTTGGGCGGCGGTGGGAAATGGTTGGCGGCGCAACAAGGAGTGGACGGATCTCATGCGCGGCGAAGTGTTTCCGCGCGCCGAGAAGCTCATTGGACGATTCCACTACAAGAACGTGTCTGGTATGACTGCCAAGGAGAAGACGGCCTTCGTGCGCCGGTTCTACTACAACAAGATTGGGCGCGGTAACTTCTTGATCATAGTGGATGACTACTTGAAGGCCATAGAATCAATGGGTAAGGAGACTAAGGAGTATCAGGCAGTCGGTTATTACACTTCGGACATGAAGAGTCTCGTGACCACGGAGATTGATGCGGGTTTCATGACGTTTACTCAGTCGAATCGATTTGGTATTTCCAAGGGCAAGAAGATCACGGACATCGTGGATAACGACTCTGTCATCTCGGTGTCCGACCGCATCAAGGACAACTGCACCGCCAACTTTTTGATGCGCTACAAAGTCACCGAGGAGCTGGCTAGAGAGAAAAACTCGTTCGGTAATGTGGTGCTCAAGAATCTCAAGATTCGTCAGGCGCGCGGACGGGACTACGCCTCCTTTGCTCAGCCTATCAAGATGTCGGACGGCTCCTTCGCGGAAGACTACTTCAATCTGGACTATCATGGGTTCCACTATCGGGACATGGGGCTGTTCAGCGAGATCCAAAAGAAGCTGGGATACGTGGCGATTGACTTGGGGAAACGTGAGGGGGATGAACCACTGCCATGACCGGCTACGACATAACCAAGCTCCAGTGCGTCAAACGCCAGCCTTCGGGCGCGATACAAGCTGCGTGTCCGATCTGCCGTATGGCCGGGTCCGACAAAACCGGCAATCACCTCTCCATCCTACCCTCAGGTCAGTTCAACTGTATCGTAGGCTCCGGTGAACCCGGGCACAATAGCCAGATTCGCGCGCTGCTGAAGAATGGAGTAGTCGGCGACATCGAGTATATCGATCCCGAGCCCAAGATAGTCGTGGACCCCGTCTATCCCGAGGGCATCCTTGGGCGGCTCGTTAAGGACCATAGCTATTGGCTCAATCGTGGGATTCGTCGTGAGATAATCGAGATGCTGGAGGGGGGTGTTTCGCCCATCGACGAGAAGAACAAGCTGAGTAACCGCTACATCATCCCCATTCGCGGGCTGACCGGCCAGATTAACGGCTTCAGCGGGCGTATCTTGACCCATTCTACCTTTGCGCCGAAATACAAGCATCTGTTCAAATCAAGCCGGGTCTGCTGGCCGTGGCACATCTCGGGACCGCATATCATCAAGACTAAGCGTGCCGTGCTCAATGAAGGGTGGTCTGAATGGATGGCGTTAGCGAATGGGGGGATATGGAACACCCTTAGCCTGTTCGGCCTGAACCTGAGCGACGTGATGATAGGGCAACTCATCGGTGCAGGCGTGGAGAACATCGATATCGCGACCAATGACGATCCCGACGACGGTAAGATGGTGAATGGGCGAGTGCAAAGGAAGGGAAAGCTGCGCGCGCTGGACATCAAGGCCAAGCTCGACAACTTCTTCAATCCCGATAAGGTCCGAATCAGGCACCCGCAGGGATTCAATGATTGGGGGGCTTGTGTGCAGGGTGGTGAAGCCGGTGCGGCCGAACTGGCGCGCTTCAAGGAGGAGGTAGGATGAAGCGAACGCCGCCTACTCTCAATCTCATCAGTGCCGTTAACAGATCGGGCCTGTCCGCGCGCAAACTCGCCAACTGGGAAGAGGTAGACCGCTGGGCCTTCGAGAACCAGCCTCTGTGGAACCTGATCACCAAGGAGAACGAGATGCTCGGTCTCACTGAGGAAGAGCGCCTCAAGACCTTGGCGGCGTTTTACATGCGGCGATACGTGGAACTGAGTGACGAATATGCGGATTACAGGTTGAAGAACCCCGAGCCTGTTGTGGGACCGAATGGAGAGGTGGGGAGGCATGTGGGACCATGAGTGAAGTCAAACCAGCACGTCGCATTTCGGCCAGTCGCCTCAAAGCCATCGATGACTGCACCTACAAGTTCTACGCGAGCGAGTATCTCAAGGTGCCGGAGAAGGTCTGGCCGCGCACGAAGCTCGGCTCGATAGCTCACGGAATCCTCGAAGTGCTCTACCGCGATAGACACCGTCACGTTTACGACACGGTCAAGAAGGCGGGCACCATTTACGTCTACCCTCCTTTAGGGCGCTTGGTCCGTGCGTGGCAATACAACACCAAGGTCATCGATTCCCTCATGGCGGATATCGATCCCATGGTGATGCTCGTTCTCAATCATACTGACTTCCTCGATACCGGGGCGACGCGGCGATTTGAGCCAGAATACGAGTTCAATATGACTCTGCGGAACGGTGGGACCGTCAAGGGGTTTATCGACAGGATGGCATTCTATGGTGATTACGCTATCGTGTGGGACTATAAGAGTCAGCGAGACCGCTTCGAATCGGAGGAGGTCGAAAGGTCCTACCAGTCACTCGTTTACCAGTGGCACATATGGAAGACCTATGGAATACCCGCCGAGATAAGGTATGTAATGCTCCGTCATCCGCCCACCAAGAAGGAACCGTCCAAGCATATTCAGATCACGATGCCCGCGACACCGGCTCAGCTTGAAGGCTTTGAGCTATATCTGGAGCACATGTATGAGCGCGTGGTGGAGTTCGGTCTCAAGGACGCCTATGTCAACTTCAAGGACGACAAGAGATGGTGTCAAAACGTCTGCACCTATTTCCGCGCCACCTCTTACACCTCCATCAAGAAGCGCGACACCAACGCCCTCGTAGGCAACTACATGCCGGGCACGGAACCCGCGCTCAAGGAAGATGAGTATGCGGAGACGCTGCATCATGCCGGTTGTCCGCGCTACAATCGGGTGTGATTTAGCTTGACCTAACAAGGCAAGCCGAGCACACTAACCTAACATGAGCACTCCATCTATTCCCGCCCCCACGAGGGGCATGAAAAGCAAGACCATTAACAAGATCCTCACCGGCAAGTTCCTCGCGTGGTCCAAGTCGATCACCGATGAGAACGTCCGCAAGCTGGTTGAGGAGAACACCATCATCACGGGTGGCGCGATTGCGAGTATGCTGATGGGTGAGAAGGTAAATGACTTCGACATCTACTTCAAGAACTCCGAGACGGCACTCGCCGTGGCCGAGTATTACGTCAAGAAGCTGAAGGAGAACCCTCCCGCCGCGTTTGCCGCCTACAAAGACAAGATTGCGGCCACCATGGAAGAGGCTACCGAGGCTCGTCCGGCGCGCGTCAAGATTCTCTTTGGTGCGAAAGCCTTGCGTGGCGAGTCCATTGTCGCGAGTCACGAAGCCTCTGAGTTCGCGACAGGTCAGGTTACCGATGATACGGAGCCCGGTGCGACCTATGGGGAGAACACCGAGGCCCTCGATGACATCGACACAAAGAAAGTCACCCAAGATGCCGATGAGAAGAAGCGCGGCAAGTATCGCGTGATGTTCGTGACGGCCAACGCCATTACTCTTAGCGATTCTATTCAGATCGTCCTCAGGTTTTTCGGCGAGGCAAATGAGGTTCACAAGAACTTCGACTACATGCATTGTCTCTCGTATTGGACAAGCAAGAATCGAGAATTGGTTCTCAATCCTGAGTCTCTCATTTGTTGCATGTCGCGAGAACTCAAGTATCAGGGATCTCTCTTCCCTCTGGCGAGCGTCATACGCAGTCGCAAGTTCATCACGCGCGGCTGGACCATTAACGCAGGTCAGTATTTGAAGATGTTGTTCCAAGTGAGTAAGCTCGATTTGACTGACGCGGCGGTGTTGGAGGAGCAGTTGGTCGGGGTGGATTCGGCGTATTTCTCGCACGTCATTGCCAAGCTTCGAGAACAGGTCGATGCGGAAGGTAATCCGGTTCCGGTGGATGAGAATCACCTCGTTTCGATTATCGACAAGATTTTTTAGCCGCCGATGATCCTCTCCCCCTCTATTCACGCTACCTACACCCTTCACGCGAAGAGGGTGCGCGATTATCTTGTGGCCCACCCCGGTTCCACAAACGAGCAAGTCAAGGAAGCGACGGGTCACAGTCCCACGATTTTGCAGTCCAAAGGACTCGCTCACTGGAAGCGAGAAGACGGCGAGGTCAAGTGGTATGCCAAGGACGGAATGAGTCGCGCCACCAAGAAGGGCTTTGATTGGCGCTGGAATCCGGACGCGATGCATTGGGAGCGAGAGGAAGAGACGGTGGAGACCAAGTGGGAGAGGTATACGGGATGAGAGACTATCAGACCAAGACGTGGGAGATGAAGAAACGCAAGATAGAGTCTATCTCTTGCGACATTTGTCATGGGAAGATGCCCAATCCGGATGGAGCGCCCGAGATGAATCGACCGCAACCGATTCACGATACCATTATTCGTCATCGAAGCGAAGTGGGCAGCATATGGGGAGGGCAATATACTCACGTAACCCTTGATATCTGTCACGAATGCTTCGACAACAAACTGCTTCCGCTTATTGAACGGGAGTTTGGCATCAAAGCGCAGACCGAGACCATTCCTTACGAACTGTCATGAAGCGTCTCTTCGCCATAGTCAACTATGAGTCGCGCGCCAACTCCAACGGCTGGCGCACCAAGTATTTTTGGCCCGAGATCGTAGAGACCGATATTGAGGCTGAATTGGCAGAGCGCGCCGAAGGGGTCTCGCCCGGCAAGAAGGATGCCAAGGAGATGGTAGGTTACGCCAAGGATCTGACCTCTTTCGCGTGGAAGACGACGGTGATAGAGCGATACAATTGCCCCAAGAAGGGGTTGGAGCCCGAAGACTGGTTGAGAGCCAAAGCCAGAGAGTATCGAGTATTCAATCTCAAGGCCATTGAAGAGCTATGTGATACGGGCGATATCATGAACACCTTGCCACCTGAGCATCAGAGGGCATATCAGTTTAATGAGTGATTTGCTTGACAAGCGGGAGCAAGGGGAGTAGGATTGACTGAATGGTCACCGTTGTTCACTGCCGCCGTTCGAGCTATGATACCTACATTGGCCGCGCCAATGGTGACCTTCCCCAATCTAAGTGGGCGAATCCTTGGGTGATAGGCAAGGATGGCACGCGAGATGAGGTCATCGCCAAGTATGAGGAGTGGATTAAGACGCGGCCCGAACTCATGGGGGCATTACCGGAGCTGAAGGATAAGGTGCTAGGGTGTTGGTGCAAACCGGAACATCGATGTCACGGCGACGTTTTGGCGCGACTGATTGACGGCGAGACTTCTATTCCACCCTTGACATCCGACACCAAGCCCACTATCGTTGGTGGCTTGCCCGAGACCGATATCATACCCCTCTTCAGCACCGACAAGAGCCTAGGTGGGGCGAGCGTATTAACCCTTGAGGAAGCGGGGAAAGCCCACCCCGATGAGCCTACGTCCATCTGTGATATAGCCAAGACTCATGGGCTCAAACAGGTTGTGATAGTGGATGACAAGTTGGACGCTTACATGGAGGCCGTCAAGAACATCCAGAAGACCGGCCTCGCACAGCTTGTCTTCGGGCTCAAGACGGTCTGTTGCGCCGATCATGAGGACAAGACCGACGCGTCCTTTCGCACAGAATCCAAGATCATCATCTTCATCAAAAATCGACAAGGCTACTATGACCTATTGAAGATCCATAATCTGGCCGCGACCACCGACTTCTACCATCGTCACCGCACCTCATGGCGCCGCCTGAAGGACTTGTGGACCTCGAATCTCGCGCTCGCGATTCCCTTTTTCAGCGGCTTCACGGCGGTCAACCAACTCAAGTTCTCCTCTGCGGTGCCCGAGTTCCCCATTCCGGCGCGCGAAGTGACCATGTTCCGCGAGGTGGATAGTGACCTTCCTTTCGCGCCTATCATCGATGCGGCCATTGACCAGTTCGCGGCGGACACGGGAGCACAGATACAGAAGGTCAAGAGCATCTATTACGCCACCTCCGAGAGATTTCGCTCCTACATGATTCTGCGCGCCATCGACAGCGGCGGCACGTTCAGCAAACCGCAGGTGGACCATTTGAGCAGCGACCGGTTTTCGTGGGCGCGGTATTGCCAGCTAACCAAGGGGGAAGCATGAGTCCCTACTACTGGCATCTATTTCACGAACGCTACTATCTCCCCATGATAACCAAGATGATAGAGGATATGCGAGCGAAGGGATTGCTACCGAAGTATCCACTATGAAGTCATTCACCGTCAATCAACTCTTCGATAAGTGGTTCGCACACCACTATATCGTGACCCATCCTTCGTGGATGGAGCCCGGCGGAATCGAGAAGAAGGCGACGCTCAAGTGGGCATGGCTTGCCGGTCGCCGCGAAGGCATGCGCTATCCGGGTGGCCGCCGCCAAGATTCGTATCGCGAGTATCTGAGGAGAGGCAACCTATGATATATCACGACGACATCATCACCATCAAGCTGTGTCGGGGCGAATTAGCCACCTCTCTAGGAGAGCGCGGGCTCATGGTCAAGAATTGGAAACGGTTCACGACGGCCCTAGAAAAAGAACTGGTCCGCGAGACCCCCAGCCATGACGACGGTCACACTGGCAGCTCAGCAGTGGGAGACCTCCTCGTCCAAAGATTGATCGACCGTTACATGTTAGATTCCGACGGTCTTCGCGAGAAGCCCTACAACGGTAAGCATGAGTGCTGGCCATTCGAGGAGAAGTGGTTCACATGATTGGGTCTAATCTACTTAGGTATCGTCTTGATACTCCGTGTTCAATCTGGGACACTGAAACCGAGTCGCTCAATCTCTTTTACTCTCGTCCATGGCAGGTCTCCTATACTATTGGCACTCTCAAGCATATCGAACGCATCGTCACAAGATGGATATGGTGGAAGGACCTCCAGATGAGTGCTGCCGCCATCGAGATTACGCGCTTCAATTGGGACGAATATAAGAGACTCGCTGAACCCGCCGATGTGGTGTTACGTGATTTCGAGAACGTCCTGCTGGAACCCAATACCCTTAATGGAGGCCACAACCTGTTTGGATTTGATATCGACCAGCACAAGAACTGGCGGCGCGGATGTGGACTTGACCCCGACTGGTCCTATCTTCCCCGCACTCTTGACACCATGTGTCTCTCCAAGGCTTATCGCGGTAACTTCCCGCCCGGACAAGATCGACGTGCGTGGCAGTATCAGTTGCTGCATGAGCGCATGTCGAAGAAGAAGGACGCTACGGACCCCAAGAAGGGCGGCGGCGTGAGCTTGGGCGCGATGTGCCGGGAATTCGGTATTGAGTATGACCCAATGAAGGCGCATGGCTCAGAATACGACACGACTAGGACCCACCTGCTCCTCAATCAGCTTGTCTGGAAACTCGAAATCTGATGACCCCTTTCCTCTCCCAATTCGAGCCCTACGATTTCCCCCTGATGGGGTTAGTGCGCCTTCCATCCATCGTAATCAGTGACGCCGACAAGGCTGAACTCGGTTTGAAGCCGAATGCGAGCAATCTGATATTCTTGAAGACGTTGGCATGGAAGCGCTATCTCTCCTTGCGCGCGGCGGGCAAGTTCGACGATATCAAGGAGACCGACGTTATTGAGCGCCTCAAGTTCGAGTGCGGAGTGCTCGACAAGACGGGCACGGTCGACTACATCCTCATGGTGTGGGACATCTGTCGATGGTGCGACAAACAGGGTATCCCGCGAGGGCCCGGTCGTGGATCGGTGTGTGGGTCTCTCGTGTGCTATCTCGCGGGGGTCACCAAGGTAAACAGTCTTCGATACTCCCTCAACTTCACCCGCTTTCTATCCGAGGCGCGTGTCAAGCCCCAGATCATCGACGGCATCGCTTACGCCGATGGTCGCTCCATGTGCGATATCGACAGCGACTTCAGTATTGCGCGCCGCAAGGAAATCCAAGGTTACATCGATTCCAAGTATCCTAATCGCGTGGCCAAGATCAGTAACGTCACTTGTTTGACCGGTAAGACGGCGCTGAAGGACGTGCTCAAGGTCTATTTTGAGTGGGGAGATTCTGAGGCGATGATTGTGACCAATCGTTTGGAAGCCCATTTCGGTAAGGCTGACAAGCTCCAAGATGCCGCCGAGAAGAACAAGGAGTATAAGGAGTGGCTTACGGAAGACTCGCGCAACATGGAGGCGCACAAGCTGGCCCTCTCCCTTCAGGGCCTTGCGACGCACAAGGGAGTTCATGCATCCGGTCTCTTCATGTCTTATGACATCCTCGACAACACTCTCCCCGTTGAGCTGACCACCGACAAGGACAAGGAGGACTACATCACGACCTCCTACGATATGGATCGTGTGGCAGAGATTGGTGTCAAGCTGGATAACCTCGGGCTCAAGACCCTTGACGTGATTCAAGAGGCGGCGCGACTGGCGCAGTTGGACCCTGACGAGATTGATATCGAGCATCCTTCTATCTACGAGTTCATCGCCAAGTCCCGTCTCTACTACGGACTCTTTCAGATTGAAACCGGTCTGGCCGGTGATACCGCTCACAAAGCCAAGCCACGAGACCTGATGCAACTCAGCGCCGTGCTTGCCATCGCCCGCCCCGGCGCGCTCAAGGAAATCCCCAAACTGGTGCGTTACTTCGAGACCGGCGAGATTGAGTCCATCTATTCCCCCATTGACGCGCTGCTCAAGAGCACGGGCAACATCATCATCTATCAGGAGTCCATCAACGACATCTGCCAAAAGGTATATGGCATGACGGCGGTGGACGCTGATGAGGTGCGCCGCGCCATCGGTAAGAAGAAGCGTGAGGACATCAAGAAGTGGGAGCCCATTCTCTTCGCGCAGGGTGACAAGCTTGGAGTCCCCAAGGGAGTTACTCAGCATTTCTGGGATACCTGTAATGCCTCGGCCGACTACCTTTTCAACTTGGGCCATTCTGCGGCCTACTCGATCATTTGTGCGCAGACCACCTACCTCAAGGCCAATCACCCCAAGGAGTTTTATCTCGCGACCCTCAAGTTCGCCAAGAAGGAGGAGATGCCCGCCATCATCTCCGAGGCCCAGCAACTCGGAGTCAAGGTTCTTCCTCCCTCCATCATTCACTCCGAGGTAGACTTCATATTCGAAGGCGATGCTATCCGCTTTGGTCTCGGTCACATCAAGGGTATCGCCGCCGCCAATCTGGCCAAGGTTTCTTCGTTCCGCCGTGACTTCAAGAGCAAGTGGGAGGTCTTCGAATTCGCATCCACCCTTGGCGTTTCCATCAACATCTTGGAGACCCTATTTTGGTCCGGCGCGCTAAGCATCGACAACACTCCTCGCCTCAAGCTCGCGATGGAGGCGCGCGGCTACAATGAGATGAGCAAGACCCTTCAGCGGTCTGTAGTGGCCTTCGCGGCGGACTACGACAACGACCTGATGGAGACCATTCGCGCGCTCAAGGAGAAGACGAACGAGAAGGGCAAGCCTCTTCTGCCGCCGACCCAACTCGATACCTTCCGGCGCAACTTCTCACCCTACTGGACCCTTTATCAGCGCAACGTCAAGTATGAGGAATTGTTCGTGTATATGGCTGAGCGCGCCCTGCTGGGATTCTCCTTTTCCAACACCCTCCACAACCTCTACTCCGCCAAGGTGCCGGATCTGGTGCCCGTTGATATCGCGGCCAAGGAGCCCAAGGACGTGCAAGTCAGCTTTGTGGCGTTCGTGGACGAGGTCAAGAAATCGGTGGGCAAGGAATCCAAGAAACCCTACGCGCGATTCTACCTGTCCGATGAGTCCGGCTCCATCAAGGCGCTCATTAGCGGCCAGAACAAGATGGATGCGTGCGAGCAGTTCAATGGGCCTGTGGGTGAAGGTGACGTCGTGGTCATTCATGGCTCTTCTTCGGGCGACGGGCTGGCGTTTGTCAACAGCTTGGTGAAGCAAGTCATGCCAATCCGACTCAAAAAGGGTCAGTTGGAGATGGTTTCCACTTGACACCACTCTCAAGCCTGTTAGGATAGCCTAATCAACCCATGCCCATCGCTCTCAATCCCTCCCAATACGGTCGCGGCTGGCGTGAAGTCTACGCCGAGGAACCCCTTACTACGCTCACCCAGTCCTACCTACCCCATCGTGAGGTGTGGGTTGACGGAGCCATCATGAGTGGAGACAGGATTACGAATCAGGGGCGCATGAATTATCGCAAGCCGGTTAGTTGGTTTGCCTACGTTAAGGCGGCCTTAATGGCGACGCCCAAGGTGTGGCGGCGCGTGGTGCTGGGGAAGCCATTCTAATGTCCTCTATTCGCATCCCCCTCGTCAAGCTCACTTACGACGGTCGCTCCTATATCGCGGACGCCGATTCCGTGCTGGCGGAGGCCAGTGAGCTTTTCCCTGACATGCGCGCGGGCGAGACGCTCACCTTCAAGCGGGTTGACCTGACCACAGCGGAGTTGGAAGCGCTGCCTGAGTTTGACGGCTTCTAAGTCAATCTAGCGCCATTCTGGTGTATCCCATCCGTGCGAGCAAACCGCTTCTGGATGGTAGTCGCCCTCATCACGACTCTTGGTGCGGCGCTGATGTGTCGGCAGACGGGTCTTGCCGCCGAGAAGGACCTCGCTCACGAGTATCGAATGAACGGTCTTTATCGGGCGAATGCCGAATTTGCGCGGCACCATTACGAGCTTGAGGTCGCGGTGCGATGGCTGATGAAGGAGAATCGGGGCATGAAGGCAGACTTGGCGTCGCGGGACAGGGGCCGGCAGTTTTGAGCGGGAATCCGCTTGACATGGTAAGCCAAGTGGGGTAGGATAGCGCGATATGACACCCGAAGAAGCTCGCGCCCATCTCGATAACGAACTCGCTCAGATGCGCTCCCGCACGCGCGAAGACAAGACACGTCTCTCCTACTGGTTCCCTCTGATTGAGGCAGCTGGGATTCCCGCCCCCAAGACAATCATTCTGCCCACGCTCACGCCTAAGGAAGAGGGTGAGCTATGTGATTGGGCGGCAGGAGAGGGTTCGTATGATGGTTTGCCCTATCTTATCGGTGACATCAATCAAGCGGCAATCGCGTTTGGCTACCCCTGCTTCCTGCGCACCGACTATTCGAGCGCCAAGCATAGCTGGTCCAAATCTTGCTTCCTTGCCAGTGCGACGCAGATTAAGGAGAGCATCCAGTCCATCGCTGAATACAGCATCATGGCTGACCTGATGGGTCTCCCGATTGACCGTTGGGTGGTGCGCGAGTTACTTCCCACCAAACCCGTGTTCCACGCGTTCCGTGACATGCCCATCGTGCGCGAGTTCAGGGTTTTCGTGCGAGACAGCGTCATCGAGCATTGGCAACCATATTGGCCACTGCATGCTCTTGAAGGTCAAACCGAGGAACCCAACTGGCGTGAACTAGCCAGCCAACTCAATAGCATCACCCCAGAAGAGCGTGCCAAGGTGGAGGGGTTGGCTCTTCGTGTCAGCGCCGCAGTGCCCGGTTACTGGTCAGTCGACTGTCTCGACGTGGTCGGACGCGGATGGATGGTCACCGACATGGCCGAGGGCGACAAGTCTTACCGGTGGGACCCCAACGAATCCGCTTGACTCGGCGAGTTAAGCCTGTCATATTACCCTCATGAATCCCATCAAATGGCTCAAGTCCCTGTTCTCGCCGAACCCCTCCGGTCTTCCAGAGACCAAGGTAGAGGCACCTCTTCCGCCGTCCGAACCCTCCTGTCTCATCAAGGGAATCGCCCAAGCATGGATTGACGGGAAGGGGTGGAAGGTGAGTCGGACGCGCAAGGCAGAGGCCAGTTGGGGGACCCGAGAGTATTTTTCGTGGTCCGTCACATTGACCCATCGTGACCTTGGCGTCTCAATTAGCCTTCAAGAGTCTTGTTGCCCCAAGACTGGCGTGTCAGACATCAAACCTCAGGTGTCCGATATTGTCGTTGTCATCCAAGGTTCACGAATCCCAATGAATGGGCTACAAGATAGCCGTCATCTCAAGCAAGCCATCGAATCCCATCCCTATCCGCAACTTCGGTCTCGTCAGGCAGTTTACGCCAAACAGGAAGCCTCTCGCGCCTCGTCACTCAAGCAGATTGAGGCGCTGGGTTGCCCGGCCAAGATGGTCGTCAACACCGAAGAGTTCTTGAAGCCATGATCTACAACCTCTCCTACGACGATATCGTTATCGCGCGCGTCGAGATTACCGACACCATCACCTCGCAGGTTGCGCTCACGGACATGGTCGAGTTCTGGTCGGGCTGGGAAAGTCGATTGGAGCAGGCCCAAGGTAGCCATCTGACCGCTTGGCTTATCATGTTGACGCGTTATATCATTCTCAACGGGAAAGCACCGTGCGACGAAGAGGGTTGGGTGCCGCTGGACGGAACCCATCACATTTGGCTGCGCAGTGTGTGTCCGTGGGAGCCCAATGACGAGTTGATCATTATCGATGAGGAATCGACATGACTGCCGACCCCGAGTTTGACCGCGACCTGAACGAAGCCTCCACCCTCCGCGAAGAAGATTCCCGTGCCCGTTATGACGCGCGCATGGAGGAACTTGATCGGCGCGACCGGGCTGGTCCGCATGATATGTGGAGAGACTGATTTATGCTCACTCACATTGATTCGCTCGCCAAGGCATACGAAACCCATCTCGGTGGGGTTCTCGCTATTTCACCCGAGCTTTATGGAAGAGCCCTTGACGCCATTGCTCAGCGTCTTGGGCGTCAGAATGACGAAGCGTTCCGCGTCGAAGTGAGAGCACACGAAAAGACGTTGCCCTGTTATCTAGACTGAGCCTTCCTATGTCTATCCCCACTGACACCGACCTCCTCAATTGGCTTATCGCCCACAGTGCCTACCTGTCTCACAGTCGCGATGGAGAGGTGTGCAATGTGTGGTTCGCGCACGATCTCGATGACGATAGCAACGGTGCCGTGCCAGCGGAAGGCTACCCACAGAAGTGCTATCATGATGCGCGTGAGGCCATTCGCGCCGCGATGAGGAGTCGCCAATGACGCCTCCCTCACAGTCTTTCGCCAAATGGTATCGTCGCCAAGAAGGCATCCGTCATCTAAGCCAGTGGCAGTCCGCCCAGATGGACCGGCTGCTCAAGAAGGCTTTCCTCGCGGGTCGCAGACTCGGGAGTGCTGAGGCGTATGCCCACAAAGCGATTGTCCCATTCTCTCAATGATCACCCTCACCGACACCCAACTCCTGCGTCTCGAAGCCATCCGCCGCGAGGCCCGCACTCTGTTTGAGCGTATCGAAGACCTCGAAGAAGAGGCCTACAAGATCACGGGGGAAGCGGACCCGTGTGGCCACACAACGGACTTGCTCTACCAATCGGGGGTGACGGTAGACGAGTTGATGGAGCGACTTAATGCCGTTACCGACGAGGAGGTAACATGAAACCCGATTCACGCTGGAGACTCAGTTCCTATCTGTCGGATTACCCACATTGGGATGTCATCCCCTATCTGCGCGTCGAGTATCGGGAGCCGGGGATTGCCAAGAGAGGCATTTCGCTTCCTGACCAACCTGACGTGGTCCATTACGGCGCGAGTTGGGATGTCACCGCCAAATGGCTTAAGCTGAGTATCACGCTCTCCTATTCCTTCCCGCCGCGCAAACCGGCGACCGTGCGGGTCTACTACTGACATGAAGCCTCACATCTGTGTCGAGTCCAAGACCTGTGTTTGCGGCATCACCGCCGACGAACCCGATGAGAAGTGCCCCGTTCACGGAGCGGGCGAATGGCCACCCCGGTGTTGCATCTGCGAACGATTCATGAAACGCGACGAGGGTGATTACATGACCTTCCTTGAGGGCACCACTATGCGCGACCCGTCGCCCCTTGGCTTATGACTGATCCCCTAATGGCCACTCCCGGTCACACCTTACGCACGGAACCGAATCTGGCTCTCGTTCACGAGATTAACCTTGCTATGGCCGAGACCGAGGAGCGTTGTCGCCGCGAGATGGGTGAAGAGGCCTATCTCAAGATGATGGAGCAGATAGACATGGAGATGAACGAGGATACCGAACAGGCCAACGAGACATGAGCTACACCGTCAACCGTTTCATCGAGCAGGCCTTTCTCAACGCCTTCGCTAACGAGGTCATTGCTGACTCCAAGGGCGACCTCTTCACGGTGCGCGCGGTCAGCGTTGGGTCCGATGATGGACTTGAGATCATCCTCTACGACCGTCACCACAACCAGCAGACCAACGATGCGTGGATGAAGGCCTATGGTGGATTATCCTATCCCGTGGAGGAACGTCGCCTCCTGAATCTGCGCGATCTCGATGCCATGCCTACTATCATCAATCTGGCGTGGGACAAGGCTGCTAAGACGTGGGTTCCCATTCTGCCGCGCCATGAACGCGACAATAAACCTCATCCGTTGAATCTACCATGAGCCTCTCTGAGATCGTCGCTCACATCCGCGACAACCCCTACCACAACCTGCCGCAGCCCCTCAAGCGCGCCGACGACCATGAGTTCATGAAGACGATGCAGGTGACTGAGCGACTCAAGACGTGGTGCGATGGTTACGCCATCAACGGTGGTGTTACGCAGGCCATCGAGGATATCAAGTGGCTGCTGGCCGACCATCTCCGCCTCTTTGCCGAGAACCGCGACAAGGAGTCCGACATCTGGTATCAGACCGAGAAGAGCGACAACGGGAATGTGAGCATTTCGTGGCGCGAGCGGGCGGAGGAGATGGAGACGCGACTCAATTGGTTGACCAAGCAGTTCCACGACATGAAGTGGAGCGATGCCGGACCCCTTTCTGACCTCAAACCCGAAGACGAGAAGTATATCGACGCCGACACCTTAATCCACATCATTGATGAGCGAATCCACCGTGAACCCAGACCCTGAACCGCTAGACCCCTCCGAGTCCATCCAATATGAGGCTTTCGTGGAGAGCATGCTGGCCTTCTGCCACTGCGCAGGATGCCGACCATGCGATGGCGTGTTAGCGGGCGGGATATGTGACGACATTCAGGACGATGGACGTGAGGAGATGTGGGAGTATGAGTGGGAGAACGAACCATGAAGTGGCCTACAATGGAGGAGATGATTATCGAGACCCACGAGGTTACGCCTGCGCAATGGACCTTTCTCAAGAAACATGATATCGGACTGTCCAATGCCTATATCGGCATGTTACGCGCCTACTATCAGAACCGCACGATCTGGCAGACCAGCTGGACGGCTCCCTTCTTAGCCCCGCACAACGAATATGGCGGCATCGATTTCGGCCCCATTGACGCCGAGCTGAAGAGACAGGTTCACGAGTGGTTGGGGTGGCTCATGGGGTTGTCCGACACCGAGCGAGACGCCTATCTTAAGGAGACCAATCTCCATCTATATCGAGGGCAGATTTCATGAGTCACATCGAGCCCCGCACTCATCTGGTCTGGTATGCGCCCACGGCACGCCGACACTACCTCAGTAAGCGAGCCGCGTGTGTTGGCGAGGCTAGGGCGCGAATCAAGAAGAAGTATCCCAGCGAACGAGGTGACGAATCCTATCCCGGTTGGTCGTGGTGCGATTTGCCGCGCGCCGAGGTGTTACTCAAGCGATATGCCCGAGTGCTATTCAAGTCCCTAAGGAAGACCCGTGGAGCCATTACCTGATACCCTCACCGACGAGGTCCTCGAATCCGAGTGTGATCGCATGTTAGCTCAGCCGCACGTCACCAAATCGCGCGACCACGTTCTGGTGCTCAAAGCTTCCTTTAGCCGCAATCCGGCGATCCGCGAGAAGGGGCAGACCCTTTATCGGCGTATCATGCAGTCTGTGGTTGACTATCTTGCCAAAGCCCCTTAGCCTTGTCCGACATGAGATCCCCCAACCAAGTAAAGGCTCCTCAGCCTATTACCATCGAGCAGACGCTATCCCTAATCAAGAGTATCATGGACCGCTATCTCCCCGAGAAGCCCCACGCATACTATACCGGGCGTCAGGGAGCCGGCCCCGAACGAGCCATTCGGTGGGGATTCGGTATCGTTTCTCCCAAGTCTGCGACCAGTGATTCTCTTGGCGAGTATGTCTTGACCATTTGGGCGCGACATGGGGCGTTCGGAGAAGTGAAGGAGGTTACTAAGAGAAAATGGTGGTCTCTCAGTTCGGTGACAGAAGCGGAGATAACGAACGCCTTGATGGCCGCTCTCACGTTCAGAGGATCACCCTATCAGTTCAACGGAACCAAATGGGTTAAACGCGTGGAGGTTATGTGAACCAAGCTCTCGCCACCCTATCCGTTGACCTGCGCAAGGTAGAGGATGCCATCTGGGCGCGGAGCGAGGCGTTTGAGAAGCGGTTCTGTCGCGGAAACGCGATCCTCGCCCTGAGATTTGATAGCCGGAACGTAGAGGCCATCTATCTGACCAATACCGGCGCCACTTGGGTTGATTCGTTCACGCTGGAGGAGTTGAGCGAGTTCTTGGGGGAGAACCCGCTGTGACTTTAGCCCAAACCGACGCCTTCCAGTCTTACGAGTCCAAGGGGCATGGGCCAAAAGTCCCCGAACCCGCCAGTTATGGCGTGATTCTGCTCGCGGTAGTGTTCCTGATATTGTGGCGGACGAAGTGGAGGAAGGGGTGAAGAAGAACGACCAGCTTCGAGCCCATTTCGACCAGTTCATCGACCGCGATGCCCGCTGGCCCAACTACGTGTTGACTGACGCCGCATGGAAAGCCTTCAAGAAAAGCGAGACCTATGGGAAGGCCAAGTTGAGTGAGGCGGAGTCGGTGCTGGCCGAGCCCCTTTTCGGCGCGAAGTGGGGATACGAGATAACGATTCAATCCCTTTGGCAAGAGATGGCCGAATACTGGTCCATGGGCATGGGGTGGTTTTTGCCGCTCCGTCACACCATCGTAACCTCTTACTGGGGTCCTTTTCATGGGCGCGACTCACGGTGTAGTCGGGTTTACCTGAGAGCACTGTTCAAGATACGCAATTCGATACGGGAGAACGGCTTCGTGGATGCCATGATGGCGTATACGGGAATGGGGAGAGAGGATAAAGAGAGGTATCTAAGGATGTGGGAGAAGAATAATGTGAGATACCTCAAGAAAGCAGTTGACATTGAATCCAAGTCGGGTATGATAGGGGTAGAGTAAGATTCATTGGTAAACGCCCTCGTTTCCGGTGTATCGTCTCTTGAACCACCTTTCCATCATGTCCACCTCATCCATCAAAGCCTCCATTTCCGCCGTCTATGCCACCCTCAAGGCCAAGCAAGTTAGCGCCGTTTGGGTTGTTGCTGCGGGATTAGGTGGCCTAATCCTAGGCCTAGTTCTCTAACCCCCTTCCCTCTCTTCCATGTCCAGATCCATTCATCCAATATCAGATATCCTGACAAGCGCCAAAGCGCAAGTCGCGGGTTTACGGTATTGCGTGTCCATGTGGTTTGGACGTAATCCCGAAACCCAAACAGGAGAGCCCATCTAAGGGATTTAAGTCAGTTAGTTAACCTTAGGCCGGCTCTCCCAAAAACGAGGTCGGCCTTATCATTTTGTGGAGCAATCCACTTGTTCTTTGATAATCAATTCTGCTACGGTAGATAGTGAAATGTTTAGTTTTTTGGCCATAGCCACTATGTGTCTAACCAGAGCCTCAGGAGTTCGCAGATGTCTTCCGGTGTTTCTGGAGGAATTTTCTCGTAGGCTTAGGATCTGAATGTTCGATATTTCATAGTGTCCATCAGGGTCTATTCTGTCGATGGTTGGGGAATCATTAGATTCTTTAATACCGCGCCATATTGGCTCTTGGGGTTGAGCCCACGCTACAAATTCTTCTCTGGTCATTAAGACCTTTACATGAGTATAGGTTGGATATTTATTACCCCGATTTCCAGCACGGATGTTCATTCTCGACCAAGAAACTCTTATCCACCCCTTGAACGTTTTGTGGTATTGACGATTGTATTCCCTGTTCAAGGGAGCATAGCAAACCTTGCATATCGTGTCATATCCTCCCGACTTTTTCTTGAATTCAGTGAGTTCTTTTTCTTCGTGACAAATACGACATTCCATGTCTTAGAATACACCGTTTCTAAGGTGGTTTCGAGGACATACAGCAGAATGATTACACTTTCTCCAGAGGTCAGTAGGCTTAAATGCCGAACCCCCGATTTCGGAGACGATCTTTGACATAACGAAAACCGCCAATGACCCCGGCGGCATATCAAGTAGGCAGGAACAGGGCGAGCACGGCCCCGCTAACTCGGTGCGACTTTACGTTGGTGGAGACATCGACGGTTTGAGAGGAAATACGGTGAGTATCCCTCACCAAAGCTGGCGGCCCTAAACGGCGTAACCGATGAGCTAACGCTCGCGGCCAGCTTAATCACTTTATGACCTTGATGGAGGAAGCGGCGTGGAAGGACACGTTTCGGGGCAGGCGCAACAACCCAACCGCGTTTGTGCATAGCGGCGTGAGTTAGCAGCATCACGTTGGGCCATGCGGGTCGAGCCCGTCAGGAAGCACAGAGTCGGAATCAAATCCGGTCTTCCCCATCACTTTCCCGGACCACATGCCGGGATGCTAGGGTAGAGGCTAGTAGATGATATGCAAGTCGGGCTCAAGCCCGCGCGGACGCTAAGATGAGGTAGTTAGTTCGTTAAGACCCACCCGGTTGAGTTGTCCAAAGAATCGGACGCTCCCGGGTGGGCACAGATTTCGCTTGACGTTGGAACCCAAGTCGAGCAAGATGGGTATCAGTTCTTTCACTTTACCGTTAGTCCGTCCCACAAATTGACTCGTTTAGCGATGGGTCGAAAGACCACCCGGGGTCGCAAGCTCGGGGTGTTCAAGTAAGGGGCAGCGGACATGCCACAACCTCCCAGCGCTGACAGTTACAAATGGGATACAAGAGTCCGATATGTCGTAGTTCGGACGACGGTGATTCATTTCGGTCAACCCCGTAAACGCGGGCGCCCGAGGGCGTGCGCCTCGGACACTTTTGTCGGGCAAGAAGCAGGCCAGATACCACACACAAGACTCTAGAGGAACCGTGTGTGGGTGTAGCCGAGAGAGGGATCTAAAGTCTCCGCCCGGACCAATTTACCGCTCGATAGCTTAAGGAGCCAAGTAGTGACTCGTGTCATGAACGGCCCGGTTCACGAGGACCCGAAAGCGAGGCACCGATAAAGCCGAGATGAGGTGAAAATCCTTGAGAGCGACCAATTCCCAATATGGAACAGGATATCCAGTAACCAATCTGGACGCCCCCGAGGCGACTCGGGATGCACTGCGAGGCCAGCGATGGCAACTGTCTTGAGGGATTCACTCTGCTCGTAGCTTATGTAGGCCCTGACATTGTGATTAGGGCTATCGGGTGCAAAAAGCACGGCCCCTAGGCCAAGTAGTGGTGTTCCCCGAGCCACCGAGTGATTCAATTTGCGGCGGCGTGGATTGGACACGCGATACTGAAAGCAGAGAGGTGGCGTGGCAGCCGGGAATGCCTCTGTCGGTTCGACTCCGCAGTATGCCATAGTCAGAATCAAGCCTGACCCGCAATTCATTTGGACCGGATCAGTCCGGCACCATGTCAAATACAATACCCTCCGCCCTAACCCACCTTGGCCCGTGTGGGGTTTCCAACCAGAGGGGACCCAAGCCTCCAAAGCGCGGGTAAGTCAACGGGCCGCCATTCTATCCAGTGAGGCTGGACGTTACCGGGATAACGTAAACCCGGTCGGTGGGGGAGGAACCACCGTGAGCCGGGAATCGTAGGCCACGAGAACCCGAACCAACCTCCCGCATATTTGTGCCCGCATCGTCTAGTGGTAGTGACAAAACCCTTTCAAGGTTGAAACCGGAGTTCGATTCTCCGTGCGGGCGATTTTACGGTCTCATAACTCAATTGGTAGAGTAGCGTCCTTTTAAGTCGCGAGTTGCGGATTCGACTTCCGCTGGGACCACCATTTTCACCTCACGCGTTACTCAAGCGGCTAAGAGCGGTGTCTGCAAAGCACTAGGTCGTGGATTCGAGTTCCACACGCGTGTCCATTTTTCAGGGGGATTGGTGCTAGTGGTAACACGGTCGGCCTGCACCCGACAGTCGCCGTTTCGATTACGGCATCCTCCAATTTTCGCACCATTAGTGTCCAATAGCGAGCATGCCGAGCTTCCACCTCGGAGGGGAGAGCGCACGTCTCTCATGGTGCAATGGAGACCGTCCTCGTCAGTGAGTTGTAACCTCACCGCTAACCCAAAGACGAGAAGCTAGCAACTGGCGCGATTCCAGCGGGCTCCCCCATTTTACCCTCCTATATATCAACAGTAGATAGCGCGCTTGATAGGCGTGAGACTCTGGGGCAGCACCAGATAGGAGGAATTTTCCCGGGTAGACGATCTAGTGTTCGGACGACTCTCCAAAAGTTGTCGGGCTGGCGCGCTCCCAGCACCCGGGGCCATTTAAGATATCTCCTGACCGTCGTGTCAAACGAGTGGGATATCTCAAGCAAGGTCCTCCCAAGATGAATGACTGACACGGAGTCACCATCCCAGAGAGGCAGAGTCGCCCAAAGCGACCCATGAGGTGAAAGGCCTCTTCATCCTGACTTAGCTCATTAGATGTAGAGCGCCGAGCTGAAGACTCGGAGGTGCCCGGTGCAAGCCACGGGAGTCAGGGCCATTTTACGCAGGGAGGTTAGAACCAAGCGCGGCTCATACCCGTCGCCGTTAGTGGCGTGCAAATCCCACCTCTGCATCAGTTTAGTTAGCGCTATCCGAGCGTATACCGTAAATAGGAGCGGGCTGAGTTTGGGACTCAGTGGGCAACCTCTGCACGTGCAAGTCGTGTCGCTCGGACACTTTGGTGCTATAGCTCAAGTAGGAGAGCGCGAGATTGTCGATCTCGTGATCGGAGCGCGATACTCCGTAGCACCGCCATGGAAAAGTAGCTCAGTCAGGTTAGAGCAACGTGCCTACACCACGAAGGTCGCTGGATCGAAGCCAGCCTTTTCCACCACTTTATTGCCGTCAGCGAGTCAGGGAGACCCGGTCGGACTGTTAATCCGATGAGCACAGTTCGATCCTGTGGGCGGCAGCCATTTTGTTGAGTGTCAACGATTTGTGTTACAGAGAGGAAGGGGGCTTCTTCCCGGTGTATCCTCTACTATGCCTACCACCAAACTCGCTCTCCGCAACAACTCCGCTTCCCCCGTTCTCGCTTACATCACTCTTGGCGCCACGCCCGGTTGCGTGCAAGACGTATCCGATATCACAGTCAGTGACGGCATCGTCATCAACAAGCTCTACCCGCTCATGGGCAACTTCACTTTACCGGCGACCACGACGGTCTCGATTGACGCTCCTGCGGGACTGGGCTTCAACGGTAACCTCTCCTTTGGCACTCCTCCTCTGAATTGCCCGTGTCCCGATTGGCCCGAGGGCGTCGCGCTGGCCGAGTTTATCCTCAACAACGGATTCCAATCAGGCGGACAGGAGACGGTAGACATCAGCTGCGTTTGCGGTGCGAATGCTTATCTCGGGTTTGATTTGAGTTCGGACGACTGGACCGCAAACGGCGGCGTGATTGCGGTGAAGAAGATACGCAACAGCACGCGATATGAGAACACGGATTTGGTCGGCGTCTATCCATATGGATGCGACAACTGCACGGCGTCAGTTTCGCCCCCCGAGTGCGTAGGAACCCATCCTGAGTATGCCAATGATTCACCCATCTGCAATGTGCAGAGACCCGCGAGTTCACCGGGCGGCGTGGTGCGGGTCGTGTTTGAGGGATGGACGCCGGTGCCGTGTTGAGCGATTTTTGGGGTGTGGCGGAACTGGATAAACGCAGTAGGCTTTGACCCTACCGGTCGCAAGACTTTGCACGTTCGAACCGTGTCGCCCCGGCTTTGTTGATGCCTCATGGGATAATAGCAGTCCGACACTCTCTGAAAGTGTTAGGTCCTCGTGCAAATCGGGGTGGGGCAGATTTTATGGTCTCGACTCCTAGATAGCGAGGACTCCGACTCTTAATCGGATGAGGAGGATGCGATTTCCTACGGGACCACCACGGTAGATGATCCAGCCGATCAGTAGTCTCTCATAAGGACCACTAGCCCGGGGCAGCACCGGGATCTACTTCCATTTTGCCTGTGAAGTTCATGTGGTTGAATTACCCCTTGGTAAGGGGAGGGTAACGGGTTCGAGCCCCGTCTCAGGCTAGGGGAGCGTGGGGGAATGTATACCCAGCAGATCGAGAGTCTGCCGCCGCAAGGATTGCGAGGTCGTGGCTCGCCGCTCCCACCATTTTACGCGTTCGTGCTGGAATTGGCTTACAGCTTGGTCTTAGAAACCAAGGGGCGAAAGCTCATGTGGGATCGTTGCCCACCGAACGCAATGGCCCCATCAGATAAGATTAGTCTGCCAACCTCTCAAGTTGGACATCGCGAGCGAAACTCTCCGTGGGGCCGCCAATTTCCGACGCGTGCTTGGAACCAGAATACAGCAGCAGCTTAAACCTGTTGGCCCGAGAGGGATTGTGGGAGCATACCCCACCGCGTCGATTTTACGCAAGAGTGCTTGGAATTGGCATACAGCGACGATTCAAAATCGTTGGGTGGCGAAAGCCCCGTGTGGGATCGTGGCCCACCTCTTGCACCATTTTGTCGTCTCGTGGAGCAGCCTCCCTGAGGAGCTTATACCTCCTTGTGTCCTAGATTTGGGCCGTGACTCGGGGCAGCACCGAGCGGGACGACCATGCCAACTGATTCAGCAATCCCCACTCACCCGTAATGAGTAGGAAGCCGGGGCCGCACCGGCAGTTGGCTCATTTCATGCAGTAATGCCTCAGAAGCGACAGGACGTGTTTTGTAAGCACGCAGCGAAAGCTCATCGGGGGTGCGAGTCCCTCTTACTGCTCATTTCATGGTAGGTATCGTCTAGAAGGAAGACATGCGCTTGTGGCGCGCAGAACGCGATGGCAGAATTCGCTACTTACCCCAATTTGCGTGTGAAGCTCAACTGGATGAGCGCTCGATTACGAATCGAGAGGTTGAGGATTCGACTTCCTCCACATGCGCCACTTTACCCGTCTCGGCAATTGGAAAGTCACGAGAGCTTCTACCTCTCATTAGTCTCAGTTCGAACCTGAGGACGGGTGCTTTATGGGAGTGTAGTGTATTGTATTCGCACAGGGCGCTTCGGACGCCTTAGGGTCGGCGAGAACCCGGCCACTCCTACCACGCGGACGTATCCCCTCGGTTTCCTAAACCGGCGAAAGGGTAATTGGACACATGGAGGATCATCCCCTCTCGTTCGCACCACTTTGGATAGTAAAGCACCTGCGATGGGCGGGGACTTGTCTTGAAAACAAGGGGTCGTTAAATCGGCTGGGGATCGTGCCCTCTGCTATCCGCCCGAGAGATGGCTGAGTCTGGCCTAAAGCGCTTGCATGCTAAGCAAGAAATCGGTTCATCCCGGTTCGCGAGTTCAAATCTCGCTCTCTCGTCCATTTTCCCCCTTGACCCTAGCATAGGTCCCCCACTGGGCTTGCCCAACTCGTTATGTTCTCAACCTCCCTTTCCCATGTCTGATATCCTCAACAAATCCGTTACCGTATTGGCTCTTAACAAGAACTGGTTCGCTTATGATGTGCGCAGTCCAAAGAAATCGCTTGAGGATATTTTCTCCGCCAATCCCGAGACCGGTAAGCCGCCCTTCCTGCCGCTCGATCTCGATTTCGAGCAGAATGCAGACGGCACCTACAATCTCGATGTCCTGATTAGCGCGCGCCCGGTCGATATCGACACTTGGATTACGCTCCCGGTCAGGTCCTGCGACTGGGGCATCACCACGGGGCGCGGCGAGATTCGGTTGCCCACCATCATCGTGGCCTCGTCTTATGCTGACATCCCATCCAAGGTGCCGCGTTTCTCGTCCGACAACGTCAAGAAGCTCTACGACTATACCTGTCAGGCGACCAAGCAGCGTCTTTCGCCCGAGGAGTTGGACATGGGGCATAACGTAGCGCGCCATCACGGCGGGCGGCGCAACTGGGACAATATCGCTCCGTTAAGACTTGATCTCAATCGACTTCAGGGAACGCGCACCTTTGCCGAGATGGGGTGGGACATCAAGCTCAAGAAGCCCAAGCCCACCAAGGTAGTGCTCACGGCCAATGATGTCAGGCATCCGAGCCAGCTTCATTTCGTGAACTGAGAAATCGCTTGCGATTTAGTGTTGACTTGTCGCCCCAAGTCCCGCACAATCGATTCCAGTGATTAAGGTCACTGTTCTTTTCATCCTCTTGCGACTCGTTACTCCGCGCCGGGAAAGCTCCGGCGCACGAGTCTCCACTTTGTGACGGCCATGAGATACCGCTTCCTTCTACTCTTTACCTGAACCTAGCTATCTCGCCTTCCGTCACGATAATCTCCGGCTCATGCTCGACCTTCCTTCTAAACCCGCTTCGGCGGATTGCATATTAGGTTGCGCGCCTACCGGAGACCCCTTTCCAAACCCTTTCGCGGCCATATCGATTCTTCCTTCTATCTTTGCAACCCTAGAATCGGTGCCTCCCGCGACTTAATCTATGAACACCCAAACCCACCTCGTCATCAAGCTCATTCAGAAGCGCCTCGTCGTTCCGGTCCCGGCCGGCGCGGGTGACTCCCGTGTTATCGCGCGCCAACTTGATTCAGTCCTGATGGACAACGGCTTCAAGCTGTCGAGTAAGCTACTCAAGGCCATCGGTGGTGCCTCCTTCGAATCAGCCATCGAAGTGTCCAACGTCATCTTGACCGCCGTCAAGGGACTGGTCGGCGCACACGTCAAGCACAATACCTACTTCAAGGACTTCCCCAAGAATGTGCCCGACACGCTTGAGTTCTGGGGTGGCCTTCTCGCGCAGCATTTTGAGGAGACGGGTGAGTTAACTACCAACCTGCTCGATTTCGCCACCTACGGGACCTACCAGCATATCTACGAGGACATGCTCGCGGGCCATGATACGTGGCGCGGCAAGACCAAGCTGAAGGTGCTCAATCTTGGTGGCTCACTCCGTCAGGAGCTTGAGGCGCTTTACGTTGACCTAGCTGGCTCCAAGATACCTCTTAACGAGGATGACCGAAAGCTCATCGCCGCCCTGTATATCGATTACGAAGTGACCGATATCAAGATTGCCGTCCGAGAGAACAAGGCTATTATCAACGCCCTGCGTCTCACGAAGGGTGGCCAACCTCTCGATGTGGATACCCCTGTTGATGTGCTCCGTCTTGCTGCCTACCTGTCTGGTGGTGATGTGACCCTCCTCGAAAACACCAAGTTCAAGAGTTTCTCTCGCCCTATCCGCCGCCAACTCCTCGCCGCGCTGAACGGCGTCGCCGATAAGGTAGACGATATCAATCGTTACCGCGAGCGATTCAAGCGGCTGGCTCGATCCCTCCATCCGCGCGAGTTCAAGTTTGCAGGGGCCATCGCACTGTTCGATTTCGCGGGCGGTAATTCCGACCACATCACGTGGGGTTCCAAGGTCCATGATGCCGTGTCCAACGGTCGCGTCACCAAGGCGGTCAATCTCCTCGTCGACAAGCCGGGCTACTTCGTCCGCTCTATCGACAAGCTGGCCCGGGATGCCACCGATATTCAGTTCACCAAGGTCACCGCTGGTCTCAAGGACACGGTTGGTCGCGTGTCTGGCCGTGTGCTCCTGAGTCTCGCTGAGCACCTCGACAATCGCGCCAGTAAGCCCGCCTCACGCATCTTCGTGAACCGCGCCGGCAAGGGCTATGTGACCGAGAACAAGGTCGATACCCTGTCTCCTAAGCGCATCAAGACGCTGTCGAACGTCATCTGGAAGGAGATCGAGAAGCGAGTTCCCGCCGTCGAGACTCTGGTCATCAATGACGATATCTCAACAGTCGCTGTGCCGCTCTCCGACAAGACCAAGAGCGAGGGCTTTCGTGTGCTTCCTCGCGGATCGGTGCTGCCCCTCGACAACACCCAAGACATTCTGCGGTTCTTCATCTACTGGCATCAGACCAGTGAGCGGACTGATTACGACCTGTCCGTCGCCATGTTCGATGAGGACTTTGAGTTCAAAGGTCAGGTTTCATTCACCCATCTCCGCACGGGTGCTATTACCCACTCGGGTGATATCACGGACGCGACCAACGGCGCGACCGAGTTCATCGATGTGCGGCTCAACCAGTTATCCTCTGACATCGTCTATTTGCTCCCGACCATCAACGCATACTCGGGTGAACCGTTCGCGACCTGTAAGGAGGCCTTTATGGGCTTCATGATGCGCAAGGAATCCAACAGGGGCGCGCCTTTCGAGGCCAAGAGTGTCCAGACCAAGTTTGCCCTGCGCGGCGACAAGAATGGTGTGGGTGTTCCCATGGTGTTCATGAAGGGCGAGAATGGCTGGCAAGCTAAGTGGCTCGATATCTACTCCAAGGGTATGCCGTGGGGTAACCGGGTTGAGCAGAATCGTTTCTCGACTGCTCTCCTCGCGCAGACGATGATTGCTCGCCAGTATCTGACCATGGGTCGGTTGACCGACCTATACCGCAAGAAGGCCAAGAAGACCTACTCGGTTGACAAGGCCCCTGCGCGTGACGTGACCTATATCGGCCTTGACCGGCCAGAGAAGCTGACGGGCACGTTCTATACGCTCGACAACCTCAAGACGCTGATTCCGGCTTGACCTCCAGCATCAAGCCTTCCATATTCACCTCATGAACCTGCTCACCCGCCTTCGCACCCTCCTCTTCCCGCCTCGCGAGATCTGGAAGACTGAGTCCGCCGACTTCCTGCGCCACGAGAAGACCATCGAGTGCGACTGGTTCGGTTACACCCATTGGGATGTTTACGCCATTTACCAACGGTCCCTTACCGGGAAGACGCGAGTGGTTGAGGATTGGAGGGTGGTATGAAACGAGCTGTCTATCTAACCTGCGGCCAAACCCTCCAAGACCTCCTCAATCAGGTCGCGGATGAAGGATGGACGGACTTGAGCAAGGTGGTCGTTAACGGTGACTACAGTAGCGGATGCTCTGGACACCCAGAGGGTGAATACTGCTACTGTGACGGCGGCTATGTTGACATGAGACTGGAGAAGCGCGCCAAATGAAGCCGCGCAAGCTATCTTCCCGCTATATCGACTCCCAAATCGCGCAGATTCACGAGATGCACGACCGCGCGTGGAACGAGTTGGCGAGTCACAGCATCCCTGAACCCGACGAGCACGGCCAAATCAAGATGTCCTACAAGGCTCTCCGTGCCACCCTCAAGAACCGAGCGGCTTTCGCCCATGTTGGAGGCTTTTGGGCCGGTTGGTCGCTAGCCAAGGGAGACCAATCATGAACGATATCTTCACCATCGCGGCCAATCTGGCGACACAGGACGGTAGAATGACCCATTTACCTATGTTCGTGGTCCAGCAGAAGGAGCGCCAGTTCCCCGGAGACCCGGATGCCGACGACCCCTACTACTGGGTAGACGACGACTGGAATGAGGTAGACGAAGAGAAGGCTAAGGAACTTGATGCGGCGGACGAGTGGAATCACGACACGGGCAATCATCCTACCGGCATCATCCTTGACGACTATACCAAGGTCTACTATCGGGACGTTTACCGATTCGTGCAGCCATTTTTCACCGAAGCCGGGGCCAAGCGCTACATTGAGATTAATGGCCATAACCTGCGCGAACCCCGCATCTACGTGGAGTCAGGTTACCGCAATGAGGAGTGGGAGACGGTGAGAGAACTACTCTTTGCTATCGGCGCAGTCCAAGACAAGCGCACTCTTGCTCAGGTAATAGAGGAAGCTAAAGTCAAGGAAACTGGGGAGACATCCCGATGACTAAGCCCAAGTGCGCTAAGGTTACCGACTATTGGTTCGCCTACTATCCGGCCGGCGGACTGGGTCTTTGCACCCTATGTGGGAATACCGGGATTATCGATACCCGTCTGACAGCCATCTCGCCCGCAGGCATCAGAGCGGGTCGCCTCAATTACTGCATCTGTCCTAACGGGCAACATATGCGTCACGCCAAAAGTCCCCTCTCATGATCAAAGCACCCCTCCTTATCCGCATGCTGAAGCAGCGTCTCGCCCACAACGAAACCTATCTCGCGCAGACCCCCGGTGCCGCCAAGACCCTTGGCTTGCCAGTCGCCGACATGTCCGAGAACGAGGGTTACCGCAAGGCGATTATCGAGGAGAACGAGTTCCTGCGCGTCGTGCTGAAGGAAACCGCATGAGATTCGTCATCCCCCTTATCGCTCTCCTTTGCGTTATGCTAGCCGGCTGCCAAACCCGCTCGCCTGACAGTTACCTCGATATCGTGCGCACCCGGACCCACACCATCTATGTCTACACCTATGTGGGGAGCCGTAAGGTGGAGGCGCGATACTATCGTTTGGATACGGGGGAACTGGAGCGGGTGGAGAGGGTAGATAGATGAGCGGTAACGTGACCCTATCGATGTTGCTTGGCTGTCCCACTGAGGTTCCAGCACTATTCGCGACGTTCGAGGGCTGGACAACCGAGCAACTATGCTACGCGGTAAGGCATGACCTCAAGGTGTGTGGAACCGTCCCGGAGCACCACCCCGAATACAAGGATGCCCAACACATCATCGAGCACCTGACCATTTTCGCTAACGAGGAGCTTGAGCGGCGCGGATTGGAGGCCGAGTTCTGATGAACGGCACCCTCACTCCCAAGCTGGGCGACTACCGTTTCTCCGCCACCTACGATACCGAGGTCTATGTGCTGGTTGGCGGGGCCCCCATGTGGCGCGCGGCACAATGGGAGAACGTCAACGAGTTCCGCTCTGACACCCAAGACATCCGCTGGGTGGCGCGACCCATCTTGGCGGAGAACGAGGTGTTGGTGGAGACTGTAGACCGGGCCATCGAGATTGTGACGAAACCGTCATTTCGTGATTGACACGGCCACCTAAGTCCACTAGATTCCCTCTATGCCAAAGCCCAAGACCCCTCTCCACGTCTACCATATCGAGAATGCCGACAGCTACTACTACGTCGCCAAGTCCGAACGTGTCGCTTTCAATCTCTTTCTGGCCGACCAGACCTATCCCAAGTTGACCCGGGCGCAGTATATGAAGGACTGTCCCGAGACGACGATTACCCTTTGTGACCCGGTTAAGAAGTTCACGATCACGAGTCTGGCCGAGTATACTGGTGAGAAGGAAGACGAGTCCAAGACCATGACGTTCGCCAAGTGGGCTAAGGAAGCCGGCGAGGGAGTTTTGGCGGTGAGCGAGATTTGAACATGATCCCCACCACCCTCGACGAGGCCGTTGACCACCTTCTCGCGCGCATGACGGAGGAGGATAAGGCGTGTTTCCTTGCCAACTCTGATGTCGCATACCATCATGGGCCGGGAACTGCTATGCGGAATGGGTTCGGTCTCTGGGACGAATCGTCACCCCTATCGATTTGGTTCTCTGACCGACACCTATTCCATGCAGATGATCGAAGCGCGGTGATATACAAGGCCCTTCGCGCGCGCCTCAAGGGGGAGACCATCGATATCGAGCAGGAGGCGGCCCACTATCTGCGCTTCTGGCAGGAGAGCGAGAGAGCTTACACGACCGGCGGGACCATCAAGCTGGATTCGGGACGCGAGATCAAGATAGTCAAGATGGAGGGACGCGCATGATATTCCTCATCTGGCTTATCGGCTACATGTTCACTATCGGCTTTCATCGCCCCAACAAGACCGAATGTGAGATACCCGTTTTCTTTGCCTTTCTAACCTTCGTCATGTGGCCCATCGTCTTGGGCGACGACCTAAGGAAGACTCTATCATGACTACTCCCAATCCCAAAGCTCTCAAGGAGGCGCGAGCCTACATCCCTAACATCCTGCGCGTTGCTATCAACGACTGCTCAGACTCGGGTGAGGATGCCGACAAGCACGAAGCCCGCTTTAACGCCATCGTCGATGACTCCATCGGCATCGGCAGGTTCATCTACGACCATCTGTTGGATGAGTGGATCAAGACCGCGAACGAGGTCATTGAGGAGAGCGGGTATCCCTTTGATGGTGGCTGGGTAGTTGATCCTCCCGCGCCGCTGAATGACCCCAAGCTATTTCAGGAGCCTAAGAAGGCTAGTCGCGCCACGAAGCAAGCGATGCATCATGTCAAGATATACGGAGCCAGCGATGACCTTATTGAGGTTACGGGTGACCCGGCGTCAGCCATTGACGAGTTCTCTCCCAACGCTGACGGTCCCTACCACCTCCTCTTCAGCAACGGCACCCAAGTCAAGGTGGAGTGGTGTCCGGACCCTTCGGATACGCCAGCCTCATGGGCGGTGACCATCGTGGAAGCTGGAGACTGCAACTGCCGTCGCCTCAAGGGTATTGACGACAGCCAACCCGACGCCGACGAGACCAAGGGTCACCAAGACCCTGACGCCTCGGTCTATTCGGACGTGGTGATTATCGAGTGCGACGAGCCTCTCAAGCTGGTCAAGCACGGTTCGCGCCGGCTCAAGATGCCCAGTCCCAAGCAGGCGGCCTCCTTTTCGCGCGCCGAGGCAGTAATCGATTTCCTCAACGGGCGTGGTGGTTTCGATGATTGGTATCACGACATCGATACTGACTCTCAAAACGAGATAGTCGCTGGCATCGCACGTATCATCGACGGGCGTTCGGTGGAGCACAAGACCTTTGTCATCACGGGCACCCTTTCTGCGCCGCGCGCCGAGATGAAAGAGCGTATTGAAGAGGCCGGCGGATATGTCGGTTCCTCCATCAGCGCGAAGACGGACTATCTTGTGGTGGGCGAAGACGCGGGGAGTAAGCTGGATAAGGCGCGTGAGTTGGGGGTCAAGGTGTTGACGGAAGCGGAACTGGAGGAGATGATCGGGTGACCCCTACCCACATCTCATCCGTCATCCTCAAGCCGGGTGCGTTTTATGCGTTCTCCGAGTCCATGTCGTCTCTTGGATGTCTTTCCCTTGACCCCATGCTCGGCGGCCTCTACTACTCAGTGACCCGCGACAAAATCGTGGGCGACGGGGAGGAGTTGACGGACGGCGAAGGCAAGCTAACCGAGACCCTTTTCATGCTTACCTCCATCATCGAGGTTGACGATAGAGCGGGCAACCAGTGGCCTTGGCTAACCGACCACATCGCCAACGCCGGTTACGAAGACCTGAACGCCGACAACATGAAGGCCATGTATGAGGTGGCGCAGTCCTTGGTCGCGACGGACGAGAAGGACCTTATCATCCACGTATCGTTTCTGGGAGGCTGGACGGTTGAGACCACCTACCTGCGCGAAGAGGGGTATAACGAGATTAGCGCAGTTGACTTCGTGGGACGGTGCAAAGTAAGCCTTGGCACCGGCAGGCAAGTCGGACAGAATTGAGAGGATGAGTAAACCCCTTATCGTCATAGGCGACATTCATGGCGCGGCCAAGACCCTGTTCGCGCTGGTCACCCGTTATCCAGACCATACGCCAATCCTTCTTGGTGACCTCGTGGATCGCGGCCCCGACAGTCGCAGCGTTGTTGAGTGGGTGATGAAGAATCGCGTCCAGTGCGTTATGGGGAATCATGAGCACCTTCTTGTTGACCACTATACTTCGGGTATGGAGTATATCCCGGGCACGTGGAAGCAGAACGGCGGCACCAAGACCATCAAGTCGTGGCACGGGCGCGTTCCCCGCGAGGTCGTGATGTGGATGAAGGCCCTTCCTCTTCATATCATCCCGCCTGAGTATCCCGACCTTCTGATATCCCATACGGGCCACGGGTTAATCACATCCGAATCCCAACACTCGATTCAAGACGCCCTGTGGTGTCGCGACTACTCCTATCCCAAGGACGGACTATACCGTATTCTGGGGCACAACAAGGAGAAGGAGCCTCGCGTCACCGAGACCTTTGCGATGATCGACACGGGAGCGGCGTATCCGGGATATGGGAAGCTGACTGCGATGCTTTGGCCGAGCAGGGAAGTGGTGCAACAGGACTACTGCGACTAACATGCCCAAACGCATCTGCCCTTCTCTCGACGACCACTCATGGGTATCCGATGGTCCCTATTCCGAGACCTACTGTATGGATTGTGGTCTCAAGCTGGAGGACGCCATCGAAGCCCACTTCATGCAGGAGATAGAGGAGGATGAGGAGTGACCATTCTCGCCAAGACCCTCCACGGTTCCCGCATGTATGGGCTCGACAATCCGCTCTCGGACGTTGACCACAAAGCCATCCATCTCCCCGCACTGCACGAGTGCCTTCTCCTGCGCGCTCCTCGCAACGTTAACACCAAGGACGAGTCCGGGTCCGTCAAGACTGAGTTCGAGTCATTCGCGCTCCAAGAGTTCATGGCCCTAGCCTCACGTGGCGAGGATGTGGCTCTTTGTATGCTACATAGTCCCGATTCGGCGGTATATCAGACCTCTCTCACCTTCGATACCCTTCGTCGCGAGCGTCATCGATTCTATACCAAGAGCATGTCTGGAATGTGCGGCTTTAGTCGCAGTATGGCCGCAAAATACGGGTTGCGCGCTGACCGTATGGGCACCGTTGAGGCCGTCATCAAGGTGCTCGAAGGCATGATAGCGGATGGTGTGGCCAAGTTGGGTCAAGAATGGAGTCGTCTCCCCGAGCTACCCCATACCACCAAGGGTGAGAATCTGCTCGACCGCAACGCCGATAAGCGCGTTTACACTGTCGTGGGGAAGGGACTCACTGCGGGCATCGCCCCCGCCTATGCTCTCGGTATCATGGAGAAGGTAAGAGACTCGTATGGTGAGCGCGTCAAAGCGGCACATGCGATGGATGGGCAGGATCGCAAGGCTGTGTCTCACTCCTTCCGCGTGGGTTACCAGTTGCGCACCCTCTTTAACACCGGCACCTTCTCATTCCCGCTTGCCGAGACACCCTTCATTCGCGCGGTCAAGGAGGGCCGACTCAACTACGTGACAGATGGGCTCGATGTCCGCCTCAACGACCTTATCGCCGAGGTCGAGGAACTGGCAGCCAAGTCAACGTTCCCCGACAAGGTTGATCAATCATGGTGCGACAACGTGATACTGGAGGCTTATGACCAAACCCGCTGACCTTTTTCGCTCCGGAGATGACAAGCAAGACGCGGTCGCGCTCCTCGATTGCGTCTACGAGATCATGGAGATATGGGACACCAAGGAGAGCCCCTACAATACGGTGCTCAAGAAGGAGTGGTTGAAGCGGGCGCGTGAACTGGGTGCGGTGCCGAGTTGGTGATTACCTGAGATAGCTCTTGAGGAACCAGTTGCTCTTTTGCGTAGCGTAGATCTTGTCTTGCAGGCTATTGGCCGTCACCTTATCTCCGCTCGCGTCAGCCACATTCATGGTTGCGGTTAAGTCAGTGACAATGATGTCCTGAGCCTTAATCACGGTTGCGACTGCCTCTTGCGCGGTGAAGGGGGCTTTGAGGCAGGGTAGGCCTGACATGGTGTCAGCTTCCGTGAGGCAGAGGGTCACGTAGGAGTCGAGGGAACGCATCCGTTCTGCAAGGTCATCCAAGTCAGTCGAGGCGCGGTCATAGATGGCGCCAAAAACCTCGTGAAGCTGGAAGAAGTCGGGACCAACGATGTTGACATGAGCGTTTTTGGCGAGCGCGGATAGGGCCAGTGACTGGGCGACGGCCTTCTGTAAGCCGTTGAGGACGGAAGCGTTAGCGGAGGCTTTGAGAGAGGAGAGGTCGAAGGTGGCCATGGCAGAGTATAATACACCGTAAACGGGGACGTTTACTCTTGACCTAAGGTGGCAAGGATGGCAAGATGGAGAGTATATGGCAGGAAAAGGAATGAAACCGAGAGCAGGCTACAATCACGCGGCATACGTCGCCAACTATCCGTTCCCGGAGCGCAAACTGGCTACCGAGTGGTGTGCCGAGCTTAACCTGTTCCCCATGGGCGCGCTGCCCGAGAATCGGATGACGGAAGCTGAGTTCCGTGCGCTGCTCGCTGAGGTGGGTCACATGCATCGGGTGGCGGAACCGGAGACGTTGACGTAATCAGTTTTCCCGCTTGACACGGAGAAACAAGACTGATTGAGTAGCAGCATGAATCCGACTTGGCTCCCCATCGAAACGGCTCCCCGCGACAAGACCTATGTTCTCGTTGCTGGCGACAGTGGCTACATTGGCACTCCCTTACGCGTTGAGGTGTGCAGGTATGACCCCGATTACCACCCCCTCTCTCCGTGGGTCAACCACGCGAATGACGACTACTCGGATGGTGGCGGCGAACCCAAGTATTGGCTGCCGTTGCCTTTAGTCCCATGAGCTATATCACCTTCTCTCCTGCTCTCCAGAGGCGCGTTGATGCCTACTGGGAAAGCCTCTTTGCCTCCGAGGGGTCCTATGATATCGCCAAGGACGACCCCACCTTCATGCGCGATATCGCTCATAATCATATCACTCAACTAGGTAAGGATGGACTATGTCAGTGTAGCTGCGCTGATATATGCCCCAGTCGCAAGAGCGGTTCCATGACACGATGTTCGCGTGCTGACCTTGAGTCTGTTTCCTGATGGCCCGCAGCTCTTACATCTACCTCTGTTTCAACCACGCCGACGAGCTACTCGGCGCATGGACCGTGAAGCACGAACTCGTGACCTATGGCAAGGACGCGATGGGTTTGCGCGGCGGACTGGTCATGCATTCGGATTACCATGTGGCGCGGGTTACTCGGGTGCGCGATGGTAGCGCGGCGGGACAACCTGAGCACCGGGCAGTTGACCTCACGGAAGAGGTATTGAAGGAGATTGGGGATGAGGTATATCGCTCGCCGTCGCCTTAGGCTCTGGTGCCAAGACCCGCATTGCCACTGGTGCGGGGTCGAGACCTTGATTCCTCCCGTTGGATACTCTCCCAAGCGTGATAACGACGCCACTCTGGATCACCTCTTTGAGCGCCTGATTGATGGTAAGCGCGATACCTCTTTTAGCGGCCAGCGCACCGTTCTGGCGTGTCGCAAGTGCAACAACCGGCGCGGAGTCCAACACGGTCACATGCTTGACGCCATGAGGGGAAAGGACAAGTGCCGCCGGAATGCTCAGCTAGGGCACCTCATCAAGCGCGCCTGTTCGTGGGTCAACGTCGTTTCTTATCAGCCTCTCGATTTGGGGAAGGTCATGGACATGGGGGCCGCATGAAGAAGCAGCTTCCCACCACCAAGAAGTCGCGCTCCCTAACAGGCTGGCACAAGCACCTTCGTCGCGCCGGCAAGAAGATGGCCAACAAGGGCACCAGACGCGCGTTGAGAGGTATCGGACGGGAGGGAATCGAATGAGACGTTTACTGCTCCTCCTCTCCCTCGCACCCCTTTCTTGGGCAGCCGAGCCCACCCACCGCGATTACGTATCAGCCCTCGTAGAAGACAGCGTGATCCAAGGAATTCGCGCCACAGGGTCAATGAAGCCGTCATTCGACGAGAACTACCTGCTCATCTGGCAACCTGCCGCCGTGCGCCCGCTCAAGGAGCGTAAAGTGGGTGAGGTCATCCTATTCTGGGGCATCGTGGACAACGAGATAGCCTTAATCTGTCATCGAATCTACTCCATCTCGTCGGGTGGGAGTGTGGCGGTTACCAAGGGGGACAATAACGAGCACGTGGACCCGGGCTTTGTGACGGCGGATAGCTATGCGGGCCTCGTGGTGGGCTGGGTGCGCAAGGACCTTCCTGTCGCGATACCGGTAGTCAAAGCACCACGATTTGAGATTCCCGTTGACAAGACGGGGCAAGTGGGTAAGGATTGAGGGTATGAACGATATTGGCACCCAATCCCCCTATTTCAGCTTCCTTCTCTGTGCTCATCCCAAGGAGAAGCTGGTCAATGCCTATGTGAACGGGCAGGCCATCGGGAGCATCAAAGACGGCGTCTTCTCTCCCCATGCGTTCGCTCACGCCAATGGTGTCCCAACGCCGATTCGCCTTACCCAGATGCCCAAGCCGTTCCCATTCGCCGATATGCTCGATATGAAACGAGCGCTACATGCGGCCATTGACAAGCTGGAGATCATCGACGAAGAGACTCATCCTATCGCCCAATGAACAAGCCTCTCAAGTTCTCCTCCGCCAAGACCAAGCTGCTCTGGATTTCGGACCAGCACCAGCAGCATCAGCCTTCGTGGAAGGACACTCCTCCGCTGTGGAAGTCGCGTGGATTCACCTCCATCGACGATCACGATTCATGGATCAAGGACCAGTGGTTCAAGACGGTTGACGAGGATACCGTGATTTTCGATCTCGGCGACCGGGTATTCAGTGACCCCAAGGGCGAGCGTTTCCGTCAGACCACGACGTGGCCGGGCAAGCAGCTTCACGTTTGGGGCAACCATCGCAGTGGCGCGACCCAGATATACCGTGAGGGCGTCCGCACCAAGCTGTTCGAAATGACGGCGGGCGGGGATGTCCACGGCACCAATATCGAGAGCATCTCAGTCTACCCTATCACCGTCAACAATCTCACCTTCGTCGGCGAGTCCCTTCACGCGTGGATAGACGGCTTCTCCATCTACATGCAGCATTACGCGCCCTACATCTGGCCCGAGATTGGACACGGAGGTGGATGCACCTGCGGCCACTCTCACTCGTCATGTGAACCGCTCAATCCCGACGACAAGAGTCAAGGAGCCATCCTAGATGTTGGCCTCGACAACGCTATCAAGCTGAACGGCACGCCTTTCTTTACCTTCGACGAAGTGAAGCGTATCCTCAATGCCAAGGGCAAGCGTATCAAGGACCACCACAACGGGTCCGTGGTCGGTCAGTAGTCATTAAGGCACGTTCTCAACATTAGTGTTGACTTCTCGTATTTATGACCCTCTCCGACCTCATCTCATGGATAGCCTTCTTCCTCCTCGCGACGGCCTGTTGGAACCTGATGTGGATGGCCGCACCACCGGTAGTCCGTTGGCTCAACAGACAGAAGTGGGTCCATTGGTTGGCCAGTAAGCTACCATGAAGCTGACCTACGTCGGTCTAGACTATCTCGATTGGTCCGGTCACGGTGGACGACACCTCACCGCGCACCTCACCTTCGACAAGCGGGAGCGAGTCGAACTGGAGCGTCCCATCTCGCGCGCCGAGGCCAAGATCCTCTACCCCGACCATAGTGACCGATTCTACTGTCTGCCTCTAGCTCAACGCACTAACCGATTTGAGGACTGGCCGTCGTTGATCGGTGCCGCGACCAAGTGGTGCGAGGCTAATCTGGGCGACTATGTTCTGCTGAGGCATGATAGGGGCGACCTGCGCAAGGTGCTTGCCTATCGTGGTGTTTCCGAGACCCGGGTTCGGGTGCTCAATCTGATTGAGGAGCAGTGGGACAAACTGACGAATCCTGAGCGTGACCGGGAGACGATGGACCGATTTTATGCGGCGTGGAGGGTATGGAGACCATGACTCAAGAAGACCGCGACTACGAGGCCGCCTATCTCTACTGGCAGCAGGAGCAGAGTTACTATCTTGATGCCATGCGGCAGTTCGACGAGGAAACCCGCGAGATGGACCAGCGCGCCTACGAAGAGTGGCTGAGGGAATCGACATGATAAGACACGAAGACATGGAAGCCTTCGAGGTATCGAAGCGTGAATACGAGTGCCAGTTCTGGGAGCCCTCCCATACCCGTCTGCGCGAGTTGGCTCGCGAGTATCTCAAGGTCACCGAGGACTATGACCAGATGGTATGCTCCCATCGCAAGGGCAATATCGCCATTCCCGTGACGCGCGAAGAGAGGTCTCTGTGCTCTCAGTTCGCTAGCGTCAAGATGCACGAGTATATTGAGCGGGCGCAGGGAGAGAGGTTGACGGGAGAGATGTCGTTTCGCGATGCGCTACGACGCGAGGAGCGCGAATTCGAGCGGACCTACCGATTTCAGTTGACGCCAGAGGTCAAGTCATCCAAGCTACCCTGATGAATCCCCTTTTCGATACTCCCGTTTGGACCACCAAGCCTGCGTTCGTGAATGCTGAGCAAACGAAGTGGTGGCCGGATGTCAGCCTCACCGATTACGCCATCAAACCTGATATCCATGATGTCACGCTCCCTCATGCCTCTGTTTGGTATGTCGAGAAACCCAACGGTTACCAGACCAGACTCCTAGTCATTGAGGGGGCCATCGAGTTCGAGAGCACGAAGCTGGAGGACATGGCAGTGCATATCGACATACTGAAGACGGCGAAGAGATTCGAGACGGCAGAGAAGGAGCGCGCGAAATGAACCCGCTTACCCTGACCCTCTTGGTCGGCTGTTCTGGCTCCGGCAAATCGACCTATGCCGCCACCCTCCTTAACCCGGATACCCTTATCATCTGCCCGGATTCGATTCGCGGTGAGTTAAGCGGCGACGAGAACGATCAGTCATGGAATGGACTCATCTTCAGTCGCATCATCCCCATCCGCATTCACGGCGCGTGGATTCAGCGCAAGCATGTGGTCCTAGACGCCACGAACTACTGCCGCAAGAACCGCAAGGGCATCATCGAGCGCGCCAAGGAGTGCGGTTACCGGGTTGAAGCGCATGTGTTGCGGGTGCCGATTGAGGTGTGCAAGGCGCGCAATGCGGGGCGCAGTCGAGTCGTCCCGGAATCAGTGATCGATAATCAATTCACGCGCTGGCAGGAGCCCAGTCTGGATGAGGGTATCGATGAGGTGAGGGAGGTTAAGCTGTGAAGCCTAATCCCAAGATAGGAGACAAGGTGTGCGTTCGCTTTGCGGGCGGCATCGAAGGACAGGCTTTGGGTGCCGTGATTGAGAACCCCGTCGAAGGTGGCGACTTCAAGATCGTCCTGACCGAAGACTTCATGGACCAACTGGGTAAGACATGGCGTCCTCCTGCGGCGCGCCTGCATCGTAGGGGAGACAAGCTTATCGTTCATGCTCGCGAACTGGTGGAGGTGTTGTCATGAGAGTTGACACCGACACCTTCCACCCCAAGGCCGACGAGATTAGCGAGCGTATCAGCGACGCCTTTTGTTCTCTCCGCGCGCAACGGGGCACCCGCGGCGATGTCACCCTTCTCGACGTTCACCAAGAGGACGCGGTGAATCATGTGCTCACCGGGACCGTCGATATTGACGGCCAGACCTACGGCTTCATCTGCGAGATAGGCAACTGGGCCGGTTTCCGCATGATGGAGTGGGGCGACCACGAGGACATCGGCTACTATAAGCCACCCGTTGTCGAGCCTGTCACCCTCATCCCTGATTGGATGGCGTGGTCCGAGGAGTCCTATGGCTTCCGCGTTCAGGTGTATGCCCGCTTCCTGCGCCGCCAAGACGTTATCGACAAGCTAGGAGCCTACGCCTATGACCGCCACTTTCAGCCCGGTGGCAAGGTAGAGGGGTATTACCGTGAGTGGGCCGCGAAGATGGGCGGGACACTAGGTCATTTTAGCAGCTTACCCCAGCGTATCCAAGATGACGTGCGCGAATGGCATAGGAGGCTAGATGCGAATTGACCTATCATCCGTAGACCGGGAACAGTTCTCCGTCAAAGAGGGCGTATTCTGTGGCATTCCCGCCGCGCTCGTTACTCCCGCGCTTCAGGGCACCCAATGGACTCAAGCCAATAAGCACCTGAGGTCGAGTATTTGGTCGCTTGAAGGCAAGTTGCTGAGTGGCTCGTTCATGAAATTCACGAACGTTGGCGAGAACCCCGAGCACTTCCCCATGCCCGACTCGGTCGCCGACGCCATATTCGTCGAAAAGCTGGACGGTTCTTGCGGCGTGTTTGACTGGGTCAACGGTCAACTGTCTGCGCGCACCCGAGGGACTTTCTCTTACGAGACCCTAGAGAATGCCGACGACTTCCGTCTCTGCATCGCTCGTTATCCCCGTGTTGGTGAATGGTTGAAGGAACACCCTCACATCACTTTGCTCACAGAGGTCACGACGCCAAATCAACGCATCGTCCTTGATTATGGCCCCGAGCCTGACATGGTGCTCATTGGCGGCGTGGTCAAGGATGACTACGTGCTACTACCGCAATCCACCTTGGACCATCTCGCTATCTCGCTCAACATGCGTCGTCCTCGCCGCTTCACGTTCGCTTCAATATCCCACGCTCTAAACGATATCAAAGCATGGGAGGGTATGGAGGGCTGCGTCATGTATCATCCACTCGGACTACATAAGCTCAAGGCCGACAGCTACTTACGTCGGCACCGCTTCAAGGAGCGTATTACCCTTCCCAACATGCTCGACATGTTCTTCGAGTATGGCCGTCCTGACGTGCTCTCATTCCTTGCCCGCATCGAGAGTGAACTTGACTTCGAATGCATGAGCGAGGCGCGCCCATTGGTAGATCGTGTATGCGAGACCCACACCCGTGTCACCTCCCGTTACAACCTGATGGAATGCGTTGTAGCACCCCTTCGTTCTATCCCGCGCCGTGACGCCGCCATGACGATTCAGGCGACCTATGCTGACGTGTGGAAGGGCGCCGCGTTTCACCTTTTTGACAGTCGCCCTCTCGACGACAAGACGGTGCGCAAGCTGATGGAGTATATGTTGGCGCAGCCGACCGAATCGCCCAGTCCGGCGACGCCGGACCAAGAATCAACTTGACACCACACCCCAAGTCCCTCATACTACTCCTTAATCACCTCATGCAATCCGTCACCTCCACAATCACCTTCGAGATAGACTCTCCCGAACCCCTGTCTCCCAAGACCCTCCATCTGCTCCGTAATCGCCTGCAAACCGCCCTCGATGAGGCGGCGGGCAACGTCTTAGACGAGATGGGAGTAGTCAACACCGGGATGCACGCCATCCATGTTGACGAGATCGAGACGGAGGAGCTTGAGTCCGATGAGGTAACCCAGCAGTTTGCTGACTGATGACCACTCCATCCTACACCGACAAGCAGAAGCTCGAATTCGCGCGCAAGGTGCTCACTGCTTTCCCCACCGACAAGCGCGGCTGGGACTATCGCGCCCACCTGAGTGATCTGCTCCAGTATTGGGGCGTTTTCGTGCCGTTTGAGCCGCGCACCATGCTTTCGACCGAGGGGGATATCGAGTATGTCGAGTCTCTCTGTGACCAGATGCGCCCCCACGTGTTCGAGTGGCTGGTGGAGTATCGGTTCATGGGGATTGAAGCGCGGCTTGAGTCACTTGAGAACTCGGAAGCGGTGGAACATGGGAGGCTGCGTTGAATAGCGCTGACCTCTGGGCCATCTACGTCGCCAAGAACCCCAAGATGGGTCTGAACGACGATACTCATATCACCCTCACCTCGCGCGGCTTGAAGAAGCTATTCGACACCACGTGGGAACGAGCCCACGAAGCAGGTTTCGAGAACGGGAAAGCGTGGGAGAAGATGCGGGCAGAACAAGATGGATACGGTAGTGGTGACCCGCTTGGCGGGCTGAGCAAGAACGCCGACATATTCAGCCAGATGTTCAAGGGCAAACCATGAGTCAACTACATCACTTTCGGCACACGTTCCCTGACGGTCAGACCCTCACCCTGTCCGTTGACCTGTCCAAGCGCCCCGTCCGTATGGCGGCGACACCCCTTGATTTGGCGGCGAAGCATCCGGCGGAATATGAGATGTGGGTCGCGGAGGTCGTGACGCCGGCCCTTTTTGCGGCGTGCGACGAGGAGACCAAGGCATGGTTCGCCGAGATGGGACTTAAGCAGATGACATGAACACCGTTTTCCACGATACGACCCTCAAGGCTGCCAAACCACATCGCTGCTGGTTCTGCAACGAACGCATCGAGATAGGCGACACCTACGACAAGAGAACGGGCGCGGACAACGACGGTCTATGGACGATGAAGATGCATCCTGAGTGCAACGCCTACGCAAGCGAGCATTGGGACGAGTTCGACTATGAGGGTCACGAACGCGGCGAGTTCACACGCCCCATGACGGCCTTCGATCCTGTTATATGAAGACCCTCCCTCTCATCCTCACCCGCAAGAATGTCACCTATCGCCAAATCGCGCGCGAGGGGATGGTAGCCGTCTACTCCTATTCCCCTGCTGGCGAGCCCAACAAGGTTCGCGGTTACGAGACCATCATCATCTCCTCTCATGAGGGTTACGAAATCGCGGGCGTCAAGGTGGCGCCGGCCGAGAGCTATCCGGGAGACAAGGCTTTTGGGAAGAAGGGATGGAGTTACCTTAAGCGTGATTTAGCAGTTGACAAGATGGACCAAGTGGTGCAGAGTCAGGCTATGAACGAAACCAAGAGATTCAAGAAGCTGCCATGACCTACCAACCTGAAAAACTCAATCTGTGGGACCGCCTGTTTAATCGCTATCGGAAAGAGGTGGCGGAGCGCGGTTTGGAGAACTGGAGTAAGACCTATCAAGATTCTTTCACTGGCTTGCCTCTTGAATCGACGCGTCAAACCTATTGCCGCGACTGGGTGGACTATCGTATCATCGATCGGCTCACTGGCTCCGTAACCATCGAGCGCGAATACCTCAACTGATGACCACCATCGCCGCCCTAGCCTTCCTTATCGTGATCGTCTTCCTGCTGGTCGCGAACATGCCTAAGCCTCCATCACCATGAACGCCATCATCAAGATAGTCCCCGATATTGGGGAGTCGTATCCCCAGCGCGAGATCAACTCGGCGCGCCTGTTCGCCGTGCGTCTCAAGACCAAGAAGCCCCAATTCGCGCTCATCAAGACGGCGCGTTACCCCAAGGGATTCAATCACGAGGGCTTGACGCTCAGTCATTTTGTGAAGCCAATTGGCATGCCCACCCTTAACCGCTATATCGCGGCAAACCTCAGTTAACCCTATGACCATATATCCTACCATCATCCTGCTCAACGGAGTGGACCAATTCAGTCAACTCGACGGGAACCTCGTCCAACATGCGGCCTTTGTGGCTTGCACTCACCCCAAACGACGCAATCTATTCTCGATACTCAAGGCGAGGATGCTGCCGAACGGAATGCGCCCCGAGAGCATTTTGGGCAATGTGACCCGCAAGACTCTCGACAAGCTGATTACCGCTAACCTCTCATGAACCAAGCCAAGACCCATATCCTCCGTAAGCTCTTCAATCGCCTTAACGTGTTTCCTGCTGGAGACGCTCGCCTGAAACAAGCGTGGCGTCGAGCGAAAATCGACTACAACAAGCAGCCCCGGAATCTGCGTGCCGCCTACCTCAAGAAGGTGGCCGCCGAGATTGCGCTGGCCGAGACTCTCGTTACCCAATCCTAACCCAATATACCATGTCCAACAAGATTGACCTCTCGATTGTCGCCGAGACACTTAAGCAGCACAAAGTCGCCCCGCCTGACGTTCGCGCCATTCTGGAGGACCTGAACGCCAAACTGGCTCAAGAAGACGCCGGTAAGGAAGACCCCACCCCGCGCCAGAAGACGCAGTATGTGGTGGTATCCACGGAGCCCTCGACCGCATGGGTGGTTCAAATCGCCGAAATGGATGGTCCCCATACCGTGTTCGACCGCATCAATCAGGCCGCTCATGCCTTTAACGCCAGTAAGCGTGGCAAACTCATCCCCGTGAAGTCGGTAGCTGAGGCATTGGAGACGGTCAAACGCAAGCAGATGAAGGAGGCAGGCATCCTCAAGGTCTGCACCAAGATCCCGGTCGCGGTGATTACGGGACCGAACAAGCTCTCTGAACCCCCTACCGCTTAACCGCCATGAAGGTCCTCATCTCAGTTACTCGCTCAACTCGCTATACCTCCATCGTGGAGATGTCGGCCGCTGAGTATAAACGCCTCTGCAAGGGACTCGACAACGGTGAACGTCGCATCGAGGAAGAGATTAACTCCCTCATCAATGTGAACGACTGGCAGGATGACTCCCTCGATGACATCGACCAGTTTGAGGTCTACAAGCCGAAGCCATGAAGACATGGTCACCAATCAACGTCATAGCCCTCATCTGTATTGCGGCATCAGCCTATGTGCTGGTCCACGGCAACGGTGGGTGGGCGTGGTTCTTTCTCGCAGGACTGACTTGCGCGGGACTGGGACTACTCACCAATAAGGACTCCAACCCATGAGCAAACTCGAATCTACCTTCAATCGTCTCTGCAACACCCGTCACGGCTATCTCATGATTCCCGTCGTCGGAATCGGGGTGACCGGATTCCTCATCCTTGTCTTGGAGATACTCCAACGACTCATTCCCTAACCCCCATGCCCACTAAATCCGTCAAACCCGCCAATCGCGCTCTCACCATCAAGGTGACCGGCAACCAACTGGTCATCTCCATCGGCGTCGAGACCCTTGCTTACGCCCTCCAGAACGGTCCCGAACTACTCGGGGCGCGAATCAAGGACGCCAAGGGGTTCGCCAAGGATGTGGCATCTAGACTTGAGGATGACCGTTACGAGGGAGATAGTCCCCTTCAGAAGCTGCTACAGATCGCCGCCGATGAAGCCATCGAGTGCGGTAGCCAACACGTCGTGCTTGATGGTGACTCGCAACCCTCTGTTTACCCGCCGGAACGCTCTGGCACCTATACTCAAGAACGCCCATGACCGTCGCCAAACTCATCAATCTGCTCTCCAAATCAGATCCCAATAGCATCGTCATCCTGTCAAAGGATGCCGAAGGCAATGGCTACTCTCCCCTAGATTCACTGACCAATGCCTACTATCATGCTGAGACCACATGGTATGGTGAGGTTACGGATGACGGTGAGGGTGGAAAGCCGGCTCTAGTCCTTTATCCCATCAACTGATGAGCATGTCCACCCACATAGTCGGTTTCCGTCCTGCCGACGACAAATGGCGCAAGATGAAGGCGGTCTATGATGCCTGCCAAGACGCCGGCACCCAAGTGCCCGATTCGGTCACCCGTTTCTTCGATTACGCACCACCCGATGAAGCCGGCGTTGAAGTCGATATTGAGAAGACCGACGCCGTCACCGAATGGAGCGCCGACATGCGTGAGGGTTTTGAGGTCGATTTGACCCAGTTGCCCGAAGGCGTCACCGTGATTCGATTCTACAACAGCTATTGACCATGTTCATCACCGTCTATCACGCTGACAAGCGTCTCATCGCCTATGAGACCGAGGTAGCCCCCTCTATCTGGCACACCCTCACCATCGACGGGCAGGCCTATACCGTGATGCGCAGCTCTTCAACCATCGTGAGCGGCACTCGCCGCAGTAGCATCCCGACCGAAGAGGATATCCGAGTCTACGTCTTACCCCACACTACATGAACACGTTTCTCTCCATCCTCGGCTTCCTCAGCATCCTGTCTCTCACTTGGCTAGGAGGACGCTCCCTTGACTCCACGGCGCGAACCGCCATCCGGGGTTGGGGCACCGTGCTAGCCGTTGGTTACCTCGTCACCGCACTGCTCACCTCGTGGGAGTGGGCGACCTTAGGGCTCCTTGGGCTTGCCATCCTTATCATCGTTTCTTCTCTCCTATGACTACTCCATCCACATCCACCGAACTCACCATCATCCCCGGGATTGAGGCCAACAAGCTGGCCTTGATCACCCCTGAATCCGCCCTCGCCGTCAAGAACGCTTACCTGCCCCATTTCGAGGCCTTCCTCGCGCTGGAGAAGCAGGCGGCCGAGATCGCAGTCAACAGTCCCAAGCTAGCCCGCGTCATGCGTCTCGACCTGCGCAAGGTCCGGGTAGCCGCCGAGAAGGCGCGCAAGGAGCTTGGTGTCGAAGCCAAGAACTACAAGGAGGCTGTGGACCAAGTTTACAACATCCTCGAAGACCGTCTCAAGCCGGTTGAGCAGCGCATGGAATCGATTGAAAAGGCCGAAGAGATTGCGGCCAAGGAGCGGGCCGACGCACTCAAAGCCGCCCGCATTGCCGAGCTTACTCCCTTCGCGCTTGTCACGGGCACACAGATCGAGTTCTATGACCTCGCCAACATGCCGGAAGCGCAGTATGTCAGTCTGCGCGACTCCACCAAAGCCGCTGCCGAAGCCAAGCAACTCGCCATCAAGCAGGCTGAGGAAGCTCGTGTCGCCGCTGAAGCCGCCAAGGAAGCCGAGCGCGTCCGTCTCGCGGAAGAGAACCGCAAGCTAGCCGCTGAAGCCGCTGAGCGCCAGAAGGCTCTTGATGCCGAGCGCGCCAAGGTTGAGGAGGAGCGCAAGAAGGCTGCTGCTGAAGCTGAACGCCTCCGCAAGGAGAGCGAAGCCAAGTTGGCCGCTGAACGCGCCGCTAAGGAAGCTGAAATCGCTGCCGAGCGTCGAATCGCCGCCGAGAAAGAGGCCAAAGCCCGCGCCGAACGTGAGGCCGCCGAGAAGGCCGCGCAAGCCAAACGGAATGAGGAAGCCAAGAAGGCTGCCGCCGAACAAGCCGCGAAAGACGCTGCCGCCAAGGCCGAACGTGATCGCCTTGCCAAGGAAGCCGAGAAAGCCCGTGAACAGGCGCAGAAGCTAGCTGACGCAGAAGCCGCACGCAAGGTTGAGCAGAAGAGGCTCCTCGATGAAGCGGAAGCCAAGATTCAAGCTGCCTCCAAAGCCCCTGACAAAACCAAGCTGGCCACATTCGCCAAGGCCATTCGCGCGCTACCTCTCCCGACCCTTTCGTCGCCCACTGGTAAGGCATTGGCCGAGAAGATCGCAAGCCAATCCGCCAAGTTCGCACAGTGGGTTGAAGCGGAGGCTGCCAAGCTGTGAAGCCCTACAAGATCAACAAGACATGGGTTGATCTTGACCACGTCCTCTCAATGGACGACGAGGTCACCGTTGATTTCCGCAGCTACGGGATCGGCAATATCCAGTGTGCTTTCCGCAGTGAACCTATCACGATATGGGTAGGTGACACGCAGCGGTGGATGTCTGGCGATGGTCAGTTTCCCCGAGGAGGGTTCGTGCGTGATGATAAACTGATCGCCGAGGCGAGAGAGCGTTGGGAGGCTTTCAAGACCGCTTGGAAGACCAAAGACACCATGTTCGGGGAATCTAAGTGAAGGTCTCCAAACCCATCTATCGCCGTCACGACAAGGTGCGTATCATCACGCCCCGCGTTTTCGTGCGTTGTGGCTACCCCATGAGTCTAGCAGATGCGCGCGAAGAAATCGCCAAGATGAGACAGGATGACAAGTCCATCTACGACTTCATCACCTCTTTCGGTATCGGCCTTCACTACGGGAACACCTACGGCAAGATCGTGAACGCGCTGGCTTACGGACTCCTTCATGCGCGCGGATTTGGCGGGCGCGAACGCACCATTCACACTCAAGAACGCCCTGACATCAAAGGGTTGGTCTACAAGGTATGTGAGAAACGAGTAGTCAAGACGGGCACGTATCGACAAGGGTGCGATAACCCCGAAGACAGCGAAGGCCCCTCTCTCCGTAATGTCAAGACGCATGTCATTCTTGAGGTCGAGCGTATGGTGGATTTCGACTGCGACCACTTCCTCATCGAGGCGGCGAATGTGGAGCCAGCTATCGAGGAAACGCTTCCGTGGTGAGGATTCATGCTTGACACCCAGACCCAAGTGGGTCACTCTACTCTCATGAGCGAACTGCCACCCCTAGTCAAGGACGACTGGTCCCCTCCGTCTCCGAAGCCCGTATTCAATATCGAGCTGCCTGCCGACCGCATCCTCAAGATGCTCGCTCTCACCGATCGCGTGGCCAAACTCTCTGACGCCGCCTTGTCCACCGCCGTAATCGAGAAGGTGTGGGGCCCCCTTAATCTGGGCGGCGAACAGGATGCTTTGCTAGACGAGATGATTCGGCGGTTTGACGAGGCCAAGGGGATCAGTCCCTATCCCGATTTGACTCAAGACGAGTATGACCAGATTGAACAGGCTGACAGAAACTGACGCCCATGAACGACACCCTCACCCCCTTTCAACAGGCCATCCTGTATCTGGCCCACTTTGAACTCCAGTATCATCGGCTCCAGTCTGCTGCCCAAGCCGTGCTTGACTCCCGTTGGCCCCTTACCTCATCACAGGAAGCCGTGTTGAGTGAGAAGCTGGACGCGCTTGAGGACACGGTCAAGGAGTCTACGCCCAAGTGGGGCGAGATCAAGGATGTCAATTCAACCGTGTCGTCAGACACCGCGTCGCCGTGAGTGAAGCGAACAAGACGCCTATGAACCGCCCAATCAGCTTTCGCGCATGGCATAGTGGTCGCAAGACATGGCTCCACGACAAGTCCTATGGCGGCTGCCATATTCTCGGCGAGACCATCTGGGCCTTCAACCAGTGGTGTCGTGTGTCCATTGAGGAGCTGAACGACGTTATCGTCACCCAATTCACTGGCCTCCAAGACTCCAATGGAGTTGACATCTATGAGGGGGATATCGTCCGCTACCATACCCCTGAACGCAGCTATCAAACCCACTATGGCGACAACATCCCTAACGGTCAGTATACCGAGCCGCTTGAACCCTATATCAAGACCTATACTCAAGTTGTGCGTTTTGCCAAGGGGGCTTTCACGTTTGATTCAGACGGGGATATCACGTATAACGGGTTTGTCTGGCCCTTTGAGTCTCATCGACCGAGCGTCACCGAGCACAACGATCTACTCCAAGACTTCTCCGCCCGCGAGTCCCAGTGGATTGATGGTGGCGATGACGAGACGGGTGACCTAACTTACCTTCTGCGTGAATATGGGTTGGCTGACGAGGCCGCGCTTATCGCTCATCTCAATGTGTTCGAGGTGGTCGGTAACGTCTTTGAGAATCCCACTTTATGAGCCCAATCCATATTCAGCTGACTAAGGTCACTCGCCTTCCTGATCGCCCAGACGGCGACCTCTATACCCTCGATAACTGGCAGCCGATTACGGAGGGGTATACCTTGAAGGGCACCTATCTGGTCGCGCCCAAGGTAGGGGAGCGTTTCAACGTCGAGCGTCATGAGCGTAATGGGGTCGTGGCACTGGGTGACTTCTCTACGTCGCCTGTCCAGTCAATCGTGGCCGAGGGCAGCGTGACAGTGCTGACGACACTGAACTCGGTATATCACATGAGGACGCTGTCGTGAGCCTACCACCTCGCAGTGAGTATGCCGGCCCCCGCGACCAGAAGCTTGACCTCTCGGTGGCGGGAGGGTTGCTTGACCTCCTTCACCGCGTGCAGAACGGGGAGGCCAGTTGCCTGTATGCAGCCAAGCTGATTGAGATTGTGCATGAGGAGGAGATGACTAAGCTGGCGGCGAGTGTTGAGCCCGCGCTGACCTCTTCATACGAGATGTTGGAGGGATACGAGGATGGCGCACCAGATGCCAGTGTCACGAGTAAGCGCGCCAACCATGTGCTGGTTGAGATTCGTGCGGCGTTGGCTAGAGTGAGGAGTCGGTTGACATGAGTCTCACCCACCGTTATATCCGCCTTCACGACGGCACCAAGTTTTATTTCCGTCGTCCGACTATCAAGATGATCCGACTTGACAACATTGTCTGGTCACTCTCTCATATCAATCGCTTCCTTGGTCACACCAACGCACCTCTTTCGGTCGCCCAACATGCTTGCCACGTTCACGATCTCGCGCCGGATGACTGCAAGGCCGAGGCGCTCCATCATGACGACGTGGAAAGCCTTATCGGTGACGTGGTTACGAATCTCAAGGCTTATCTGCCCACCTATCGCGATGTCGAGGTCCGGTTAGAGAAGTTGGTCGCGCGCCGATTCGGATTACGCTACCCTTGGCCTGCTGCCGTAAAGCAAGCCGATTTGACTGCCTTGGCTGACGAGATGATTTCGCTCTCTAGTCGCAATGATTGGCGGGACTTGCCATTTCCTCCCAGTGGCATCAAGATTGAACCGTGGTCTCCTGAGCGCGCCCGCGAGGAGTTCATGAAGCGTCATAAAGCCCTCAAGTAACCCCTTATGTCTTCCTTCAAACCTCTCGTCCTCGGCCTCAGTGGTGTTGCCAGATCTGGCAAAGACTCCTTCGCTACCCTGCTCATTGAGCATCTCACCCTCTTAGGTCAACCAGTTGCGCGTTGGGCTTTCGCAGACCAATTGAAGCGCGAACTAGAGCCTATCATTCGAGCCAAATATGGCCTGTCGGTATGGAGTCAGGTCAGCGCTGAGAAGGCCGTCTTCCGTGATGACCTTGTCGCGCATGGTCGGTTGCGCCGCACTGAGTCCAACGGCACCTATTGGGTTAATCAAATCGATGCCTCCGTTCGCGCGGGTCTTGCAGCGGGGGTCCATCAGATTATCACTGACTGCCGATACGCGACCCATGAAGCTGACGAAGCAGACTGGATCAAGTCACTCGGCGGCAAGGTCGTCTATGTCGAGAGAGTCTTGACTGATGGGTCAATCCTTGAGCCGGCGAATGAGGAAGAGCGTTTGAATACCTTCCGTGTCAAGGCACAGGCCGATCTCGTGGTCACGTTGCCTACCTTTCTTGAGAACCCGCTTGACAATCTCCGCCCCTACGTATTGGATGCATGGAATCAGCTAGTCAAGTCAACCTAATCCCGTTCTATGAATTCGCCCATCTTCACTCCCACCACCGTTTCGCGCGCCGAGCAAATCGACCACATCATGAAGTCCTTCGATTTCGCCCGTGTCGCCAAGGCCATGCATCAGATGAACTGGACGTGGGCCGGCTCTCTTACCATTCCCTCCATCCGCGAGATGAAGGAGGTCGCGCGCGACCACCTTGAGCGTCTGACGAATGGGATCGTCTACTCCAGTTCCGGAGGCTTTGTGGCCAGCGTTGACCAGTGGGGTCATCTTCAACTCTCCTTTGTCGTCACCGAGTGTGAGGCGGGCGAGTTCTGCGCCGCCAAGGAAGGCAACTACGACTACTGATTCCATGAAAGCCTCCGAAGCCCGCCTCATCACTTACCGCAACCTGCACGGTCCTGTCATCGCTCCTCTACTTAAGCACGTTCACGACAAGATCGCAGATGCTGCCGCTAAAGGCCGTTACGAGATAAATCATCCACTGCATGGATATACCACAGGCGGCCTTTCGTGCTGGCCAACCCATGTCGAGCAAGAAGCTCTCTGGGCCGCGCTCCAGCAAGAGGATTATATCGTCAAACACCACCCGGACCCCGATCCCGGTCATCCGGCCTCTGGTCCTTATACCACCGTTTCTTGGTAACCCTTTATGACCCATCTTAACTCACTGGGCGAAGCCCACAAGACGCATCTTGCGTCTCTCGGCATCTACTCCAACATGGGCGCCGCCATCGCCGCAATCGATGACCTCTACGCTCGCTACCTTAAGGCCCACAAACGCAAGGCTACCGTTGACCTGACCGTCTCGTCCATCTCGTCTCCGTTTGACCGTTCCAAGCGCCGGGTGCAAGCGGCTCCCGAACCGGTGGAGATCCGTATTCGCTATGGTGATGAACAGGTCAAGGAAGCGGAGTGGTTCGTCGTGGCTAGCGCCACTCCAGTCGCGCGGAATGTCAAGTGAACTATCTTATGTCAACCACCATCATCCTCGACCCCTCTCTCACCCCGCGCATCTTCGGTCCCGATGACCGTTACAAACCTAGCTGCATCGACCGTGTCCGCTCCATCCAAGACATTGCCGCTGACGCCAAGATTGACCCCAACACATGGGTGCGCGGCCATCTTCCGGGAACCCTCTATCACGCAAACTACCTCACCTACCTTGAGGTCTGCTGGGCCAATCACTACACTCCCGTCGTGTCACCGGACATCTTGTGGTTCGGACTACTGAATGAGGTCGCCAGCATCATCCGCGACAATCCTGAGGCGGTGCGCGAGTTGTTCTCGACCTCTAAGGAGAAGCAGAAGATCATCGTGCCGACCGGCGACCCCGAGGTGATTCCGCTCGATCTGATTATCGACCAGTTAAAGGGTCTCGTCCCCGGCGGGATTGAAGGCTACCTTCCCACCTTCTCCACCACCACTCTCAACTCGCGATTCGCGCACTATGCGGCGTTCTGTGATGCGGTCTCTCCCTACTACGACTACTGCATGTTCATGTGTGGTTTTCCGGCCATCAAGATACTGGGCACCATCGATGACTATGTCAGGTTAGCCGAAGCGTGGCGTCAGCTACCTAAGCTACTCGTCGCCCAAGCCCCGGCGTTCTTCGCTCAGGCGCAGAAGGTACTTGAGGAACTGGTTGTTGCCCTGCACGGCGCGCGTGGTGAGACTGACATCGGTAAGGAAGCCGCCCGCGAATGGTTCGGCACCATCTTCGCCGCCAAGAAGTGCGGTAGCGGTCATCAAACTGAGGTCAACGGGTGGATTACCAAGCTCCAGCGCAAGCAGCCGAAGGGCCCGCGTTATGCCTCCAATTTCGAACCCCAGATTGCCAAGGTCGAGTATAATGAGCTAACCACCAATCGCGAGTTCGTCATGCTCTATGGCCTCTTCTCCAGTGAACTGGTTGATGGAGTCGCCATTCCCACTTTCGCGCCGCTGGTATTCGAGCCCAAGATGACAGCGGATGCCAAGGATGCTCGCACTCTTGCTCAGATCGCCCTCTCAGTTTAACTCTTAACCCATCTCATGATCACCACACCCAATGCCCGCTGCCTCGCCACCCTGCTCTCTGAACCCATCCAATGGATGATTACGCCCCACGGCGAAGGGTGGGCACTAGGTTGGCGCGGCCCCAAGGAATATCGGACCCTCGCGGAGAACCTGTTCTTGAACTACTATCAGCCGGCTAAGCGGGCCGCCTCACCTCAAGTAATCGATATCGGGGACGATGTCTCCTACATCTACTTGACCGATCCCGCCGCCATCAAGCGGACCCTTACTCTCTTCTTCCATGTCCACATCATCCGCGACTGCAATGTCAATACCACCAAGACATGGGTGCCCAAGGTGGAGATTGAGGATGGCGAGGAGGTGGATAACGGAGATTTCGTGTATGAGGCCGACGAGATTGCCGCCGCGACCTTAGCTGCTGAGTGCGCCGATGCATTCATGACCACCATCAAGCCCGTTGGCTTCATCCCCTCGCTCCCTAAACCCCACGCCGATGCCTACTCCATGGGCCGCTACATCCGGGAGGAACTGAATCTGGTGGAGGACTACGCCAGCCGGGCGACGGCATAACGTGTTGCTGGCGACCCTCACCCTATCGATTATCACACTCTGGTGCGTGAGCGAGAGCGATTGGGGGTGACGAATCTCTTGCGATTCTCCTTGACCTAGTAACCCAAGTCAGTCAATCTCCTCTCATGTCAACCAACACTCATTCCCGCGTCTATCAGAAGAGGCTCAAGAACCTCATCGAGAGCCTTAAGAATCTGTATCCCCTGCTCACCCGCATCCCGAAGCCCCTTCCGCGCCCCGGCACGGATGCCTTTCGCGCCGCTGCCAAGGGTGATGCCAAGAGTGACACCAAGCGCAAGGAGGAGTTCACCAAGCGCGATTCCCTGCGGCTCGATAGCTCGGTGCCGCGCTACTTCTTGGACGCGGCGACGCTGGATGACCGGAGGACGCGCTCATGAAGCAGTTTCCTGAACCATGGAACCCAGAAGCCCTCCCGCCGCCCGCACTGGGGTATCGGTATATTGGGAAGGACGAAGGAATCAATCAGGAGCACGATGAGCTTTGGAGTGGCGGTCGATGGACGAATGTCAAGAGGGCGTCTATCTTCCCAAGCGGCCATAATGTCAGTTACACCTACCGCCGCCCCCTCAATGTCGATGACGAGTTTGCCCCGCCGCCGCATCAATGTAGCATCCCGGGGTGGGAAATCGTCGCCCCCAACACTGCCGACCATGTAGGCGAGGGGTGGGAGATGTGGGCGCCCATTAACTGTTCGTGGCAACACGCTCCTTCAACTCACAACACGATACACTCCCAAGCCTACTATCGCCGTCCTATTGCCGCCTCTATGAATACCTCATCTCCTGCTCCTCAATCCGTCCAGATAGTCTTCCCAGTCAGTGTTCTGGTGGGTGACTCTCAACCTCTTAGCCATGCCGTGCAGGAAATCGCTCATGCAGCGGGATGGAAGTGGAGCGATGGTGGAGGAACCCGAGATGACGCAGCGACTGACAAGTATGGGCAGCATACGGTTCTTTACCTCAGCGCGGATAAGAAGCTCCTATACGGGAACGAACACGATGGCAAGACGCGCCTCGACGCCCGCACCCAGATGGGCGAACTGATTGATCTGTTGTCTAAACCGTCCCTCCCGCCCGCGCCCGTCGTTCGCGGCAGCGATGGCAAGGATTATACCATGTCCTATACCAAGGATGCCAAGGTGGTATGCTTTGGGTGCGCCAAGATTGATGTCGGATTGCTTGAGTCTGCGCAGACCCTTTTCGCCGAGCACGGCAAGTCAAGTGTCGCTAACAAGGTCGCTCCCAAGGGCAACCGCACGATTAAGGCCGTGATGTTGGATTCGGGAGCCCAATTGACCACGGAGCAGGTTGATGCGGCGTTGGCCTACGTGAACGCGGTGAATGGGGCAAGCTGATGCGTCTAGGTCTAGAGCTGACCTTCATCCCCGACCGGCCCAGCGGCCCCAAGGAGTTCTCCTGTAAGAAGGAAGCCCAACGCGCCGCCGACGCCCTCTTTCGTGCGCTCCGTCCTTTGCGCAAGCGGATTCAAGCGTTCGATATCGACCTTGGTGTCAAGGTGGACGTGTTCCGTCTTGAGCCCGACCCTGCGTGGATCATTGAGGTGGTCAATTGCGACAAGCCGACATGGGATTACCAGTGGGAGGACCCTATGTTCGTCGCCCTCATCCAGCAGGTGTTCGACCGGGCGAAGAAGCTTAAGCTGCTGCCGCGCATCCGACGCAATGGGATTCATCACCCCTCTGGTGGAGGTCACGCCCACATCGGTATCGCCGATCTCTTTCCCGACGACCATCTCTATTTGGCGCGCTTGTATCTATTCGAGAGAAACCTGTATACGGACTTCGCAAACCGACCTTACATCCGGTGGCTGTTCGCTGAGTGGTTTGATTCCGGGACCAATTCACAGGTGACCTTTGGAGCCATGGATCTGAAGACCCATTCTCGCGCCAAGCTCAAGAAGAAGGCCTACGAGTGGGGGCGCACCAGTTGCTCCATCGCGGCCCGCTACTCCTATCGCTACAAGCCGGCTTACCCGACCTACGAATACAGGTTCTTTGACATGGGGGACTCAGCCAAGGACATCGCCCGCAACGTGAGATTCCTTGTCGCGTGGGTCAACCACCACGTAGCCAAGGCCACCAACGCCGAGACTGTCCCCTTCACTCTCACTCTCCCTCAATTCGAGTCTTTCCGCAACCTGCGCACGGCGTGGCGCGAGATAAGCCGGCTCTTGCGCGAACTTGGGCTCGACCCCAAGGATTACCGAGGCGCGTTTGAGGACAACTATGTCCCGCGCATGAGATATGGCGAGATGACCTAGTGGGGCTTTCGCCCCGGTGTGCTTCGCACACGATTTCTCTTGCCTTCCGACACCAAGTCCTCCATTCTACTCTCTATGGCCAAATCCAAACCCGCCGCAAAGGCAACCAAACCCGCGAAGTCCACTGCTCCTAAAGCCGCCAAGGCTTCGGGCAATCAGTAACCTCGCTACCGGTTGGGGAGTCCGGCTACCAAATCCCCACCTATTTCTCTCGTGATTCCCTACTATACTCTCGTTTTGGACGACGGCGGGCGCAATATGTCCCGTAGGCCCGGGCAAACTGCGGACTGTGCCGTGCGTTCTCTTGCGATTTTGACCGGCGCGGAATATGACGACGTATACAACGTGCTAGCTAAGGCAGGTCGCGTGACCTGTGATGGATTCGATCTGAGTGGTTGGCTCACCAAGCGACGCGGGAGCACCAAGTGGGGTGTATTCAAGCGCGTCAAGGTCACGGGTCTTGATGACCGCTATTCTCAGCGCCCTCATCTGACTCCGGTTAACTTCGCTTCTCATCATCGTCGCGGGCGATTCCTGCTGGAGAATCATGATCACGTTTGGGCCGTCGTGGATTCCGTCCATCGCGATCTCTGGCGCGTCAAAAACGTGCCCCTCGAAGCCGCGTGGGAGTTCGTGCCCAAAGCGCGCCGCGCAGCAAGCGACAAATGACCTCTCTCGCCCTCATCGTCCCCTGCCTGCTCATCCTCCTGCTCGGTTGGCTCTTCTATCGCGGGGCCACACTCTGGCTCAACATGCTCAGCAGCCTATGGGGTAGTCAAACCCCTTTCCTCACGCGCGCGACGGGGTGGAGTGTCTTCGCCGTCCTATCGGCTGCCCTTATCATCATTCCCCCACTCGTGGTGGGTCTCATACAGGCGGTCACCAACACCCTCTCTTTCCCTTGATTCCCACGATTGTGCTTGCACTCCTCTCGATATTGATTCTCACTGAACGACATGACTCCCATGACCACTAGACTCAACGATGGGTGACAGCGACGTCTCAGTCGCGACCCCCGAGAAACGCCAATCCGCCGAATGCTACTGACTCAATCACGCCGAGAAGAACCTCGTGGACGCGGGCAACCAGCGCATCCGATGGGAAGCGTTGCTTGAACAGCTCTCTTCCGACCTCTCCTATTTCTCCGACCGCTGGTGCTACGAGCGCTATGTGTGCATCAAGCGTGAGTGGCTTCTCTTCTTAGCAGCCTACGACGCACAGGTGATCAACCCGGTCGAACCCATCACCATCCCATGAGCGACAAACCCTCTTCTCTAGCCACCAAGCTGGCTCAGCATCTCTTCAAGGGTGACGACAAACGAGCGATTGACATCGACAACGTGCTCTCAGTCCACCGATACGACGAGTTCCGACGCATCCGAGACGAGAGCAAGCTGCTCCCCAGCTTCTGCGAGAACATCAGTGTCCTTCGTGCCCGCGACCGCAACGAGTTCTTCGAGCTACAGCTCTTGCCGCCCGAGCCCGGTAACGATTACGAGGTCCAGTTCAAGCGCCAGAAGCAGGAGATTGCTGAGGCCATCTTCTCGGGCGACTACGACCACATCATGGCCATCGACCACGAAGCGGGCGAGGTGTTGGCGTTTCCTACCGTATGACCACCGCCCACGAAGATGCGCTCTCTCTTGCCGCGACCCTCAATCCCGGGATTCTCGCGCGCGCACTAGACTGTGAGAAGCATGTGGCGGCTCATCCCCACAATCCCGACGCGACCGAATCGATTAGGAAGGCGGGAGTGTCGTATCGTAGGCAGTTAGCTGATGTCGCGGCGGTGATAGAGCCCGTGCTGAGACGATACGACACCAGAGATGAGGTTAAGGTGCAGAACAACCTGTTCAACGCGGCGAAACAGGAGTGTGCCGAGTTGATCCACCACATCAACGAGCTTGAGTCGCCCAGTCCCCGTAGGCCCCGCGACCCTTGCACCTGCACGCGTTCGGGCTATGAGGGTCATCCCTGTCCCGTCCACTCGCCATGAGACCCACCGTCTACCACCTCGGCAACCTCACGTTTGGGGGCACCATCCTCTTTGAGACTCACTCTGAGGTGTGCATCATGATGACGGCCGGCTTCACGGTGAGGATACCCAAGACACTATGAAGACCCTCCTCTTCCTCGTTCTGGTGGTCTGTGTTGCCGCTCAACCCTTTCATGTGCCCAACGTGACGGATATGCGGTGTCCCTATGCTGAGCCGCTCAGTCAGGCCATCTATATCGCAGAAGGCGGCCCCAACACCCACTACCCCTACGGCGTCAAGTCAATCAAGACGCGCGGGCAGGATCATGCACGCATGATAACCTTGGAGTCCATCCACCTTAACTGGCGGCGCTGGACGCGGGCCGGGCGCCCGGGCGGCGATAACCCGGATGCGTTTGTGGTGCATATGGCAGCGCGCTGGTGTCCCGTGGTTAGTGATCCTGTGGGGCACTCAAACTGGGTGCGGAACGTGAGAATCCTCCTTGCGCGGGAAATGCGTTTGACAAGTAGGCAATGATGACGCCATGACTGTCCCGCTCCCCTTCCCCAAGTCTACGCCCACACCCATTGAGCAGATCGACCAGATCCTCGATTTGAACCGCGAGGCTCTTCTTGACGCCGAAAAGCTCGCCACCGGTCCCGAACGAGATGCCAAGATCGCCAAGATCAAAGGGCGCATCAACACGGCGCTCGATGAGAGATTGGTGCACATGAAGCGGCGCGATGAGGGGGTGGCGACGTGAGTCTGACCATCTGCGTTATCTCCGATACCCACGGCAAGCATCGCGAGATCACAATCCCACCCGCTGAGGTGCTCGTCCATTGTGGCGACACGGTAGGGCGCAACTCGCGCGAAGAGGTGATCGATTTCCTTGAGTGGTTCGAGTCTCAACCCCATCCCACGAAGCTCTACTGCGCCGGGAACCACGACGGGCTTTATCAGCGCTTCCCCAAGGAGGCGCGTGAGTTCGTGAGACAGTATGCCCCCAGCGCGAAATACCTCGAAGAGGAGTCCATCGAAGTGGGCGATCTCAAGTGGTTCTTTTCCCCCTACACGCCGACCTTCTTCGACTGGTATTTCATGGCCGACCGAGGTCCCGCTATCCAAGTGAAATGGGACAAGATCCCCAAGGATACGCAGGTGTTGGTGACTCATGGACCGGCCTACGGGAGACTGGACCGCGTAATGGATGCGCGCGAACGTCAGGGTTGCCGCAACCTCGCTGACACGATTAAGACGTTGCCCGCGCTCAAGGGGCACTTCTTTGGACACTTGCACCTGAACGGCGGCCAACAAGAGGTTCACGATGGGGTGCTCTACGTGAACGCTGCTATCATGGATGAACGATACTGCCCCGTTAACCCACCTCAGCTCGTCCAGCTATGACTCCTACCCCCACCAACTCTCTCCGCAACGTTGCCGCCGACCTTGGTGTCACCAACATCGCCAGTGTCGTGCTCGATGACCCGCGTTTCTCTACGTGGTCCGTCTCCTCACAACCCTATCAACACCACTACGGCACCGGGATGCTCGCGCAGCACACGTGGGAGGTTGTCAGTTTATGTCTCGCCAATCGTCGGACGCTGAGCATACTGAGACTGGGACTGAAGGATGCTGCACCATTGCCTACCGAGCGTGCCGTCTTCCTCGCAGGCCTCTATCACGACATCGGGAAGGTTGAAGACTACACCGAGGTCGCGCCGGGCAACTGGGCCGGCACGCCGCACAAGCGCCTCATCCATCACATCTCGCGCTCGGGCATCATCTGGGCCCGCGCGGTGGACAGGTTCCCGGCCTATCGTGACATCGAAGACGAGGTGCTTCACGACATTCTCGCGCACCACGGAACACGCGCGTGGGGATCGCCGGTTGCGCCCAAGACAAGGCTGGCGTGGCTCTTGCATCTTAGCGATTGCCTGTCAGCCAGATACAACGACGCAGACACCCTTGACGTAGTCAAGCATTACGAGGCGTGACTTTCTCGCGATTAGAACCGTTCGAGATTTCCGCTTGACATCCCCCATCAAGCCTATCAATCTAGCCGCCATGAACCCAATTACCACCGAGGCAGCCAGCCCGCAACGAATCACCGTGACATGGCGAGGGGAGCGCGACGAATACGGCGTGTCCATCCCAGAGTGGGAGGGCGACACGGTTGTTTCTGCCACAGCTTATGATTCGCTCGCTTCCGACCATTCGGCGCTGCTTAAGCGGGTGGAGGATTTGGAGAGTGCGTTGGAGGACTTTTGCGCGATAGACGCCGACGCAGTGATTGATTCTGCGGTTCGGATTCTGGATGAATTAGCACAACGGAATTTTTCTGGAGAACCGATCAACGCACCCGCAAAAACCGTTGACGAGTTAGAGTCTATCCGCAGCCAGCAATTCGGCTGCCGCAAACAAGCCCGCCAAGGGCTAACTAGGTTAAGACTATGAAACGAAATAACATCAAAGTTAAGTTCGTCGGTGACGGCATCGACATTCACGACACCCGCGCCGGGATGCTGTGCGGAGTCGATGACGATGAGGCTTTGCAGCTCTATCGCCTGCTCCACAAGCACCGCAAAAAGATCAAAGCGCGGGCAGATTTTGAGAGGGGGCTCAAATGACCACCGAAGAGCACGCTTTAATGCTGGCCCGCGCAGACGGCTGGGAACTCGACATTTCTCCGGCCACCGAAAACAGCAACGAGAACTGGTATCGCAAGTGCCCGACGCTTCCCGCCAAGCGCGAGGAAGAACTAATAGACCTCTATCTCCCCACCCCATGAACCCCCAGCAGCCCCCGAAGGCACCCATTCCCATGACACCAACGAACGACACGCCACGGACGGAGGAGGCCCGCATTGATAATGCCGACCTGTCCGATTGGGGCACCGGAAAGAGCGAGTATGTCCCAGCCGACTTTGCCCGCACCCTTGAGCGCGAGCTGGAGGAGGCGCGGACACTGGCAGGAGCCAACGCCACGCTCAGGTCGATTGCAACAAAGAGCGACGAGGGGCTTTCCATTGTCGGGGCTTACGGAGCCGCGCTAGAGCGAGCCGAACGGGCCGAGGCCAAGCTCGCCGCCGCGAAGCAGGAGGTGAAGGAGGCGCGGAAGAAGCAACCGATCAACACGCACCGCCGGCTGTTCGACCTTGTTCGTAACTGCCGTGCCCGGCTTCACCAAGAAGACCTGATAACGGACGATGAATATGCGTGGCTGTGCTCGCATGAGTTTCCCGAGGACAAGGGCAAGCCGGGAAGTCCGTCGCCCCGCCGTCTTGAGGATTACGACGCCCTTCGCGCCCAGTTGGCCGCCCTCCCCTCCAAGCCGGAAGCCACCGCGACGGAAGCCCTTCGGCACAATGGGCCGTATCAATACGAAAAAGACCTCGCTTGGCTTTTGGCGCACGAAGGCGAGTCCATCGAAAAGACAGTGAGCGCCATTGTTGCGCTGAACGTCCGCCACCACTTCACGTCACAGCAGGGCGGGGAGGATGGCAGGATTGGGGGCCACCACCTTTGCAACAAGGGGCACGGATGGGTTATCAATGGGCAGCCCTGCTACCTCTGCCAGCATGAACGCATCGAGCTTCACATGGCAGAAAAGACGCGCTTCCTGAACGAGCGAGAGGAGTTCCGCCGTAAGCTGCTTGCTGCGGTTGTCGTGCTGGAGGAGGTCAAGGCCATCGTTTCGGCTAGTGACGACTTCAGTGCCGACGAAGTGCTGGAGCGTATCGAGAACGGATTAGCCGCCGCCAAGCAGGAGGCCACCCCATGACCCCAACCCCACCCACCCCACCGCCGAGGAGATTGCCAAGGAGGCGGAGCCCGAACTTCGGCGCGTCATCCGCATGGCGATACTGGCCCATTGCGAAAGCATCAAAGGCGTTGCCGGCATGAAAGTGTCGCTGCCCGGAACGCTCATCGACAATCTCCATGCTGCTGTTGAACCAGCCGCCCTCCTCAACGACGCCTACGAAGCGGGGGTCAAGAAAGCCATGACCGAAGCCTCGGTCTACATCACCGATCTGGGCGATTTGGTGACCGGTGGAGACTCACCCTTCAACACGACCAATCGTCTCAGTGCCGCCCGCGCTTTCTATGAAAGCTACTGGGGTCGTCCTATTGAGTCTCCCTCTCCCATCCTCATCACTCCCGAGACGATGATACCATACCCCTGTTGGCTCTTCGTCACCTCCTCCATCGCAGATGACGACTGGGAACGTTACGAGTCTGCGCCGGACTACGTCCGTTACGCCACCCACTATCTCCCCGATTCTCCTAATAAGCCTACTGTAGTGCCATGAGTATCCTCTCCATCTACACCAAAGGCGAACCCCACCTCATCTGCTACCTGTGGCGCTGGGCTTTGGGGTGGGCTGAACTGCTCGACGGCATCCTGCGCATCCTGTCTCTTGGATTCGTCAATTTGTCTCTACCTCTTTGGGTGGCCGGGCGTCTGGTGGTCAGTCGTATCAAGTCATGAAACCCCTCTCCACATCCCGCCAGACTCGCCGGCTCAAACGGGCGCGGCCCAAGACCAAGTCTCTCGCTCAACTCGAAGCCTCCATGAGACTACCTGCCAAGATTGGCGGCGCGCACCCGGGGCAACTGGGTTCATGGCGCGGCGGCAACAAGCTCTATGATATGCTCGGTAAGGAGGATGCGCGCACGGTCCTTGCGCTTATCGGGGAGGCCAAAAAGCGGCTTGATCCCATTGGAGGGGCGTTGTGAGCTTCATATCCTCTTCCTCCGGCAAGCGGCGCACCGACAAGGGTCTGGTCATTGGTGGGCACGCGAAGTCCATTAGACAGCGAATCAAACCGGTCAAGCGTCTATCCCCGGCTCAACAGATGGTCGTCAATGATCGTGCCTGTGACCTCTTCTACGCCGACCGCAATGCCCTGCTAGCCGCGTCCCCGGGCAGCCTCCTCGACCTCGCACTCTCCCATTGGGGTGACTTATCCAGCAGGGAGATGGCCCGCTATATGACCAAGGCGCGGAAGCAACTGGGAATCAAGCCATGAGTTGCCCCAAGATTCTCAAGCTGACCAATAAGGGCACCGGAGCCGTTGAGCTTATCAACCCCTTTCGCGTGAACCGTTGGGCCACCATCCAAGCTCCCACTGCCCAGCCTCATCTCGCTGGCCTCCTCGGCACCATGGTCACCTTCACCGGGCGCGACCGGGTGGTCGTGAATGAGACGATTGCGGAGATTGAGCGCATGATCAAGGGGATGAAGCCACTGAGGAAGCGGGGCAAGAAAGATGCAGCGAACCAAACCAGTTTCTTATGAACCTAACCATCAATTCAGACAACTTCGTCGTCGGGCTCTTCGCCCTTATTGGCGTTTACTCCTTCTTTGTGTGGCTCTATCGTGCCGTCAACAGACGCGCGTCCTCCATTAGTCCTGCCAATACCAATCCCAGCATCGTAGTCAATGTGCCTGCCGAATTCAAGCCGATAGGTGGATTGCCGCCCACTGAGATTGAGGGAGCCAGAGCCGCGCTTTGGTATACGGTCTACGCTAAGGCTATCGAAGGATTCACAGGCGATGGAGCATGGACGCTTGATTCTGACGATGAAACCGAGGCGTGCAATAGCGCGACTAAGGCCGTGGACAAGGTATTCGGACCTACGCCATGACCACCGAACGCTTTATTTCCCCCGACCAGATTCAGGCTCTCGCCGAGGCCCATATCCGTCATTTCGTGAACCTCCTTTCCGGTCGCTCCCGTTTCCAGATCAACGAATCCGAGTGCTGCGCCTATCTGAACCTGTGGAAGGCTATCAAGAGTGCTTCGCCCTCCACCCTCGACGCGCGCCAGAAACAGGAGATCGCGGAGGCCATCTTCTCGGGTGACTATGACCACATCATGGCGATTGACCATGAGGCGGACGAACTGTTGGCGCTTCCGACGACATGACTGCTCCCTTTGCCCCCGGCGACTGGGTAGCCGATCACGAGGATAACCACTCTCCCATCTTTGGGCGCGTAAAGGAGTGCATGGAAGAGCCGGACGGGTGGTTCATCAACCTCATCGTCTATGCCCCTCATGGAGAACGTATTGGACGGCGCAGTCCCGCGTGCGGCGGTCCCACGTCTTACGAGCCCTTTATCGCCGCCTCCCGTTTCCGGCGCATCAAGGACCCCGTGTTCCCAATCAAGGTTGACAAGTGGACTCGGGGGTATAGGCTGGAGTATCTATGAGACCGCTCCTCTTCTTCCTCCTTCTCCTCTCCCCCCTTTGCGCGCAGTCCCAAGCGGACTACGACCGCGAGATAAAGGGCTGCGAAGGGTTCTCGTGGCAGCCTTATCGTGACGGCCAAACAGGCAAGTATGCTGTCGGCTGGGGCCATTCCATTTCGCGCGCCGAAGTGCCGCGCCACCGCAACCTCTCGTTCGACCGCCTTACCCAACTCTATCAAGCCGATTTCAGCCGAGCCTATGCCGCCGCCCTTACCCAGATACCCAACTGGGACGAACAGCCGAGTGAGGTGCGCGTTCTCCTCGTTTCGCTGGCATACAATACCGGGGCTACTGGTTTTTCCCGTTTCGCGCGTTTCAAGCAAGCCATCATCCAGCGCGACTATTTGGCGGCGGCGCGGGAGTTGAGGGAATCGAAGTGGGCGCGGCAGGTGGGCGAGAATCGGGTTGCCGATTCCCAAAAGGTCTTGACGCGGGCGGCGTTTCGGTTACGATAGGCACATAAGCCTAACAATCTTGGGGGAGAGCTAGATTCATGAGAAATGCGACTGGGTTTCGGTGTATCTATGGGGATGTCAACTCCTCAAACTCGTCGTCCCGCTACCACTTTTGCCACCGGCCAACGTTATCATCATTATGTTCTCATTGAGAGGTTCTATGGCTATGTCACCTCATATGGAAAATCAGAGGTCGCATGGAAATGTCGTTGTGACTGCGGTAAGGAATTCATTACGCCTACAAGACAGATAACCAAGGGAATAAGGAACTCGTGCGGATGTTTTAACAAGGTCCAACCGGTTGACGACAGGTCTTTCATAGCCAATGCGCGCTTTAATCACTATCGAAACAGTGCGAAGCATAGGAATCTCATATGGGATTTATCGTATGACCAATTCGTGTCCTTACTGTATTCCGACTGTTCTTATTGTGGGTCTCCTCCCAATCTTAACGTCACAATACAAAAGCACTCCCAACTGGTTAACGGAGTGGATAGAGCGGATAATACCAAGGGATATCATCCAGAGAATTGTGTTCCATGTTGCCGAATATGTAATTCCGCCAAGTCCGATAAGTCAGAGGCAGATCTTCGCATTTGGTTTCAACGATTAATATCCCACAACTCATGAGCAAACACTCTTGTAAACGTATTGAATTGGTTCCCGGAACAAGATATGACCACTACATCGTAGTCGGCAGAGCATCTAACCGTGAAGAACCATCGGGCAGATCTCTAACCGCTTGGCACTGTCAATGCGACTGTGGAACCAAGTTCGTTACTGCGACTCGGAATATCCGTCGTGGAGTTATTAAATCCTGTGGTTGCGTGCATCATAATGGTGGCCGTTTTCATCCCATGACAGGACAAGAGGCTATAGCTAGAGTGCGATATACGAGACACATCCACAATGCCAATCGTCGCGAAATTAGCTCTACCCTAACATTCGTTCAGTTTTCCGAATTGATATTGAAACCGTGTCATTATTGCGGTATTCCTCCATCTCATTTCGTTACACGACACAAACATAAGACAGCCGTCAACGGGATAGATAGAGTTGACAACGAGAAGGGATACCTTTTAGAGAACTGCGTTCCATGTTGCAAAACCTGCAACGCCGCAAAAGGAACCTTGACGGCCGATCAATTCTATGATTGGATAGCCCGACTTACCCAATATGATAAATCAAGAACCCAATAAACCCGTTCGTATAGTAGTGATAGGATGCAGTCATGGTAAACATGCACAACTGTCTCTTCCTCAGGGAGATATCCTAGTCCATACTGGTGATTTCTCTCGTCGAGGGGACCGATCTGATGCGGTATCGTTTCTGGAATGGTTCGAGTCACAATCTCATCTCGAAAAGGTTTTCGTTTGTGGCAACCATGAGAGATTTCCCGAGACTAATCCTATCGAGTTCGCCGATCTCGTTAGGGATTATGCCCCCTCTTGTCATTACCTTCATGAGAAGACTATCATAATTGGCGGTCTCAAATGGTATGGGGCCAATTGGACGCCCCAATTCATGAATTGGCATTTTATGGCAAACCGGGGCGCGCCGATAAGGCAACACTGGGACCTAATCCCTACCGATACCCAAATCCTTGTCACACACGGTCCGGCTTACGGTCATCTCGACTTAGTCCCCGCCGAGTATGTGCAGAACGGGCGCGACCGGCATCAGGGGTGCGAGGAGTTGAGGAAGACGATTGATGAGCGGCTGAAGGGACTTCGCCTGCACGCTTACTCTCACCTTCACTCTGAAGGCTGCCAGACCAAGGTGGTCAACGGGGTGACGTTCGTGAACGGAAGCGTGGTGGGTGAGGATTACCGTGTGCGCGGTCAGATTCAAGTAGTCAATCTATGACTCCCCTCCAATCCCTCCGCTCCCTCGCCGCTGAAATCGGTGTATCCGACATCGCCTCTCTCGTCCTCGACGATCCGCGTTTCCCCATCTGGTCCGCTTCCTCCCAGCACTATCAGCACCATTACGGGACTGGCGGTTTGGCCCAACACACCTATGAGGTAGTAGCTCTCTGTTTGGAGAACCGTCGCATGGTTGAGGGATTCGGGCGACCTGTTCCGTCCGAGCGAGAGACCTATCTTGCAGGGCTCGCTCACGACTGGGGGAAACTCGACGACTACACCGAAATCGCGCCCGGCAATTGGACTGGCACACCGCACAAACGCCTCATCCACCACATCTCGCGTTCGGCCATCCTTTGGTCGCGCGCCGTGGATAGGTTCCCGGCCTATCGTGATATCGAAGAAGAGGTGCTTCACGCCATTCTATCTCATCACGGGATGAGACAATGGGGAAGTCCGGTGGCACCTAAGTCGCGGTTAGCGTGGCTGTTACATCTTGCGGACAGCATGAGCGCTAGGATGGCGGACGCAGACACCCTTGACGTGGTCAAGCATTACGGGGCGTGATTTTGCTCGATTCCTGTTGACACCACCCATCAAGCTCCTCAATCTAGCCGCAATGAATACACCTACACAGACGCCGGGGGCGAATACCCTTGAAATCCTTCGCCTTTTCCTTGACCGCTCCGATTGCGGCCACACATTTGCCGAATGGATGTGCTTCAAAAACGCCTGACCACCCACCCCAAGACCAACCCATGAACGATACACCGACACCGAGGACTGACCAGTATCAATTCAACGCTATTGAGTGGATGGGTGAAATACCGGGAGCGAATCGTCAGACGGGAAATGCCCGTGTGGTTCGCGCCGACTTCGCCCGCACTGGGGGCAATGGCATCTCATATCCGGTCGCTTATCCCCTCCGACCCGCCGACTGACGTTATCGGGTTGGACGAAGAGAGCCCTTCGTTGACCGACTTCTACGGCAACCGCCTCGACGGTCACTTCGAGCGTTATCGCTATTGACACCGCCATCTCGGACCCCTATTCTGCACCATATGAAACCCATCCCTCTCTATCTCATCGCCGGACTGTGCCTATTCATCGGCGTTTTCGCTGGCGTGTTGCGCTATCTGACCCCGGGCGACCGGGTGCCTACCTATCAACACGCGACTTGCTGGATACTAGGCTCCATTGCCGCGCTCCTTACCGCTTCTTTGATGTCGTCCCTTCCATGAAACCCATCAACCCCGACGTAGTCAACTGGCTTATCCAGCAGGAGCGTTCCGCCATCCAGCGCCGGATCGTGAACCTGACCAGTGAGGTCAAGGAAATCGCAGACCGCAATCCCGCCCACCTCTCCACTCATCACCTTCAGTCCGCTCAAGCCGCGTTGACTGACCTCCAGTATCATCTGACCCGCATTGCCGCGTTGAGCGAAACCCTACCCAAGTCATGAATACCAACCTTCTCAAACACGAACCCTATACCCTGAACAAGGTGCCGGGCTTCTTCTACCCAAGCTACCAAATCGTCTTCGAGGAGGGCAGCCTCACGATTGACGGCCTCAGCTTTGAGAACGCTCTCCGGACATGTCAACTCCTTAACGGAGCCCACCGCATGGGTGTGATTGCCACGCTGGCGACGGCGGAGGTGGAGCCGTGAATACCTACATCATCTACTGGTCGCGCGGCCCGATGGACAATCCGGACGACGGCCAGATTGAGATTTCGGCCATGATGTGTTCGGCATCCGGCGGTTCATCGACCGCGAGACCGGGCAGCTGACACAGTGCTTTGTGCCGAGGTGCGCCAGCCACTAATCTCTTTATGATTACCATATATCGTATCCTGACCATTGCCCTGTGCGCAATGTTAGCCAGCCCACTGGCCGCCGAACTGCGTCTTATCAAGTCTTCTGCCAACTCCTATGCCATTGACCCGGCACGGGTCGTGGCCATCGAACCGTATATCGTCTATGTGGGAGGGCCGTTCATTGGGTCTACCGAAAGCCGTTCGGAAGCTCTACGTCATCCCCGTGTGTATACTGTATCAATCAGGGGTTGTCGGATTATCGTGGACAAGCATGGTTCTACGACTCAAACGGCCGTAGGCGGCGCGGCTTTGATTGGCGGTGGAGACGCCAAGAATGAGGGTCGTGCGTCTGACTTGATACTGATTGGCGTAACCGTTGAAGACGCCATGAGTCAACTGTATCCCTCAAAATGACTCCTTCCGCTCCCCTCTCCCGCGCCCTCCGCAACGCCAACGTGATTGCGTGGCTAAGGAAACAGCCGGTTGAGACGCTGACGAATCTAGCCCAACTCTATGCCGGCCATTTGGGTTGCCCTCTAGACGAGGTAATCCCCTTCGACGAACCGCAGGATGACGAGGCTTTGCTTTGGGTTTACACTTTGTTCGCGAGTCAAATTGAGTCTTGACCCTAGAGGACAAGCCCTACAGGATATGCGCATGAAACCCACTCCCGTCATCGGCCAAACCCTCTATTCCGTCAACGTGGGCAACGCGGCGCGAAACGTCGCCCAAAAGGCTACCCCGATCATCGTGCGCTCAGTGGGGCGCAAGTATTTCTCGTGCTCAACTGAGATGGCTCCACATCATGAGATTCAATTCCATCTCGATACGTGGGGGGAGAAGACCGAGTTCTGCGTCAATCGTCAGCTCTACGCCTCCGAGCAAGAGTGGCAAGATGAGAAGGCTGCCGAGACACTGTATCGCGACATCAAACGCGCGTTCGACAGCTACCGTAATACCCATTCCCTGACCACCCTGCGCGCGGTGTGGGAACTGGTGAAGCCGACTATCCCATGAACACCTACCCCTCAACTGCTCGTTTCGTGGCCTCGAAAGACCCGGCGCGCCTCAACATCCGAGGCGAGAAAGACCGCATCCTCGACATCTGGTATTGTCCGGCTCCGGGAGCCGAACGACGCCACTTCGGGCACACGTGGGATATCCAAGACTCGCATCCGCTGATGCAGGATGTCAATGGTAAGTGGACGTTCAACAGGTCCGACGTTGCGATTGAGAACAAGTGGTGGCCGGCTATCTATCAGCACGACACGCTGGCCGCGCTGCTCGACCATCTCGAAGCGACGTTCGTTGAGGGTGTTCCGGCGAATCAGCCCGATTAACATGACTCTCGCCGCCTATCTCATCAACTGCTCTCAGAAGCTCCGCGATAACCCCTCAATCGCGCTCGACCTCTTCCTCGATCTGCGCTACCGCGAGCTGCGCGCCCTATTCCCTCATGACACGTTCTCTGTGGGTCAAGCCTCTCTCGACTTCTTCGACACGGCCCTTGCTCACTTGAACGGCGTGCCGTTCGCCAAGACCGAGGGCGAGCCTTCTGTCTATGAGGCGAACTACCGGCGCTGGATTGTCAAGCATCGCGCGTGAACGAGGACCAACCCATTCGCTACAATCCCCGCGTGTGCTCTCCTCTCACTGATTCCCCTCAGTTTCCGTTAACCTTCCCCGCGCCGGTTGAGATACCCGATATGACGCCGGAAGAGGCAGCTTTACCCGTGTTCAAGGCAGCGATACTCAAGATGGAGAAGGTGATTGCGGCGCAAGAAAAGAGATGGCGGAAGCGAATTGGTGTTGACAGGGCGAGTTAAGGGTGTAGGATATGGGCAGTGAAAACCCGTGACCCTAACCTCCTCCTGCTCGCCGTGACGCTCGCCGTCTTGGGCGCGTGGGTGCTTTCTTGCCTGACATGAAAGCCTCACTCTGGAAAGCATGGTTTGACGTAGGAGACAGCACCCTTAGTCTCAAACCGTCATCTCCCATGTTCGATCCCGCCGAACACGAACCTAACGACATGGTGCAAGCCTATTGGACGGGACCGGGCTATGACGAATTCCTGAACCGCGCGAAGAAGGAGACGGGTCTTGAGATTGTCGAGTGGGACAGTCACTATACCCTTCAGTTTCTTGTCATCGTAGAGGGCTTCACCGTTAAGCAGATTCAGACCAAGCTCTCGCGTTTCGTGACCAAGCATTTCGTGCTTTGGCGACCCGATTCTTCGTGACAACGGCAATCAACCCATTAGAGTAATCCGATGAAGCTCTCCAAATCATTCAAGCCTGAACTGCTCGTTGCCGACCCTGATGCGCGCCGCCCCCAGTGGGAAGCGCCCTTCTTGTCCGGCTCAACCGTCATCGCGCTAAACGGTCAAATCATGGGCGTGTTCCCCTGTGAGCGCGGCACCGATGACCGCGACGGTATCATCTCGCTTGAAGCCATGTCTAACGCGCGAAAGGCCACTCCCGCCAGTGCGCCGTTACAAGTCGATTGCGGCGACCGTTATGTGTGCGCCAATGGAGCCTCCTTTCCGCGCCCCGACAAGCAGCCCGCCGCACCCAATGTGGAGCAAGTGATTCCGCGCGATGGCACGCCGATTAAGATCGTCGTCAGCGCCAAGAATCTAGAGACCCTGATGCGCGCTCTCGGCGGTGGGCTGATGGAGATTGAGATACGCGAGGGCGGGATGCCGATTGTCTTGCGTCCCCTTGACTCCAATCGCCGGGAGCATGTCAACGGCGGCAACGGGAGCGCTTTCGGCGTCATGATGACGGGGAAGACCACATGAGAAACCCCGACCTTATCCCCCTCTCCTATTCCGGCACTCATGATGGGGTGCGCTATTCCTGTTCGCTCGCGCGATATGGTAAGGGCATGGTGCTGGCCCTTGAGCGCGAGAATCCGGACGGCTGGAAGGACCGTGCAAGCTGGCTCGCGGAAGGCTTGAATGGCCGATGGGCTCGCGGGCATCAACCGGGCTGGCGCATGTCCCCTACTCGCGCAACGCAGTGGCTCAAGCTCTATCTGGGCGGCTACACGGCTAACGTGCCCATGTTCAAGTCGGCGGACAAGCCTGTCACGTTCTCGCGGGGCGATGGTCCCAACATGACGCTGAAGGAGGCTTTGGCGGCAGTAGGCAATTCACCTCACTCCGAATGAGGGGCACCCCCTATTGAGTCAAGCCTCCGAATCTGGTATAGTATCCTCACATGAAACCTACCACCGAAGCCCGTGTCGCCCGCATCCTTACCCGCGTCAGCCCATATCTGAGCGCAGGCCAACTTGGCGCACTCGCCGAGATTGTCGAATATGAACTGCGCGCCCAAGACCGAGATACACGTCATGAGTGCGCCGAAGCGGTCAACGGCATCAGTCGCATCTATGACGCTTTCCAAGGCGGTGACCATGCTTGCCAAATCGTTATCCGCGCCCATGCCGCCTGCATGAACACCCAAGCTATCTAACCCCATGAACCTTCCTCCATCAACTTTCCTCACCTTTCCTTGGGAAAGCGTCTGCGACAAGAGCGAATACGAAGCCATTGCCTACGGCATCATGCACGCCCGCTTCAAGCGCGGCGACGTGTGGTCGCTCACCTATGCCGAATACAAGGCAGCACGCATCGCAAGCGGGCTCTCGCCGAACGAGGTTGCCGATTCAGCGAGCTTTAAGCATGTGCTCAAACTCATACCCGACGCTATCGGAGCCATCCGCTTCTGTGATGACTGGGCCAACGCCGCGCGCCGGGCACTCAACAAGGCTTGACCACATGAAACCTCTCCCCATGTCCGCAGGACATCGTTGCGCCGTGGGCGTAAGCCCGCAAGCAACACCGCAAGTGACAATCCAACCCTTAGACCACCTCGGCCATCCCACCGACAAGGCCTTCACCGAGAACTGGGACGCTTTTCTGCGGGCCAACAACGGCTTCAAGCACGACCTCTTCACGCTAGGTGAGATGACGACCGCCCTTCGTTTAGGGCGCGAGTATGTGATTGGCGGCGGCGCGGCGGGGGCATTTCGATTGACGCGGATTCCCGCATGAATCCCGGCGATCCCTATATCCCAAACGGTAAGCGTGTCGTCTTCTCTCTTCGCGTGACGAGCGAAGATCTTGACTCACTGCGTTTCATATTCGAGCAGATTAACCCCGAGAATGAAGCCAAGCCCCTTGCGCGCCGTGCTATGAAGCAGGTCAAGAAGTGCGCGGGCAAGCTAGGATTCAAGTGGGTTGCTTGAATCTGGGGTCTATACCCTATCACGATTGAGGCATCTCACCATTCGACAAACCGCACAACCTGTGGTCTAATCCGTCCCATGAAACAACCCACCGGCCTAATCACTCTCGAAACCATTCAGGCGGGCGACCTCATCCGTGCTCAGGGCGACCGAGCGTTTTCGCCAGTCAGCGGGACGGTATCCAAGGCCAATCGCGTTACCCTCATTCTGGCGACGACCTATTTCGACAAGCCTATGACCCTCAAGATTCGTCGTGGTGACTTGCGCGGTGAGTTACGCGCGATTCGTGACGGTCAACTCCTCTCTTCGCTTTACCAATCATGAACGCCCCCTACTATCGCGGCAACCCCGCCATCTCTTCCGGTCACATGACTCCCGCTCAGGTGGCCAACGAAATGAGATATATCGCCAAGGTGATTCCCGCCGACTCGTTCCGCGCCGAGGATCGTAAGGCTGCCCTTATCCAGCGCGCCGCCGACATTGACGCGGGACAGGTCAATCAGCGCCGCCATTTCACGGTCGTCATCCCCATCGAGCGCAAGAAAGTCAAGGGCCGCTGGGTTGAGGCGCTGACCCTCCCGTGCTCCGGTTGCTTACCCTACACCTTCGATGAAGCGTGGTTGATCCTTGAGGTCTACGCGGCCAAACGCGGTTGGCGCCAAACCGAATATGACGGAGCCATTGACGACTGCTATGCCACAGGCGAGCGGCAGAACATGGACCTTGGCATCCTGTATGACGGGATTGCGGACCCTATGAGGGCTTAGGGTCCATTCCCTATCCCGCGCGATTTCGCTTCCCTTATCACTGAAACCCTGTCAGATTGCTGTCATGAACCTCTCAACCTCCTACTGGAATAGCCAAGGCCGCTACAAAGCTGTTGCCGACAAGATGGACAAACTGATTCCCGCGTCTGGCGAGTGCCCAGAGGCCAAGGGCGCGAACAAGGCTCTTGACCGTTACCGCCGCGCGCGGAACTGCTACTACGACCTGTTCAATAATGGACTGTGCAACCGGGGCGCCGAGTTCCGCGCGCTGTTCAAAGTGGGCAAGCTGCCCCGACGCACATACGGGCGCGGCTGCAATCTCGATTTCGACGCCATCATTGCCGAGGGAAAAGTAGACGCCGTGCTCGATAAGCTCATCCTCGCCGCCGCCAAAGAACAGGGCATCGAGGTTAAGGAGGTCAGCGACGCAGACAAGATCGCGGCACTTCGCGCTGCTCTCTCCAATCTGCTCGACGACATCAGCGACATGCCCGACGACGACCGCGAGCGTTTCGGCGGCAAAGACGACGCTTCCGTCAAGGGCGCGAACGCCGCGCTGGCTCTCTGATCCCCATGACTATTTCCATCCAACCCCTCGACACCTACGGCAACCCGCGAGGTGAACCCACCCTGACCACGTGGGACAAAATGCTCGAAGCCAACGACGGCTTTGATCCGGCCACTCTCTCCGATATGCGCGCGGCCCTTGACATGGGGAGCGGCTACAGGTTGGGCGGCGGCGCGGCAGGTGCGTTCCGAATCTCGCGGGTGGGGTGATCTCCCTAGGTCAATATAAGTAGTCGCCGCGCTTGCATCCGGCGCGAATCCCTCACATACTCCATCCCATGAATCAAATCGCTCCCCTCACCGAACGCCGCAAGGCTGACCGCATCGAAATGATCCGACAGGTCCGCGCGCTGTGCGAATCCCTTGGGGCAACCGTCACGGACGACAACGAGTTCGCCGGGCCGCACGAGCTGCGCCTTGAAATCGCCCACAAGGGCGGCGCAGTTATATGGGTTGACTTCAACGGGAAGAGCTGCCAGCCCGACGTGCATGTGGCCTGCTGGAATATCCGTTCCGATTCACCCGCGTGCTTCGCCGACTCATTTGGCGACATCAACCAGTCTCACCATCGCAAGAGTCAGTTTGTCGTGCGCGGACTGGACAATCTCCTGTTCCGGTTGGGCGATGACTTGGAGGCGCTGAATGACGGGAGCGCCTATTCACCGGAGCGCACCGCCGCGTTCGCGGTTGAGTATGCCCATCGGTTCAATCAGCCTGTCTAGCTAGCCCCCATGCTTAACCCTCCTCTCTTCACCGTCGCCGAGACCAGCCAGCCGGGCCATTCTCTCCTGACCTATCAGGAACCCGGCACGACGCACCGCAACCGGATCGGCTCGCATCAAATGCCTACTGAGGTAGCGAACTACCTTGCGCGCGCGGCTAATGAGTGGTCCGCTTTGCGCGCGTCCCTAGGTGACTGTGCCGAGTCCATGCGCGTCTTCCTCACGGTAAGCCGACTCAAGCCCGAGGATAACGAGACGTATGCCGAGGCACGCCGGCTGCTAGGGGATTCCCCCCAATCGCGCTAGGGTATCAACTTTGACGCTTCGCGTCACTTTCCTCTCGCTTTATCACCCGCACCTGTCACTCTTACCGCCATGAATCAATCACCCATCATCACCGCCCTTATCGCCCATATCGCCGCCGAGTGCAAGCCCGTTGACCTCGAACAGCGTTACCGCAATACGCTTGACGAGGTTTGCGGCGAGATTTCGGTGGGCAACCTCACGTTTTCGGCCTCCCGAATCGTTGAGGAGCTTGACCCGACCGCGTTCCGCTGTGGCGTGGCCGACAGTTCCGATGGGTTTACCGAAATAGACGGCTCCTATTACGACACCGACGAACTCGACCGCGCCAAACAGGCGTTTATCGAGGAAAGGGAGACCGAGCTTGCCGCGCTCGACAAGCAGGAGAATGTCGAAGCCGAGATTCACAGGCTGGAAAACGAACTCGCCGAGCTTGAGGCGCACAGCTTCTAAGGACTCCCCATGCAAATCACTCACTCCACCCAAACCGGCGCGGTCACGATCAAATTGACCGATACCGAAACTCGTCAATTCATGTCTTCGAGCGCCGCTGTTGAGGCGGTTCGCAAGGCCATCGACCAAGCCAAGGGCATGCCCCTTGAGCAACGCAAGAGCTAGTGTCAATAGGGTTGACTACCTAGTCGCGCGCTAGGGTATCAAATCGCACGATTTATCTCGACCTTTCTCGCACTCCCTATCATTCTCCTCTTTGTTCTTTGGATAGGTCATCGGCTGGATACTGGGTCAAAAGCCCTCTCCCTCCTCTGACCGTATGGTGACAAGCTTCTAGTGCCGGCTCACGCCGACTCTTTCGAGGGGTAAAGCCCTGACCTCGCCTTATAGCGGGTGAGGTGAGAAGTCACGACAGGCCGGGCCGCTATCCGTCCTTCCCTATCCATCGAACACCCCGCCAGCCTAATCACGTCCTAGTAACAACGCCCGCGCCCTGCGTGGCTAGCAGAACGGACAAAAGGAAGCTGGTGGGGAACTCTTTCCAAGTCTTGCCGGGTGATAAAGACCCGGTTTCGCGACCAGTCGAATTGTTACCACTGAGTCCGGCGCACTGCCCGTTAGTCGGTGATAGGCTGCCCAGTAGGTGTGACACTACCAAACAGCGGCCGAAACTAGATCAACAGTGAGACCCGTGCGATTCGGGTCACCCTTTCTTTATCATCTTACGGAGTGCGGCGCGGAGCTAAGAGCGGGGCAACCCGTTTGGACTGTGATTCGCCGGAATGTCGGGGACGAAATTGACCCGGCCACTCCACCTCTTTAGGCGAATCTCCCCACAAAGCGCGTTTTGCATTTGGCGTGGCATGAGTGGGGAAGCTAGCCCAAAACCCGCTTAACCTTGTGCGGGGTCTGATACAAGGTGACTTTACCTCTATGCTCCTCTTTGTCCTCGTTCTCCTCTGCGTCGCGCTGCTTTTGGCATTGACGGATCAGGAAACATAAGCCAAGATACTCACCATGAATCAACAGACCAAAGGCCCGCTTCACGTCAATATATACGGACAGTCTCCCAACCGGGAAACGCTCGACATCGGCCCGCTTGGGCACGTTGACGGTATCGCCACCGTGAAGAAGCCGGAAGACGCCGCCCTGCTCGCCGCCTCATACACCGCCTTTGACGCCGCCGGGCGCGAGCTAGGAATCGACGCCGCTGAACTGGCGCTCTCAATCGACCTTGCCGAAGTCATCCGCTATGCTCTTGACTATGCCCTGCTAAACAGCGAACGGCACAAGGCGAACTACGTTGGACGCCCTGACCAAGTGCAGGCCGCGCGCGGTTCGCTCGCAAAGGTAGCCGAGCTTATGCAGGTCAAGCTCCCCCTCTGATCCCATGTCAACCGTGAGGCGTGAGCCTCCCCAGTATATCGAAACCTTGCGCCCTGTCCGTGCTTCTACGGCGGCGCGCTTGAGTGCCAACTTCGCCAACGTGGGCGGCACCTGTGGCGTGACATGTCGGGGCGGCTCATTCAGGCGCGAAGGCTCGGGGCCGTGGCTGCGTGTTGTCCGTCGCGGCAATCCCGCTTTCTATGCGTTGCCCGGCTACCAAACGCTAGCCGATGCAACCGGCCCGGCCGTCAAGGCGCTTGTCGTTCGCTATGATCGACACACCGCATGGGGTGAAGTCACGCGCCAGATGCGCGCCCTAGCCAAGCGCGAAGGACTGGCCGGATTCGTAGGGGGCTGGCATGACTGCGAGGGGACAAGCGCGGCCCATTGGAAGCGCACGAAATGGCCGCGTTTCGTGTGGCGCGCCGGGCGGTTCGTTCCCTATCGAGGGTAGGGTCAAGACCCTAGCCAATATGAGGGATTTCCGTCCTCGACATGTTCCGGCAATCTGCTAACCTGTTCCCATGCCTAAAGACTTCTTCTCTCAAGTGGCCGAGCGCCGCGAAACGGCTATCGCCAAACTCGACGCCGAGACCTTCGCGCCGTTGATTCGCAACCATCTGGTGCAGCTCTATCGGGCGGCGCATGCAGTAGAACCCAAGCTTACTGGGGTCCTGTGCGCTATGGGCGCGGCGTTTCCTCGTGGCGAGTATCGTGCGCAAAGCGTGAGCGACCCGAGCGAAAAGGTGACCGACAAGGCTAGCGAGTGGGACGACAAAAGCGATTGGCAGCCCATCCAACCGGGCCGCGCTACTGTGTGCGACTTCTTCCGGGCGGTCAGGGAATACGAGGCGTATCTTTGCAACGGCCTCCCCTATATCAACGACATCACCCCCGCCGATCTGACCACCGGGCGCGCCAAGAAAGCCGCGATTCATGGGCCGCGCGGGTTGCGTTCGCGCCTAGGGTGATCCCCCTACTCAATATGAGGGCAAGACCTCGCTATGCAACCGCCCCGCTTTGTGCTATACTGTGGGCGGAATCAAACAACCCAATCCGCCCAACATGAACGCCAAAGAAGCCAACAAACTCACCGCCGCCGTCTGGTCTGCACTCGCCTACCGGCTCAATAACAAGAGCTGGACGCATTACGCCGACGCCTACCTTGCCGAGAATGTCGCCGAGGAAAAGGCACATCGGGGTTGCGGACTCCCTTCGCGCGAGTGGGGCCTAACCGTCAACGAAGCGGCGCGCCTGTTCGCGGTTCGCCAGTTTGCCCAGCTGATGACCGGCGATGCGAAAGCCCCGCATGTCAAGTATTATCTTTCCATGCGCCGCAGCCTGTGGACCGCCGCCGCGCTTTGGCTCAACTACCGCAAGGACATTCGCGCCGCGTTCAAGGAGGCTAAGGTCAACCCGGTCGAAGTCGCCGCGCTGGACTATGCCGAACTGATTAAGGTCTAATCCATGTATAACCTAACCCCCATTCTATCCACCGTGCCCAAACTGGGCGTGCATGGTTACACCAAAGCCGCCCGGGTTGTGAGCGCCTACGTTATGACCCGCAAGCGCGCCGTGGCCGAAAAGCTGACCCATGCCGGGGCGATGGCGACAATGGGGCATTGCGTGGTTGAACTGCGCGACGGTGACGAACTCGACACGACCGGCACCTTTCAACAGGTCATTTTGTCCAAAGGCGAACGCCTCAAACGTGGCGACCGGGTAACGGTGTGCTTTCGGCGCGAACGCCTGCCCGGGTTTGGCGCGCTGGTGGGGCTGGTCGTGCGCTAGGGTCAACACCCTAGTCATCCCTAGGGTAAGATTCTCCCGCGATTTCCCCACATTGCGCTTGCGCGTAGCGCAACAAAGAAACTGAAAGTTTCTTCTTGCATTATCCCGCAAGCCGGTCATTCTCTCACCTAGTCAAAGGCCACACCCCGCACCAACGCGGGAAGCCGGAGACTCTGGCGGCTCCAGCCAGTTCTAACGGAAACTACATGAACGAATCCAAAGCCATCCGCCTTGCCCGCCTGCTTAACGATCTGGCCGCGCTGGGCTTCACCTACGCCGAGGCTAACCGCCTTCGCCGGATCGAGATGACCCTTTCCCGCTGGTCAACCGCCGAGTGCAACGGGGAAATCGTCCGCGATGAAGAGACGGGTAAACCGTCCCGCGTGTCGGGCTGGTATCTGCGAGGCAATGGCCCTTATGCGGCTTACCCCATCCCCGACCGCGAGACCGGCGCGCGCAAGCAACTCGCCGCCATCATGGCCGCTCACCCCGACCTGTGGAGCTACAACCAAGGCGACCCGCGCGGCGTGGCGCTGTATGTGGGGCGCAAAGCCGACCTCAAGAGCACGAGCAACGAGATTGTGCGGAAGGCGCGGAGCTGGGGCGCGCATATCGCCCGGGTCAAGGATGCCGCCAATCAGTTCAAGGTTGAAGGGCTGCCCGAGTATCACGCCACCGAGGAAGCCGCCGCCCGCGCCTATCTCACGCACCGGGGCGCTTCTATCCCGGCGCGCAATCTCCTGCCGCTGGATCAGCACTACAACACGCGCGGCGTTGCGGTTCACGCCTAACCCTCAACCATTCGCCCAACATGGAAACGAACTGCCATCACACACGAGACGGTAAAGGCGTGAAGCTCACTGGCGGGATGCTGCACGCCAAGAGCCATGACGAAGCGGCCGAGCGGGCACAGATTGGCCTTACCGTTCAAGTCAAGAGCGGAGGTCGCGCCTACTTCGCGGACAAGACCGGGCGGGAAGTCTCGCTTTACTTGAGCGTTCATCCCGAGCACACTGCCAAGGGTAAGGCCGCACTCGCCGCGTATTGGGTTGAGGAGAACAAGCGGAGAGAGACCGAGCGACAGAAGGCGGAAGACCTCGACCAAGCCCTGCAAGATGCGATTGACGAAGCGGGCGGACCCGAGGCGGCGCTTGCCAAGCTCAAAGGGGAGGGCTAATCCATGACGCACCGCGACGAACTCGAACGCCTGCAAGTCAAGGAACGCGCTTGCGGTTGCACCGTGACGTTTTACCGCGACGAAGCCGGGCACCTGTCCGGCGTGTTCTATCTCGACCCCGAGGGCACAAGCAAGGAGCGCGCCGGGGTGCTGCTCGATCCGTTGACCTTCGCCGAACGTGCCCGCCCCAAGCTGGAAGCATGGCAAGGACGCGGGCCGAAGTATCGCCGGGGCGTTGCCTCTGGGCTTGTCTGGCCGGTAAGGTGTTACCCCTAGGCCCGCTCTAGGGGATCAACCTGCATCAAATCCGCTCGACATTCGCGCCCGGTGCGTCATGCTGGGCCGTGTTCAAGTCAACCAACTAAACCAAACGCCCGCAATGCACTATCCCGGCCAACTCGTGCCCCTCAAGGAAAGCACCCATACTGTAAACCATGGCACATGGTCCGCCCGTTGGTGGGTCAACAGCTATCAAACCGCAAACGGCGTGCGCTGGGGCGCGAATCGATTCGGCGTGCGCCTATCCGGTTATGCTTCGCTAGATAGCCTTCTAGATCAGCTCAAGAACCGCGCGTCCTAGGGTTGATTCCCTATCTCGCGTTTTGTTCTCGCAATCACCGCGCTCCCTGTCATTCTCTCCCTTGTTCAAGTAAGCCAAACACTCAACGATCCGCCACCATGCAAATCATCCTCTCAATCAAAGCCGACAACGCCGCGTTTACCGACGACCCCGGCGCGGAAGTCGCCCGCATCCTGCGCGACGCCGCCAAGCATATCGAACGCGACGGCCCCCACTTTCGCCGCCTGATGGACTCCAACGGTAACAAGGTGGGCGAAATGGATTTCACCGAGTAACCCTTTCCCACCATGTCAACCGCTCCCGCCCTCTCTGCCAACCTCTCCCGCCTGCTCAAGCGCTGCCCGCAATGGGTCGAGTTTCGCGCTGGGGAAGCCCGTTGCGAAGGCTACCGCCATGCCATCGGGGCCAATAACGGCTTGACCGCCCTTGCCAAGCGGGGCTTGCTTTATGTCCGCTTTGACGGCGGCAACGTGTTCCGCATGAGTGACGCGGGCCGCATCGCCCGCGAAGCCCTCGACGCGCCGCCCGCGCCGGTTGTCACGATCCATGACCCGCGCTTTCCGCCGATGCCCCACTTGGCTAACCTGCCCTGATACCTTATTACCATGAAGACTATTTCCGAACTGGCCAACATGACCGACACGGCTTTTGAAGCTTACATGAAACGCAAGAGTATTGGAGGCATGGCCACTGTGAATCTCTCAGCCAAGCGCCGGGCTGAGTTGAGAACGCAAACCGAACAGAACGCCAAGGCCGTGCGCGAGGCCGACGAAAACTACCGGCGCGAACATTTCACCCCGCATAATCAAGCCATCTAACCCAAAGGACCAACTCACCCGCGCGCGGACTGAATCACCCGCCGCACCATTGCCCCGCGTTGCCTCTGGCGCGCGGGGTTTTTGGGTTGCCTGTCAAGAGGCGAGATCCCCCAGAAAACGCCTAGGTAATCGACCCTAGCGTTTTGTGCTCGGCCCGGGCGGCGCGCCTGCTAGAGTGTGGGCCGTTCAACAATCAACCCGCCTCCCTATGTCCAACTCAACCAAAGTCATTTTCCGCCATGATCGCGCCAAGTCTGGCGAAGTCGTCGCGCTGTTCCCCGCCTTGGCGGGCACCTACAACCCGGGCACCTGTTCCGCCTATGTCCATCTAGGCCAGCACACAAGCGCCGATTTGTTCGGCACGGTAAGGAGCACGCGCCTTGCCAAGCCAAGCGAATACCGGGAGCTTGCGCGCGAATTGCGCCGGATTGGTTACAGGCTCACCATATGCAAGCGCGCCACCCGGGCGGACTATGAGGCGCGTAAGGAGCAGGTGACCCCAAGCAAAGGCGCTTGACAAGCCTTCGCCCTCTCTGCCATACTGTGCCCCGATGAAATACTTTACCGCCATTCTCTACGCTCGGGACGGCACGGAAATCGACCGTTGCGCCGATTGCGAAGGCATCCGCAACGCCAAGGAGCGCGCTCGCTATCTGCTTTCGGACACCTTCGCCCAACACAGCGAAACCACACACGCGGCCTTTCAGACCATGAAGGCGGCAGTCTTTGCGGACGGTGACAAGACCGGCGCGGATGCCCTTTGCGAGTGGGACGCCGAACATCCCCAACATGCCGCGTATGTAAAGGAGCAGAACCGGCTTGCCGATCTAGCCGAGCAGGCGCAGCTAGAACGCGAACGCGCCGACGAACACACAGAGAGCGAACGGGCCGAAATGCTAGAGGCTCACACGGCGCGCGCTCGCCACCGGCCAGCCTTCACTTTTGAACCCAAGGGTTCGCTATGAACCGCGCACGCTTCACGGTCCAAGTCACCGGCACCCTGTCAAGCCGCGAGCTAAACGCGATAGGCCAGCGCCTAATCCGCGCCGCACAGGGCAGCTCTAAGCTCCGCGAGGTCAAGGTATGGGACAATTCGGAGACCTTCATTGAGCTTAACGAACGGATTGACCGCGCCCGGCAACGTGCTGCCGTGTTAGAGAGTGAAGACGCATGACGCCCCGCGAAAAGGTATCTAATCTGCTTGAGGCTCTAGGCTTCGACCTACAGGCCGAAGAAATCGAATGGGTGAAAGGCGCTCATTCCCATTACGCACATGACGTGCTAGAGCGTTGGCGCGGAAACGGCTACCGAATCAGTGACCGCAAGGCGGTGGAGTTTACTGGACTGGACAGCGTGACGGCTTGCGCGAAAGGGTTGGTGGTCAAACCAAATGAGCCAGACAGCCAGTATTACGGGGATTATACGGTAGAAGCGGTCAAGCACGCCTCTGAGCCTGTCAAGACAAAACGCAAATCCCGTGAGCGGAAACCCAAAACCCAGTTTCCACACCTTGCGCGTTTACGTGATTTGCTGACTTGACCTAACCCGTCTTCTCTGCATACTGTGCCCCAGATGAAAACCACCGTCAAACCCTCCGACATCGTTCCCCATGGCCGCAATGATAACGGCTATTATGTCTTCACCTGCTATGGCCTGAATCTGGGGCAATACTCAATCGGGGGATGCCGGAACATGCGGGACGCCAAGCGCGCCGCGCTGGACTACTTTAACGAGCAGGCGAAGAAGGCTTAACCCATGACAACCCGCAAAGGCTGGAAACGAATCAGGGACAAGGATCGTCCGGAGTTCCCCTATCACTACGCGAATCAGGCTTTGGGTGCAATAGTCTTCCGGTCTGCCGTCGCGCACTGTTGGCTTGTGCATCGTTCTCCGGGAGGGGTTCAATCAGGCGAGTTTACGACGGCTGAAACCGCAATGGCGGCGGTTGAAAAGAGCGCTTGACACGGCTAGGCGCCCCGGTATGCTTGGCGACATGGAAACGAGAACCGCCCCATTTAACGCCGCACTAGCCAAGACGCTAGGCTTGCGCGTAGGCCAAACCCGGCACGTTTCGGAACGGCTCGCAATAGTCGAAATGCCCCGGCAGGATTGGCGCTTATATGACCGGACCCATAACCCGCGCGCCAAGGTCACGGAGCGCTGGTTAAAGCACGCGGGCAACTCGCATCTGTGGATAGGGGGAATAGATACCTATTCCGATGAACCGTTTTACTATCTGTCACGGCTGGCAGAGATTGCGCCCGAGCTGCCGCATTTGGCGGAATGGGCAGAGCGATTCAGGCCGAAAGGGGCTTGACATGACTTGCGAGCCGGTTAGGCTTGGCACTGTTCAATCAAACTAACCTCCCTACCATGCTCCCCAACATCCTCCCCTTTCATCGTCTTGCCTCTGGCCGCGTCATTTCGGCCGGTCAAGTGGTTAAAGTCTTGCGCGTAGTTCGCTCGCAACCCCTTAGCACGCATTACCGGGAGACCTTTACGAGCGCATGGGATGGCGGAAACGGCTATGACGTGTTGCGCGCCTTTTCTGGCTACTGTCAAAACGAGATTAACCGCCGGGGCGGTTTGGTGGTCAAACAGGATACCCCGGCCACGTTTGACCGGACCCAACGCAAGCTTTGTGAGCGTGCCCGCCCCAGTGAGTGCAAATGGTGCGGCCGGAGCGTAGGCGAATACGTCCCCAGCGGACGCGCCTTTTGTGATGCCTCTTGCGTCATGTCTTATCGGAGCTAAACGCTTGACAGGCACGGCGCAAAGGGTAGGCTTTCGCGCATGAAATGGAAAACCTATCCCATGGGAGGCAAGGGCGCCGAGTATATGGAAGCGCGCGGAAAGGTGGCCTTTCAGGATCACGCGGTCAACCTAGAGACTGGCAAGACCCTTTGTGGGTGCCGGGTTGATTTTCTCTGTCTAGATGAATCGCTAGCAAGTGAGACGGTGCCGGAGTGCCCGAAATGCGCGGCCAAGATACGGAAGGCCGGCTAGCTCGTTTCCTTTGGTCTAAGTAACAGGGTAAACCGCGCCAAACAGGGCAGCGCTAGGGTTTGAGATAGCCTAACCTAATCAGTGACCTAAATAGGGGGATTAGGGGCTTAGGTGGCCGGCTGGCCTGCCAGCCCGTTACCTAGACACCTAGAGAACAGAGTAAAGGGAGAACAGATAGGGGAAAGGAGTAGGGAGGAGAGAACAGAGAGAACCGGGTAAGGATAACGTAAGGGGATACAAGGGAGAGAGATAAAGGGAGAGTGTAAAAAAGAGGGGTGAGGGAGGAGGGGAAAGGGGTGGTCTATGAGTGAGACGCTACTAAATAGTTAGGCTCCTAACTACCGTCCTACCTCCACTCATACAGTTCACCACTCGCCTACGCACCTGCCCGCACCAATATGATTAGGCACCTAACTACTTTGGCTCCACTTTGCCGCGCACTCCTCATGCCAGCTCTGCCAGTTTCCTCTAGGGTGTTTCCCCTATGCTGGATTGTAAACGACAAGATTGACTAGGTGGCCCGCGACCGCAAAACCCGCAAACGGGTATTCCGTTACCGTGCAACGTGTTACGCGAAAGGCTGGGCGGCCGGCTATGGTGGCCTAGACCCTTGCTAGATATGCCCGTATAAGCGAAAAGGAATCGTGCCAAGTGCGCAAAATTCGCGCGAAACGGGCATCTTTGATCCCCTAGTGTCAGGTAGGCAAAACACCCTAGGCGCGCCTAGGTAATGGACCCTAGAGGAAAGGTGTTGACTCTTTGCCTATACTCCCTCAATATGTTAGTGCTGGGAAAAGGCGCCGTTTTTGGCGCGTTCGCGAGTGATAATGAGACCTATTCTCAACCGCGCGAATGGATGCCAAGCTCGCGTAAATCTGCTAGGGTCGTTTCCCTAGAGCTGAATGTAAACGTAAAGACTGACTAGGCGCCCCGATTGCGCGCAAAGGCCGTTTACCTAAGTGCCCTTGGACTAGGCTCTTATGCAAGCCTACTCGTTTCCCGCTATCTCCTTACCCATGGTTCCGGCCACGGCGGTCTTTACATTTACGTTTACGAATCCTTTACGATTTCTTTACACCGATTAAGCTTGCGTCTTGCCTACGGGATACTAACCTTTTAGCTGTAGGGGACTGACTGCCGTTTGGCCCGCGAAACAGACGCGACAAAGCCGCAAGCGGCCTTAGCCTGTCTTGCGGTCTCATGGGTGATAGTCACGAATGGACTACCTCAAAGAGCTACGTTACACCCTAAACCCGGTGCGCGGTTTGACCTGTTTCAGTCCTGTCTAGACATGCCGTTTAATCTCGTGGCCTGAGAGTTGAATGGTGAACCGATTCACGGTGCGCTGTTAGTCTACTGACTCAGTAAGGGTTACACGAGGGACCGGGATAAACCCAGTTAAGGAGTGCGCGCCTAGTGGAAAGAAGTCTAACAGGTAACTGATACACCGCAGCTAGAGGGGTTTACCTAAGAATCTGCGGCAGAGCCGCACCCCGGAGCGGCGCGAAGGGGAGAGAAGCACCCTAGCGAAAATAGGGGATCGACCCTACAGACAAGACTCGCGCCATGCTGTAGATTGGCGGTGTTCAAAGTAACTCAACTCTTCCCATGAATTCTCCCACCTATTACTCATACGCTCCCGCTGTTCAGCACGACGAACACAAATTCGGCTCTCTCAAGGGCCGCACCCTTCACTCCCTTAGCAACGGCAACGATTGCACCTATGACGGGCTCTATACCGTCCTGAGCGGGCCGAAAGCCGGCGAGGTGTTCGTCCGGCTTGAGCGCTCCCCCTGTGCGCCGCATTGGGTGCCCCTGTCCCAATTCGATATTGTCCCCGCCACCCTGAGCAAGGCCGCGCTCGCCGCCATTGAAGACGACGAAGCCCGGGAGCGTGCCCGTCCCTCCTATCACCGGGGCTTGTCCCCTGCCTCCCGCGAGTGCTGGGGGCTTGAGTGATCCTTTTCCCGTCCAACCCGCTAACCTCAACTCCCGCCCACCATGTCCAAAACTGACCGCCTGTCCTTCATCGCCAATGTTGCCGGCCGCGTTAATCGTGTGCTTTCACGTCTCGCCGCCGCCCACATGTCGCCGCACCAAGCCCGCCGGGTCTTGCGCCGCACCTGCCCGAAACTCCACCTTAACCGCGCCTAACATGACCGCCAATATCCAGCAAATGAAAGCCGAACTCGGCGCCTACGCACTACGGGAAAAGCTGCTTGAGGCCGCCCTTGCCAACGCTGCCAAGCAGTTTGACAGCATAGTGTCAGCCATGGCCCAAGGTCATACGGTCTCAATCAGTAGCGTCCAGAATTGCGCTGCCAAAGCTCGCGCCACCCACACCCCCTAATCCCATGACTATGCATCGTTCCTTCTCTTCTCGCGGTCTCCGGTTCTACCGTCTCCGCTGCATCTACAAGGCCGGCCGCGCCAAGGGCTTACCCGCCTATGTGGCCTATTCACGCGCACGCCATGAGACCGCCTAGCCTTATGGTTCGCGCTAAAGACCTATTCGCCCTGTGCCTAGTCTGCCTCTGCTTGGCTTCCATCCCGCTTGCCCTAGTCGCGCTAGGGGTGGCGGTTTTGCTAGGTTATTTTGGCTAACGATTAGGCCAATTTAGTTCCGCTCCGCTCTGGGCCGGCCCTTCGGGACCGGCTCTTTTTACATATATCTTCATCCTACCGAGTTTATTTCCTTTACTCTAATCCTATCTAGCCTATTCTTTCCCCAGTCAGCCAAAGCAATTCCGCCCAACCTGACTTTATCTCATGTCACACGAAATCACCAACATCGACCGCCAAGAGGGTATTGAAATGGGCTGGCACAAGCTCACCGTCGTCAAACCCCTGATTGAACTCCTGTCTTCATGGCTCGCCCAATGGGACGTGTCCAAGGTTCCCATGCTGGAGGGTGACGGCTCCGCTTCGGAATACTGCCGTATCACTTGCACGGATGACCCGAAAATCCGCATTGGTGCCCCGGTGCATTGCGAGTCTTACGGGCTGGTCACGAACGCCGATTTCCTGCGTATCATCAATACGGCTATCCGCGAAATCCCGGGCGCCAAGGTTGCCAGTGTTGGCAGCGTTTGCGGTCGTTCCCGCATCTTCGTTTCCGTCAAGCTGGAGGAGCTGGCCGAGTTTAAGGCTGCCGGGCGGTCCTTCGTGCCCTACCTTAATTTTCTCAGCTCACATGACATGTCCGCGCCGTTCGCGGTCAACACGAGCAACATTTGCACAGTCTGCAATAACACGTTTGGCATGAACCTGTCTTCCTTATCCCAACGCTCCGGCATGAAGGCTGCCCAGTCCGCCAGTGAGTCCGCCAAGGCCGTTCGCGTCGTCATGAAGCATACCAAAAACGTCATGGAACGGCTGGAAAACGTGCCCGAAATCGTTGACGGGTTTCACGGCGCGCAAGCCCTGTTCAAGCTGGAAATGGACAAGCTGGCTGCCGCACCCATCAAGATTGACGACGCCAATGCCCTCTTTGCCGGTTTCCTGACCGCGCGCACCGAGGTTAAGGAGCCCATGTCAACGCGCCGCGCCAATCAGGTTAATCGCCTGACCGAGCTGTTTGTCCGGGGCGCCGGTAACGAGGGTCAAAACCGCGCCGATTGGTTCAGTGCGGCGACTGACTATTACAGCCATGAAAACGCGGGGGGTGACGACCGTATGCGCCAGTTCGTTTCCAGCGAATTCGGCAGCGGGCAGACCGCCAAGGCCGGTGCTTGGGACCTTATCCGCGACGACAAGGCGATTGAGGCGACACTTGCCCGGGGCAAGACGGTTCTCGCGCTTTCGTAAGCCTTCTGCCAGTTCGCTCCGCTCTCTGGGCCGCTCTTCGGAGCGGCTCTTTTCTTGGCTTCGACAAGCGATGCCTGCGGCATTTCTTTACAGTCCTTTTACATCTCTCAGCTTGCTATTCAATCCTAGATGCCCCTTATTCACCCCATGAACTCCTCCCTCACCTCCCTCCGGGCTTATCGCCTCCGTTCCCTCTATCGGTATTACCGCTCTATCTTCACCGGCCCACAGGTGCCCGCGCGCTATGCCTACGCGTTGGCGGTCGCCAAGCTGGCGGACTAACCCCCTTACCCGCTAACCCTCAATCCCTGTATCCTATGACCACTCACAAGACGGATCATGCCAAGGTGTTCGCCCTAGCGCGTAAGCACCTGCCCAGCGACAAGACAGCTAATGCCCGCAGCTGCATGGCTGATGCCATGAGACTGTCAAGCTGGGCGGATGCGGACAAGCAAGACCGCGCAATCCTGTGCGCGTTGCGTTCGCTGGCCTACTCCATCGGTATCCTTCATGCGGACTATGCGCGCGCGTTCAATGCGGCGGGTATCACTGGCCCTGTGCGCCTAATGTCCTGATACCTAGTCTAGTCAGCTACCTCTGCCCTAGGTCACAAGCCTAGGGCTTTCTTGTGCTTACTCCCTACGGTCGGGCGCACTGTGGCGCTTGCGCGCCAGTGTCCCGCATACCAGTCAACAGAGTAGCCATATGCAAGGCTAACTAACCCAACCTAGGGCAGCTAGGGCCAAGGTGACACACAAGCTTTGTGTGCCTATCCTTTCCCCTATACAGGGCAGCCCAGAATCCGATACCAAGGTATAGGTAGAGAGCCGAGCCTCACCTAGGGCACGGGAAGGGCCTTGGCTGCGATATTTTACATACGCTGCTTGCGTTGCGTAGCAACGAGTTACGCTAGTAAGGCGTAGGTCACAATTGAGGGAGCTTACCCATTGACACTGAGGGACGGACCCTAGGGAGAGCAGGGGAGACTGCTTAGCGGAGAGTGGGGAGGAGAGCCTAGTAGGAAGGGGTGGCTTTTTGAGAACTTGAGAGTGAGTCTCAGTCGCAACAGGCCCCCCGGCCGTTTCACCCAAGGTCGGGACCCCATCTCACCATTACCCCTCTATCTCTCTATCTTGGTCTCCCTCTCTTCTTCTCCCAAGGGGTAGTCTTCAAGAAATCGGCATCCCCTTTCTCTGCTCCCTGCAAGACCTTTCTCGAAAAAATTCCGGAGCCACATTGACGAGTCCCTTTTACAATCCGCTCAAATAATCCGTATACTCTCCTGCCTCGTTATCCCACCCGCATTTTTCGCATACCTTCTTTCCGTTGACGCAATTCATCACGCGGTTGCGCGAGCAGTTGGAGCACTTGATTCCGGTGTAATCGAGGGCTCGATAGCCATCCCGTTTCGCGCGGGCGGCCTCATCCTCACCGTTAACCTCTTCCCAGTTTATCTCGCCCATCTGGTCGCACTACTGCCGCGCAGTCCCCCATTCGCGCGCACGGCGGCGGGGCGTGAGACCCGCGTTTTCGCGACAAACGGCACCTCCACGTTTCGCGCGATTTGGGCCTTTTCGGGCGTTTTTGGCGCTATTTCGGGAGTGCGATAAATCGGGGCACTGACAGGTCTGGCGGGCGGGTAACACAGATCCCGATATAACTTGGCCGCCGAGATGCTCGGCCTGCGCGGTGCGATTACATCATGGATATGGTTAGCCAATACCTTGGTCACGGCATAGAACAAGGGGCGACGATACTTGGAGAAGAAGGTTCCGAACATGGGATGAGTATTGCACCCTTGCTGGCGCGCGTCAAGCGTTTTCTTTCAGGGAATCGTAGTCCTTCAACGCGGCCCGGTCGCGGGCATCATTGTGCGGAATGGATCTCAGTCGCTGAGCTAGCCTATCTGACAGTTCCCTCCAGCACGCCGACTCAATCTCCAGTTCACGGGCCTGCTCACTGGCCACAGCAATATGGTCATAGGGTGACCAAGGATTAGGCCCGCTAATACGTCGTTCCCAAGCATCTACTCGCGGGGTCTTGCTCATGCTACCCCCAAGAACTCATCGTCATCCATCGAGTATATCTCCATCCCCCTGAAGACTGGGCGACGTGCGGCTCCACCGGTCGAGAATACCGTGTGCAACTGCTTGGTGACATACTCATCAAACTCGTCCATCTCGCGCCGGCCCAAGAGGAGCTTGGTCGGGCGACCTTGATATTCGGCCATCTCGAATCGCTCGGCGGCGACCAGTATCCTGTCGGTGATATCGCTCAATCGTAGGTCTCCTGTTCGCGCCACTTGGCCACCAGTTCGGGAGTCAACGACTCACAAAGGTCAAGCAACGTTCCTCGTCCATCCTCATACTCGAAGACGGCATAGTGACGAGTGACTATCACGCACGTCTTGGTCTCATAGCTATCCCGTCCAAAGTAGCCGTTGCAGTATCCGTAGATCACGTCACCGGGTTTGAAGAGTTGGAACATGTTCTTCACTTGAGCCCCCACATGATTGCGCCACCAACCTGTTCGTGCTCGTAAGACGCGACCAAGCCTTCCTTGGCCATCCGCACCAGTTCGCGGTGAACGGGGGCCTTCACGAGTTTGCCAAGCGCCTCTTCTTCGAGGTCGGTATAGCTCAACTCTTCAAGGATGCGAGATTGGAGGGAGGGATTGGTCATTAGGGGGAACGGATGAAGGACTACCATATCGACTATCAAATACTTCGGCGGGAGTCTCAAATCTAACGGGCTTCCATTCGCCGTCTGATATCGCGTCACGCCACTGACCCCAAATGCGTATCCGATATCTTTCTTGTGTGAACCGTTCGGTCAAGTCCACCTTCTCCAACCAGCGCGTCTCATTGAGGCCGGTGAAGGGGCAATAGGCTTTGACAGGCCACCAAAGGAAGATGCGACGAGTGCGCATTTCGCCGTCCTTGGACTTGATAGGAACAACGGGAATGGGATGAGCGAACCTCATGCCGTCACCCTCCCCGTCCGCACCTTAAGCCACTCGCCGAAAGTCAAGCTACCATCCTCACTCAAGAAGTCAAGATATCGTTGCCTGCCGCGCGAGATCTTCGACGGCTTAGGACTTAGCTCCCTCATCTTGGCGAGCCCTTCCTTGGTCACCCTGTAATAGTGCATCCCGCCGGCCACATCGTAGGCTCCATGGTCAGCTAGATAACCCATCTCGATAAGCGCGGTCAAATCGGAGTCCGGGTCACTGACGTAGCGGTTACGGTAGTGTCCGAAGGCACCATCGCCTTCATCGCGGTAGATGCGGTCGGCGCGTCCATATTGATCGCACCCGAGAGAGTGCTGGAGGATGTGGAGTTGGCTGGGGGTCATAAATCAGGGAGCTGATACCGACTCAACGCGCCCGTGATATGGGCGTCCTTGTATTTTTCGATACATCCCTTGAACAGCTTGCGAACACCTTCATGACTTGCGTTGTGCTCTTGCGTATGCCAACGCTCCCAGCATTCCCCGGTGACGAACACCTTCCTTTCGGCGATGGCGCACTCGTCTTCCCGGCAGAATCTCTCAGCATCCCTCTCGTTGAGAAAGACCGAGATCAATTCCCAACTCCCCCATCCGTATGCGGTTGCCTTCGTTCTCTCATACACGGCGTAATCCAAGCCCAATGAAGGGGTGTAAGTCTTAGATGTCATTTTAAGTCGTCCCACAGGTCGAGGGCACGGAGAAAGGCTTCAGCCTTCGTCTGAGCATCAGCGTCAAAAAGATCAGTATTCTCGGCGAGAATAGATCGATACGCTCGACGATCTATATCCCTTAGTGTCTGCTCTGCCCTATGCATGGCATTCAGATCGGTGAGATAGGAAGGGACATTATGGTGCGAGCGGACGGACTCAACAGCCTTACATTCAGACCAGTGAGATTCGCCCTCCATAGCTTCTTCGGCTTGTCTCATTGTGCGATAATGGGGAGACTCCTTCCATTCGGTTCCGCCATGAGACATATACCAAAAGCGGAACGCTTCGGTGCTAATGTCACACGCTTCAGCAATGGCGATACATTGTGCTTGAGGTGTCATATCAAAACGGCTTGCCCGATTTGGGGATGCGGATACCCACCACGTCCAAGTCCACACGATGACGATGTGACACCTCCGTGCGAAACGAGCGACCGGGTTTAGCCAGCTTCTGTAGGTCTTTCGTGAGCGTGTGTTTCTCCTCTTCCCACTGAGCCAAGTCTCTCACGTCGAGCCCCTGCGGATGATTGGCATCTCTTCCGTCAAGTCGGTCCACCATATCCCAGCATTGCTGGTCGGTCTCCGCACCCATGCCGAACACGAGGTCTTCGGGGCCGCGCACGTTCTCGACCAAATCGATGACAGTGTAGAGCACGGTCTTCTTGGGGTTGAAAGGCTTGGTGCAGACGATGAAACGGCCACTGCGGGCGCGCACACGATAGGGACGCTTCTCGCGCGCGAAGGTGATGAAGGCACCGACAGGAATATCTGGCAGTTGCCACTGAAGCCTTTCCTTCGGCGTGTAGTCGTAGTAGGTCTTTTTGTCGTCGGTCATTTGAGTGCGGCATCGATTTCCTCAACCACTCGTTTCGCATTGGCATACCACGGAAGCTGATTACCCTGAGCGTCGAGAGAATCGCACTCAACCGTATTGAAGGTCAATTCAAGCGCGGAGCGGCTCTGTTTAAGCAGACTACGGAATCGAATCCTCTCACTCAGTTCTTCGCGCCAACCGGGAATAAACATGTCGAGTTCGGTATCGGCGAACCCACCACGGCAGTTGCGACCTTCGAGATCAATCATCGCGGGTTGAGCGCCCCACTTTTTGCAGTAGGCGTCATACGCGCGCAGGTGCATATCCCACGGAATGCCGGCAGAGTAACCTTGGACAGGAGCCATCTTCATCATCCGAGTATCCCACACTTGGGTCGCGGGGTCAAGAGGAAAAGTGGACAATCGCGCCACGATGGCGGGATATGTCAATCTGTCACACTGTGCCACGAGAATCGCGCCACACGAGGCGACGTTCTGGATTCGAGAACCGCATATCTCGTTGTCCACCAACGTCTCTTTTCCCGCTTGACACTTGGCACCAAACTCGCTAAGATACCCGCTCAACCATCAACTCAACATATCATGTATCTAAAACCTCTGGGCGATTTGAATCGCTTTCTCAACCCTGATTTTCGCGTCGGCTATCACTCCTTCGCGCCGTTCCCAGCCTCGCTCTCCGACTTCTTCGATTACGAGTTGGGCACTTATACGCGCCGTTTCAAGGCCACCGAGGAAAACGGCAATCTCATTCTCTCCCTCGATTTGCCCGGGTTCAAGCAAGCCGAAGTCGAGGTGGAACTGGAGAACCAAGTCCTCACCGTGCGCGCCAAGAACGCCAAGGATGAGGTTGAGCAATCGGTCACCGTGGGCGACGACATCGACCCGGACAAGGTGGAGGCCAAACTGGAAGACGGTGTGCTCACACTGATTTTGGGCCGCCATGAAGCCGCCAAGCCGCGCAAAATCACCATCAAGTAGTCCATTTCCCTCTAGTCCGGTGTATTAGAGGGTGTCAGGAAACCACTCCGAAGCGTCCGCGCCTAGGGGTCTAAACATGGAGACCCTAATCACAATGATTATCGCCACCATTACAGCTTGGTTCGTCGTTGCGGGAGTGTATATCATCTCCCAGAGCGGTTATCGACCCAAGCAGCTAACCAAGTAAAACAGAAAACAAAGACCCCCTTCGCGCGAGTGGAGGGGGTTCTTTTTTGTGCGGACGCGAGTTTTCTCGGTAAACCCTCTTAAAGTCGGTGTATCACACTGCACACCAATCTAACTCCTCCTATCGATGTCTAAGTATCATATCTTCACCTCGCAGACTGGCTCCCTCGCCCCTGCCTCCCTCAACGTTAGCGGCACCTACTCTTATTGGGCTAACGCTTCTGGCGCGCTTCAGGTCACTCTCGCGGATTTGAGCGTGCGTAACGCCACCACCATCTTCGCCCAAACCGGCACCCGCGAAGTCGTGTCCACGGGCCTTGGCCGTCTCACCACGGTCGGCAATGTAGGCACAGGTCTCTTCTACGGCACCACGGGCCTTTATCAGTATCCTACCTTCCTCGGCGAGCCCAACTACTGGATTCCCGGCTATGGTCCGGCTGGCCAGCTGATCTCGATCCCCGCCTACACGCGCTCAAGCTAATTTGGGATAGGGTCTTCATAGCATCTAGGCTCCTTCTCATGAAGGAGCTTTTTTGTTGAGTTGCTCGGCCGCTCCCGATTAATCCGAGCGGATGATACTCAGTTGGAGACTGCCCCACGTGGGTCCGAGGCGCACGTAGAATGTGCGATAGGTCACCTCGTCGACGACAACCTCAGTGCGCCCAAAGCTAAGCCACCCAATACCCCATACACGGCACTTACTCGTGTCGGCAACACCGTAGGACATGCGTTTGGCGGATTCACTCACTGGCGGCTCTCCAGTTCGCGGCATTGAGCGCGCTCTTCGTCGGTTAGCATTCTAGGCTCTCCATCGTCGGGGAACGTCGCGAACAATTCGCTGTAAGACAGGTCAAGTGGCCCCTCATTCATCTCGCCCACTTCAGGCACTTCGTCGTGCCGTTCAATCAGAGTGATTATCTGGTGAAGCGGCGCCTTGAAGAACTCGCGCGAGTCGTTAATGCGATAGGAATCAAGTTGAGAGTGGAGATTGGCTTCGACGGCAAAGGGAAACGCGACGCGCCGAGAATAAACAACCGTATAGGGATAGGGAATACCAGATCCGGCGGAGAGTTGGCGGGCGCGCTCGACCGGATCGTTGGTGCTGCACCCCACCTTGTAAACCCCGGACATCAAGGGGCTGGACAAGACGTATACGTGACCTACCTCGGCGCTCATTTATCCCTCCAGTGTAGCTCAAGAGCCTTTTGGGAACACATGTCGCTGAACTGCGCGGCGGTGCAACCGTTGGAGCGCTCGATAAGGTCTTCGATAATGTCTTCGTGCTCCGCCAAGAAGTGAACGGCCATAGCCCGCTTTTGAGCCTCATCGATGTTGCCGATTTCGAAGCAGGTATCGAGTCGTCCGGGACGCGTGGAAACGCCCCTCTCATTGGGCACTCCCAGTGCCTCATCCAAATAGTCCAAGCGGTTGGTTGTGATGCACAGATAGACGCCTTCGGAGGGAACCACTCCGCTGACGCAGTTGAGCAGACACTCAAACGAGAGCTTGCCGGCCTTAGAGATGTTGACGCGCTTGTTGAATGAGCAATCGATATCCTCGAACACGATCATGCAGGGACCGTAGCTGATGGCGTTGTCCCAATACTCGATGAACTCATGATCGGCCATTGTGTTCAACTCAAACAGGAACAGCGGCACATCAATCTCTTGAGCTACCTTGCGAATGGCGGCAGTTTTACCCGAACCGGCGAGGCCCCACAGAAGACAGCCCCGGCGAAACAGGAGCCCTTTGCTCTCATACCACTCCTTCGACTTGAACCAGCGCAACACATCCGCGCGAAACCTGTTTGTGGTCTCGTTGAAGGTGTAGAAGAAGTCGCGCTTGGAGTAACCGATATCGGATCGCGAGTAATTGACGAGACGATTGTGGGCAACAGACTCATTGAGGCGCGAAGGTGTGCTGGCAGAGGGAGCGGTGCCACTGGAGTCTTTGCGCAGTTCGACTCCATTCAATTGTCCCTTCCCCACGTAGCGCCGTATGAAGAATCGACTGCTTCGCTGGGAAGCTTCCTTGTCATACTGATGATAGGTATCGTCATACCACTCGACCGCGTCGCACAGGAGCTTTTCGTGGTCTAGGGTCCCGCGCAGGAACCGGAGTGAGCAAGACATCTCATTCATCATGCCCGTTTCCTTATCTTGGCCGCGTAAATCGGAGAGCGAGACCAAGGTACCACGCGTCCAGAATAATTGCGACTTGAGACCCGCGAGGATCTGCATGAGGATTGTGCGATTTGACTTGCGCTTCATCACATACTCGGTCAGCGAGTCATAGCGGATGATATTGGAGGGGAGCGGTTTACCCTTGGCTGCGAGATAGTAGGTAATCGCCCTTGAAGCCGAGCCATCCATCTTGACTTCCACGATTATCAGGCGTATCAGATTCTGGGCGCCGGACTTGATCTGTCCCCACAACATGATAACGGGCATCAACCATGCGAGCGCGGGTATCGAGGCGAGGAACTGATTCATCTCTCCTATCTTAACGGACTGGGTGGGTGGTGTCAAGTGCAATCTTGTTTGGGCGTCGCCCTGCCCGGCGATTGTTCGACCCGCAAGATTTATGGTTGACAAGGGGCAAAAGAGGTGTATGATAGATATGTCAACCGGCGTCAATCCCGACTCCCGGCGGATATAATCCATATGAAAACTGATACAGATAGTGTGTCTCTCGTTGTCGAGAGCACGGACGGGCGTCCGTTACGCGCCTACAAGCATGAGGGCAAGGCCTTCATTGAGAGCCACGAAAACCGCACCTACCAGCTGCGCGTCAAGAACAAGACGGGGAACCGAGTGAAGGCCGTTATCGCGGTCGATTCGCTCAATATCCTCACTGGCAAGCCTGCCACCGACGATCCCGGTGAAACGGGATACGTCTTGAATCCATACGCGGAAGAGGTATTCAAGGGCTATAGACTCGATGACAGTCAGGTTGCCGCTTTCACTTTCGTCAAGCGCGAAAAATCGTATGCGACCGAAGCCGGCGAGGGTCAGGGCAACGGAGTCATCGCCATTCGCGCCTACGCCGAGAAGACCAAGAAGCCCGACATGGCCGAGGTCTGGCGCAAGATGTATGAGGACGAGAAAAACAAGCCGCGCGAGAAGGAGTATATCCCTTATCGTCCGTGGTATTGGGAGGATCATTACTGGTATCCGAAGCTCCCTTACTTCGGGGACGTCTGGTGCGGTGGCTATTCGAAGTGCGGCACTACGGGTGCACTCGGAGATGGGAACGTTTATGGGGGCGCGGGAAGCACCCAATTCTCAGCGGGCAATCTCACCGCGTGCGCTCAGAATGCCTCCACCATGGCGTTCGCAACCACTTCCGAGGTCACCTCTTCGACGGTCGAACTGAAGGCTCAATCCTTCGACATGGGCAGTTCATGGGGCAGCTTAGTCAAGGAAGCGGTCACTCACACAGAGTTCGAGGCGGGGAATCTCATTGCCGAGCTGGTTGTGTTTTATGCGAGTCTCGATAGTCTCAAGACGATGGGCGTCAATGTCAGTCGCGAAAAAGCGGTGGCGTTCCCCGAACCCTTCAAGAGACAATACGCGACCCCGCCCAAGGACTGGATAAGCGGTAAGGCTTAATCTCCTACACCAATTCGACATTCTCGGCTCACGGAATCACACCGTGAGCTTTTTTCTTGGCATCCCTCCCCATCCGGTGTATCATGAGATAAGCTTCTTTACCATGTCTAAACACAAGTCGGCGAAACGGGCACTTGCGGCGGATGCCGTGGGCGCGGAAACGAAGGATAAAAGCGCGTGGGTCAAGCAAGACGGTAAATTGCTGATCCCTCTGAATATCAGGAATCGATATACGTTAAGTCAGCGACAATCCGTGATATTTGAGACCGCGATGAGTAAGGAGTCTCAAGTCGTAATGGTAGACGGTTTCTGGGGCACCGGTAAAAGCGCAATCGCTGTCCTAGCGGGACTACACATGCTCAACAACAAGAAGTGCGACGGCATCGTCTATGTTCGTAATGCTCTTGAGAGCACTTCGTCCGGCAAAGTGGGTCTATTGCCGGGTAGCCTAGAGGAACGTATGTCGCCCTATAACAGCGTCCTCTATGACAAGCTGGAGGAGTTCCTAACCAAACCCGATATCGACCGGCTCAAGAAAGATGATCGAATCGAGTGTATCCCGGTGTCATTCTTACAAGGTAAAACGTTCACGTGTAAGACGGTAATTATTGACGAGGCCGCCTCCATGTCATACGATGATCTCCTTTTGGCGGTCAGCCGTATCGGGCCGCACTGCAAGGTATTCATTATTGGCGATTCCACATTTCAGCTTACTATTGGTTCTCGCTCGGGTTTTAAACGCTTCCTCGACTACTTTAGTGACATGGAGAGCAAAGAAAATGGAGTGTTCGTATTCGAGCTGAAGGAAGCAAGTGACATCTTGAGGAGCGGCCTCATCAGGTTTATCATGCAGAAAGTTGGCGTGGTCCCACGAATTTCCCCGTCTTCGAATCGCGAGTCAGATTGGAGACCACTGGGGGTAGTTCCTTAGTATCCGGAATGATAAATCCATCTCTAATACGTCGATCACGAATATCTATGTACTTGAGATGTTTTCTTTCCATTCGGATTGTAGCCGACTCGTATATCTTATCAAGAAAAAACAAACATTGTCTAAAACCTTTAATGGATACTTTGTAAATACTCTTTTTAGTGGCAAACAGAGTAACATGCACACCCGTTTTCTCTTCTAGTTTATTTTTTAGCTCTCTGCCAAATGCTTCCGAAACACAAATCTGCACGACCAAATGGTGCCTGTCATTTTTATCCATACAAATTGTGCCATCTCCATCAAAATATCCACGTATAAACGGCCAAAATAAGTCGTCAGAAAGATGTCTTAATGAAGGGAACTCCACAGTGAGAGACTTGTTGGGATATAATCCAATCTCATAAAGAGACTCGACCATATGGACATCTGCTATTTCTAGACTCCAAAGATCATGATTACCTATATCGGAAGCTTTTGAGAAGTAAAGAGGTCCTTGATATTCGATATCTTTGGACATCGCTTCTAAGAGATATTTGTCGGGTTCGATGAGTTTAAGGCGCATCTTTTTAACGCGTCGATGGATGTTGCCGTCTGCATAAAGCAGACCGAGCCAATAAGCCTTTCTATCCGAGTCAATGATATCAAAGTAATGACTATTCCTCGGATAAATCTTCCGATTTGATTTTAGTAAAACTCCATATCTTTTCGCTAGATAGTATGCTTTTTGATAGTTAACAGATAGCTTCTCGGATATCTCCATTGGGGACATTCCGTCGCGGGACAGTTTTACTATTAGTCGATCTAATTCAGACATATCGACAATTAGTTTAAATGTCTTATCGACATAAGTCAAGAATAATCGAGCCACTTGGATCACTAGGTAATTGGGTATTCGGTAAGACTCGTCGGGTAATCGCACATAGAAACGGTGTATCTGGTTTGGTCGAGCCTTTGCTCGTCCTAATCTTAACCTACATCTATTCTATGGCTATCACACCGCGCAATCGCTACTATACTTCCCCGCCGGATCAGCACTCACAGACCTTCATTCGTGGCTGGTCTGATTCCGCCACCAATACGGGTATTCCCGGTCAAACCGGCTTATGGACCCCTATTGCAGTAGACCCCTCGGGCCGTCTCCTTGTCGCCATCGACAACGTCTCTTTCTCTGGCGATATCAATGTCGAGAACAACGTCTCTATCACCGGCCAGACCATTCCGGTCAACGTAACCGGCGTCATCAATTCTGGCTCCTACTCCTTCAACAACGCCGCCATAACGGGTTCACAAACCGGCATTCCCGCAGGATCGGCATCATGGAGCCTCTACGTCGAATCCGGTTTCGCCTTTGTCAACGGTATCCTCTACAACACTTTCGAGACCTTGGCGGGCGGCGGTTATAACGGGGTCAGGACCCTTTCTAGCGCCATCAATGTCGGTTGCACGGGCACCGCTTCCGCACCATCTCGTGTTCTCTTGAGCTGGGAGGGTTAAACCATGGCCCAGATCGGTCTATCGCGGTATCCTAGACGCGGCGGGTCCTTTGTGGGACTTCAGAACTTTATTCGGCCACAACAATTGCCTAATTTGGCGGCGTTGTATGATATCTCCGACATTGGTAGTTTGCGCAACAATGCAGGCGCAGTCCCCAGCACCGGCGAAGGAATAAAGCTAGTCTCCGACAAGTCCGGTAACAGCTCAGTGAATTGCTTGGTGCTGAATGGGGTGGTGGGGAATTATGCGAGTGCGCCGGATAGTGTGCCGCTGAGCATTACGGGGGATATTGATTTGCGGTGCGATGTAGCCCTCAACGATTGGACTCCCGCCGGGGTTCAGGCCCTTGTGTCAAAGGACACGACTAGCAATAGATGCTATAGCCTGTTCGTTTCGACTGATGGAACGGTTAGGTTTATTTATACTAGCGACGGTTCTACCACGGCGGGAAGAACTGCAATTTCAACAGTAGCGACAGGGATTACAGACTTTTCTCGCAGTTGGATTCGCGCAACATACGCAAGCGCCTCTGGAAATGTTAATTTCTATACCTCCACGGATGGCGTTTCATGGACTCAGTTGGGCGCTCAGGTAGCGATTACCAGTGGTGCTATTTTTAACGGAACAAATGTTTTGGAAATCGGTTCGTCATTTGTTGGAACGGCAAGCGTTGTCTCCGGCCTAATCTACCGCGCCCAAATCTACAATGGCATCGCCGGAACGCTGGCCTTCGACGCCAACTTCGCCACCGCTAGCAAGCTCGCCACCAGCTTCCCCGAATCCAGCAGCAACGCGGCCACCGTCACGATCAACACCAGTGGAGCCACGGGAGCCCGCATCAGTGGAGCGCGGGACTTGTATCAGGGGACGGCGGCTAACCAGCCTGTTTATCTGCCGTGGAGTGGGACGAACTATGGGTATTTGAATGGCACCGCTGGAACTAGCTTTACTGCCACAGTAAACGCGACCAGCGGGGAGATTGATATTCAGTTTTTTGCCCTGTGCCGAAATTTTGCCAGCAACCCCTACATGCTATCTACCACGGCGGCAGAGGGGTCCATCAGAATACTTTCCTCCGGTAATGTCCGCTGGACTCGCACATCAACGAAGGATGCGACAATCCCCCCGCCCGGCCTGACGACAACTGGAACATGGGTGCGAATGGTCTATAACACCGCGACTGGAGCCATTAATCACTATTACGGTTCAGACGGAACCAATTGGACCGCTAATGGCAGCGGCGTGGTTGGGACCGGAGCCTTAACCAGCGGCACATGGACGCTTGGGTTGCTCGCTGCCTCCTACTTCAATGGCAACATCCAGCGATTCCGAGTCTATGACGATGGGGTGCTTGTGGCCGACTATAACCCCGGCCTCTATACGAGTGGAGCCACCTTCACGGGTGGCGCTGCTGAGACATGGACCATCAACGGTGGTGCGAACATCGTCACCAAGACCTCCCTCTACTTTGATGGCTCCAATGACTACTTGAAGGCGGCGGCGTTCTCCTTGAGCCAGCCGGAGACGGTTTACTTTGTGGGGAGTCAGGTGACGTGGACGAACGCGGATGGTATCCTCGACGGCAATACTCTCCTCGGAATGTCGCTTCGGCAAGCGGCCCTAACGCCAGAAATTACCGCAAGCGCCGGAAACGGAATCGGCCCGGTCTCTTTGGCCACGGGGACAAACGGGATTGTCTCTGCCGTATTTAACGGGGCGTCTTCAAGTGTTCGCATCAATCGGGCCGCCGCCGCCACCGGAAACGCGAGCACCAACAATGCCGGTGGGTTTACTCTTGGTGCAAGAGGTGACGCAACCAACCCCGCCAACATCACCGCCCAAGAGGTGGTGGTTTACTCCGAAGCCCATAATACCGCCACCCAGAATCTCGTGATCCAATACGAGGCAACCAAGTTCGGTATCTCCCTCTAATGGCCAAGCTCTATCAAGTCCCTGTCGTCGTCAAGAACGTATCCAACAAGCTCACGAAGCTCGGCTTCGCCGGCCTGAGTCAGCGCGACGCACAGCTCCTCGGTCAGCTCGCCAAGGCCAATCTGTATAACGATTCTTGCGTCCAACATTATATGGGCGGCTACGGCCTCACCGTTGGCGCGGCCAACACCGTCTCCCAATGGCTCAACCTCGCGCCCTCGCGTATCACGCTCAACAAGAGCCTGCAACAGGTTACTGCGGCTAACCAGCCAACTTGGCTGCCGCATGGGGGTGGGGTGGGGAATAACTATGGGTATCTGAATGGGGTGGCGGGGAACTACTTCTCGACTCCGGATTCGGCGGCGGTGAGTATTACTGGAGATATTGATCTGCGTGCGTATTGTGCGGCGATTGATTGGACCCCAAGCTCTACGCAGGCCATTATTGCTAAATTCGACGGGACAACAAACAATCGATGCTATATGTTGCAAGTGATTGCAACAACCGGAGTCATCAGACTGGTAACCAATCCGGTAGGTAATAGCGGCGCCGCAAACGTGGTATATGACTCAACTGTGGCCCCGAGCGTCACGAATTTAGATCCATTATGGATTCGTGTCACGCTGGACGTGGATGATGGGGCAGGAAACAAGACTGCTATATTTTACACATCGCTCAATGGCACTACGTGGACACAGCTAGGTAGTCCCGTAACGACTGCTGGAACGACATCTATATTCAACGGGAGTAATGCGCTAGAGATTGGAAGTTCAACCCAAGGAACCCTTGAGTCTTTTGCCGGCCGCATCTATCGCACCCAAATCTACGCCGGTCTTGATGGCACGGATCTCCGCTTCGACTTCAATCCCGCCACCTATGTCTCGGGCACGACGTTTACGGATAGCTCGGTGAATGCGGCGACCATTACCCTGAATGGCGGCGCGACCGTGGTCACGGCGAGCTGCCTCTACTTCGATGGGACCAATGACTATCTCAAGACGGGGGCGTTTACGTTGGCTCAACCGACAACGGTTTACTTTGTGGGCAAACAGGTGACGTGGACGAACACGGATCATATATTTGATGGCAATACCGCATTAAGCGGAGGACTTTTGCAGGATATCACTACGCCGCGTTTAACTGCCTATGCCGGAGGAACCATCTTCACCACCGGATTGGCTGTGGCCACTCAAGGTATAGTAACAGTCGGATTTAACGGTGCGTCGTCTTTAATCCGAATTAATCGTGTCGCCGCGACCACGGGGAACGCCGGCTCTGATTCCATGAACGGATTCATTCTTGGAGCAAGAGGAAATACCACTGATTTCGGCAACATCACCGCTTCCGAAGTCCTCGTCTTCAACACCGCCCACAACACCGCCCAGCAAGATATTATTATCGGATATTTAAACGATAAATATTCCTTGGGAATCTAAGGTCGTGCTCCCATGCACATCTCCAACACCTCTCCCGATTATGGCCCGCAGATTGCGACGCTTGATACTGCGGTAACCCAATTGGTGGTTGACTCCAGCGGCACCTCTGTCACTGGCGCACAGACTTGTGTCAAGGTGGAGGCTCTATCTGGTTGGTGCGTTAACCAGTATGTCTCTGTCTATGCCGCGATAGCATCGGGTGGAGGAGGCAGCATAGGACCGTCTGGGGCTTCTATTATCGGGCCATCTGGCGTCCCCGGTTTAAGCGGTGCGTCCATCGTCGGCCCTTCTGGAGCGCAAGGTCTACAGGGTGCGAGTGGTGCATCGATTGTTGGTCCCGCCGGGCCAGCGGGTGGCGGCACCTCTCCTCTCTACCTCCCCATTGCGACTAATCCAGCCGGTTTCACTCTCACCAACATGGCGGCGGCGGAGGGGTTTCTCAACGCCTCTTCCCGCCTAGTCACCTATATAGACTTGACAAACTACACCAGCGGGCGTATGGTGGTCAATAAACAAGCCACTGCCGGTGCCGCGAACTCCCGTTTGTGGCTCAAGTATCGCGACTCCTTCAACACGACCGCCACCAACTACTCCTTTATCTCTGCTGTCCCTATCGTCGCCCCCATCAATGTCCAAAACACCGTCATCGTAACACCGTGGCAGGCCCTCCTTCCGGCCGCGCGCTCTGGTGTCTATATCTCGATCAACATGGTAAGCGGCGACGGAGTGCTTGACCCCGTTATGGGAAACGTCTACGCTCACTTCATATGAGATACCTCCTACTCCTTTTTGTTCTCCTGTTCCTGCCCGCTTGCGGACCAGAGCGACCTGAATCCACCGCGCCCAAACAGCCCGTTCCAGCCTCCCAACTCGACTATTCTCAAGTCTGGCGCCCCAAGAGCAGCCTTTCCCGCGCCCAAGCCGAGACTATCGCTCACACTCTTGCGAGTCTAATCCCTAACGCCAAGCCCTATTCGATTCAAGAGACCCATTCCATGGAGCCGATTCTATGGGGCAACTTTTATATCGTAGCCGAGAAAGTTAAGGTCTCCGACATCAAGATTGGTGATATCATCTTGTATCGTCTATCTCCTGACGGCCCCATTATCCTGCATACCTGCGTAGGCAACTCGGGCGGTCGCCTTGTCCTCAAGGGCTACAACAATTTCGATAACGACAACAGCGCGAACGTCAATCGGTTCATCACGGAAGAGAACGTGGTCGGGCGATATGTCGGATGTGTAGTGTTTGATCCGACTAGGTGATTCGGGGAGCGGGCTTCATTACGATGGTCCATTCTACGTCGCCCTCGACTTTGAGGGCCGAACTGTCGGTAGTGGTGAAGTAGTTCCCGCTCACGCCGGGCAGGTGTCGTAGCTTCCCATCCCATTTTGCCGTTTTGAGGTAGTCGTTTTCACCATCAAACCACAGGGTTCGCGGCGTGGTGACCGCCCGACCTATCGCGGGAAGGGAGACTAGCGAAACCGCCAGTCGGGAGAAGAAGGTGCGCCGGTTCATGGACTAAACATAACGCGCGACAACCGGCATGGTGATAGTATCAATCTGTCCCGGGAAGCGCCCGGCGGGCAGGTCTTGAAGACCATATTCCGTCTCAATCGTGATGGGTCCCACGGTATACTCGATGTCGGTGGTCCCTTCGGGTGGCGTCCGCCCCTTCTTGTCGCACGTCTTATGCAAAACCGTCAAGAGAACGTCTTTCAGTCGGTCTATGGTGAACCACAAGGTCCCGTCATGTGAGGTCTCCCTAATCACCTTGAAGTCGCCATCTGTGAGCGCGGGATCGTAGGTGACGTAGTCAGGTAGCGGAGCGGCTGTATCGGCCATAAAACTGCGTATCGCGTCGAACGCCTCAGATAAGGAGTAGGTTTCAGTATCCATTCTCGACTATTCTGCTCCTCTTGGCGCGCCGCGTCAAGCAGATTCGTGAGTCAAACCACCCCTCTTCCGGTGTATCCTACATGGCATGAAGCGTGTATTAGCCCTCCTTATAGCCGCCCTCCTGATCGTAGGCTTCACCGGTTGTCAGACTGACACCATTATCGTCCCCGAAGGTCCCGCCGCCACCGCATTAGGTGTCGCCAAGGATGAGCAGATTAAGGGACTCACCGCCCAAGTCAAGGCTGAACAGGAAGCGCGTCTGCTGGAACAGGCTCTCGCGGCCAAGGCGGCATCCAACTTCCTTGGGGTGCTCAAAGCCCTTGACTACATGGACTTCAGTCCCGCTCGTGAGGCCGCCGCAGAGGAGAGCAAACTGGGCAAACAGCGACTGGGCAAGGACGATCCAGAAGAGACGGTCAAGGCCCTTGAGCGAGTGGTCCTTCTCGTAACCGGTCAACGCGACGAGGCGTTGAGACGCTATGCAGAGGCTGATGCCGCGACCAAAACCGCGCGCGCTGAGATTGCAGCCAAGGATGCCGAGATAGTCAAGCGCGATGAGACTATCAAGGCACGCGAAACGGATATCGCCCGTCTCGCCCGAGAGAAGCTAGCAGAGCAAGCCAAGCACGCTGACGACATCAAGAAGGCTCTCGCGGCTAAGGATGCCGAGATACAGCGTATCAAAGACGAGGCGGCGAGCAAGGAGCGCGCGCAATGGGTGCTTTGGACCCGGATCGCGGGTCTTGGTCTCATCGTGGTGGGCGTAGTCCTTCTCGCGGTGTTCAAGTTGGTCGTTGAGGGCGCAGGGCTCGCGGCAGGTGGTGTTATCATAGGTCTTATCTCCATCTTCATCGACTGGCTCACAAATCAGCCGTGGTTCCCATACCTGATGGGGGGTATCCTACTGAGTGCGTTGGTCGCTGCCTACTTCGCGATTCGGCGTCTTTGGATCAAGCACGAACTCGACAAGAGGAAGACTCAGGCCATCCAAGATCTGCGCGACGAGGCCGCCGCCAAGGGGGACACGAAAGCTATTGATACTCTTGACGAGCACCTCGAATACCGCATGGGCAAGGACGGCTCGTTTTGGCAGAAGCAGCAGGTCAAGACTGAGGTGGCGTTGGGTCTCATTGACCCCAAGGGTGAAGCCGAGCTAACGGCCCCCAAGAGTTGACAGCGGAGTGATTTGCGTTATGATTCTAGTATAGGAGATCATCCAAAATGTCAAGAACGTGGTGCCCACATTGCTCTAAACCCAACCTCTACGAGATCGAGAAGCCTCGATTCTGCGGTTCATGCTCGAAAGACATGACTACCGCCTTCCTCACCACCCCCGTTTCGCAACCCGCCGGCACGCCGCCCAAGGTGATTATCGCCAGCGAACAGCCGGCCCTTCGTCGCCCGCAGCCCCTTTACGCGCCCGAGCCCACAGGTCGCGAGGAACGCAGTGCTGACGATTACTATAGCCCAGAACGGATGCAATCTCGCGCTGCCCAATTGACTGCTAGTCTTCGTGGCGGGTTCAATATATCTCTCGCGTCAGAGGGCACCAATGTCAAGCTTGGGACCCTAGGTAACGTGCGTGAGGCCTTCACCCAAGCTGAGGCTTCCGAGGTCGCGCCGGCCAAGAAAACGCGGTCTCGCAAACGGTAATGGCCGCCGACAAGCAGCCACCAGAGGGTAACACCGCCCTCTTCAATCAGTATTACGCCGAGATACAGAGGCTGGTCAACCAGCGGCGCAGCAAGTGGGTGCTCACGACCATGCCCTTTGAGGATGTGTCGAGCGAGTTGATGGTTCACGTGTGGAAAGTGATTCACCAGTATGACGTATCGCGTCCATTCGACAAGTGGTGCAACACGGTGTTGACGAACGCCATCATCAACATGTTGAGGAAACACTTGTTCAAAGCAGCGCGCCCATGTCTGGCTTCAGGTGTATACGGGGTCCCCTGTCGCTTCAATGGGGGGGATTCTATCTGTCATTGGCACAAGAGTCCGACCGGTAAGCAAGACTGTCATTGTCCTCTTTACGCTGCATGGGAAAAGAAGAAGGGAGTTCAAGCGAATCTGTCGGCCCCAATGTCCCTTGAATCCCACACCGATGAGCATCACAACATTCCCTCTGATTTCGCGGACACAGAGGGTCACAAGGCTGCCCTCGACAAGGTCATGCTCAAGAAGCTGACCAAGAGCGATGCTAAACTGTATCGACTCATCTATATCCGGCATTGGCCGATTAAGCGGGTGGCTAAGGAGATGGGTATTAAGGTCACATGTATCACCCGCACTCCGATTGCCATCACCAAAGCGCGAAATCGCTTCATCAAGATGGCGCGCCAAATCATGATGGACATGGATTTGACATGAGTGACGAACCCCCATTCCCGCTAGACGAGGTTACCGAGACTGGTGAGTCTCCCAAGACTCCCGAGCCCACCAAGAAGCCCAAGCGTCAGGGCAACTACGTCAATGCCAACTATGAGATCGTCGAGTTGACTGAGGAGCAGAAGACCTTCACCCGTGCCAACTGGGATAAGCTCGAATTGAAGGAACTGACCAGACAGGCGTTTGGCAATCCGACCCTTAACGGCCACCACACTGAAGCCAAGTCCATCAAAGCCTACATCGCTACTCTGAATCCTGATGGCACGGAGCCGCCCAAGGTCATCAAGACTACTCAATACGTCAACAAGGGCAAGATCGTCCTGACCCAGCAGCAGGTTGATTCCATCGTCTCGTTGCTCAACTCCCCCAATCCGCCCAAGCTAAACGAACTGGTGCGCATGATATTCCCCGAGGTGATGGTGGTCAAACCCGGTTCGCGCGAGTATAAGGCCATCTTCGAGTTCGTCAAGGAGTATAACGAATCGGCGTTGGACATGTGGGACGAGCCAGTTGAATCCGCCGAATACAAGCCGTGCAAGTCCATCATGGAAATGGTCGGACGAGTCAATGGCTACGTCAGCAACCCGATGGACCCGGGCAAGAACGCCTACAAGGGCGACGCGCTCAAGCCCCTCGAATACAAGTGCCTCTACGCGCTGATGGGTTACGTCAAGAGCGTATCGTTCCGCTATCAAGCCCAACAGTATGTCAAGAAGATGGAGCGGACCTTGTTCGAGAGCCATTTCATCACGCTGACTCACGACAAGCCGGACCTCACCTCCGCCGACCAGAATCTCTACATCCAAGCCAGCGCAGCCAAGGTCAAGATCGCACAGACGGAGCGCCGCCTCCAGAAGATCGTGCAGCAAATGGAGGAGCAGATGGAGTCAACCGATGAAAAGGGGCGCGCCGTCCTCTCGCAGAACATGGTGGAACTGGTGAACGGCACCCAAGAGAAGCTCGACAAGTGCGTCAAGGAATACGCGACCCTCATCAAGACTCTCGAATCCACGCGCTCGGAACGTGAGGATCTCAAGACGCGCCGAAGTGAATCGGTGCTGCCCCTGCTTGAGGCATGGCAGAAGGATGAAGACGCGCGCAAGGGGCTTATCAGTCAAGGTCAGGCCGAGCATCTGGCGGACGAGAAGGAGTTCGATAGACTGTCCAACTTCGATTCGGTGGTGGCTTTGATAGCGGGACAATCGCGCCAAGAGGCTATCAGGGGCGCCTAATCATGTCGGTCATCTGCCAAATCGACCAGACCGTTCATGAGTCGCGCGAAATCTTGCACGCCCATCTGCGCCGGCTCAAGGTTAAGCAGGCTGACTATTACATTCGGCACGAGCCCCGTGTGTGCAAGGGCACCGGCAAACCCATTCCCTTCAAGGACTGGATTCAGTATCTCTCCCAAGACTTCATCGACAAAAACGCCATCAAAGCCTACCTGAAGAGGGAACCTGTGGCCGGGCGCGAGTGGGCGATTGAGTGGTTAAGGCGACGGAAGGAAGAGAAGGGACTGGTCTATGCGCCGAGTCAGGTTGAGCTGAGGTCTCTTCAGTGCCCGAGTATGGCCTACTACAATCACGTGGGCGACTACTATGAGATTGCGCGCGAACTGGGATTCAAGGAGCGGTATGTATCGTATACAGAACAGAATCCTGCTATAGCGGCAGATTTGGGTGATAAGTGCATTATATGCGATACGCGTGAGCAGTCGGTTCTCCAGTTCCCGGTCACTACGATTCGAGCCAAGCTGGATGAGGGAGACTATGCTTTGGCCGCGCCGCATGACAAGGGGATCTACATCGAACGCAAGTCCGTCTCCGACATGGTCGGCACCCTCAACCTGCGTCAGAACAAACGCAAGAAGGTGGATGACAGCATCTCCATCGACGTGGGATTCGAGCGTTTTGACCGCGAACTGGCCCGCGCCGCCGAGAAGGGGCACTACATCGTCATGGTGGTCGAGACACCTTTGACGCAAGCCTTGTCGTTCAGCTACCTACCCCAGATGCGGTGGTCGAAGGTGAGCGAAAGCCACGTGTTCTTTAACCTCCGCGAATTACTCACGAAATACCCGCTCTCGTTTCAGGCCGTTTTTGCGGACGGGCGCGCGGACGCCGCAAACAAGGTCATGCGCATCCTTCAATTGGGCGACGAGGTGCGTAGGATTGATCTGGAGTATGCGAACGAGAGGGGACTGCTCTAATGTGGTTCCCACTCCCAACTGATAGACCCGATCCTGAGCGCGAGGACCTGAACGCCACCTACCTTAAACTGGCTGGTGAACTCACCGAAGAGGATGCACGCATCACGCTAGGCGGATTTCTGCGCTACAATATCGGGTTCCTAGTGCGCTTGCTAACGGGCATGATACTCTATTCCGACCAACGAATCGTGCTCAAGGGGTGGCTTCAGAAGAACTTCTCTCTTACCGTCGCCGGACGTGGCTGGTCGAAGTGTATCGACGAGAATTCAATCGTCTTGACCGAAAACGGTCTCAAGGCCATAAAGGAAACCTACGTGGGTGAAAGGATTTGGGCAGACAAGGGATTCCAGCCTATCGAGGGCAAGACGGTCAACCCGAAGGAGGATGGATTCGAGATAGTCACTCGTAGTGGATTCACGTGTAGGGGTAAGACGGGACATAAGGTTTACTATCTCAACCCCTCTACTGCTCAGATGGAATGGAAGAACATCGAGGACTTCGACGGGAACGAGATCATTCCGATTCGCCATGGTATGGATGCGTGGGCGGACAAGAACCCCGTTGAGTCGTTCATCGGAAAGGCCGCCGCACAAGCCAACGAAATTACCCCCAAGCACGAGAGAGACCTCTACTACTTCCTCGGCCTCCTCTTGGGTGATGGATGTATTCGCGGTGTGCCGGGAGCCATTGGCGTCACCTCGGACGATAAGGAGATAAGGGACTTCATGTTGGACATCGTTCCTCGCTATATCGACGGGCGTCCTGTCAGGGCATCCCAGAAAGCGGGGACCACAGCCACGTCCTACGAGTTCTCCAGCGTTCTCTTTAAACAGTTCCTATATCACATGGGATTCTGTGGTGAGAAGGCCCACAAGAAGGTCTTTCCGCGAGGCGTGTTGGGGGTGTCCAAACCCCACATGTCCGCCTTTCTTCGTGGCCTTTTCGATACCGATGGTTTTTCGGTTGTCAAGCACGAAGGTTCGGGCAGTCAATGGAGTGGTATGGTCGCTCTTACTTCGTCTTCGTGGGACATCCTTAAGACCACCCAATCGGTGCTACTGAACTACGGCATCGTTTCCTACATCAATCTAACCCACAAGAGCGGCCCACAAGAGTTCGCGAATGGCAAAACGTATGACACGAACGATGCGTGGACGCTGAAGATCAGCAATCGAGAGCACGTTAAGATATTCTCCAAGGAAATTGGATTCGGCATCGGATACAAGCAGGACAATGTCAACCGTTACCTAGCGAACACCGGAACGAGCACCTTCCATCACAACCTACTCCCGCTCGGGGCCTACTTCCGCACCAAATATCGACCATTCCAGTTCCGCCACAAGGGGATTAAACTGCATAAATCAATCTCGCAAGCGCGCCTTAAGGAGGTGCGTCAATTCGATTTCCTCGACCAAGAGGACAAGGGCAAGCTTGACGCTATCTTGAGTCAGGACTATCACTTCGAGTCCATCAAGTTGATCAAGCCGGTCGATACCGTCTCCATTGACATCCAAGTAGCCAACGAGGCATGCTACTGGAGCGATGGTTTCATCAATCACAATAGCTGGCTTTATGGTCACTTCTGCTACCTCTATTGTATCCTCAATCCGGGTAAGCACATCTGTATCGTCAGCGGCGGTCAGTTCAAGTCGAGCCGTAAGATTCTTGAGAATATCGACGAGTGGTCTCGGTCTAAGCCAGACTATGAAGCGGGCTTCCCCGGCGGCACTCTCCTTCGCCAGACCATGGATGGAGACTTGATGAAGAAGCCGGACAAGTATACCATCAAGTTCAAGAACGGTTCTTCCATCATCGCGGTCCCGCTGGGCGACCCTAATCGCCTTCGTGGTATTCGTGCCAACGTGCTGGGTATCGACGAAGGTCTTCTTATCTCTCAATCGACCATCGACAATGTGCTCAAGCCGTTCTTGTTCACCCCCTCCGAAACTGAGGTGAATCGGCGTATGCGAATTCGCGAAAAGGAGAGCCGACTCATCGCCGCCGGGCACATGACCGAAGAGCAGCGCGAGATGTTCAAGTCGGAGAACAAGATGATCGTTATCAGTAGCGCCAGCTACTCATGGGAGTATCTGTACGAGCTTTACAAGAAGTATCTCGGCATCATCCATGGTGAACAGAGCGCAGAAGAGATCGCGGGCTATGGTGGTGGTTCCTATCTTGTTCATCAACTCTCATGGAAGGTCGCCAATGAAGATCGCGTGGAAAAGGCGATCAAGAAGGAAATCGAGAGTGGCATGTATTCTGAGACTACCATTAAGCGAGAATACGAAAGTGCGTTTGTCAGCGACTCTGACGGATTTTTCCGCGCCTCCAAGATGAAGAACTGCACCATTGAGGATGGCCAATCTCCTTGCGTCGAGATTGTGGGTGACCCTAACGCCGAATACGTCCTTGGTATTGACCAAAACGCATCTGATTCGGAGAACTCTGACCACTTCGCCATGTGTGTCCTCAAGATTGTCGAGCGCAAGATGTCCGACGACTCGATCCGCAAGATAGGCATGGTGGTCCACCAATACGCGCAGTCGGGCGAAGTCTCGCTTAAGGAGCACATCGAATACCTCTATTATCTGCTCACGGCCTTCAAGATAGTCTACATTGGGTTTGACGCTTCTCAGGGCGCGAATCTCGGCTTTATCAACATCTGTAACGAGTCCGAGCTGTTCCGAGAAAAGAAGATCATGTTAGCCTCCATTGAGGCGGATTTCGGCAAGGAGCACTCATCTGAGGTCATCAAGCAGGTTCAGCAGAGCTACAATCGCATGGCCGGGCGCTATGTTCATCCTCAGCACTTCCACTCCGATTTTCAGCGCGCCGCGAACGAGCATCTTCAAGCCTGTTTTGACAACCGCAACATCGTTTTCGCTGGCAAACCTCGCGCTCACAAACCCTCTTTCGATATCTTGATGGAAAAGTCGATTGATCGCATCTTGGATGTCCACTCTGCCTTTAACGCCAAGAGTGAGGATGGCAACACCACGGTCGGCGGCCCCAAGGACGACTTCATCGCGCATCAGGAGTTGCTCATGGACCTCGTCAAGAAGGAGTGCGCCCTCATCGAACTCAAATCGAATGGTCTCGGCCACCTCTCTTGGGACCTACCTTCTCACATGAAGCGCGCGGGCAAGACGCGCAACAAGGTGCGTAAGGACTCGTATTCCGCGCTGCTCCTTGCCAACTGGTGCTTGTATATCTACACGAATGCCATGAACTTGCCGCCGGTTGATGGGGATATCGGGTTCGTGCCGGTGCTGATTGGTGGGCCAGCGCAGTATCCGTTTATCAAGTAAGTGACAAAGTAGATTGAAAGTAGATTGGTAAACCGGGTCGATTTGGGTGTATAAGAAGCCATGTCGAGATCATATGTCAAGAAGGATACTGGTTACTGGGAAGGAAGGAAACAGCTATCTGCGGGGGCTCAGGCCCCTCAGGCGACCGCTGCTTCTTCGATTCGCGCGGTAGATACAGAGACCTACAAGGCTCTGCTGGATCAGTCGGCCGCGAGCGTGGCTCCGGTGTTTGCCAAAGATCATTTTACCGCTTTAGCTGCGTGTGGCGGCGGAACCGGTGGGTCGGTAGGTCGCAATACGTGGGCCAACTCGATTGCTGACACAAACGCTTATCGCAACATCAGCAGTGGTGTTATCCCGTTCACGGAGAGGAATGGAGGGTATTCCATGGGGGCGGTTATCGATATCACTCTTGCCGCTTATTTTAACGTCTCGCAAATACGAAACGCTATCGATCTTTACACCGACTTCTCCATTGGGAACCTTCGTGTTAAGTGTCCCAATAAGACGGTTAAGAAGTTCTTCCTGCACTGGTTCGAGACGATTGGTCTCTCTTCGTTTCAGCCTCAATTCTTCAGAGAGTACTACCGCTCAGGCAACGTATTCATCTACAAGTTCAACGGAGCTATCGCCCCCGACAAGTTCAAGACTCTCGAAACCGCCTTCTCCGCCAAGAGCCCCGAACTGCCCATTCGCTATATCATCTTGAATCCGGGTCAGATGAGCCTCCAAATCGGGCCGACCTACGCCTATAACTTCTCCAAGATGCTCTCGACATATGAGCTTCAGCGGTTGCGCGATCCTCAGACGCCCGAAGACAAACAGGTGCTCAAGTCCTTCCCCAAGTATATTCAGGAGCAGATCAAGAACTACGGTTCCTACCCCTACATCTGGGCGCCGCTTGATACGAAACGCCTCTATTACGTATTCTACCGCAAGCAGGACTACGAGCCCCTCGCGGTGCCGATGGTCTGGCCGGTGTTAAACGATATTGAGTGGATGTTGGAACTGAAGCGCATGGACATGTCGATGGCGCGCATGGTGGAACAGGCCCTCTTGCTTGTTACCGCTGGTGCGCCGGCCGACGACAAGAACCCGCCGATGGGCAAGGAGACCCTTCAGCGCCTTCAAGCCATCTTCCAGAACAATTCGGTTGGGCGCGTGCTCGTGTCCGATTGGACGACCAAGATGGAGTGGAAGATTCCCGACCTCAAGGAGCTGCTCGGGCCGGCGAAGTATGAGGTGGTCAACAAGTATATCAAGGAGGGTCTTCAGTTCACCCTTTTCGGTGACGAGAAATTCGCCACCGCTTCCATCAAGGCCAAGATGTTTGTGCAGGTGCTCAGTCAGGGGCGACAGGCTTTCCTGAACGACTTCCTGCGCCCCGAGATTAAGAAGGTGTGCGAGGCGATGGGTTTCCGCAACATCCCGCTGGTGGAGTTCGAGGAGATTAACCTTGAGGACGGCGCCGTGATGAACCGCATCTATGCCCAGATGGCACAACTTGGTCTGCTCACTCCTGACCAGCTTAACGACGCGCTCAAGACTGGCATCCTTCCCACGCGCGAAGACTCTGAGGAACGTCAGGCGGAATACAAGACCGACCGCGACAAGGGTTATTACATGCCTCTAGTGGGTGGACCCAAGGAAGGCGAAGGCGGCCCGAACGGTCGTCCTGCCGGTTCCAAAGCCAAGCAGACGAGCAAGAAAATCAGTCCCGTTGGCACGTCTCGCGCGAGTATCCAGCTTAGTCAGGCCAAGATTGTAGAGACCCTCCCCATCATGGATGCGGTTCGCGCCAAGGTAGAGAAGGCTTACCAGAAGGCTTTCAAGCTCAAGAAACTAGACGGCGTCCAAGGTGATTTAGCGGCAGCGGTCGCTCGCTCCATCGTGGTCAACGAACCCCAAGATAAGTGGGACGAGGCGATAGCCTCATATATCAAAGACCCCAAGGACATCCCAGTTGATATCGCGAATGAGATTGACGGGATCAGGCTGGAGTTCGAGGTGGACGAGTGGACGGCGATACTGCTGCATAAAGCCCGCATCGAGGAGGCAACATGAAGCCGGTTTGCGCGTGGGAGGGAGACTCGTTTGTCGCCAAATGGGGACCATTTCTAGCATGCCGAGAGGGCTCTCAATGGCTAGTCAAATTGTGGTCGCATGGCGTCGGTGGGATACGTTGGCGGGTAAGGGCCTTCTAATCCGGTGTATCACAGGAGAATGGATAGCACTCCTGAAGAACTCATCGAAGAGACCCTCATTCTGACCGCATCGGTTCGCGCCATCGAACCGGACCCGCAGGTGCTTGAAGAAGCGAAGGCGTCGCTGAATGACCTCAAGACCCTCTTGCCCGCTGGTATCGATCCCGAGGCAAATCCGGATCTCTTGATATGCGCCGGTAACATTGCGGTCGCCGGCATAGTCAATCGCAATGATGACGGCATGGACAAGATCACCGCGCTTGCCGTATACTCCAAGTTCAAGAACAAGTTCATCGACTTCGAGCACCGCCGCAAACAGGTAGTCGGGTTCGTCCTTCACGCCGGCCTGAGTGAAATTGGCACCAATCGCGTCATCACGGAAGAGGAAGCGCGTGAGTCTGATCAACCCTTCAATATCGCTCTCGTTTTCGTGGTGTGGAAAGCGGTTAACCCAGATTTGGCCGACGACATTGTGGCGTCCTCTAACCCGGCGCACAGTGACTTCAACTCTCTTTCTCTGTCCTTTGAGATGGCGTTCAAGGGCTTCTACATCGCGGTGCTTCCAGACGACCAGATTGCCATCGCCAGTGCCACCAAACTCATCACACCGGACGCCCCCGATTTTGCCAAGTGGAAGAAGACCCTGCGCGCCTACAAGGGGAACGGTGCCTCGTTAGAGGGTGAAGGTCGCACCTATCGTATCTTGCCCATCACCACGATTCCGCTGGGTGGAGGTATCGTCGAAAACCCCGCCGCGCCAGTCAAGGGTCTTACCGTGATTACGGAATCGGTTGAGCCGCCCGCCAACAAGGTTCAAGAACCGGTGGAATCCAAGGAGCCGATTGATGTTAACAAGGTGGCCGTTCCTATGCCGGTTCAAGCCCGTCTCGGTAATGACGATGACGATACCGGCGAAATCGGCGCCCCAAATGATGACGCTTTTAGGGCCGCCGCGCAAGTCCGCTTCAACAATTTTTACCAGATCGCGGCAAACGTGCTTAAAATCGGTGTATCACCCGTTACGACAATAATCAACCCATCTATCATGAACCTCAAAGAATACCAAGACAAGGTGACCAAGGCCGAGAAACTGGAGGACTTCAAGGAAGTCGCCATGGCTTCGCTCACTGTGATTGAAGCCATCCAACAGGAAAGCGTGCGCCGTGAAGAGGCCAAGAAAGCCGCTGAAACACAGGCCTCCGAAGTCGCCCGACTTAAGACCGAGATTGAAGCCGCGCGCGATCAGGCCCTTCAAGACCTCACCGCCGTCAAGGCCGAACTCGACCAGATCAAGGCCACTCAGCAGTCTGAGGCCATGGCTCGCAAGTTCGATGAGCGCATGAACCTGCTTTCCGAGACCTTCGAGTTCTCCGATGATGAGCGCGCCGAAGTAGTCGCCGACATCAAGGATCTTTCCGACGAGGCCTTCGCCAAGTTCATGGAGAAGTCCAAGAAGCTGATGAAAGAGAAGACCAAGGACTTCATCAAGCAGAAGAAAGATGAGGCTAAGGCTTCCCGCGAACAGCTTGTCGCTTCCCTCAAAGAAAAGGGCGTCAATGTCAAGCTCGGCGAGACCTTCAACGTCGAAGAGGTGATTGCTTCCGCTCTCGCCAATCCGATTTCCACTCCGGCTGGCTCCACTCTCGAAGTCACCAAGACCCTCAAGGATCGCGCGCAGGCTGCCTTCGCCAATGTCACCATGGGCGGCAAGAAATTCAGTGAACTGGAGGAGACTAAGTAACTTTTTTGGTAAACCCCTCAAGAATTTGTGTATCAACTAACAACCCACTAAAACATCATGGCAACCGCTTCTACACTAGGTCAAGGTAACCTTCGCCCCTTCCGGGTCGAGAATCCTTTCGAACGCCGCGATCAGTATGCCCTTCTCGGCACTGGTCTGAATGGCATGCTGGTGACTTACGTCACGGGCAATCAGTCGCCTGACAACGCGGATGGTTACTCCACCCAAGCTGTCGGCGCGAGCTACACCAACACGTATGCTCCCCTCTACTTCAACAACCGCCGGGTTCGTCCCGCTGCGGCTGGCGACACGAAGTATGAGATCGCGGGTGTCACGCTTTACACGACTGCCCTCACTGAGGAAAACGGTCTCCCGATCAACCTGATGCCTCAGCAGACCCGCGAAGCGCGTGGTTTCGTGGCCACCGGTAATTCGGTTCCCTTCGCTCAGCGCGGCAAGTATACCTTCGCCCTCGACCGCATCAACAAGGCCCCGCTCGCGGGTTACCCGGTTGTCGCGACGGGTGTCGGCGCCTTCGCCCAGCTCACCCCCACGGAAGCTACCACGGCCCTCAATCCTGTCGGTCAGACCGGCTGGAACGCGTGGATCGTCGGTTCCGTCGCCAGCGCGTCTGGTGCCAACAACGGTGGTTACTTCGAACTGGAACTCAAGGGAGCCTAATAAAAGGAAATCACTCACATGAAAAACAAGAAGAATCTTAACTACCTCCACATCGACATGCAGCTCACCCCTGAGCAGCAGGCGATTGTGCGCGAACTGGCCTCCGATAACCGCACGGAGTCTCTTGCGGCTGCCGAGGCCATCGCCGCCGTGGTCAACCGTCCCCTTCTGCAAGTCATTGAGCAGGCTCCGGTTTTCGCCAACTGGTTCCAAGTCTACGGCATCGGTCCTAACGAGGCTCCGAAACTCCCGCTGTCCCTGTTCTTCGACATCAAGCAGCGCAACTACCTGCATGTCTTCACCCAGTCGATGGCTGGTGGCACCGCCACTAACTTCGTGCAGGGCATCTCGGACATGTATGTCGGCACCTATCAGTTCCAAGGTGCGGCCTCGCTCGACAAGTCGTTTATCGCGGCTGCCGATATGCAGGCTGTCGCCATGACCCTTGAGCGTCTCGCGCAGGAAGTCTTGGTCAAGCAGAACCTGAACGCCACCAACATCATCATGGCTTCGCTCGCGAATGCCCGTATCGATGGTAATGCGTCCAACAACGCCGTGTCCAACCTTGAAGTCATTCGCGCCCGCACCCCGGGTGTGTTCGGTCTCCAAGAGTTCAACGACATGAAGACCAAGTATCGCCGGATCGTGTCTTCGTGGTTGGGTGGAACGCCGCTCGGTATCCGCGCCAGCCTGACGGATCTTGCCATCTCCCCGGAGATCATGGGTCAGATTCGCGCCATCTCATTCCAGCCGCAGAATACCCGCCCGGGTTCCATCGGCTCGAACGAGACCAGCAATACGGCCATCGCGGCTCCTGAGTCGGTTCGTGAAGAGATCTGGAAGGGTGGCGGTCTTACCTCCTTCTTCGATACCGATCTACACGAGTATAACGAACTGGGTGTTAATCAGCAATACAACACGGTGTTCGGCACCTATGCTGGTTCGACCCAGTATGCCGACATCACGGGTGCGGGTTCTGCGGTCTTCGCTCCTACCACCGAGGAAATCCTCGTCGGTGCCAACCAATCCATGTTCGATCTGGTGCGCGTGCGTCAGAGCAACAAGAACGGGGAGTGGGCGGTGGCGGCGGATGACACCTTCACAAATCGTTCTGGCAAAGTGGGTTGGTATGGATCGGTGAACGAAGGCTACCTTTCGCTCGACGGTCGCGCAAAGCTCGGTCTGATTTGCTGATAAGCGTTACTAATCAATTACTTACGAGACCCGGTCACCACGCCGGGTCTTTTTCTTGTCCTCTTTTATCTTGACATCGATTGACAGTCGGTTCGTTTTCCAAGGTAATCTCACCCCAAAACGGTGTATCCTACTCATCAAACCTATTTCCGGGTTTGCTTTACGTTTAGTTTACATCTATGAGCGAAAATAAAGACCTGTCGGTAACGACATTTAATACGGTTGTGGTCGAGAAGACCAAACTACTGGAGACTCTTCGGAGTAACCGAGACAAGCACAATTCGATCTTTGACGCAGCGGTATCAGGATACTGGCTGGAGGCACAGAAGGTAGTCGAGCGAAAGAAGGAGCAGTTCACCGAAGCCGTCTCCAAGGTGACCAAGGCATTTGCCACCCAAACTGAGCGACTCGAAGTTGACTTCAGTCGCCAATATACTGACATGCAAGCCAATGTGGCGGCCCAGAACAAGGATAAAATGTTCGGTGTGTTCTCGGTCAACCACTCTCTCTCGTTCGGCTTAGAATTCACCCCGGCATGGCCCCTTACCTATCCCGAGAACCACCTCGAAGACTATGACCGGGTTATCGATCTGCTCGATTTCAGCGTCGCGGACAAGGTGGAGCTTTCCTCATCGGACTTCGATGCCTATGTGCGCAACAACTGGTCGTGGCGCAAGAGTTTCTTGAACACGAATACGAGTTACGTAGGCAACTACTTGAGCGGATGCATGGGGACGTTCATTTCGGCCTCCGGACTCAACAGCTACGCTCTTACTACCACTGGATGCGGAATTGGTGGGATTGCATTCTCCGGATATAACCCCACCTACGTGAGTAACACCTTGAATCAGGGGTTCTAATACTCAGATTTCGTTATCTCTACGAGACTCGGCTAACCACCGGGTCTTTTTTGTTGGGTAAACCCACCCCAAAACGGTGTATCTGTCTATGCTCCCTATGCGCTCATGCGGCGGGTGCGGAATAAGGAAAACTACTATATGGCAAAGAAAACAGCTACCAAAACCGTTGCGCCTGCTAAGACCCGTTCGCGCAAACCTCGCGTTAACGACACCGAAGAGACCACTGCCGCCGTCAAGTTCGACACCCGCGACTACTCTCAGGCTCATGGTGCCACCCGCGCCGCCACGACCTCCGCTCACCAGTATCTGACCGGTTACGATACGGCCGACGCCAATGTCTACATCGCCAAACTGGAAAGGATGGAGAGCACGGAGCTGTATGACCACGCCGTGGCCGTTGGTGAGGTTCCCATTGATGACCGTAACCGTCTGGTTGATCGCCTTCATGTGCGGTTTTTGCAGACTCAAGCGGCAGCGATTCCGCGCCAGAATATCCCGATTAGCATGAGTCCCGAGAACGAGGCGATTCTGCGCAAGATCATGGCTCCGGCGCGCTGACCATGGAGACTTCATATCTTCACTCGATGGGCCTTACCCCAGAACAGGAAGAACATAACAAGCGATTGGGCGAATTCATCGATAAGACTCACCCCAACCCTCTTCCGCGCCCATTGAAGACTAAGCTAGGGTTCGTCCCCGAGGAACGGATTATCTCTACCCACTCCCTATACCTTCAACTGATCCGTGATATCTGGTCATTCGCCATCTCGCACTACCGTTTCTTGCGCTCCAATCAGCACGAAATGGACCGGCTCGCGGAAGGCATCAAGATGCGCGGTCTCGTCCATGGCGGCGAACCGGTGAAGTTCTCGCTAGCCCAGAAGGGTAGTGACTACTTCATGCGGCTGGATGAATTGGGGAAGGATTACCTGCCTATTCGGGTTACCGATTAGCCCGTAATCCCTCTCGTTCCCGGTGTATTATATCGCATGAGCTATACTTGCACTGGCAACGCTTCGGACATCGGGACTCTGGCCACAGGCCTGTGGCTGTATGCGCTTGGCCAGCCAACTGACCTTTCCGCGCTGACCCTCTCGGGCTACTTTCCTCAGGATTATGTCGTAGGTGCTCTAAACGCCAAGATCTCAGTTTGCTATTCGGGCTCAAATGGTGGCAGTGGTGTGAATTGGGCGATTTGTCCAGATCTGGATAACGGAGCCCTCAATATTTTAGGCCTCCAATACCTAGTCAACTATTGGACGCAAAAGGTGGCCAGTGCGGCGGGGGCGGGCGGCGTAGTGGGGACTTGGACATCACTTTCCGAAGGTGACAGTAGAATTGTCCGCACAAGTTCAGCTGAGTTGATGAAGGTATACAAGGACATGGCCAAGCAGGCTCAGGCCGCGCTCGATTACGCCGCTGCTGAGTATATCCAAAACGAGCAAGGCGCACGTTGGCCGCGCAGTGTCGAGATGTCCAGTTTCTACTTCGGTCTCAACAATGGTTACAACTCCAACGTGCCGCCATACAATGTGTAAGTCATGAGCAAGATTGCGGTCAAACAAATTAACGAGACAGAGCTGACGTTGTTCGTCCAACAGTCGGCAAGTGGCGACGCGTTCAATCAGAATATCCTAGCCTACGTCTCAGAAAGCGGTTACTTGGGTGACTACTTGATGGCGGTTTCTGGCGGCCCTCAGACAATACTGGGAGAAAAGACATTTGTCACCTCTCCTCTCGTCCCCTATTCCGGCTCCGTCAGTTCGGTTCCCCAAACCCAATGGGTGCTCGACAAGGATCTGACACTCAGCGGTGTGCTTACAGGACAACTCGCCACCAACCTTGTCGTTTCGGGAACATCGGGTATCCTCAACGCCCAAATCACCTACGAATCCGGTTTGGCCGCGACGGGCCTTTCTTCTCTATCGGGTTTCACCACCAACATGTCGGGTGCCCTTTCAGCTGTTCGCGTAACCGGTTCCGCAACCATTCCCATCGTTAACCTCACCGGATTGGGTGGCACCCTTGTAATCCATTCTGGTAATCAGGTGTTCATCAGCGGCGCGGCCGGAGGCGGTGGGAGCAATACTTCGGTCACTGGTTCGTCAGCTATCAACGCTCCCAACTTCACGGGCGTGGGTAACGTGACATTGACCTATGACGGCACCTATGTGCGAGTCAGCGGAACCGCTTCGGCAGGCGGTGTGCCCGATACCGTCACCACTACCGGCACCTATGTCTTGGCGGGAGGTTACATCTTCTCTGGTTCTCCTACCGTGCCCATTCCCACCGTCCCAAGTGGCGCCACCAACATCTTGTTCGTCAGCGGAGTGTCGGGAGTCCTTGCCGCGCGCGATCTGGTGATATCAGGAGTCCTACAATCGGCTATCGATGCTGGGGGCGGCACAACCAACAATTACACCTTCTCGGGCATCACTGGTAACTTCGTCAACATGGCTTTCTGGTATGACCAGTATAACCTAGCTACCGGCCTCAACAGTGTCGAAGCCGTGGTGGGTCGCTCCTTCTTCTTCACGGGTTACAGCATCGGGGTGATCAATACCGGCACCCAAGGTTTCTTCAGTGGATCATTCTATCAGCGCACCCCTCTCAACACCAAGACTAACTTTGTCGATTTCTTCCTGAATAGTGGCACCGTGTTCAAGGCCAGTGGCGGCCTCAATCAGGAGATCAGTGGGCTTAACCGGGTAGGTCTCGACATCTATCGAATCGGCACCGGCATCACGGGTCTGTCCATCGGATTGTTCGGGGTTGGATACTAAGGAAAATCCTGACATGTTCAATGTCCAGATCATCACCAAGAAGAGGGGCGCCAATACGATTGTCGCGACCGGAGGGACGATTACGAACGTTGGGGCATATACCATTCATACCTTCACTTCGGATGGCGTATTCGACGTTTCTCTTGCCGTTCCGGGATCAACCATTGATGTATTGGTCATCGGTGGTGGTGCCGGCGGCGGACGTTATTACGGTGGTGGTGGTGGTGGCGGTGGATATCAATATTCAACCAGCTACGCTATCAGTGCCCAATCCTATTCGGTAACCGTTGGTGGAGGAGGAAACGCCGCTCCGTCGCCCGGGATAGGTAGCAATGGCAACGATTCGGTGTTCGGAACGATAACCGCCGTAGGTGGTGGTGCCGGCAACGGTTCTAGTGGCGGCGCGGTTAATGGTAACAACGGTGGGTCAGGAGGCGGCGGCGGTGGCACGGGCGCTGGCACGGGTGGCTCCGGATCTCAGGGTAGCAATGGCGGTAATGGCAGTGGAACCGCTGGTGGCGGTGGTGGCGGCGCAGGAGCTATCGGCAACAATGGCGTCGGAAGCACGGGTGGCGCTGGCGGAAATGGAACTGCGAACTCGATTTCAGGTGTATCCGTCACTTACGCTGGTGGCGGTGGTGGCTCAGCAGGCTCGGCGGGTTCAGGTGGCTCAGGTGGTGGTGGCAACGGAGCTACCGAGGGGGCTCCGGCGCAAAATGGAACAGCTAATACCGGTGGTGGCGGTGGTGGTGGTTCCAATCCCCAATCGGCCGGCAACGGCGGCTCTGGCATAGTCATCATTCGCTACATCGCTTAACATGGGCACATCACTCCTTACCTCCAGTCAAAAGAACGACCTGAACAACGTGTTTAACGATATGCAGGCCACCTTTGGGCGCCCTATCACCATCTATCAGAGTGCCACTGAAACCGTTTTGGTCACGAATCCCGACAATAACTTCCTGTATCAAAACGCGCCCACCAACAGCATTACCTCCACCGTCATCAATTCGGGGGTCTATCTTGCTCGCATCCTATGGGGGAAACGAGAGGATTTGGTGCCGTTCGCGGGCGGCGGGTTGGCGCAGAACCAGATTCGTCTGAAAGAAGGTCATGCTCGCATCAAGCTGGACCCCACCGGAGCTTCCTATATTGCCAGCGCCGAACGTATCGTCTTTGATGAAAACACCATGATGATCGACACCTCGCCGCGTCCGCATGGTCTGTTCGACCCCAATTTCCGCACCCTCTATCTCAAGCCCCTCAATTAATGCCACTTAACGAGAGACTCCTGCGCATCGCCGTCATGAAACAGGCCGAACCGGTTCTGGTCAGACAGGTGCGCCCGTATGTCAAACTCGATTTCGAGACCAAGAAGGAGCAGTTTCTGAGAGCGTTTGATGAGCATCCGGTGAGTCAGGAAATCTCGGCGGGACCCGGGGCTTACAGTCAGATACCCCAGTTAGCCTCAACCGGCGGCAACCTCTTCTCGCTACTGGGCTTCTACGCCGAACAGCATCCTATCTCCGATCTAAGGCAATATCTGGAGAACAACGTGGTGCTCTACAAGACCCGCGCGGGCCGACTTAGGGGCGACCAAGTGACTTTTGACACCGATGTTCTCGCGCCCAGCGAAGATGAGATTAACGCATGGATGGCCTCAGATCCCGAAACGGCACTGGAGTGGACCGGTCGCTCCTTCACCGAGCTGCTCGCGCGCGGGGTGTCCGGGCTGCCCCAATACCTGTTCGACCTCAGTCGCGATTTCAGTCGGGTCCCAAGTCGGTCAGGCCCCGCCATTCAGGTCAAGAACAACCTGCGCGGCAATGAACTGGGTCCCGTTCCCTATATCCACGACCTTCTCGCCCAGCTAACCCGCATCATCTCTCCCCGAGGCTAACCTATGATTCCTCAATATGCCCACAACCTGATGACGAGTACCTATCTCTGGCTTGACCACCAGATTTGCGGCACCGGGCAGGCTTATGTCAATGTGACGGGTTCCCTTTACCTCAATCCCGTGACGGGCGGGCGCAACAATGTGTATGCGAGTCCGTTCAAATCATGGGTCTATGATTCGTGCGTGGGTGGGGCGACAGTTCCGACTGGCTTTTACAATTCAAGCGGCCAGTTCCTGACGCGCGCGAGCGGGTTAGTCATCGATTTCGTCAACGGTCAAGTCAGCACGCCGCACAACTGGGGTCCGACCCTCAGTGGCGTTTACGCGCGCAAGGAGGTCAACCTCTATTACTCGTCCAACGAGGAGATTAGCTACGTCCTAGAACAGGTCTACGGGGCCAATAGGAACGTGTCCTATGCCCTCACTGGGTTCCAAGGTAAGGCTTTGGCTGCTCCCTTGGTCATGCTCACCAATACGCGCGGTCAGAACAAGCCTTGGGCACTGGGCGGCACCGACGACTCCAAGAACACCATAGGGGTCTTCGCCATCACCAACTCCAACTACCTACAGGACGGGCTCAACTCGATTCTACAAGACATGGCGCACTCCACGATACCTTACGTGCAGATTGGCGCGGCCCCGATTACCGCGAGCGGAGATTTGAAGGCGGCGACGTGGTCTTATTGTGCGGACGTGTATGACGCGGTGGGGTGCTTGAATGGTGCTTACGTGCAAAACGTTTATATGCACAAGGTTAGCGATAAGGCGAACCGGAGCACGACGTTTTTTCTTTCGGCTGCGGATATCGATCTCAGCAAGCCGCGAATGGCGTTTACCTGAGAAACGCAAGTAGCGTTTGCCTCACAAAAGAAAATGGTAAAGAGCGCACGAAACGGTGTATTCACTATCAACAGCTAACCCTTTAACCACCTAATCCTTTGAGTACTGTAAGACGCTTCTACCAAGCATATGGCCTTCTGGTCTCCCCGTCCCCCGCAACCGGGTTCATGTTCAACACCGGCTTTAACAACGTCTATACGGGGTCTAACTCCGGTATTAACCTGATTCAGAACCTTCAACGTATCCAGTCTATCACGAACGGTCTTTCTCAGGACTATACGATCATCAATCAGGGTGGTCAACTTGCTTACGTTTCGCAAGAAATCACCCAGCCGCCAACCGTTCCGATGGGTTTCAGCTATTACGTGGCCGATCTATCCAACGAGCGCATCCTCGGGTTTAACGTCTCCGGTCAAGGTGCCCTTGGTCCGATTCTTGACCAATCTCAGGCCACCAAAAACTACTTCATCGCTCTTGCCCCTGAAGGTGTTGACGCCATCGGTTGGACCGGCCAATCTCAGTGCGAACTGATTAGCAATGGTCAGCTCGCCTCGTGGTCCACGGAAGGTTCTGTTGGCAACATTCCGACAACCACCATCGCCCTGCGCGGACTCAACTACGCGACCTACACGGGCTCCGTCAACCAGCCGCTCTACGCCATCGACATTTCGAACACGGGCGGCTATGTGCCGAATAAGATCTTCACGTTGCCGGTTATCTCCAGCGGCATCGCCCCGACTGCGGCGGCTCTTCGCCCCTCGGATATTACCCTTGATATCTCCGACGCGGCGGTTGGCCTTTCCATCTCGGATCTCAAGGCCCAATCGTATAGCATCAACTTCGATACGAATATTCAGCCGCTGAATAAGCTGGGTAGCCTGTTCCCTTACGCGCTGGTGCCTACATTCCCGGTCCCGCTGAACGTATCTGCGTCATTCTACTTCGGTGACCTCATCACCGGTTCCTATCGTGACCTGATCTGCTCCAACAGCCCCAAGAACATCCGCGTGTCGATTCAGAATCCCTGCGCTAGTTCAGAGGCCGTGGCATACGAAGCTCGCGGCGTGAAACTCACCAACCAGTCCTTCGACTCACAGGATATCGGATCGCTGGCCGGCGTGGTCAATCTGTCGTGGCAGGGTCAGGTAGGGTCGAGCTCAGACACGCGCGTGAATCTGCTAATGAGCGGACGTAACGTGTCGACCTAACCTCAGTTCCCTCAGTCTCCAAGGCCATCCAATCGGGTGGCCTTTTTCTTTGGTAAACCTTCTTCCTTTCGGTGTATCAGTCTACGTTGAGGTTTCCTCAACAAAGGCACAAGGAATTCTACTACATGGCACAGGCATATACTCCCGCGCCCGCTGATGCGGTGCTTCGGTTCCAACAGGAACGGATTGTCACGACTTTATTCAGATCGTTTCTGGAAACGCTAGAAGACGTCGAAGCCGACCATAATGCGGCGCTCGCCAAACTGGTTGATGCGCTCCCAGTCGACTACAAGCAGTATGTTGATTTGGCTGATTGTCTCACCCCCGAGAAGGGTCAGCAACTGAGGAAGCGGGTCCTTGATCGCGGCAACGATGCCAAGCGCTCCCTGACCGATTTGACCAACTCCTTCACCATCGAATTCAAGTAACCTATGTCCACACCAAAGCCCTTCCCCGCTTTCCATCAGTTCACAGTCGATTCCGAGCGCGAAATCGACCAAGTCAACACCCGCGTCGAAGATGGCAAGACCATCACCGAAACCACCAAGGTCAAGAAGACCGTTTCGCTCCCCTTCTGTCTTAAGCTTCCCAGCCGCACCGAGCGCGAAGAGGCCGATATCGTGCGCGCGGTCTGGTGGACCAAGTTCATGGAGCGGGGCGTCACTACCGAGGCGATGCTCATCAAGCGATATACCAACGAGGGAGGCACTTTGCCTAACGAGTATCGCACCCTGCTTGAGCAGCTTCAGACCGAATTCCTCGACGTGCAGGTTAAGCTGACCGAAGCCGAGACGCTCCATAAGGATGAACCTGATATCCTGCGCCCCCTGCGCTACCGCTTCTTCGACCTGCGCGAGAAGATCACCGAGATTCACCGTTCGCAAGCCCCCTACTTCGAGAACACCGCCGAAGCAAAGGCGCGCCAGAAGCACATCGAGTGGCTGGTGCTCAACATGACCTATCACAAGAAGATGAACGCGGACGAATCAGTAGGCGAGTGGGAGCCCTTCTTCACTGGCAAAACCATGGACGACAAGCTGGACTACTACGACAAGCTGGTTGAGAAAGAGGACGAGTTGTGGGCGAAGGCCAAGAGTATGCTCGAACTGCTCGCGACCTTCTATTCGTCATCGGGCGGCAACATCTCCAGCGAAGAGATTAGCGACTTCCTGTTAGAGGAGGCGCTCAAGAATGGAGTCAAAGACCCCGCCGCCGAAACGCCCGCTTCCTAACATGGTCATCAAGCGACAATCCAAGTGGCAGTATGTCGGCTCCGACGAGGGGTTCGGCTTAGTGCATACGGTCATCCAAATCTTGGGAACTCATATCACGACTTGGTCGGACGCTGACCAAGGAAACGAAGATGAACCCGGCTTCACATGGGCGGGATTGAAGGCTGACTTCGTGCGCGATTTCCAGCCAGTCGGTGGGGTTCAGGAAGCCTGATGTGGAGACCTCAGTTCATCTCCGCCGACTCTATTCGGACATCTGCCGGGGCTACTCGGTAACGCAACATAGCAGTCAGACGGTCTATGTGAAGCACTTCAGTGTGTTCGACTATACCGAGGTTGACGAAGTGCGCGAACGGGCGTTTGAGGACGTGGTGCGGCGCGGCATGAGAACCGAGGAGCAGGTCAAGAAGTGGCTCGCGGACCAAGGATTGTGGGGTAACAAGGAAGACCGGGAACTGGCCATTCAGGAAGACTACCTTGAGAGCCTGCGCAAGACCCGCTCCAAAGCCCACCTCATCTCGCAGGTTAAGCAGATGGATGTGCAGATTAACGAGGCTGAATTGAAGGTAAGGGAACTGGCCAATAAGCGCGCGCGCCTGATGGGTAAGACCGCTGAGCAGGCCGCCGACCAGAAGGTCCAATACGAGTATATGAGGTTAGGCTTCTTCACGGATGCCGGGCTGACCACCCCCCTTCTCACGCGCGAAGCCATAGACCAACTAAGTGATGGGGAAACCGAGTCTCTCCTCTTCGCCTATATCGATTCCATCAATCTCTTCTCTAACGACACCCTGCGCAAGATAGCGGTCGCCCCTTTCTTCACCAACTACTTCTACCTCTGCGGCGATGACCCTACCCGATTCTTCGGTAAACCCGTTTCCACGCTCACTCTCAATCAGGTGAACCTGCTGTCATGGGGCTCCAACTTCAAGTCCATCATGACCCAGAATGAGATCCCCAAGGAGATGCAGGGTAACCCCGACAAGATAGAGGAGTTCATCGCCCGGTCACGTAACATGAAGAGTTTGGTCAACAAGGCTGGCGAGGGTGATAGAGTGGCCCTTATTGGAGCCACCAAGGAGGACTTCAAGGCCCTCGGGGTAGAGGACAGCACGAATCTGGTGCGCGACGACGCCAAAAGAGGGGTCAAATCGGGTCTTGAGGCCGCCAAGACGCGCGAAGTGACGTATACGGTGCCAGCGGGGCGTTAAGGTCCAGTAAACCCGGCTTTTCTGGGTGTATTAGATAGCGAAGGTCTAAGGTCATATGCCCCAAAACGTCGGAACAGTCTCTACTACCCTGCAACTGGATACGCGCCAAGCGGTCCAGCAGTATAACCGCTTCCAACAGACTATTCAGCGCGGGGCATCGGGGCGCAACAGCATGTTCGGCGCGATCAGCGCGGACGCTAGGGACTTCGACAACTCACTGGGTAAGGCGACCAACCGTGTCGTGGCCTTCGGCGTGGCGGCGGCGGTTTTTACAGGGGTAGCTAAGGCCACAAGAGCCTTCGCCGAGTCCATCGTAGAGGTAGACAAGAATCTCGCGGCCATCAATGTCAACTTGGGTCAAAGCGCCCAAGGACTCAAGCAGTTCGGGTCTGACCTGTTCAATGTGGCGCGCCAAACGGGCACCACCTTCGAGGCCGCTTCCGGAGCTGCTGCTGAACTGGCGCGCCAAGGTCTCAGTGCCGAGGAGACCATCAAGCGGTTGAAGGATGCCCTCATCCTGTCCCGTATCGCAGGTCTGGGTTCGGCGGAGTCCGTAGAGGCGTTGACCGCTGCCATCAATTCGTTCAATCAAGAAGCTCTTACCTCCAGCGAGATCGTCAACAAGTTCGCGGCAGTGGACACCAAGTTCGCCGTGTCGTCCAAGGACCTTGCGGAAGCCATCTCTCGCGTGGGTTCCACGGCTCAGTCAGCGGGTGTGGGTATCGACCAGTTAATCGGCCTCGTCACCTCCCTCCAACAGACGACCGCCCGTGGTGGTGCCACCATCGGTAACGGCCTCAAGACCATCTTCACGCGCATTCAGGCGGCGCCGGAAACAGTTAGCGCCCTTGAAAGCGTCGGCGTGGCCATCAAGAACACAGACGGGTCTCTGAGAGACGCGATCAGCATCCTGCGCGACTATGCTTCGGCGCGTGAAAGGGTCGGAGAGGCCGAGAGAGCGGCTCTCGACAGGACGGTCGCGGGCACCTTCCAAGTCAACATCTTGAAGGCCGCATTGGGCGACCTGAGCAAGCAATATAGCGTATACGGTAACGCCGTCAATACTGCGTCCAACGCTACCGACGAAGCCATCCGTAAGAACGAGCAACTCAACCAGACCATTGCGTCCCTGCTCAACTCGACGGGACTGTCTATCAAGCAGCTCTTCGCCAGCATTGGCGACCAGAAAATAACCGGCCTGTTCGGGGAGATACTCAAGGAGGTCGAGCAACTGAGAGCCTATCTATCGGGTGATGCGGGTGACGAGTTGGGAGCGTCACTCGGTAATGGTCTCATCAAGGGTCTCAGCAACGTGCTAAGTGGACCCGGATTGATTGCGGTGGCCGTCATCTTGATCAACGCCTTCAAGAAGGTCATCCTGACCATCGCGCAAGAGGCCCGCACGCTGCTTACGATCAACAGTGCAGCCCTAGCGAGAGCCAACATCCAGAAGCAGATTGTCCAGCTCCTTCAACAGGCGACCGAAGCCGAGAAGCTCCAGCTTGCCGCAGCCACCAGTGTGCTCGCGCGTAAGGAACAGATTCTCGCGATTCAAGCTCGCATCAATCAAGAGGAGTTGGCTGGAAATCCGCTAACGAGATCTTTCCAAGTGGCTGGTCCTCTTGGTGTGGGAAGCCGAACCGATCCTCGCATTAAACGCGGCGGTGGCTACATTGGCAACTTCGCTGATCCTATCGGCGCAGCTATCAATCGCGAGAAGGCGGCGGGAGTCAATCCCAAGGACATCTATGTGGATCGTGACCCACGTGTGGCCAACTTCGCGAATCCTCTTGGTCTGCTGGTTGCCAACCGTCGTGACGAGCCTTTGGGTGGATATCAGGGGGTCAACCGGGTCATTTCTCAGGGCGGTAATCCGAAGACGGCGGGAATGAGCGCCCCCAACTTTGCTGCCGGTCCCAGAGACCCTACAATTGGTGTGCGAAACGCGGCGGCAGATGAGATATATTCTCTATTCAGGGCCCTCAAGGGAGTCAAGCCTCTTAGCGAGGAGTTCAACAAGATTGGCTCACAAATCCAAGACGCCAGTCTTAAACTGAGCAAGGCTTCTCGGGAGAATGTGCTTGGACGGTTGGCACAGCAGTTCAATCAGGCGTTTATCTCGGCCAAGATAGTCACAGGAGAGGTTTCTTCCTCCGGGTATGTTACCCCTACTGGGGGCGGGTTTGATCGGAGCGGAACCTTTGGGAATGCCGCCCGTAAAAACTCTCTCCCGAATCAAGGTATCCTAGGGCCGGCTTTCCCCATCAATCCCCAACTCCAAAAGAGACTGGCAATTCAAGCCGAGATCGACGCTCAGCAACGCCTTGAGGACAGATTCCGCGCGAGTCAGGAACGACGTAGGGTTTCGGCGGCCAACATCGTTCAGAGCCGCCAAACCCAACAGAATCGCGCTCTTGGTCTTGCTTTCCTTGCTCCCTTTGCTTCAGGCTTCGTTCCTGATGCCCCGGGAGGAACCTTGGCCGGACAAGCCAGCGGAGCACTCCAAGGAGCCGGTCAGGGAGCCGGATTAGGCATCTTCGGTCCACAAGCTGCCGTTGTCGGTGTCGCTCTCGGAGCCCTTGTCGGCTACGTCTCCAAATCGAATCAGTCTCTCGCCGAATTCAATGAAGCCATCGACAAGACTGTGGCGGCCCAAAACGCAGGACTCGATGCCGCGCGAAAGGTGGCTACGCTCAACGAGAGTATTGCCGAAGGTGGAGGTAGTGGCGCAGCGGCAGTCCGTTTGCGTCAGCAGAAAGCCGAAGCTCTCCTCAATGTCGATCCTGAGTTCAGAGGGCGACTTGGAGCTTCCAACATCTCTCAAACCGAGATATCCCAGATACTGGAAGAGATCAGTGACAAGGTTAGCCGCGCATCCATTGTGGGCGAGGTCCAGAAGGGTGGTAACGCATTGTCTCGCGGAGGGCTTCTCGACCAAGCTAAACGCTTTGCCGGGAACGGTGTCGCCGCCGGTCCTCTGCGCGGACTGTCTTTTTTCGCGTCTCAGTTCGATAACCCATTCGAGGGGGTTAACCAAGCTCGCGATATCGGCAAGGACCTGTCTGGTCTCGTTAACAGTCGCAACTCCGGCTCCATTGACGAGTCACTACTCAATCGAGTTATTGGAGGTAAGAGTCAGTCCGGAGACGTAGAGAAGCTGAGCGCCATATACGATAAGCTGGGAGCAACGACCGAAATCACTGCCGACAAACAGGTGGAATTCGCCGAGGCTCTCAAAACGGCTAAGACGCGCTTCGACCGGTATTCTGCCATAATCGCGGACTTGGAAAAGAGTGCCCTCAAGGGTCGTCTCTCCAACACTGCGTTCACGAATTCTCCTAATCTTGGTGTCTACCAGAATGCAGCGCTGACAGGTCGCAGTCCACGCTCCTCGCAGGCGTCTCGTGCCCAAGCTGACTTTGCCTTCTTCCAAGAACTGATATCTTCTGGGGTTGCCAGCGAAAAGGGACTGGAGAGCAACGCCGATTTCAGGAAGGCTCGCGCAGGAACGCAGCAGGACAACGCATTACGCGCTGCCCTTTCTCTGCTCAAGGGCAATAACCCTTCCATTACCGGACTCACCAACAATCTCGGCGACCCCAACGCTCTGGCGATTGAGCGCCAGCTTCAGTTCCTCGCCGGAGCGGGAGTCCGTAACTCGGGTAAGGCCGGTCTCGCGCTGGACTTCGTGCAACGCGCTCGTAACACCGCTGGTGATGCCGGGATCAACAGCCTATCCTACGGACCCAACTTCGATTCGTCCCAATCTGGTCTTGCGCCGGGCGGCAAGTATTCGGTGACCGCCGGAGACGCCCTCAAGGCTGCTCAAGCCACGGTCGAGAAGACCCTTCAATCGGTCAACGGAACCGTCATCCGCACAGCCCTTCAGGTCGATGGCACCATCAAGGTCATGTCGGATACCAAGAGCAGCACGGAACTCCAGCAACTCGCCGCCGAACTCACCGCCGCGATTGGCAAGCAGTTCCAAGCTCAAATCACCGACCTCAATCTGCGTCTCTCCAAGGTCGATGGCCAACCGCCTCCCACTCCCGTCTCGACCAACAGTGCGTTTGGTAACAACCTGACCAAGGGTTCGGACGGCTTCATCCGTAAGACTCCGTAATGTCTCTCTCCTTCCCCAACGTCTCTCTGCTGGGTTACTCCCAAGACGCCCGCTTCTTTGACGCGGGTTTTCAGTATGCCTCGTTTCGCCGGATCAACATTGCTGGTTCAGCAAACGACCTCCCAGCAGTCTTCGGGCTCACGGGCACGTGGTCCGGCGCGCAAGGTATGCTTCAGACGGTGCAGAATAACCACGACTACCAAGGGCTCGTGCTCAATGGGGTGGACTTCGGTTCCGGTCGCATCGAGTCTATTTCCTTCGCCGAAGGCAACGATGTCAAGCTGAAGGAGTATCAAGCCAACCTACTCGTCTACGATTCGGGCAATCTGTTCAATCTGACGGGCTACTACTACAGTGGGGTTAACCTCGTCGCTCCGGCCCTCATCAACACCTTCTCTGAGACCTACACGTTCAACAAGAAGCTGAACGGCGGCTACTCTTACGCTCACAATGCCAGCGTCCAGTTTGTCAGCGGCGCCCAGCACCTCTCTACCGTCCAAGCGGCGCAACAGATGGCGATGTCCCTGTTCACGGGCTCCAATCTGGGCATGGCGTTCTATCCCGGCTACACCAACACCCAAGGTAAGCGTTATGTCACGGAGACGTATGACCTGATAAACGGCACGTGCGGGTTTCAGGAGACCTTCGACTTCGACAATGACAACATCACCTACTCAGCAACGCAGACAGTGAGTGTGCGACTGGACGAGAACGGTGTCACAACCGCTACCGAGCAGGGTCAGATTCGCGGTATTCAGAACCCCAATTACCAGCGCGCCCTGACGGCCTTGTCCACCGAGATGACGGGGTCGTACTACCGGTGCAGCGGCGCGGCCACCAACTACCTTCCCTCGGGAACCATGCTGGTCACCTCTCCCACCGTGCAGGGGCGCACCATCGACATCTTCAACAACAACATCGGCTATACCGTTTCCTTCGACAACAGTCCCACCAATCAGCAGACCTACTTCTGGGACTATACCCAGCAGACCAACCTTCAAGACGGCGTGGGAACGGTGAACGAGGCTGGCACAGTTCAGGGCCGTGGGGTCAACACCACCACCTCCTTCAACAACGCCCAAGCGGGTTACGTGACCGTCAAAGCCGGCATCGCGGGTCGCACGACTACTCTCTTCTCCTCGACCTTTGGTTCCGCCACCAACTTCCTTGAGACCAAGCAAGAATCATATGCCCCCGTGCGCGGCAATGTCGGCTACTCCTATCTCTACTCCAATGATCCTTCTCTAATCGCCAATGCAGGCATCCGGCGCAAGAACGTGACGGTCAACACCAATGCTTCCGTCTACTCCTACAACGATATTGACATATTCAATCTACGCGAGATAGCCCAAGACGACAAACAGTCCACTCTCGGGTCCCAAACGGTAGCCGTGGACATGGAGGGAGACAAGACAGTAGCACTCTCTACCTTCCTATCCTCAGCCGTGACCGAGATCAACGCGAACAAGCCAGTGGGAATCGAGGTATGGATTGGCGGCTCCTCCTACTCCTATAGCCCTAATCAAAACGGAGTCAGTGCCCAACTCACTTGGGTCTTCAACCGGTCTGCTTCTAAGAGCATCGCCCTCTAATGTCCGATCAAGTCTCCATCCTCTACGCCGGAACCGACGCTTTCGCACCGCAACCCACTCCCTTCATCGGGGTGGATTACCAAACCATCTACGCGGGCGAACGGTGGGCCGTGGCCGAGAACATGACGCTCCAAGGTCAATTGACCGGCTGCTCATTCGATGCGATTGTCGCGGCGCAGAATGATGTGCTGTCTCGCTTCAATCAGTCGTTCCAGACCCTCCAGATATGGCAACAGACGGGCAACGTATCCGGACTGGTCTACCAGAAGCCCCTTGTCGAGGTCCAGAGCGTGACCTTCCCTCAGTCGCGCATGTTCGGTGTCCAACCCTACACAGTCAGCCTTCTTTGCTACCCATCGGGTCTGTTCAGCGGCGTCTTCGGAGTGCTTGAGCCGCGCGACACGTGGGATTTCGTCGAGACCCAAAACGCCACTCTTGACATATCTCACACCGTCTCTTGTCGTGGTCTCAATACCTCTTCGTCCGCCAGCAATGCTTTGACCAACGCGCGCGATTGGGCGTTCGGACGCACTGGTATCAACAGTTGGGTCTATCCGGCCATGATAAGCGGCGTAAGCCCAGACAACTTCTGTCTCCTGACTCAAACCGAGAACATCGACCGCTTCAACGGCACCTATTCGCTGGTCGAGAACTATACCAACGACTTGGCGCGGACGGGTTACGGGGTCATTAGATACGCTACTACCGTCGAGTCGGGCAACAACGCCATTACCGTATCCCTTAATGGTTCGGCGGAGGGATGCCAACGTAACATCACAGGAACCCGCTATGCTCTTCAGCGTATCAACATGACCGCTGTGGCTACCAAAGCTTATCAGAGTGTGTTCGACCGCACTGACCTGAACCCTATTCCCTTGGTCCAGTCCTTTGATGAGGACCCCTTTACCGCCCAAATCGGCTTCTCCTATCTGTTCGATAACAACAACCAGCCCCCCGTGGTATTCGACTATACTGTGGGCCTATCTGTGGGGACCAATGGGTCGATTACAGCCACCATTCAAGGTATCATCACGGCGCGCGGCGGGGATGTGGCGTTCAAATTGGCTCGCACCACGGCTTACGCCGCTACCGTCGATCTCTACAACCTCGTCCTCCCGTTTTACACGTCATTCGACGCTTCCTCTATCACCCCGCTGAATCCGGTTCCTACCACCCAAGGAAAGGGTATTAACCAGTCTAATGGCACAGTCGAGCTAAACGCCACCTTCACCAACGAGATTCAGGTTAACTCCGTCCTTGACCGTTTTGACTACACGATGGAGTTCGTTCCCGCTTTGGGACAAGCTGATGCCCAACCCAGACTCGATGGCCTAGGTCAATACTCTGTCGTCAATCTCAACTACGCTAAGCGGGCCTCCGTTTCCATCAACGGGACCGCCATCGTGAACAAGAATCAGTCGTCAGCCGCAGGTGTCGCGGCAGTCAAGTCAGCCTGTCAAAACCTGTTCAACCAGTATGGCACCTTCCTCTATGCCTCTCTCGACCGCAATGATGTGACCACCAGTAGATTTGATGAGAGGGTTCTCTCGTTCTCCTTCTCGTGGTCATTCGGGCCGGGCGGCAATATCGTGGGTCCGTCTAACGTGAGTTCCTTGTCCGTCCAGTGAGAAAACGGTGTATTAGAGAGCAGGAATAAGGCGAAATGAAGGAGACAGGCATCAATTACTTCGTGAATGACCTCGGTATCGACACCGGGCAGTTCGCCGTGTTCTACACCTTCGAAGAGGGTGCCGGCCCCTATCTCAACAGCATCTCGGGCGCGCAATCTATTTACGGTGCCACCTTAAACAGCACGACCAACTTCTGGTCTCAACCCAACTCGGGGTTCTTCAGCGGCAACTACGCCCAAATCAGCGGGGCAAGCGGAGCGGCATCCCTTAGCTGGACTCAGGTATTCGTCTACAAGAAGGTCGATACCCAGCCACTCGTGCTATTCAACTCCCTGACTGGCGCGTCGGGGTGGCGCGTGGGGGTTACGCAGTGTAACTGTCCTTACCTTGAATCGTTCAATGTCGAACCAGTTGTAGCCGCCTCCGAAAACAACTTCTCCTCCAAGGCGGTGCTCACGGTGACCTACATGCCCAACTTCGTCACTTTGGGCTACTACAACACCAACTCCCAATCTCTTGAGGTTGAGTCCTTCGATTTCCCCTTCCAGATCGCGCAGTCCGACAATTGGCGACTTGGCGGCACGACGGGCTACATGGATTACTTCCTCCACTTCACACAGGCGCAAAGCAGCGACGTGCTGAGTCAACTGTGCTCGGGGTTCTTCGCTTACCCAACCGGCACGGTTTATCCTACCTCCGATATCATCACCACTGGTGTTACGGGCTACCAAGATGCCTTTGTCGGCGTCACGGGTATCACGGGTTACTCCATTTCGCCGGGCGGCGATGAGGGGCGCGACTATTTCACGGGAGCATTCCCGACCAATTATACCGAAACCTCGTTGACCGGTTATCTCAGCAGCGGTATCTTCCCCTCCGGTATCAGTGGTAACCTGACCTACACGATTACCGGAGATCCGGTCACGGCGTTTCAGTATCTGACTGGTTACGCCCTCTCTTTCGGCATGGAGAAGACGCAGATGTTCTCCTACGTTCAATCTGGCGACTTCACCAAGGTCGCCGCCGACACGACCCCGTTCTACGACATCTACAACAATATCCTGCCGCGCAGCTACTCGGGTTATCAAGCTGCCTATCCGACCGGTCTACTCAACCTCTATCTGAACGGTGTGTCACAGGGCAACTCAGGTTGGGCTCCCACAGGTGACTACATCATCGTGACCGGAGCGCTCGACACAGACTCGGCGTTCGCGGATCTCAAGTCGGGGGATAAAGCATCCTTCGTGGTGACTGGCAGCGGATTCAACTTCGTCTATTCCGGTCAGGAATTGTATCTCAACGGCATCAATCTGGCGAGCGGAGACCAGTTCGTGACAGTAGGCGATAACGTCTTCTTGCGGGCTAGCGCCACCGGGATTACGGGCGACCTGTCACAGATACCGATTGTGCTTGCCTCAACAACCGGTGTGTTCTCCCTTTGGTCACGAATCCCTTTTCAACGCAACACCTCCAACCTCTACTTCAACGGGGTTCGGCAAGAGAACTACTCACTCTACATCGAGGGTGCGGCGATAGACCTGTTGAGCGGCAACTCGTTTAACCCCGCTCCTTGCGCGGCACTGTATTCCAACTCTAACCTCTTCTGGGTCTGATGCAAACTCTCCAACAAGTAACCTGTTCCCTCAATCTGGGCCGTATCTACAGTCTCGACTACGAGTATTCGCCGCAGGATGGCGTGAGCATCACCGTGTTCTTCGTCAGCGAGAACGGCACCTACACGATGCCCAATCTACTCCCGCTTCAGAAGGCTTTCATCTCAATCGGACCCGCCTCGTTTTCGATGTATCCCATCCGACGCAAATTGTCCCTGAGTGGCGGTCGGCGCGTTATGGAGGTTGAATTCTGCGACGACTTATTCCGTCTGAATCACTACTATCTGGCCTTGACCGGGCGCGGATGCGGTCAGAACGTCTACAATCTTGGCACTCCGGTGGATGATCGTTCCCTTTCCGCCAAGCTCCAGACTGCACTCGACCCTATCGCGCAACAGATCAAGGAGTTTACCCAGTTTCCCGATTACGCCTACACGTTCCAGCAGTTCTTGGATATCCTGAGGACCAAGGTCAACGTGATCGTCCAAGCCTCGTTTAACGGGGCCATCCAGCGCGATTTCGTCGGCACCTTTCGTGGTGTGCTGGAGGAGTGGTTAGCTCTCTACAACCTGTCCTACTTCTTCGAGAACGGCCAACTCAAGATATTCGACCCTACCAAGCTGACGGTCACATTGCCCACTCAGTCCTCTTTGGCGGCGCAAGGCATCCTTTCCTACGATGACGAAGAGGATATCCGCAACACCTACGGTAAGACGGTGTTCAACTGGTATCAGGGTGAGGGTGGCCAGTTCCCGCTCAGTCAGGTCAGTGATTCTAACGGGCCGCTGTATACACAAACCCAGACCCTTTATCCTATGGGGTATGAGTTCAATCTGTCTCAGCCTATTCCTGACTTGAATCAGGTGGCGGCAGCACAGTATGGTCAGAGTTTTTGGTTCCTGTATAACTATTCCAAGGGTAGTCTTAACGTGTGCGGCATGACTCCGATAGACCCATCTCAAACTACTCTCTCAAGCGTCATTTCGGTCGCGCAAGCCGCTAATGGGAACGGTCGAGTAGCCATCTTCAACGAAGCTTACTTCAATCAGCAGTATGAAGCATTCTCCCAATACGGACAGAAGCTCGCGGGTCGATTATATATGTCCAATGAGCAAAACTCTCTTGCTGTTCAACAAGGGTTCCAGTGGTTCGATGAGAGCGCGGGGCAGATATTCACCTTCACCAACGCAGACAGTCGATCCATCAAACCCATCTATCTCACCCCGACATCTGATGGAGTCAACATTGTTCCGGATACCACTATTAACGATTCGTTCCCCGGGTTCAATTTCGTGGGCAATCGGATGGTTTATCAGGATACCACTCCGGTCAACATCACGGGCACTTTCAACCTGAACGGCACGAATGTCACGCAGGGACAAATCGACGAGACCTACAACAGCCTTTTCATCCAAGGCAACCAATCGTTCGATTTGAACACCCAGTTGGCCCCCCTCTACAGTGGGACGAACACCTTTGTGGGCTACAATGCTTCCGCCGTCGTCCCGCAACCTATCGTTTCTATCATCAATGCCGTTCCCGCCAAGACCTCGGTATTCAATCCGCGCTTCTCCGCCATCCCCATCAAGGGAATCCCCCAAAGTGACTACTCCACCTACAAGGCTTCGCAGTCCGAACCCTCCGAGGTCAGCATTGTGCCCACCAATCAGGGCAACAACGTTATCGCGAACACCAGCGTCATCAAGACTCTCGCGCAGGGCAACTATACCATCTACTATGGTAAGTATACCCAGTGCGGTTCCGCTTCTAGTCCCGATTCCTTCTACGGTTACGAGTTCCAGCCCAATCAGATATCGCCCGATACACAGGTTGACGTGACTTTCGCCAAGGGGGCGAACAACTCGTATACCCTTACCCGCAACTTCGCCGTCATCAATGCTCAGGTGAACAATCCCTACCTGCCCACCCTTGCGCAGGGTCGCACCTTCTCCACCCGGCGCGTTTCCTTCACCCTCAATTACTTTAGGTCCGTTCCCACCAATTTCCTCACCAACGGACTCGTCGGCATGTCGGTGTCATTCGGTGGAGATGGTGTCCAAGCCTCCTATACCTACTCCAACGAGATTCTTGAGGTGGCCGGGCGCTATCGGGAGAACCAAGCCGCACAACAGGCCGCTGACTACGCTCAGCGCATCAAGAACAGCACCCTGCGCCACTACGAGCCCACGGAGGTGATATCATGACATTCACGGGGTCTCAATTAGCGGTCTATCGCAACCTATATACGCAGACGGGCAACTACGGTTTTGGCATGAACTGCACTGTCGATAACACCACTGGTCAGTATCAGTTTGGCCTCTCCGGCGCGCAAGGGGTGCTCCAGTTCACCCTGAGCAGCGGTTACCTCTACTACGGCTCCCAGTTCATCCACACCTATCAGGCGGACGAACCCTTCACGATTGAAGGCCAGTTTACTAGTGGGACTGCCAACGTCATCAAGGACGGTGCGCCTCTCGTCTACGGTTCGCCGAAGGCAACGGGAAACGTAGACTACTTCTACTTCAACAGAGCGAATGCCTCTCTTGGAGCCACCTTCGATCTTTACGTGAGCGGCGATAATGCTGCTCTACGCACCATCACGACACAAGGTTACTTCCTGACTACCGGCCAAGCGGGTGTGACAGGTTACTTCGTGAACGACGGGGGCTATCCTATCAACGTGTTCGATTCGACTATCCTCGCGACGCAGAACTACACCTTCGGCAAGCTCCAAGGAAATGTCGCCGCCACCAACTCGGGGGCCTTCGCGTATACGGGTGATTTCGTCAACCTCGATCTGACGCAACCCATCCTCACGACCTTCAACACCAACTATGGTGACGAGTCCGTGCTGTTCTACATCATCGACGCCACCTCTCTGGGACGCTACGTGTATCTGACGGCACCGACTGATTTCGAGTTCAATTCGGACGACATCCTGAACCGTGATATCACATGGCTCAACTACTCAGGGGGCTTCGTCTCCACGGGATTCGATACCCTACTGGACATCAACCTGAGCTATCTGGCGGGTTCGGGCCTATCCACGGGCGCGGCTACGGGGTTTTCAACGGCGGGAATTGGTCGATTCCAGCAGTCGGGACTCTTAACGGGACTCTATGCCTCGCAAACCGGCACTTATCCCGTCTCGGGTTTTGCGTGGGCGACTGGTGCTGCGACCGGGTTCTTCAGTGGCGTGGGAACGGGCATCGCGTCGGGATTCAACTACACGGGTCTGGCCGTGGGCGATTTCACCGGTCTCGCGACAGGCTTCATCTACGGCGGGTCTGGCACCCTTACGGTGACCTATCCTCTGGTCGGAGTGGGTCTAAACGGTCTGTCTCTCTTCCCGACCGGCGCGGGGACCTATGCCACAGGCTATCTCGACTTCACAAGCTATAGTCCCGCAGATGGGTTCTCAATCACCAATGGGCTGTCGGTCTTCACCATGCGCGCGGCGGGTGGTCCCGGCGACGATCCCGCTCCCTCATGCGTGGGTGACGGCACCTATCTCATGGATGTCCTTACTCAGATCACGGGTATCGCACCTTGCTTGTCGGGCTTCACCGAGGTGGGTGTGAACGGAGTTTATGATGGTGCCTCCATCATTCGCCTGACCGCTTTGACGGCGGGCGTTGACGGCAACGATATCGTGATATCCAGCGATTGGGTTTCGCCGGGAGACGGCAACCTCATCGGCGGCGCGGACGGGATTGGGTCAACGGGTGTGGTGGTCTATCCCATCGGTCAACCCTATACGGGCGCGTTTCCGACTCTCATTACGGGCAGCGGTTTATACTCGGGCTACATCACAGGTCTCACGAACGTCATCTCAACCAAGACCTTTAGCGGTTCGTGGGCGATGTATACCGGCACTGCGGCTTCTAGCCTTGTGCCTATCCCCCTGCTGGGAGACTCATATCGCGCCACCGGTATCTTTCCGCCGAACACCTACATCAACTGGCAGGTTGGCTATTCCGGCGTATCCGGTGATTCCGCCGCACTGGTGATATCCGGTGCCGATGTCCTTAACCCCATCTCGCAAACCCTTTCTTTCTTATGAGCACTCCTATCTATTATCCCACCAATGTAGGTTATACACCCACCGGTTCCTCTTACGGGACCCAACTCTATCTTGGGCGCAATCTCGCCACCACATGGGAGGCGATTGGCTTCGGGCAAGCGGGACGTCCTGATATCTTGGAGCGAGTCTATATCAACCTGACACAGGTGTCGGGAGTAGCGACGCCCACCAAGGTAGCACAGCTTTCATTCAACGTAGGGGATGTCCAGACCATCATTGCGGCACACCCCAATGCGGCGGCGGCGGCGCTTACGTTCCAGTTGAGAGAGGTCGATGTCTGCGATTCGTCCGTGGCGAAGAAGATGTTAGTATTGTGTTCGGCCCCTTATACGACGGGGGCCTCTTAACTTACCATTTACCTATGGGACAGTGCCAAGCGCGAAGTTTTACCTTGAACGAAGTTTTACATCCGCATCGACCACAACGACCGCCCCATTGATTGACAATAAAATGGGGGCAAACTGCGCATATGCCAAGTGCAGTATCTACTTCACTTTCAGAACGAGCTTCTGCTCCATCTACTATTACATCTCTTGTGGCCTCGACAAGGTTCTTGAGCATCTGCCAACGAGAGGGAAGAGAAACTTGACTGACAACTTCTGGAGATTCTAGTTTAGTAGACTCAGTATTTTGTTGGTGATATATAGATTTTTTAGTTACGTTTCTCATCGATTCATCAGGGAAGTTCCTCAACAGAATAGTCTTTTAGTCTTACTTCCTTACCGTCCATCTGACTACATATCGCTCCAGATATATCAAATGGAGAAACCCACGGAGAAAGCTCTGATGAACCTGTCGCCTCAAAAACTACTTGATCGGTAGAGAAGTCGCTCCACGAACCTCCAGAGGGATATGCTCTGGACTCCCAATTAATTGTTAACACATACTGATGCCCAACAATTAAATCATCAAGTTGAAGTCTTTGTTCAAAATACCTTATAGGAAATTGTCCGGTATCATAAATAGAAACGCTACCGATATACGAACTCGAACAGTCTGGAGTCTCATCAAACGATAACTGCGACAGATTGTCAAGCGCGGCGCTCGTTAGGCAGTGATAGTCCGTCCAGCCATCTGCCTGAACAACCGCAGCAAATGCAAAGAAAGTGGGATTCTCTTCTGTATAGAAGCACCACCCGGGATTTCCGCCGAAAAAAGAACAATCGTTTATCGTATCGGTGCTGCCCACCCTCCATCTAGAGGCTGAATTTGAACACTGGCTAAGGAAGACTACGCAAGGATTCGCGGTAGCAGGTAGTGGGCCACACAAACTAGGGTCTGGATAAGGAACCCCATTATTTGTTGCCGTTAGCTCGGTTAACGTAACCGTCCACGTTCCATCGCTATTAGATGTAGCAACAAGAGTAAATCTTATATGAACGGTATTAGGACCCACCGGAAAGGTTTCGTCAACCGTGTAGCTAGTTCCCTGTCCAACGCATTCAACAAGTTGAATAACACCAGTTTTCGAACGACATAACTCTTCACAACTATCACACGGATTCGCCCGTGCACTACAATCGCAGCACGTTCCTGCCGGGTCCGGTCCCAGAATGAATAGGGCCATTAAATGACTCCGTCTAAGGAGCCCTCCTTTTTCCTTGATCTCACGGTGCTATATACACCGGGAAACGGGTCGTTTGACACTCTATTTCTTGCGCTTCTCGGCCTTCGCCATCAGGTCAAGAATGGTATACGCATCCAACCCGTCAATGGAGCCGAAATCAGTCCAGTCAGCGGGATTCAGGTTAAGCCGGTTGGTCTTGGCGAACTCGGGGTCTTTCTGACACTTGTCGTAGACTCCTTGAGCGCTAGCGCGGACCTGCTCGAAGGTGAAGCCTTTCTGTGTTGCCACGGTGCGGACACGTTCCCAAGCCTTGAGGTCGGGGTTGGTTGAGGTAACGGGCTCCACCTTGGGCGCGATAAGGGGGTTCACGCCACTCTTCAAGGCTTCCTCGAACTCGGCGTTCTTGGCCGCATCGAATTCGTCAAACCCGTAGATGGGCACCTCAAGGTAGGTCCGCACACAGCGCGCGAAAGCCCGGTTCGTGGCCTGTGTCTCAAGGTAGAGCTGGAACTTGCCCGACACGTTGTAGAGAGAGCCGTTACCGGACTCAGACCACGTTTGCGCGATGCCGCCGGTCTCGAAATTGGGGGTGAAGTCGATGGAGCAGACGGCGGTCACTTTCTCGGCTGTCGAGTCCACGCTAAACCGCACTGCCGTGAACCCGCGCAAACGGAGGAGGTGTCGCCAGCCCGCGAGATTGACCAGTAACTTGCTATCCTCCACCTTGGTCACATCGATATGGCGGCGATTGGTGACGCCGAACTGCATCATCAACGGCTTCTCGTGATCTGGATTGACGTAGAGGTGCTCGGGCAGGAGGATGGCTCGCCAGTTGACAAGCCCGCTCTCCTTGCGCGGGTAGATGGTGTTGGTCAACAGACCATTCTCATCACGGTTACTCACTTTACAGGCCTCCCGAATGCGCCGGCACAGTAGCCCTTGTGCTTAGCTTTGCGAAAGCGGGGTCGCACCTCGACCGCCCCTTTCTTGGATACGCGATATTGGTAGGGTTTAATGTTGGGAGTCTTAGGCATAAAGCATGAAGTGGTTGAGGTCTCGCCAGAACTCGGGACTGTCAATCACGGTGCCACAACGCTTATCGCCCTCCATGGGGATATCGGCGGCGGCATGAGCGAGTGACAAGTATATCTTTCCCTTGTTGAGCACGAATTTCTGGGTCTTGAACTTGAGATTACCAGACTTGAGAGCGTTGTCAATATCAATCTTGACTTCCTCGACGGGGCGATTGGTATACTCGGCCGATTCACGCTCGAAGTCCGCGCGCGTCTTGTGCGGAAGATGCTGCACGTTAACCACATCGAAGAACTTGAACCGGATGTCGGACAGCTTCTTGGCGTCGGATTCGCGCGAAAAGAAAGTGAGCCCCTGAAGAGTCTTCTTAAGCTGGAGCACGTAGTCAAGAGGTGTATCTTCATTGACCTCGAAGCTGAGGGTCTGGATGCTGGGCTTGAAGTGAGCGAGGAGAGGGAGCGCGATGGGGGCCTTACATACGATGTTGGCCTTGCGCCCCGTATTCAGGGTCGCGGCCAGCACGTTCTCGTCATGATGGATATCGAGGCGCGCGGCGAGGGGGAGTTCGGGGTTAAAGCCGGGAGCGACCACTTGGTCCGGAATCCAGTCCAGCATGGTGGCGTTGTAGGCTTGACCGGCGAGGAGGGTGTGCTGAGTGATAGTGTGCGGGATTTCGAGGAGGTCGAGCACGGCGCGGGCGACGGTGAAGGGGTCGATGAACGCCGCTGTTGAGGGACTCTCCTGCATCGCGAAAGTGGGGTTGTGACCGCGCCGATGAGAGGAGACGAAACGCGTCTTGGAGCCGAACTGATAAGGTGCGTGGTTCGCCTCACTCGTTGTCGCGAACAGTTCAACCAACGGAATACCTAGATGTCCCGCTCGGTGGCACCATATCGAATCGTTCGCTAAATGTAACATGGACCGCCCCACAAGATAGTTGGCCTGATGCTTGGAGGTCTGTCCCATGGTGTGATGACATCCGGGGATAGGCCCATCTTCTTTGGCTCCCAGTTGAACGATCTCAATATGCGCGGCGGCGAGATAGGGTTTGATGAGGTTGACGACTTCGGCGAATGACGGATAATTCTTGCCCGGCATCCCAGACCCCGCGTGCAGGGTGATGTAGCGCGAGAACGAGAGGGGGAAGAACTGCTCTAGGAGGTGCTGCTTGCCTATCTGGAGGCCGAGCATTGAGGCGTAGCGGGGGAGAAGCTTCATGGTAAGTCGAGATAAGGGGTCAACGCGGCAGTGCTGGAAGACAAGTAGCCCAAATGCCGTTGCGTGGGGATCGCGGGATGTAGAAACACGTTGAAGTAGGCATCCTTCGCGCCCGCGCCGGTCATGGCCAGTTCGCTCTCCATCATGGGTTGATACTGGAGCACGCGAAACACGTGGGGGTTACCCACGAATACGTCGGCGAACTTGGGGTCCACTGCGATGTAGAGATCGTGGTTAGGATACTCGCGATGGAAGGATTCGAAGAGTTGGGTGCAGATAAGAGCATCGCCGCCACTTTCCTTGATGACGAACAGAGCGCGAGCTTTACCGGTGGTCTTGTCGATCAAATCCCAGAGATCGAAGGGCTTCACCTGATTGCGCGCGTTCTCCTGTTGTGCCACGCCGATAAAGTAAAGGAACACGTCCTGCCGTGACATACCACCCTTAAGCTGCGTTTTCCAGTTGGCGAAACCGCTGCCCGACTTGGGCTCATTCATCTTGAGAATCTCGCGATAAAGGGTGTCAATGAAGGTGTCCTCATCTTCGATTTCGGGGAAGGGGAAGGTTTCGTTCTTGGGTTCCGGCGTCAGCCGAATGCTATCCCAACTTGGAAACGGCATGGAATCGAATAAACGCTCCCACTGCGCCCCGATAGTCTCGATGCTAAAGGTCTTGACCGCCCATTCCCGTCCCTTCTCGCCCCACGCTTGCATGTCGCGAGTTGATGTGCGCCACACCTTGGTCATGAAACGCTTGATGTCCTCTGGATTCGTCGCTGCCTTGATAAAGCTGTTGCCGGCCTCGTGATATTCGGAGTAGCCGAGCTTGAACACGAAATCCTGTTCGCAGAAGTCTTCACCACAAGAGTAATTGGTGCAAGCGAGGGGTTTGCCGCAGAGGAGGGTTTGCACGGAATTGTATTCGAGGCCACCTGAGGACATGGCGGTAATTCCGGCGTTTGCCAATCCGTAGAGATACTTCATTTCGTCATCGGGCACGCGATTCACGATAGTCGTCGTGATGCACGATTTCTTTTCACCACATGCGGGGCAGTCGATATCTTCACCCACGAATGGACGGACATGCCATTGACCGCACTTCTTGCACGAATAAGTCGCGAGAACGTCGGCCATGTTCACTCCATATTCTGCGGCAAGCTTGGGAATGTTCCAGCCTTGACCCTGTTCGTGAAAAGCCGTATGAAACAGAACCTTGACATCGGCCTGAGGATTCTCGCGCTTGAACCTAGCTAGACCATCGAGCACATTCGGATAAGACTTGCGAAGCTGGTTACGTCCCAGCATCAGGAACACCACGGTCGTAGGATTGATACCAAATCGCTGTCTAAGGTCCATAGCCTCCTTATCTGAAATGGGTGAGAACTTAGTGGTATCCATCGCTCCATAGATGAAGTCAACGTGTGCGTATTGCGGACCGCGTCGCTTCATTTCGTTCGCGCCGAACTTGGTCCACGCGAGATAATACTTGGATGCGACAGCCTGCTCAAGAAACATATCGAGCGTCGGGCGGGAATCAATGGTGATATGAGGAACGGAGTTGATAGCCTTATACCACGGCTTGTCCATGTAGGCGTGTTTCGGGTAGGCCCATCCGTCATTTGATCCAATCCAAATCGTGGGTTTGAAGTCTTTGACTGCGGCGTCGATATTGAACGATCCATAGCTAGCATCTCGGGCGCGCTGTGGGTCCGAATTGATTTGTTGAATCAACGCGGGATCGGGCGGAATGGAGCCATATCCCTTCCACGGTAGATAGCCCAACTCGGGATGAATGGTTGACGTGCCCTGCTGCCAATAATGAGCTAGGTCATATTTGCCGGTCTTGTGGAGGTAGCGAAGGAGGGTCTTAGCGTTCTCACTTAGGCCGGTGCTTACGATTGTAGGATCAGTTTGAAGTAAAATACGGTGTCTGTTCATGTAAATTTATTATACGCTCTCCTTCCAAGATTTGTTTTCTGGTATTGGGCCTGCGATTATCATAGCTAAGCCTTAGCATGCTTAGTATGTCTTTATATCGATATAGTTTTCTCTTAAGAAAGAACTTTGATGTCATCTCGTATAAATAATTAGCCATTAAAATAGCCTGCGTTCCACGAAAGCTAACACGACAGCCGTGTCCTTTCTTTTTCTTAATGAAGATTCCTTTTAGCCCCGTCTCTTCTCTTATCGCATTCCTTATTTCGGGTATCAAAGTAATAGCTCCATGTATGCTTACCGATAAAGTCGTTCCGCGACCAACCTTATCCGCAGTGACACATCCGTCTCCATCTAGTAGTCCATGAAAGAAATATCTACGTAACTCATTGGGAAGATATCTAGGATATTCTACTCGATTTTCTTTGTTCTCAATAACTCCATGTCTCTTCAAGTCGTCTGTCATTTTCTTACTGTAGATCGTAAGAGACCACATGTTCTGTCTTTCTTCTTTCTCAACCTCTTCAAAATAGAGATCTCCTGTATGTTCAATCTCCGCCTTAAACATTTCAAGAAAATATTTATCGACTTCTGCTAGAGACATCTTAAATCGAGTGCCAAAAGTATTGCCATCGGCAAAAATAAAACCCAACAGATACGCCTTGGTGGGAGTGTCGATAGATTCGAAATAGTCCTCTTTAACACTCAATTGTTTGTTACAATGATGCGCGTCCCTCGTATTTTCTCCCGCACGTTCTAAAGCATTTGTGACGCTTTTATATGAGCGATTTAATTTTCTTGCCACCTCATAACTACTTAATCCCGTTTTATATAGTAAAACCATTTCGTCCATTTCTTTTTTGGAGAGTAGGGTCACGAATGGTCCAATACCGGCTTTCTTCCTCATATATTGAACATCCATCGGATTGATGCCAAACAAAGCGGCAGCCTTAGTTAATGATCTAGTCCTCATCAATTCATCCAAAGTAGCTTGACGCTGTTCGGGAGTTAAGTGAGAAAATGCCATATCCCTTATCCTAACCTCCTGCGCGCCACTGTCAACCGCGCCCCTCGATAAAGCCTCCCTAAAAACGCAGAAAGGCCCCGTTTCCGAGGCCTGACTACGATGAACACACCTAACAGATTTGATTAAAAGGGCAACGCAGGAGCCTTCTCTTCGCCACCGGCTTCACCCGCATCCGTCTCAGATGCCGAAGTAGACTCAGCAGGCTTCTCTTGAGTCACAGGCTTGGCCGGCTTGCTGGCCTTCACCGTTTCCGCAAAAGCTTTGAGCTGCTCGAACAGGAAGAGGTCGGGCTTGGACCAGTCCTTCTCAACCTTGTCACCTTTACCCACGAACTCACGCGGCTGGAGGTTCGGGTCCAGCTTGAAATCGAACTTGCCCTTGACCGTGGCGGGATTGTCGCCCTGACGGAGGGCAGCGGCACCGTAGACCTTCTTCGTGTCCTTGTTGACCTGATTGTAGAGGCCGACTTGGACGTTGTCGAACGCGGGAAGGTTGAGCACGGCATTGGTCAGCTTGCGACCGAGCGCGCTGCCCACACTAAACCCGGTGAAGTAGACCTCATTGCGGTCACGGTCGCGCAGGTTGAGGGTTACGTTGTAGATGGGGGAGCCCTCGTATTCGCCAAGACGGGTCTCGACGCCAATCAGGTCACCGGCCACATCATAAAGCGGGCCATCCACGCCGAGGGCACCTTTCAGTTCCTCGTTGGTATACGTGTGATAGGAACCGTCAGCCTGCTTGAAGGAGACCTCCCATTCCGGGCGCGGGAGGAATGCGCCGTTACGTTTCGTTGCGAGCTTGAGTGAGAAGGCTTTGCCATCCACGCGATTTTGTTTTCCTAGTGCCATAGTATGTTTTGGGTTGGTTAAGTTGATTGGGCTTATGCCTTAGCTTCCTGTTCGCCCTTGACAGCACCCGCGTGCGAGGCTTCGTAAACCGCAGCAGCGGCGTCAGCCATCAGTTCGGCGAGTCCATCGCAAGCGTATCCTGCGGGACGGTCGTCATGTGTATCTTGATCTTCCAACCACTGGTTGAGGATTGAGTCTAGGGTAGCTTTGAGTGAAGCGGTCATGTCTTATGTGTATCTCTTATCATACCATCCTTGGGTTCCATGTCAACTCTTTTTCGCATGACAGGTCATCATAATCCCTTCCCCATTGAGACCTCAGACTACTATCAGCAGTATCTGTTAGAGCAGAAGGAGATAGACAAGATAGAATGGCTTGAGTCAGAGAGGGTGGGAACGTCGATTGGAAGAGAGCGGGCCGAATGGATATGGTTTACTCGCTATCGAAATCAGTGGCGGCGCGCTCAGATAAGCGGTCAATCCACCTAGCTACTCACACCTTACCCGCCAGCCGACGCGAAACGGGCTGATTGAGATTGATCTTGATACCAAGCTTGCTGAGAGCCTTGTTCGCCTCATCGGTAGCCTTCTTGACCCCCTGCTTAAGCTCATCGGGATGACGCTTTCCATGACGCTTGGCGGCATAGTTGTCGAGGGCGGCCTTCTTGATGGGGTCCACGCCACCTCTTAGCGCGGCGCGCTTCTCGCTCAGTTCGGCACTACGGTCAAAAGCGGTGCCCAAGGTCTCGCGCTTGTGATGCTGCGTGTTGATGAAAGCATTCTTGTCGAAGGGGTCGATGTTGGTGTCCGTGGAGACTTGAGGATTCACATAGACGCGCTTCCACAGTCCTACCTCGGTGCCGTCTTCGCCGTTGAAGACCTTGTCGTCGGACATATGAAAGAACACTTCCGTCGTGTCGCCCGTGTCGGGCCGCTCAAAGAGGTAGTAAGGCATAAGGGGGCCGTCAGTCAATAAAGAACATCGTCCCGTCCAACTTGGTCACGCGCACAAGGGCGTTCTCCCACTTTTCAGCGAAAGCTTGATCAGCCATCTCACGCCGCTGGGTGGTGTCGGGGAACAAGTCAATCATGCGCGGGCTGTTGAGGAACCTCTCATTGTATGCCGACTTCGGCTCCATGGAATATGGGTGAAGCACCCCGTTGGTCTGTCTCATCTTAGTCGTTCGTCTCGATATCCAACATGTCTTGTTTGAGATACACCGTTCTCGGGTCCCCTTACCCGACAATCTGTCCCTCTCGCTTCATCCATTCCCGCGTCTTCTCGATTCCCTCCTCTAGGGTGAGGAAGGGGGCTTTGTAGCCGGCCGCCCTGAGCTTCGTGATGTCAGCCTTCGCGTAATACTGATACTGGTTACGCAACACCTCAGGCATGTCCGTATACTCGATAGGGAGAGCGGGGTCAACCGCTTTGACGAGGTCATTGAAGGTGCGGGCTGTTCCCGTGCCTAAATTGTAGAGACCGGGAGCTTGGTCTCCCTCCAAGAAGAACTCGATGACCAGGCATACGTCTTCCACATAGCAGAAGTCACGGGCCTGCTCTCCATCCTTGATGTCGGGACGATGGGACTTAAAGAGTCGCCAACAAGGTTTTTTGGGACTTTTAAGGTCATATACGTGATTGGTCGAACCGTATAAAGGAAACTGCTTGGTCAACCCCTTATGCACCAGACTGGCCATGTCTCCCTTATGCCTCTCTCGCGGCCCGTAGATGTTCGTGAAACGCAGTCCGTAGGTGTCCGCTTCCTTCAGGCCGCCAAACAGGGTATTGTCAATCTGGAGCTTCGAGAAGGCGTAGGCATTAAGCGGCCGGAGACCATGGATACGCTCAGTAAAGTCTTTCTCTTCTGATCCATAAACGCTGCCAGATGAGGCGTAGATGAATCTGCCGCCCCGCACCCTTGTCTTACGCCAAAGGTCCAGTAGACCGTTCACGTTGTTCTCCCATAGGGTCGGATTCATGGGTTCGGTCGTGTCCACATTCGCGCCCAGAGCCACAACGGTTGAACCGTCCACTATCTCGTCGGGGGTAATGAGTTTGAACGACAGACCCGCCACATTGCGCCACTGCTCATCGAGAGTGCGCACCACAACATCGGGCACGATACCACGCCTGTTGAGATGGGCGACCAAATTGCTGCCGATAAAACCGAATCCGCCTGTGACGGTTATACGCTTCATTTCGCTTCCTCCAATATCGCCGTCGTGCTCACTCCGGGGATCTTCTCCACGATGTGAACCCGACCATTCCATTCCTTAATCTCCCTCGCGCCCACCGTGGTCTCCTCGGTATAGTCGTCTCCCACCACGATGACATCGGGCTTCAGCTTAACCACCCACTCCAACGGCGAATCTCCATGGACAACCACTTCATCGATCAGTCCCGTTTGATACAGGTCACGCACCCGCTCGGCTTCCGTGCGAATCGGGCGACCGGGACCCTTGCGCGCCAGATACTCGTCGCGGTTGATGGATACGATGAGCAAGTCACCCAGTGTGCGCGCCTCGGTGAGGAGCTTGAGATGGCCCTTGTGGAGTGAGTCGAAGCACCCCGCTGTGAATACGAGTGTTTTCATGTTTCCTTGTAGAATAGGGGTCGAATCGCCCACCAAATCGCGGCGAAAGGGAGGACCAGCGTCAAGATAGCCTTAACCCACATTGGCCCACGCTGCCGGTAGACTCGCATCCCGATTACGGCGTTATCCTCAACTTGTTGGCGATAGGTCTTCACCGAATCCACTCCTGAATGCGCTTCACTACATCTGCTGACGTGTGACCATCCCACTCGCGCCCCCTCTCCAACATCTTCGCGCCGGTCTGAAACGCCAACGTCCACATGGACGAGGGAAGGTGATAGGACACATCTCCGCTCGGCAAGCACATGCCCGCAATAAACCAGCCGTCCCATTGGGAGCCATCATGGTGTTTATCACTGAACCACGCCAATCCGGGCGCGGCCTTCATCAGCGCTAGGAACAGGGTGCAGCGATGCTCGTATAGCTCATCGAAGGTATGGTAGCCATCAGACACTTGGCCGGGCTTACAGGGAATGAGGAGAGTGTTCATAGGTGGAGGAGGTGTTTTACTGACTCAAGGAGTTCGGCTCCGGCATAGGTTTGTATCCCCATCTGGCTGGCAACGTAAAGCTCTTTGCCCGAATCATCGAACAGCACGACTTCTTCTGGCTTCATGGGGTAGTTGGACAGAATGGCGTGATACAGGGCTCCCTTATCTTCCGCCGTTTCCTCAACGCAGATACCGTCAAACTCGATACCCAAAAGAACCTCAAGTCGCGCATGAATGGCTTCCACGGTTTCGCGCGAAACGAGGCCTTTGCTGACGCACCGCTGACGAGTCACGAGAATCATGGGGATGCCGTGGGCCTTGAGTAGATGAATCGCCTCGCGCGCGCCGGGCTTGAGCACGAGACAAGAGGGGTCCGTGATGTAGTAGAGCGGCGACTCGGGGTCGGAGGAAGCGAAGTTGAGGGTCGAATCCCTATCGATAAGGCAAAGCTTGGGGAGAGTCATTGGTATCCTAGTGAACCGGGAGATAGATGAGTCTCTTGCTGCGAGTCTCCTTTGCCGATCCTGTAGTTGTCCCAACTCCGGTCAGCGTCACTCACCTCAAAGACCTCGGAGTCCTCTAATGCTTCCAGCTGGTGGGGGTTGCCACGCGGGATATGAACCACATCCATGGAAACGAGAATCCGCTCCTTCTCGTCTGCATTAGATAGGTCAAACCATGTCATCTTGAGTTTTCCTTGAGTGACTAGCCAGCTTTCCGATTTTATGTCATGACTGTGTCGCGACATCTTTTTCCCCTTGGCAAACCTGAGTATCTTGCCGCAGTATTTGTCGTTCGAAGCCACCCACAATTCTTCGCCCCACCCCTTGGCGTGGTAGGTAGGAGTAGCGAATGTGATAGGTTGAATGCCGGGGTTGGTCGATGTCTCAGTAGGGGGGCCGTATGTGATCGGAAACTTGTTCGGTATATCGAAATAGGGGACATAGTTCACGCCCGATGGCTGACTCCCGTTATTGATGAGAGTATAGGCTTTCCCCCAAGGGTCGTGCTGAATACGCTCTCCTGTAGTGATCACTTCACTTCCTCCCGTTTTACCGCCACCACACCGCGTTTTGACACCGCAATCCCCGCCACGCGCGCCGCGAAGGACATGGCTTGCTTGATGTCTCCGGTTTCCATGTAGCCTACAGTCAAGGCCGCTAGAGTGCTGTCACCCGCACCCGCAAGATCTACAACCTCTCCGCCGACCGCATCAACGTGATGAGCGATAGAGCCATCTTGCGCATAAAGGTCAATGCCGGCGCCCCCACGGGTCACGATAAGATGCTGGCACTCTTTCCACGGTGAGATTCCGGCTTTGATTTGGTTGTCGAATTCAAGAGCGTTGATCTTGACGAAGGTGATGAGGTTAGACCAGCTACCCAAAAGGGCTTTGGTGTCGGCGAAAACGGGAAGGCGATTAGTCGCGCAGAACCGGGCGACGCGCTCCATGTTATCGCGGGTTAGGTAGCCCTTGGCATAGTCCGAAAGCACAATGGCATTGGGACACATCCTGATGGAGCTAAGCCAGTCGATGCCGTCAAGCGGTTCGGGATGGACATCGTCATCAATGCGGATGAAGTGGTGATTGGTCTTGCGATCCACGTAGCGCGTCTTGATGGAGGGCTTGTCGGGAAAGCGGGTCACCACGGTCCACTCAGGTGCGAGGGACTGGATATTGGCTGCGACGTTGCCGGCCATACCGGGGTTCGAGGTGGTGGAGTAGGGAGAAACCACAGCGACGGGCACTTCAGGTGACAATCGATTCGCGTCCACACTGACGAAGCGATCTTCGCAGGTATCTCCGATCACGAGAATACGTTTAGACGCGCTCATAGGTGACGAGCCCACATCCGCTGCCGGGCAGATACTGGATTGGTTTGAAAGCCGTCAAGGGGTAGAGTTGACCATCAAGCATGTAACCCGAATGGGGTTGATAAGGCATAGACGCATGGATACCGTAATAGGAACCGGTGACGGGACCCTCGAAGCGCGCTAGATGGAAACGCACATCCTTGTCGTCGGGATTCGTGGTTAGCTCAAGGAGCCATGGGGGAAAGCGGTTCACTTGAGATCCTTCAGTAGCACGTCAACCGTGTCCGCGTAGGTCAGCTTCTGTAGCTCAAGACCGGCGACGTTGATACCCGTCTTAACTCGCGCCTCAGCTTTCTCGCACGCCGCAAGGAAGTCGTCTTCGCCAAAGTCGAAGAAGTTGCCCGAGTTGAAAGGGGTATTCGGGTGAAAGAAGACGCCATCCGCTGCCGGACGCTTCCCATTGGGGGTCACAAGCACCGCATTCGCATCCGTAAGATAGTCGTTGTAGGCGTGAGCCTTGAGTGCCACGATATGAGCCCCCAATGCCACCGAGTGATACGCCGGCAAGTCGCGACCTTCGCCGCCCGACATGGCCAGATAGATGTCGTTGGCTTGGAGGAACTGATTATACTCAGCGTTCGTTGGCATGTGATTCAGGAAGTTGATATTGTAATACTGCTTGCCCTCCAGTGCCTGACCTACCATGCCGTTCCATACCTCGGGTTTGAGAAAAGGGTTACTGAGAGCACAGTTCAGGCGATACTCACGCTTGTTACCGTATTTCTTGGCCCACAGAGCCAGCACCTTGAGATGCCCCTTGCGGATTTCGAGCTTACCCCCTAGACCAAACGAAATCACGTCCTTGACTCGCGGGCGTTCCGGTAGCACGTGGAAGTTGTGTGAATCGAATCCAAGCGGGAGATACTCGCTCTCAACGCCGAACATCTTGAACACCTGCTGAGTGAAAGTGCTGGTGACGTAGACACGAGATTGGTTTTTGAGCACGTTGATTTCGGTAGGCGTGATCTGATCGGTCTCGTGGAACGTGATCAGGCGAGAATTGGTGGCGCTGTAGGAGTTGAGTCCGCCTTGGAGATGCCAAAGCTTGATCGCGGTATTCTGGCGCGACGCCTCCTTATGCGCCTTGTTGATGCAGTTCCCGAGCCACTTGTTGAAGCCGTCATCGGGCTTTTGGGCGCCAAGGTCAACTTGACCCTGAAGCGGGAAGACGGAGGGATGGAGACCGCGTTTGTAGCACTCGCGAAGGATGCCGATGGAGACTGCTCCGAAGCTCAATCCGTTTATGGCCACGTCGAGCGAAAAATCCTTAGTATCAGTTGTCATATGTAGTAGATTCTGGGGTAATGTGTATCGGCGCAGGACTCTGCAACTCCCATCCATTGGCCACGCACCAGTCCGCCGCCTCACCAAGGGACTTGAGGTAATCCTTGAGAGCGATGGTGGTGCCACGCTGCCAGACCGTGTAAATCATGGTGGTGGGAGAGTAGGTGAGGGAAGCCAGTTTGGGGTCTGTCATACGGCGAGTTGCTCCCTTACCGCCCCGATGTGCTTAAGGAAGTGCTTTCGCGCGCCCTCATGAGACAAGTTGATTTGCTCGCCAATCGAGCGCCACGATTTTGGCCGTTTCCCGTCAAACCGCAGCTTGAATATCCGCCAGAAAACTGGGTCATCGATCTTGGCCGTTTCGGCACTCACCTCCGCCGCGTCCGAATGCATCTCCGCCGCGCCCTGTGTGTCCATATCCGTGTTGGGCGAGTTAACATCCATCTCAACACTCTCCGCGTCTCGATTGATGATGTTGAGACACATCCAGCGCGTCTTCTTGCCCACGTAGCTGCCAAACTGAGTCTCCTTGGTAGGATCAAAGGTCTTGATCCACGAGAAGATGTTGAACATGCGGTCGTCCTTCAATTCGGGCATCTGGATCTTAGGCGAGAAGGCATACTGGTTGATCACGTCGATGTAGACACCAGAATGGCGGTTGATGAGTTCAAGGGTGGCGGCGTTGTCGGCCTGCTCCTTGATGCGTGAGATGAGTTCGGAATCGGAGATCATGGCTGATACTCCGTGAATCCAAGAATCTTGCCTTGCCCAGTCTCGGCATCGGGTTCTGAGAACTTGACTGCGACACGCTTTCCTGTGATAGCCTCACATAGTCCATTTACGACCCCTAGCAGGCCCACCGAGTAGTCTTCTCTTCCAAAAAGCGACATCATCTCCACCTGAATGGTAGGATGATCAGCCAGAGACCGTGAGCACGGAACTCGGTTACAGACGAGCGCATCAATCGCGGCCGGGTCGGCGGCATAAGCCTCGTTGAGGATACGCAGGAAGATGTCGAAATCAGTCTCGTCCATGTCAGTTAATCCCCGACTTATAGTCCTTGAGGCTTCCACCACCCTTCTCCGGTGGCTCATCCTCCATCTCGTCTTCCCAGTTCTGGATGATGTTAATCAGACGCGCAATGTCGGCGGCGTCAATCTTGCCCGGGTCACACTCCACCTCGATTTCCTCCATCTCGTTGTAGTGGTTGATTACGTCAGCTACGACACCGGCCAAATCGCGCTCAAGATAGACCGGTTGCGGGACCAGTTCGAGCGGGAGAACAAGGACCCATACTGTCGCTCCGCTAGGGTTGTCGGCTGCGCCGCCAAGTTTCTTCACCAGTCCAATTTCTTCGAGCTGATCCAAGGCTACGCCCAGCATCTTGTCTACGTGGTCCTCCGTTCCCTTGTCGTTAACCAAGGTCAAGGAGTGCTTGACGGGATCGAATATGTCGTTAGCGGAGAAGTGCTTAAGCAGGGCGGTTTTGATACCGAGAATCGTCATTGGCTGAGAGGGGAGTATCGTGTCTGAAGAAGGGTAACGTAGCTATCATAACGGAGTTCGACGACCTTGTCAACTGGATATTGAGACTATTTCTCAGGAGCGGGTTTTTGGCGGCCGGGTAACCAGATACCTCAATATTCCCCATATACAGTTACTTGGTATCAAGATATCTTGGTATCGGACTTGATCCGGTGACGGGCTGATTCGGGAGAGAGAGGGGGAACGAAACTGGTGAGGGAGTGAGAAAAGGGTGCGGGTTGACTGAGGTAGCTAAGGCAGGTTGAGCAGACGGGATTGGGAGGATTGCCATGAATTGAATAACATCTTGCTCGAAGCGAAGCGTAGAGCGACCGGTGAGCCCCCTGAAGGGCGAACCGCAGGGAACGGAGTGACCTTATCTACTCGATTGCGGACCTACCAGTCTAGACATAGCTTCGCCTTAGATAGGTAGTAGCCGCGAATTGATCTACTCGCGATACAAAGAAGTCGGGTATCTCGTTGCCAAGATTGGAGTGTGGGCACTGAAACTCCGATAGGCTATTAACCTACCCTCAACTTAGACCCCCTTTCGGGGAACCATCGGTCAGATACGCTCGGTTAAGACAAGACAACGTGTCAGGTTGTCTGGATAGGATATGATTTTTCCACTCGCGTCACTCGCCGTTTCTGGCACATGTTATGCGTTACGCAAGATAATCCATGCCCATACTAAGCGGCTTACATCACCCTTGCGGGCGATCTCGGCTTTCACCATGTATTTGGGACCTTCATTTGGGCTAACTGGCAAGATTTAGGCCGTCCAGTGTCGCTACTCGCAGAGGTGCTGTCGAGGCAATCTCCATCTACTCGGGGGATGCTCCCCTTTCTTCTATGGGCGTCGCTCCATTTCTGGGATGGCGGAAGGATGGTAGTCGCCCCTATATTGGGGCAGTTAAGGTATGGTAAAGAACGCAGAAGGATCAGCCTATGCCGATCCTCCTGTTGGGAATTACCCCGAGTAGGTGACGAATCGCTATCATCATGATGTCCGTAGGGGTCAACGACCCCGGGCAGTGCCCACCGCTAGAGCGCGGTTAGTCTAGGATACACCGATTTGTGATCGGTTTACCCGAGAAAGTGATAAGACAGGCGCCGTGGTTAAGGGTCAGTATCATGTGAATCGCTATCGTGTTTTGTGAGCACAGCATCTGTCTTGAACCCTATCTTAACCGACTGGGGTAGCCGTGTCAACTTCTTTCTGCGCGCGAATGTGTCATTTTACCCTTTCTGGTTGACACGGAGAGTCAAGACGACTAATCTGGAGGGATATGTCAACCAAAGTAGGAAACGTCTTATCCCTGTTCGACGGGATATCTTGTGGGCAGATAGCCCTAAACCGAGCCGGGATTGAGTATGATGGATACTACGCATCCGAGATAGATAAGCACGCAATCAAGGTGACCCAGACCAATTATCCCAAGACCGTCCAGTTGGGGGACGTGACCAAGGTGGAGGGAGCCAAGCTACCGAAAATCGGTCTCCTCCAAGGAGGGTCTCCGTGCCAAGGATTCTCATTCGCCGGCAAAGGGCTCAATTTCGAGGACCCACGTAGTAAGCTCTTCTTCGAGTTTGTCCGGCTTCTTAAAGAGACTGCTCCGAAATGGTTTCTATTGGAGAACGTGACGATGAAGAAGGAGCACGAAGATATCATCACTGCCCAGATAGGTGTTGAGCCCGTCATGATTGATTCTGCGAGATTCAGCGCCCAGTCTCGCAAGCGGCTATTCTGGACCAACATCCCGCTGAGAGAGAGAGAGAGAGAGAGTATCCGAGCGGATGCTGGTCGATATTTTGGAGCCGACTGTTCCGGACTCCTTGTTGCTTAGCAACAGCTACCCCCTAATGATGAAGACGGACCCGACAATGTCACGATTGAGCGTGTTAGCCCGAGAGTATCGTGCTGAACACAAGAGGGGGCTGAGCAAGCCAGTTCTGGTGTCCGAGGTCAGTGGAGATACGCCAAGTGGTCGGTCGCGTCAAACCGACAGACTCTACTCTGTCTTCTCCAAGAGTCCGACGCTCCTCGCTAATCGGGCTTGCGACCTCAAGGTAGATATGGGGACGGCTGACCAATCGAAGTGGAGGACGTTGACTGCCGTGGAAGCGGAGCGACTCCAAACCGTTCCCGATGGATATACCTCATGTGTCAAAGACCCCCAGCGGTTTAAGGCTCTTGGCAACGGGTGGACCGTAGACGTAATCACTCATATCTTCAAGGGCATCAATTAACCCCACTCCCAATAATGACATGGATACTACCCAAGACGTTACACACATCAGCCTTTGCGCCGGATACGGAGGCATTGATCTCGGACTCAAACGAGTTATCCGAGGTCTGCGCACAATCGCTTTTAGCGAGATCGAAGCCTTCGCTTGCGCCAATCTGGTTGCGAAGATTGAAAAGGGAAAGCTGGATACGGCACCTATCTGGACGAATCTTAAGACCTTCCCATGGGGCTCGTTTTCTGGATTCGTGGACATCCTTTCTGGCGGCTTCCCGTGCCAACCCTTCAGTCTTGCCGGAAAAAGACGTGGAGACGAAGATCCCCGACACCTCTTTCCCTACATCCTCAAAGGCATCGTCCAATGTAGACCCAAGCTCGTCTTCCTCGAAAACGTCGAAGGAATCATCAGCGCAAAGCTCGCCACACACACACACACACACACACCACCGACGAATCAGACCCCATCGGATCGTCTGTTTTGCTCCATGTCCTTAGAGAGCTGGAAAGGGTGGGTTATCGAGCAACGGCAGGAGTATTCAGTTCGGCTGAATGTGGCTTGCCCCACCGGCGCAAGCGGGTATTTATCTTGGCTGCCGACTATCGCAGCGAACGAGGGAAGTGGAACCTCAACCAAGAGGTATTGGAAGTCGGACGAATTCCGTGGGGCCAAATGCTCGGAACGGTTGAGGAAAGGCTTGAACGATCCTCAATATCTACACCCACGCTTTGCCGAGTGGGTGATGGGCCTCCCAATAGGATGGACTCATCCAGACTCGTCGGAAACGGAGTCTGTCCTGATGTCGCTGCCAAAGCTTTTATGACTCTTTACAACCGTCTGGTTGACGCTCCTCAGTAGCCCGTTAAGATAGTAAACCATGCCCGTTCTCCCCGATCCCGAACCCTTTCTGCCCGACAACTACGCGGCGACCATCGCCACTTCTCTTGCGGCTTCAGCCAGCTTCCTTGCCTTACATTACGCCCTATTGTCCTTGCCTAAGGAGCAATCTGACGCAATCAAGGAAAGCGTTATCTCTGCGTGGAAGCGGACTTGGCGCGCCAAGTTCCAAGAGGACATGACCTTGTATACCAAGTTGCTAAGTGATGGGCGCGTGGAAGGTGCGATTGAGCAGTTGGCGGCACCGGAAGAGCTTCAGGGGCGGTTTGACCGGACCCTCAAGGAAGTGGAATCTAGTGCGCGGGCAGCGTTGTGGCCGGAGGCAACATGACAGATTACGTTATCGGTATCGATTTGGGCACCGGTTCCGAATACGCGGGCGAATCCATCTGGCAGCGCGAAGGAGAGACTTGGGTGATGGTCTGGTCCCGCGTATGGGAGGTTAAGCAGTGAAGATTGTGGTCCTAGCGGCTGATGGGTCTCAGTTGTGCCAGCGGAAACAGCTTGTCGCCGGCTTCAAAGCCCTTGGTCACGAACCCATCGTTGATTATACTGATCCGGACACGTCCTTCGTTTTTGTTGGCAATTCGCCATATTCTAGCTATCTTGATTTGGCGCGAAGTGGGCAGCGTAAGGTGATATTCAATGTGCTTGACCTATGCCCCCACTGCGCGGATCACGCCGACATCGTCGCCCGCCTGCGTGACCAACTCCCCCTCGCCGCGAAAGTCACCACCATCTCGCGAACGGTCGCCGCCGAACTGGCCGAGAAGTGCGGAATCCGCGCCGAGGTGATTTACTACCCCATGAAGCCCGTGCGGTTCACGGGAGAGCGCAAGTGTCCTCAGTTCAAGGTCCTTTGCGCGGGCCGTTTGAGGGACCCGAATAAAGGCATGGCGCAAGCCGTGATGGCGCTGGTTCGCGCGGGATTCAATGAGTCCGAAGTCGCGATGGTCGGACCCGAGTTCCCCGGTTGGGGCACGAACATGGGTGTCATCAGCGACGAGAAGCTGAACGACCTCTACAACAGCGTGGACTATGTGGTGAGCTTGGCCCGGGAAGAAGGAATCGGGCTCGTCCCAATCGAGGGTTCCATCTGTGGAGCCATCCCAATCGTGCTCCCAACGCTCTCGACGTATAACGAGTTCTGGGCCGACTCCCCCATGGGCATTCACTATCAGACCCTCCATTCCCCAGATGCCATCGCCACTCTCCTGCGCGCGATTGAGAACGACCCCGAATGGAAGGGTAAGTTGAAGCAGGAGATGTGTGCTTACGGAGAGCGAGTGTTCTGTCCACTATTCGACCCGGTTGAGGTAGCGAAGAGAATCCTTACTGTCGCACTATGATTCAATATCAAGAACCGTTGGTGACCCTGAGCATTCTCGACTTTATGAAGCCCGTCGAGAGCCGTCTCTGTCTCGAATCGATCCGCACTCACGTTAAGGTCCCGCACAAGGTGGTGTTCTGCGACAACGGGTCCGGCGAAGACTATCCCCTTCAATTCGTGCGCGAGGGGCTGGTTGACCAGTTGATCGTGAATCGAGAGAGCACGGGTCTTGGTCTCGGGACAAGGGACTGCATGAATGCCTCCTTCAGTCCGTTTACCATCATGATGCAGAACGACCAGTTGTTCGCTCGCGATTTGACGCAGACGGACTTCGATTCGTTAGTCAGCCAGTTGGGGCAGGATACCGCGCAGGGCAAGATAGCATCTATCAACCTTGCGGGGCCAGTGACGGAGCCGGGTCGCTATTCCGAGAGGGCGCACCTTGTCTTCACGACCTTCTATCGGCAGATGGAGCATAATGGGGTGTTGGGTTATCACGGAGCCGGGAAATGGCATAATGGCCCTTGGCGCGAGGCCCAGATCCAAGCCATTTACGCCGCGCAGAACCTGATTCACTGGACTCCGCCGACTACCCAATGGGTTAAGGACAATGGAGTATACGCAGTGCGGGATATGGGAGAGGGTGGCGTGTTCTGTCATCGGACGGACTCGAAGCGACTTTGGGTTATTGTTCCTCCCACGGGACCCAAGAATCCCGATTATCCCAAGCTGACGGCGGAGGAGTGGGAGGAAGTGCTGCACGGCAGGTGGCCGGATGGCGCGATTCCCGACAATGAGGTAGCCGATTCGTTCGACTGCTGGTCGGGCAGCGAACTGACGAAGATGGAGATGGAGTATGTGACGGATTTGAGGCGGAGGTTCGGCAGCCGATGACCCACTATCCTCAACCCCTCGCCGCCCTCGTGCGCCTTTACCGCTATCTGCGGAACCGTTGTTTGGTATGCGGATGCTTCGGGGTGGACAAGCCCTATCGTTACTGTAGTTTCGAGTGCTCGTGTTATGACGGTGTCAGTTCGGTGCGATTCAAGCCGCTTACTGATCTTCCCAAGTCGCGCATCTTGTGCGGGAAGACGACGGAGACGTATAAGGCCAGCCGGCATTGGGGCTAATCTACTATGCACAACCTTTCGATATACAGTTCGGTCTACAACCTGTCAGCTATCGGCTTCGACTGGAAGACCACCCTCTCCAACTGGAACGCCTTTTTGCAGGGGCACGGGCAGGTTGTCATCGCCTGTAACGACCCCGTTGGCACCGACGCCACCTACGATGACGTGGTCAGGTTTGTCGCTGAGTTGAAGCGTGACGCACGCAACCAGACGGACTACAAGGTGTTCAAGACGGCGATACCTTTCGAGAACCCCCTTTTTGACGGCCTCATCAAGAACGAAGCCCTCAAGAGATGCACGAACGAGTTCTGCTCCCTGATGGACATCGACGAGGTCTACCCGCTCACGTCGCGCTTCGCGTGGGTTAGTGCCATGGAGATATTGGGGAAGCAACCCTACGACGCCCTCCTCATCCCATCGCTCGACCTGTTTCATGATGACAAGCACTACAAATTCCCCCTAGGAACCAAGTGGTATATCCATCGTAACCGTCCCGATATCATGCGTGGACGAGTGGCTTTCGCGGCACGAGAAGATGGGACTACGGACATCACCAAAAGCGATACTACCGAAGTCTGCTATCCCGATGGTCGTCTAGTTACCCATACCCACCTCATTGACCCTCGTTTCCCCGATGCGGTCAAGCTACAGTGGATGGGACAGGGAGCGGTGTGTTACGTTTGCCATCTTGGGTGGCTCGCTAAGGAGCAGCGCCTCAAGCAAGCGGCGTTTTGGGCTCCCCACTGGAACGCCCGCGATGGTAAGGAAACGGTAAAGCCGCTAACCGAAGCTGAATTCGACGCCATCCCCTACAAGCCCCACGGGTTACCCGACTGGCGACTTGACGCCTAACTCCTATGATCTCCCCATCCGACATTCTCGTCACCGTGTCCAAGGACCCCAAAGCCTACGACAATCATACTGTCGTGACCGCCCAATTGATCGTCACCGAGACCGCCAAAGTCTATGATGGATGGGCAGAGAAACCCGAGGTGATTGACCAGACCAAGAGTATGGTGCGTCATGCGGTCTATCAGAAGCTGTATGGTGGCTTAAGGGACGATATCGAGGAGATGTTCCTGCTGGCGGGCAGATACGTTCCCTTTGGGCCGGAGATGGTCAAGTTTGAGGCATCGAAGAAGAGGGTTGACGGTATATTGGGAGGTGGGAGGTGAGTGACTTCCCTAAGAGCGTTCTTAAGCGGCTCTCCGGCTGCGTCATTAGCACCGCATGCGAGGGTGGTGTGTCATTTGTTGGAGGACCGACAGAGCATGGTCTCATGTCATGGAGCGTGCGGTGTCGAGTCCCCGGAATGTCTACCAACAAGGACATTCGATACTCTGTGGTGGCAACGTCCTTTCGAGATGTCGGAAAGCGGACTAGGACCACGTGGGAGGTCAAACAGCGATGAGTCTTATCATCGAAACCGATCTCGGTCATGACCCCGATGACTTCTTTGCCATCTGCTATCTCGTCGCGGCTGGAGTCCACATCAGGTCTCTTCTCATCACGCCCGGTGACCCTGACCAATTGGCGATTGCTGGCCTGCTCAGACGGGAGCTTGGGTTAGACTGCTCGATTGGTGCGTCTCACGCTAATCGGACGAAGCTATCCTCCGGGTCCATCCATCACGAGTTGCTCAAACGATATGGGAGACCCTTAGTGGGATTCGCAGATGGTCCCGGTCACGAGTGTCTCAAGGACATCAAGACCCAAGACCATGACCTGTTCGTGATTGGACCGGCGGCGAGTGTGGGCAAGTATCTCAAGGAGGGAGGTTCCCCATTCCGGCGCGCAACCATGCAGGGCGGTTTCGCGCCATATTCGTTTTATCGACCTACCGTCACTCTTGACAAGTTCGAAGGCCAGAAATGGATGCCGACCTTCAATCTCGGTGGCGACAGGAAAGGTGGTGAGGCGTTTTTGAGTGCCGCGATGCCGCGCCACATGGTAGGCAAGAACATCTGTCATACGGTTGAGTTCGACAAAGCCCGTTTCGCGCGATTTGCGCCACCCAAGAATCGGGCGAGCGAGTTGTTCTGTGAGGCGGCAGACCTTTACTTCGCCAAGCACTCCAGCAAGAAGTTGCACGATCCGACCGCCGCCGTTCTTCATCTTCATCCCGAGGTGGGTTTGTGGGCGGATGGTAAAACGACCAAGATGGAGGGCGGCTATACCACCTATCCCGGCGAGGATAAGGTGTTGGTCGATTTGGACTACGAAGTGATGTGGGGCAAGATGGAGAACTGGACATGAGCGACCCAATCGTAGCCAAACCCCTAGGTGAGAATGAGCCCCTTCGCGGGGTCACCGCAAACATCGTTCACATTGACGAGGTTCTCCTGATACCGCGCAAACCGCGAGTGTTTTTGACTCTGATGGCAGGGAAGGGGAGTGCCGAGGATTTGCGTGAGTTATGGGAGCCTATCAAGGACCACTTCGACGGTATCTGTTGCACCTATTTCGGTGAGATGAGGGATGACGAAGCCATCTATCTGGAAGCCGAGAAAGGAGAGGGTCATGTCACCTATCTGCCCTATGTCGGACGCCACGATTTGGCTCGCAACGTAGGGCTTCACTGCGGCAAGATAGAGAACGGCGACATCGTGGTGGTCACGGATACTCTTGAGCGCCCATCTCCCACCTTTTGCCGCGACGTGGGGAATCTGCTTTCCGGTGAGATAAACACCCTTTTCTTCTTCGGCAAGATCCTTGCGTTTCGCTACCATGAATCCGCGACCTATGTCGGAACTCCCCATGAGCGATTCGTGAGACAAGATGGACAGATGTGGGCGGTCGATATGTCGCACGGATGGGGCGATAACAAGATTCGTGAGGCGGAGATTCGGGCGAACGTGAGACCGGAGAAGCGACCAGCGGATCATTGGGTGGGGCATTTTGCACGTTACATGTTGCTCCCTTGGGGCTCCAATCACGCATTGCTCGGCCTTGAGAAGAACGGTGATCCCAACAAGTTGTTCCCGATTCGTGAGGTTAAGCGATTGGCGTTTCGCGAGGAGATGCGGCGACGTGGTTATCCCGTTACACTCGATGGCCTTAAGCAGATGTTGAGTAGCCCCATCGATGTCAAGCTGCGTGATATGATTCAAGGTGACCGAGTGTGGTCCGACTACTACTGGCACGTTATCAGGGGGCGCGAACTGGTGTGCGGACACGATGACCGTGACATGGTCAAGGACGAGATACCCATTGACTTGCCCGCGATTCAACTTGACACTGATGGTCAATCCGGTTAGGATAGACTTATGACCAACGACCAGTTCTCAACTGTCTTCTCCAAGTATACCATTGAGGCCAAGGCATGCCTCTGGCCGAAAGACGACTATGCGTGGGCCGATAGAGAGCGGACTCTCAAGATGATGAGTAATCTTCTCGGCGAGATTCCCGAGTCCTTATACCCCAAGGATATTGAAGGCGATAATGTGATACTGAGGTCTGGAGATTGGCGACTGGATTTGATGCGCATGGAAGACGGAGTGAAAGCGGCTAACCTATCTTACACCAAGGACGATCATACGGCTTGGGTCGCGCAAGACGCCCATGGAGAGTGGATGGATTTCGATATTGGGGGTAGCTGATGTCAAAACTCGCCATTATCGGCACTGCCGGCAGGGGGGATGACGGTAAGCGCCTCGCGGCCGACCCGGAGCGTTACCGGACGCGCATGCTCGATGCCGCGCGCAAGGTAGCGGAATTGACGCATGCAACTACGTTGGTTAGCGGAGCTGCCGCTTGGGCGGATCATATCGCAATCGATCTCTTTCTTGAGCCCCCCACCGAATACGCCCTTGAACTAGAACTGCCAGCTCCGCTTGAACCGGACGATGCGGGCGGATATCGATTCCTCGACAAGGGAACGCGAGATTTCAAGAGCAATCCCGGTGGCGTTTCGAATCATTATCACCGCCTATTCAAGGATGCGTTCGCCAAGACCGGCACGCTTTGGTCTCCTTTCCTCGATTTTGCAGCCATCCATCGGACCGCTATGGAACCTTCGGCGGTTACGTTTTGCGTAGGGGCCGGCTTCCTTGAGCGCAATCTCGTGGTTGCGGCTAAAGCCGATTGCTGTCTCGCCATGACCTTCGGTAACGGAGCACAGTTAAAGGATGGCGGAACCGCACATACGATGAAGGCGTTTCTTGCGAAACCGAATCATGGCCAAGCGTTTCATCTTGACTTAAACACCCTAACCCTGTATAAAGGAGCGAGAGTATGATCGACCCCGATTTCATGGACGAAGCAATGGACTGGCACGCCTCCATGACCCACGACACTGATTACATGGAGATGTTGGCGGAGAGCGAAGGTCAGCGGACCATCTTTCACGAACGCGTTAAGGCTACTCAATCCCGGTTAGCTCAACACGTCGCCGAAGTCCCTCCATCAGCCGAGGCCGATGTCTACTGGCTTTACGCGCATCGCAATAAGGGTCGCTACCCCGATGCGGGCGACGATAGCGGTAAATGGCTCATCTTTGCGCCTCCCGACGAGATTGACGCCGCGTGGCTTAAGGTCAAGAAGCTGACCGAATCCGGCAAGCTGGGCAGCTCATCCAAGGTATCGACCCGCAAGGGCAACGAAGGGCGCGATCATGTCATTTGCGTCTACACCTACGATTGGACCGACAAGGAGGACTGCATGGCGATTCGCGAGACCCTGCGCGCCGCCGGATTCACTCAACCCCTATCCTACAAGAGTGACGAAGACACCTTGGCTGGGCGTTATGCCAGCAAGGGACATCGAGTTGCTAAGTATCACGTATGACCCCTATCCCCATCCATATTGTCTTATTCACCTCAACACAGGGTCACTTCAAGACCTCGCGTTACCTAGAGACCCTTGACCACCTTTCTGCGCAGATTCCGTTGTCTCAGTTCGCGGGCCTAATCGCGCATGTAAAAGTGTCACCCGATCAAGATTCGGTTGCTGACGAGATGGTAGAGACACTTGAGAAACGAGGTTTTGAGGTGATGACGACCCACGGTGAGTGGTCGCACGGCAAGAATCACGGCGTCGAGTATGTCGCGGATCTTATCAGGATGTATACGTGGCCGAGTGTGGTGAGCGCACAATATGTGCTCCATCTCGAAGATGATTGGCTTCTAACCCCTCAGCGCGGCGAACTGCTCGACCATCTCAGTCAAGCTGTTACCCTTCTTGAGCAGCAGCCCTTCGTTCACTCGGTGCGGTTTGCGCGCTGGTTCAACGAATGCGAGCGTATCAACGACCTCCCCCGCAAGCATGGCCTCAATGCCCACTGTGTGCCGCTGAATGAGACCTTCGACCTCTCCAGCGACTTCAGTCTCAATCCTCACATCGCCCGCGCGCGCTCGATGTATCATGCGTGTCTCCTCATGTCGCGCGCCACGAACGGGCAACCGCATCCTGAGCACTCTCTTGGAGCCGCGCTCAAGTTCCTCAACACGACCGACACGATTTTCGCCCACTTCAAGCCGGAATTGATTAGTGCTCGCCACATCGGTTGTGATCGTGGACTTGAAGACCCTCTCGACCAACCCATCTACGCCACCCTATGAAGCCCGCCACCCTTGAAGACTGCCTACACAAGATCGTCGACTGCCCGAGTGGTGGGCGTCGTCGAGTGAGCGCAGTAGACAAATCTCATATCTGGTATGCCGTCGAAATCGGTGGCGGCACGTGGATGGAACTCTCAGCAACGGGTCGCGGCTACGTGGAGGATGACTTCCTCGCGGGCGAGATCGTTGACGAAATCAATCAAGCCCCGATTCTATCTACCCTATGAAACCTCAATTCCTCACCGACCTAGGTCTCGATCAAGGCTGTCTCCACTGGGACACTGATGGCGAGTTCCTTGCCGACACCATCACCCTTTCGCAGCCGCGCAACATTCTCGAAATCGGCTTTTTCAGGGGCTCGTCAGCGGCTTGTCTGCTTCACCTATCTGATGCCAATCTCACTTCCGTTGACCCAATGGTCAATCTCTACGACCCCAATGTTAAGCACGACGGGTTGGTGGATAATGCTGAGAAACTGAAGGCTCATTTCCCCGGGCGATTCACCTTCATCCAGAAGGACAGTAAGCTTGTTCGGCCCGACTTAGTCGACCAGCAGTTCGATCTCGTATTCATTGATGGCGACCACACAGTTGAGGGCGCGAGACACGACTTTCAACTCGCTCTCGACCTCAACATCCCATGGGTCCTCGTGGACGACTTCGTGACCAGTGTGCTCGACGTCTACAACCGCGAGTTCGCCGACAAGTTCCTTCCCCCGATTCGCGTTTACCCGCGCAAGGACCTGTTCATGGGACAGCCGATTCCGATTGTGTTGTTGAGACAGATTGACAAGAAGGTGGAGGCGCGTTACAATGGATAGAGTGCCCGACGAGTGGAGGGTTCCACGTATTTGCCGCGATAATGACGGTAACCGTTATCTCGTTCCCAAGGAATTGGCCGACCGTTTTGAGGAGCTTATCGAGATTGAGCGAGAGATGGGGATGGAACCCTCGGACCTTCTTGCGCGCGAGTTGGCCAAGTTCGACCAGTATCTGACCCGCTGATGCATACTTTCACCCATACACCCGATCCCGCGAACGAGTTCGACCTAATCAGGGTTGAGATGTCGTCCAATGCAGTGAGCCTTGATGACATGTGCGAGTTGTTTGAGCGCTATCTTAAGGCCACGGGTTTTGTGTTCGATGGACAAGTGAACATCGTGCAAGAGGAGCCTAAGCGCGTGGAAGAGAAGGGCGAATGATTAGTGACCACATTATGGAGAACCTCAGATTTTATGTTAACAACTAACCAAGGAGACCAATTCATAGGGGACGGCTCCGCTTTCCAGCTTTATCTTGGCGATTGCCTCGAAAAGATGGCACTTATCCCAGAAGGCTCTGTGGATATGGTGATGGCGGACCTCCCCTATGGATAATGTAACCACTGCTTGCAGGTGGGACTCGGTGATTCCGTTTGAGCCGCTGTGGGCTGCATATCGGCGCGCGTGTAAGAAGGATGCGGCAATCGTGCTTACGGCCACGCAACCATTCACGTCTGCGCTCGTGATGAGCAACCCGACGCAATTCAAGCACGAGTGGATATGGCACAAGTCGAAATCGGGTAGCGCATTTACTGCAAAGGTGCGACCGATGGCGAAACACGAAAGCGTTCTAGTCTTCGGGGGCGGCAAAATAACCTACAATCCGCAAATGAAAGTCGGAGAGCCTTACTCGCGCACAAGGAAACCGCCGCCCATAAATAACCATGGGCTCGGACTCGGGCGAAATGGTGATTCAACGACCGTGAACACCGGCACACGATACCCTGACAGCGTGATATTCTTTCAGCAAAAGTGGCGCAGACAGGACCAACTACATCCCACCCAAAAGCCTGTCGCGCTGATGGAATACCTTATCCGCACCTACACGAACAAAGGTGAGACGGTGCTCGACAACACGGCTGGCAGTTTTACAACAGGCGTTGCTTGTTTGAATACAAATCGTTGTTTTATAGGGATAGAGAAAGATGAGACTTATTTTGAGGTGGGCAAGAAGCGTATCCAAGAAGCCATTAAGCCATGAGCACCTATCGCATTTGGGACGGTTACTCCCTTACCTATCAGGATACTCCAACCGACGAGTTCGCGTGCATGCGGATGGCCGATTTCACCGACTCCAAGGGTGTGCCGGTTTACGAGGGCGATATCGTGACCGATTCGCGCGGGAAGGGAGTTGTGGAATACTCGACCTTTGATCGCCGGTTCTTCTTGCGCGCCGGACTGGAGACGCGCGGATTCGGTAACGATCCAGTCGTGATAGGCAACGCTTTCGAGGACCCCCAACTGCTATGATGGAGGCTGTAGTCACCTGTGTGGGGTATGCCCACTATCTCGCGTTCACTCATCCTTTGAACCGGGCGGCTTTCGATCACTATATCGTCGTGACCTCTGAGCGTGACAAGGAGACGCAAGCCTATTGCGCGGCGAATGGGATTACGTGCGTGGTGACGGAAATCATGTTTCGTCCCGGCGTGACCTTCGACCGTGGGTCCGCCAACAACGAGGGATTCAAGGTTCTTGATCACCACGATTGGGTGTGTCACCTTGATGTCGATACCGTGTTGCCCGAGGGGTTCAGGGAGAGCCTTCCCACCCTTGATCCCGAGTGCATGTATGGCGCGCGCCGGGTGGTGCTGGAGCGGATGAGCGATTACCAAGACTATGTCAGTGGCGTGAAAGGGGTCAGCGAGTTCGAGCATCCCGAGGGGTGCGGTTTCGGCTATTTTCAACTGTTCAATTGGCAGTCATCCGTTATCAAATCGTTGCCCGATGGCCAATGGTATCCCGCGCACCACGATGTGTCGGACTCAGACTGGCGATTCAGGAACCGGTGGGGCAAGATGGCCGGTAACCAATGCACCGATAACCTGAGAGAGCTACCCTTCCCAGTGCTGCATCTCGGCGCGCATGGTAACGATTCCGAGAGTCGTCGTCGAGACACCTTCTTCTCTGCCACCAATCGGGTTAGAGACAACCTTAGCAATCCCTTATGAACGACACCTGCAACAACTACCGTATTGAATACGGCTACCACCTCAACTCAATGGATTACTGGAAGTCGTTCTCTACCTGTCGCGCCCAGTATCCCGTTATCAAGGAGTTGATGGCGACGATTCGCGCTTACGGAATCGAGCACGTCTGGTGGTTCTATGAGCCTTATGTCGAGATTACGTGGCAGCCCAACGATAAGGATCAGCAACTCCTGTTTGACCAACTGAAGACCATTCTCGCGGCGCACGGGATTACTGACGCCAAGTGTGTGACCCCCAAGGAAGCTCTCGTAGGTGACTGGTTTGCCAATTCACAGCTTGAGTGCCGGTGGGGCGAGCGCCGTTATGCCCGTTGCACCGAACTGGTCGAGCAGTTCTATGATGAGTTGAGCACGGTTGAGGACGGGAAGGGTATCCGCAAGCAGGTTGAGCGTTGTATCCATGCGATTTGCAATCCTCTTGGCTTGACCTATCGCGACGAGGCGAAGGCGTGCTTTTCGCGCGGACTAATTTGTCTCCTCTTCTGTTTCTTCCCTCACTCCAAGGCGGTGTGGGTCTACCGCAACATCTTCCGTCAAATCTACTGATATGAACCATCTCCAACAAGTCGAGCAGAACCTGATACGTGGCGGACACGTGCCCTTTTGGGGTTCGTTTGGACAACAGAATCCTGCGGCATTCCTGTCCATCAACCGCCTGCTTAACGCCCACTCGTTTGACACCATTGTCGAGCTGGGTAGCCATGATTTCGGGACCAGCACCATGTTTGCCCTCTACTGCTACCTCTCGCGCCGCCCCGCTGTGTGCGACAACCCTAACGAGCCCGTCCTCTACAAGAATCGGACCCATCATCGCAAGCCGAAGCACTTCTACACCTTCGACAACGTCATCCGCGACCAAGCGGCGGCGAGTGTGATGCAGCATCTGGGGGCAGGCTTCTACAAGGCTGACACTTTGACCGATCAGGTCACTATCGACGCCATTCGTGGTCTCCTGTCCAATCCCGAGAGCGGGACGGTCCTGCTCCTCTGTGACGGCGGCAACAAGAAGCTGGAAGTCGAGCTATATGGTGGGAGCCTAAAGAAGGGTGACTTCATCATGGCGCACGACTGGGCTTATGATGCGGAGGCTTTTGAGCGGAATAAGCGGGAAGGTGTGTGGTTCAGTCATGAGACTAAATGGGCGGATACAGAGGGAGAAGGGCAGCAATTCGGCCTCAAGGATTCGTGCGAGAAGTATGGTATCGAACCCATCTATGCGGATGAATTTGACCGGGTGGCGTGGTTTGCAGGACGTAAATCATGATCACCCTAGCTGTTTGCGGAGTCCACGAAGTCCCGCTCTTCACCCAAGCCAACCTGACCGATATCGTTTCCATCGGCGATCCCGCTCACCCCACCTTATGCGCGCCGCAACCGCCACCCGATTTCACGCCCTTCCCGGACACCCGCATTCATCGATTTGAGTTCCAAGACATCTGTCACATGATTGAGACTTCGCCAAACGCGACGCATATTGGACGCCTTATCGAGGTCATTGATTCATTGCTCGCGCGTGAGGGAGATGTCCGTGTCCTATTTCACTGCCAAGCGGGCATCGCGCGCTCCACGGCGGCAGCGTTTATCATGTGCGTTCGCGCCGGCATGACCTACCAACAGGCTTATGACCACGTCTTGCGCGTGCGCGGAGTGCTTAACCCCAATATGTTGATGATGAAGCTGGCGGACGACCTAATGGAGCAAGGTGGCAAGATGCTGGGCTTCATCCTGACTCACAGGTGGAATGGCGAAGAAGGGAACAAGGATGCCCGCGAGTGGGCTGAATCCAACGGTTACGCTTTTATACCATGATGACCCTCCCTGTAGACCCCGGTTTCTTCTTCGACTTCATGAGCATTCAAGAGGTCAAGCTAGACCTTAATCGCACTGCCCAAAACGCCACGAATTGGCGTGTGACCCATGTGGCGGCGGTCGCGCAACTAGGTGATGACCGCGTGGAAGAGATATTGAACTCGGATGAGTATGTGGCGCTTTATGCCATCAATCGCGAGGTCTTTGATGCGGTGGATAAGGCCAAGACTGATGCCGTTACAGCATCACAGGTGGATGCCCTCAACTATCGGCGCTACCAAGTCAAGCAGATTCTCCAGAAGCGGTTCTTCGAGACTGAGGCTACGGAGCAGAAAGTGGGCTACTGAGTTGACGGTGGCGCGCCGGACGTTAGGATACAGAGTATGAAATGGCCCCTCGCAGTCTCCAGCTTTACCCTATGGGACAAGCTCGTCATATCCAAGTGGTTGTTGACCAACGACCGCTATACTATGGGCGCGAAGGTCGAGGAGTTCGAGGCGCGGTTTAGCGAGTTTTCTGGAATGCACGCTTTGGGCGTGAGTTCGGGCAGCACTGCGAACCAGTTGGTGTTTGAGCTGTGGAAGCTGAAGCATCCCGGTGAGAAAGCGTTGGTAATCGCGCCGGCCGTGACTTGGGTGTCGAGTATCACTCCGGCCCTGATGGCGGGCATGGACCTCGTTTTCTGTGACGTCAACCTGAGCGACTTCTCCTTTGACTACCAGATGCTTGATCGCCTCCTCAAGGAGAATGCGGGACGACGAGTCATCATCTGGCCTACCGCACTGATTGGATTCGTGCCCGACATGGCGCGCCTCAAGACCTTCGCCAAGGCCTATGGGGCGGATCTGTTCTTGGATGCGTGCGAGAACACGTTCTCGGATGGGGTCTTGTCATCGTGTGACATCACGACTACCTCCTGCTACTTCTCGCATCAAGTCACCGCGTGCGAATTCGGCTTCTGCTTTTTCAAGGATGAGGCCGATTTCAAGCTGGCCAAGATGTTCCGCAATCACGGTCTGAGTCGCTCGCTCGCGCCCGATGACCCGATGCGTATCCTGACTGAGGTGTTCAACCCCGACATCGATCCCTCTTTCCTTTTCGCGTTCGGCGGCACCAATCTGCGCCCCACTGATGTCCACGCTATGTTCGGTCTCCAAGACTTCAAGCGCATCGAGCAGTCAAGGAACCATCGGGAGGAGATCTACACCGAGTTCGCGTGCCAGATGGACGATGACAAGTATTTCGTGCCGCGTCACCCACAGCATTCGGCGTTTTGTCTACCTATTTTCCGGCGCGATGGGAAGACCAAGGAGGTCAAGGCGGCGCTGAAGACGATTGGTGCTGAGAGCCGGCCAATTATTGGCGGTAATCTCCTTTACCAGCCACCCTTCAAGCAGTATGGTGACCCCAAGGCTTTCCCGAATGCGGAGTGGATTCACAGGCACGGATGCTATGTCGGTCTACACCGAGATGTGACGCCTAAGATGGTGGAGCGGTTGGCGGAGGAACTGAACGCGATATGAGAATTGGCAAGAACTTCCGCATGTGGGGGGTCAGGGGCAGTTTGCTCGGCGACTGCATAGGTGCCCTGACAGTCCTTAACTCCATTGAGCAACATCACCCGGGCTCCTTCAAGTATTGGCAGGTCGCGGCAAAGTGCAGCCATATAGCTCCCCTGTTTATCGGCCACCCCCTAATCGACCGCATTGTCATCAGCGACTGTCCCGAAGGTATGGGTCCGCGTGACAGGGAGATAGCGGCGACATGCGACATCGTCTTCAATGTGATGCCGGAGCATCCGTGGGAGCAAGACTACCCAAACCACCGCGACTTCTACCACGAGACGTTCATCATGAGTGGATTGGGTGACCAAGACTACTTCGCTCTCCCTCCAGAACAGCGACTTCCCAAGCTGGTCAAGTGGTTTAGGTCCGAGAGTCGATTGACCGCCGCATCCAAGATTATCGCGATTTGGCCTCAAGCAGGGTATGGTAAGGAGCCGAAGCGCTCGCCCGGCCAAGTGTGGTATCAGGCGCTGGTTGACGACCTCATTTCGCGCGGCTACGATATCATCCAGTTTGGACACCCCGCCGATTTCGAGCTAGCTGGAGTATGTCGCCGCACTCACATCGACTTCTTCCAGCAGGTGCGCGAGACCCTCTCGTGCGACCTAGTCATCTCGACCGATTCGGGATCGGGCCTCATCTTCGCGGCCTACGAGCACCCCCAAATCACCTTGACTGCGCCACATTGGCCCGGCCACGTGAGAAACCTAGATGCGTTGGCCCCCAAGAACCGGAATGGGCACGTTTTCGTGGGCGTGGGCAGTGCGGACAGAATCAGTAAGCCGATGTGGTAGCTAAGGTCAATGAGATCTTGACAGCGACGAGTAAGTAAGGTAGAGTTGAGACATGAATTACGAACAACCCACGACAGAATTCAGGCAGGTCAAGAAGCCGATTAGAGAGCACGTTCCCGGCGACGGTGTTCGCCCCGGCTACTACCGTATCACAGGCTACGAGACGACCATCCAGCGGATGTGGTTGGTATTCGAGGGGGTCTCTAGCGACCCTAAGCAGCACTATATGGGGGCGTGCGACGGAACGATGGTGAACGGAGTAGAGGGGAAGCCGGAATGGCGCGATATTCCAGTTGTCAATTCGAAGGACGCCAAGTGAATATCAAGACCCCTATCGCCCTGAATCCCCGCATCCGCCTAGTCTCTCCAAATGAGGTGGTCTGGTCCTTCGATGACAGCTGCCGGCCTCGTCTTGATTTGGCAACCGCCGGTCACACGGCCACCGTCTACATCGACCCCTTCCCCTGCTATACTCACGATCTCAAGCTGGTTGCGGCCGAGGTCGAGTATGTTGAGTCCCTGATAAAGCTGCCTCTTCCTCCGCATTACTTCATCCTGCCATTCGAATCGATCTCGCGCACGAACGGATGGCACGATCCCAACAACTACTCGATCCAAGACGAGAAGGGGGACTGGAAGAGCGAGCCGCGACCCTATATCATATTCGCCGGGAAGAGAATCCCAATCATGGAGTCAGTTACTCGATATTTAGTCTCTCATGAAGTGGGTCACTCAGTCCACGCCAACCTAGCTCACAAGCTGGGAATGAGCTATCGTGACTTCGCCCAGATGTACGCGAAGGATGTGCGCAAGATTGAGTACTCATCGGAGTATGGCGGGCTCAAGTGGCATTCTAACACTAACGAAATTCTTTGTAACGATATCCGAATCGGGATCTTCGAGCGCGAGGTTGAGTTCTGGCCGCATGGCGTGGAGCGACCCTCCCACGAGGTAGTCAACTGGTGGCGCGAGAAGATTAAGGAGCATCTGTCGTGAAGATTGGCGTCATCTACTGTGGTTACGGCACCAAGGATCTAGTCGCTCGCTCCCTTGAGCCGTGGGTCAACCTGCGCGCCCAATATATGGGTCAATTCGACCGGCGGGCAGCAATTCACATTTGTGCGGTCTCAGTGCGCTTCGCGGGATTCGAGGGAGAAGATGACGGCACCTGTAACGTCTTGCGTGAGTATAAGGCGCGTGGTGACATTGACCATTTAGTGGATGGGCCGCAGAATGTGCCCGAGACTACGGCCCGTGGGATGGCGTTGACTTATTTGCGCGACACCGCCAAAGCGGACATCGTAATCCAGTGGGACAGCGATGAGGTCGCGACCGAGGAAGAACTGGGACGCATGATCCGTTTTGCGGAGGAGAACCCCTTTGTCGCGTGGTTCAGGGTGGCCTATCGCAATCTCGTTTTCGCGCCAAACCAGTGGTTAGCGGAGCCCTTCACGCCGCCTCGTATTCACCGGATCAGCATGGATGGATATAGACTACACTCATTTAGCGGCGACAATGACATCTGCTACGGCGGCACTATCACGCGAGATATTCTACCCCAAGATAGGTTCCCGTCTCTGACCATTCCCGGGACCATTGCAAATCCTGCCCATCATACTTGGCTGAGTGATACTCCTGAGAACAAGGTGCGTTCACAAGCTAAGGTGAGATACCAAATGGCGAGATGGAATCACTGCTCGTTTGCACTGGACAGTGAGGGTAACCTTATCTTCAATCCCGCCCTTCCCGCGCCCAGAGTGGTAAGGGAAGCCTGATTCGTTACCCGCTACACCGATTAGGTGTTGGGTGCGAGAAAAAGTTGGGGGAAGCGAGAATATCGTTGACGTTGATGGGCCAGTGGTGTATCGTATGAAACCCTCTTGTCAGAGGACAATCCATGAGTCTTAAATCGTTATCTGATTATACAGTCTATAGCCGCTACGCACACTATCTGCCGGAGAAGAAACGGCGCGAAACGTGGGACGAGATTACCGAGCGAGTCTTCGCCATGCACGCGCGCAAGTATGCGACGGCACTAGAGGCAAGTCCCGATTTCAAGACCGACTTCGAGTTCGCCAAGGAGATGGTGCGCAAGAAACGTGTGCTAGGTTCTCAGCGCGCGCTCCAGTTCGGCGGCAAGTGGATCGAGGACAAGAATCTGAGGCTCTTCAATTGCGCTACCACCTATGTTGATCGTCCTCGTGCTTTCCAAGAGATGATGTTCACGCTGTTGTGTGGCACCGGCATGGGCTTTAGCGTGCAGAGACAACATGTCAATAAGCTACCCAATATCATCTTGCCGTCTCCCAAGACCAAGACCTATCAGATCCCGGATTCTATCGAAGGATGGAGCGACGCGATTGGCGTGCTGGTGGCCTCCTATTTCGTGACGGAGGATGAGTTTGCCGAGTATCGTGGGCTGACAGTCAAGTTCGACTACTCCAAGATTCGCCCTGAAGGGGCTCTCATCTCGGGTCAGTTCAAGGCTCCCGGCCCCAAGGGACTAGAGAAGGCGTTGGAGAATATTCGCACCCTCCTCAACAAGCGATTGGCCAGTGAATCGTTTACTCAAGGGGAGTTTGCGGGTAAGATGCGTCCTGTCGATGCCTACGATTCCGTCATGTACGCGAGCGATGCGGTTTTGAGCGGGGGTGTCAGGCGCAGTGCAACTATCTGCATCTTCTCGTTGGACGACAACGAGATGCGTGATGCGAAAACGGGGAACTGGTTCATCGACAATCCCCAACGGGCGCGATCCAACAATTCGGCGGCGCTCCTCAAGAATCAGACGACACGAGAGCAGTTCGCAGGATTGATGAAGTCAACACGAGAGTTTGGAGAGCCGGGATTCATCTGGCTCGATAATCTAGACGTGGTGTTTAATCCGTGTCAGCCGGCGTGGGCGCGCGTTCAGATTAAGGGGCGCGAGGGATATAGCACCATTGGAGATATCAAGGTGGGAGATGAGATTGCCTGCGCCGAAGGGTGGACCAAGGTTACAGCCAAATGGAGCACAGGTATCAAGCCCGTCTGGCGCTACGAGACGGAGGACATTGGCACATTCGTGGGCACTGAGAATCATCGCGTGTTGCAGTATGGTCAAAAGGTTGAAGTGAAAGACGCCACGCATATCGACGTGTGGTTCGGAGCCACTGATTCGACCAACTCGAAGGTTGTAACGGAAGCCATCATTTCGCGCGAACGGCTGGGGGAAGAGGAGGTATTCGATTTGACCGTTGACAACGAGAGTCATACCTATTGGACGGACGGATGCATTGTTTCCAACTGTTGCGAAATCGGCATGATTCCTCAACACGAAGGTGAGTCCGGCATCCAAGTGTGCAATCTCGTCGAGATCAATGGTCGCTACTGCGAGGACCGGGAGCGTTTTCTTGAGTGTTGTCGTGCCGCTGGCATTCTCGGCACCATGCAGGCGGGCTATACCGATTTCAAGTATCTCACCCCAGTGTCAAAGGTCATCTGTGATAAGGAAGCTCTTCTAGGGTGCTCCATTACGGGCATCATGGACAATCCCGATGTGCTCCTCGACGCCAAGCTCCAACAGGCCGGAGCCAAGGTGGTTCTCGAACAGAATGCTAAGACGGCTAAGGCGATTGGGGTCAATCCCACCGCGCGCGCGACCTGCGTTAAACCGGCAGGCTCGACCAGCTGCGTTCTCAAGACGGCTTCGGGCATCCATCCCCATCACGCCAAACGCTATATTCGTCGCGTTCAGGCCAATCACAACGAGTTTCCGCTTCAACTCTTCAAAGCTCAGAACCCGAATTCGGTGGAGACCTCGGTTTGGAGTGCCAGCGGCACCGATGATGTCATCTCCTTCCTGTGCGAGGTCCCCAACGGCGCAAAGCTCAAGAATGATGTGTCGGCGATTGAGTTTCTGTCTCAGGCACGGCTCACTCAGAACAACTGGGTTGAATATGGCACGAGGCCGGAGCTAGGCACAGACACCAAGACACGCCACAACGTGTCCATGACTGCCGTGGTGAGAGACGACGAATGGGATAAGGTCGAGGAGTATATCTTTAAGCACCAGAAAGACTTCGCTGGCATCTCCCTCCTTTCAGCTTCGGGCGATTTAGACTACCCGCAAGCTCCGTTCGCTACCGTGTTGACCCCTGAAGAGATCGTTCGCGAATATGGGGACGGCTCCATTATTGCGGCGGGATTGGTGGTTGATGGGTTGGCGGCGTTTGGCGGCAACCTGTGGAAGGCTTGCGATGCCGCTCTAGGTCGTGGAGGAGAGATACAAGACGCGGTTGAGCCCGATGAGCCCAAGAAGCCGCGTCGGCGCGACCACAAGAGCGAGAAGGCCTATACGGCAGCCATGACGGACTACGCTCTCAAGCTAAACCGATTCTACGCCAAGATGGGGGAATATCGACAGAACCACATTCGCACTGACTGGGTGCGTCGCGCCAAGCAGTTCGCTGAGCGTTATTTCGCGAACGACCCGAAGAAAGCCACCTATTGCCTTAAACATGTCAGTCTATGGCACACGTGGCTGACCATCAAGCGGACCTACAAGGATATCGATTGGGCGAACGTGGTGGAGGAAACCGAGACTCACGTGGCGGCGGATACGTTGGCGGGCGCAGCTTGTAGCGGTGGACAGTGTGAGCTTAGGTGACATGATATACCGCTATTCCCAAGATACTTACGCCCTCTACGATGATTACGGCAACCGCTACCTAGTCTTCTCGGACTGGGACTACTGGCGGGTTAGCCGGCTGATTGTCGGCGCGGCGTTTTTGCGCACCTTTTCCGCGTAAACCTCCTTTCCCCCGGTGTATCTTCCTCTACACCCATGTCCTCTGAACCTCAACCTCAATTCGAGTCGAAATTCCCTGAGTTACGTGTTCCTGCTGGCGGCTGGCAAAGCAACATACCAGAACACCTCCTAATTGAGGCCGACCCCCAGATGATGTGGCTCATGAACGAGATGTCCAAGAATACGCAGGCTACCGATTTCGCCTGTCGCGGGGTGGAGAAGATCAGCGACCATTTGAGGGAACTGAACGGAAAGGTGAGCAAAAGCGCCGCCAAGATAGAAGAGTCGAAAGTTGAGATTCAGGACCTCAAGGACAAGGCAGATGTGGTGTCCCCCTTTCTTAAGCCCATCTCTATGTTCGCGAGTCTATGGGAGTATTCGGCGTTCAAATGGTTCTTCGTAGGCGGCCTAGTCTTTTTCGTTGGTATTCTTTATCCAATATTCTTACGATCATCATTCGTCACATGGCTGAATACCTTCCTGAATAGTGCCCCATGACCATTCTACTGATAGAGGACAACCGCTTATTCAGCGAGATGCTGGAGTTATCCCTGACGGAAGCCGAGATATACGTAGTTGAGAGTTTGGCTGCCGCCAAAGAGTGGTTGGAGTGCTTTAGGGCGGACCTGATTTTGGTCGATTTGGGCCTGCCCGATTCACATGGTCTTGAGACCCTCAGGGCTTTGGGGACGATTAGGTGTCCGAAAGTGGTCATAACGGCAGCTAGAGAATGTCCGTTGGCCGCCGCCAAACTGGGCGCTGTGGACTTTGTAAACAAAGGGTCCTTAGACGATATGTTGACGCGTATTCGGTTCCAGATGAACAGGCTGACCAAGAGACCTCGTTTTAGCGAGGCGATTTTCAACCAGATTAGGGCCTACATCGAGGTTCCCCGGGCACGCGAGTTGGCGGGGGCTTAAGTGGGGTAGGCTGGTTGACAAGTAGGAGCGGGAGGTTAAGATAGAGGATATGGCTAAGAAGGTCGCTCTTGTTGTCGGCATCACGGGTATGGACGGTGAGTCCGCTGCTCATTTTCTCCTCTCCAAAGGGTATACGGTTATTGGATCATATCGGAAGAACACCCAGCTTAACATCGAGCAGGTCTCGGCCCTTTACGGTGACAGAGTCGAGATGGAGTATTGCGAGATTACGGACCTCAGTTCGGTGCGGGGCCTGATTGAGCGCGTCCTTCAGCGTCATGGCCAGCTAGATGAGGTATACCTGCTCGCCGCCCAGTCTCACGTTGGCAACTCCTTCGACTCCGAGGAGAGCACGGTCGTCTGCAACGGTATGTCGGTATTCAACTTCCTCGACTCGCTGCGCCACCTCTCTATCAAGACGAGACTCTATTTCGCCGCCACCAGTGAACTTCTTGGGGGAGACCCATCTCAGTGCCCCTTTACTGAGGAGTCACCATATGAGTGCCGTAGTCCTTACTCAATCGGCAAGGAGTTGGGCACCCGCTGGGTCAAGTATTTCGTGCAGACCTACGGCATGTTCGCGTGCTATGGCATCTTGTTCAACCACTCGGGGACTTCGAGGGGCAAGTCATTCTTCATCAGGAAGTTAACCAACGCCGCCTCAAGGATAGCTCTCGGGAAGGAGAAGTCGATCCCATTTGGCAACCTTAACTTCGCGCGCGACGAGCACTGGAGCGATTTCGGCGTCGAGATGATGTGGAAGATGATGCAGCGTGACAAACCGGAGACCTATCTTATCTGTCGCGGAGAGTGTCATACGGGCGAGCAGTTCCTTGATGCGGCGTTCGGGCACTTCAATCTGAGGTGGCAGGATCATGTCAAGACGGACGCAAGTCTATTCCGCCCCAATGAGGTAGTCAAGCTGGTTGGCGATCCCTCCAAGGCCGTGCGCGACCTCGGTTGGCGCCCTAACCGCATGTCGTTCAAGGACCATATGCGACTTATGTGCGAATATGACTTTGCGTTGGAGAGTGGACTCAAGCCGGTGCGGCCGGATGTGTTTATGCTTTTTCCTTGACTCCCCACTCCAAGTAGGGCAAGATGGAGCGAGTGGCCAATCATACTCGATCCTTTGTCTTCGCCCTCAACGAGAAGGTGACATTGCTTGACATCAAGCGTCCCGGCGTCGTGACAGGCATTAGCCTCGATTGTCTCGGAATCCAATACCGAGTAGTCTACTGGAATGACTCTCAGCGGCGCACTGAATGGGTATTCGAGTGGGAAATTGAAGCAAGAGAGGAGATAAGCTGATGGGAGCCTATTCCACACTACGTATCACCCGTTCGCGCGCCAAGGCTGAGATACTCCGTTACCTGATGCGCGAGACCTCAGATTACCGCCTTGAACAGTTCATGGATATGATTCTTGAGTCTCACCTCTACAACGCCAATATCGTTCCCGATGGCTGGGAGAATGATGATGCCGTTTTACCTGATGCTCACTAAGCCCAGATTTGATGCCCCCTTTCGGGTAGGCGAAACCCTAAGATGCGAACAATACGTGGAACGCCGCGACAGAGAATCGCACATAGAGATTGGTGATCTAGTTAAGGTGACTCATGCTTTCTCTTTCGAGTTCGAGGGCAGACAGTGTCAAGACCTCACCGTTCAACATGAAGACGATATGCCGATAGCCGTGCTTGCTGAACCCGGGCGTTTCGCCCGTTTAATCGATGCCCCGTAAGCCCAAGACGCCTAAGCCGGTTGACCCCAACGCGCCGCCTAAGTGCCCGTTCTCGCGCGCCGAGATGTGTGGTCTTGCTAAGCGCTACCTCAAGGACCCCAAGACCTTCAGTGCCGTCAAGGACCTGTTCGTCTTCTATCGACTGTGGGCCAAGTATCCATCAGAGGCCTTTTGGCGTGTTCACACCCTCCCCTTTCAACTCAATTACGTCATGTGGCTCACCGGCAAGGACGGTCAAGAACAACTCGCGCGCGACTGGTCCATCTTCCATTTGACGTTGCCCAAACCCGAGACCGTGGTTTTGGAGGCGGAGAAGGTAGGTGAAGATGTGGTGATTGAGCGCAAACCGAGGACGTTGGCGGAGCTGCTTAAGTGAAGGCCAAGTTTCCTAGCGAGATATACCCGGATGCCATTGTGCGACGCTCGGGTTCGCTACTCCGAAAGGATGGCTGGTATCAGACGGTCCTTGAGTATTGGCGGCCGAAGGGTCTATGGGGCTGGAGGCTAAGTCACACCGAGTTGTGCAAGACGACGTGGTGTCATGACCGTCCGCTCCCACCTGTCTATCCGCGGATGGACTGGATCGAATGGAGCAGTAATGTTGATTTACCACTTGACACCCCACCCCCAGTCTGTTAGGATAGCGAGATGACCAAGAAGTCTAGACCACGTAAGCGTAAAAAGGCGCAGGTTGTCCAACAGAGACCGGCGCGTTGCACCCTTATCCTTGAGGACTTCGCGGGTATCAAGAAACAGACATGGGTTGGGACGCCACAAGAGCTGAGTGTCAACTGGCCAATCGATGTGATGAACCTATTGGGAGAGCGTTCTGAGTTTCTGATTACCCCAGTGGGGCAAGTCGAAATCAAGGTAACGCTCCCCTATCAAGGCATGAGTTATCGTGCGGATCATACTAAATGACCAAACCTCCCCTCAACTCCCTCATTCGTTTCCGCTCCAACGGTCACGAAGCCACGGTAACCGCCCACACTGAGCGCGGATTCAAGTATCTACTCGCTCACGAGTATCCCTACATCCCGCGCTGGGGCATGACCTTCAGCGGCGAAGGAGAGGTGTTCCTCGATGTGTGGGGAAGCGAGGCGTTTTGGGAGCAGGAGATTGAGCGAATCGAGGAGTTCAGTGAGTGGCCGCCGGCCAGTGAAACGTATCAGCAAGTCTCTTACACCAAGTAACCTTTACCAACATGACCAAGAAAGCAACCAAAGAAGAAGCCAAGCCACAAGAGCCTGAGGAGTCGTCCAACGACTTCTTCTCATCCCTGATGACTAAACATAAGGAGGACCTGTTCAATCATATCACTCCTCTCAACCGATTCATCTCATCGGGCAGCCTCACTCTCGACCAGTATGTGAAGGCCCGTTCGGGCGGCGTTATCCGTATCGTGGCAAAACAAGCTGAGGCCGGAAAGACCTCACAGTCATTCGTTTACGCATTTGAGTTCATGCGAACCATGCCCCGCTCTAAGACGGTCTACTTCATGGCCGAGGGTCGTCTGAGCCCTGAGATGAAAGCGCGCAGTGGTCACACCTTCGTCTATCATCCCAAGGATTGGGTCTACGGCACTATCCTAATCGTCGCGACCAACACCTTCGAGACCGTGGCGGACTTCATCGCAAACGGGTCTAAGGAGGCCTTCGAGAAGGATGAGCGTCTGTGCTTCATTCTCGACTCGCTCGATGGCCTTATCCTCAAGAACGACAAGGACACCAAAGGCATTTCAGATGGCAAGGTGGCTGGGGTGCCCAAGCTGACCAAGCTCCTTTTTCGCCATGTGGCGCTTCCTATCACCTTCTACGATATCCTTCTCATCATCACGGGTCAGTATAGCGCTGACATCAAGATTGACTTGTATGCCCCCAACGTGCCGCGCTTAGGTGAAGCGAGTGGTGGTAATTCGGTCCCTCACCAGTGTGATTATATCCTCCAGTATCTCCCGCGTTACGGTGGTGACTTCATCTTGGAGAACCCGGACGCCAAGCCCGACCCCATCAAGAACAAGATCGTCGGTGTGTGGGCTACGGTCGAGATCAAGAAGTCGGCTACCGACGTATCCGGCACCAAGGTCAAGGTTCCCATCAAGAAGGGACGCGTGGGTTCCGCGATTTGGGTGGAGAAGGAAGTGGTAGACGTTGCCCTATCCTTCGACAAGATCAAGCGGTCTGGTGCGTGGTTCTCATTCGCGGAGGATGTGCGAGCCGAAGCCAAGGAAGCGAGCGTCGAACTCAAGGAGAAGATCCAAGGCCTTAATGCCCTCTACGACTACGTCGAGAACGACCGTGCCGTCTTCGAGTGGCTCTACGCCAAGTTCCGCAAACTGGTGGTGTCGGAATAAGCACCATGACTCCCTTCGCTTATCTCCTGTCCTACGATTACGGTGACTCAACCGAAGTCTATCCCACCCTTGATAAGCTGGTCGAGGTACTGAAGAAGGGTGGCTGGACCCCGAAGCCGCGAATCGATGCCAGTGTTTATGCCTGTTTCGAGGACGGCACGAAGGAGTCGATTGACGACTTGTCCGCGTATCTGGTGACCAACGAGGTCAATGAGATTGAAGTCGCCGCCTACATCGATGACTTGCGCGAGACGGCCCGAAAACGCGATGAGGAGTTGATGGCAGAATCGCGCGCCAAAGGTGGTTGGCTTCATACGGCGACGGGTAGCTGTCCCATCTATATGCTGAATCGAGATAGACAGATTGAGCACGAGATTGCGCGGCGGCGGTATAGCTGGAAATGATTCGCACTCTCCAAATTCCCAAGGAGGTTACCCAATGGACCTCGGTAGACCACACTACTTACACCTGTGATTGGTGCGCCAAAGAGGTTAGTGACCACGGCGAGATATTGATCGGCGGTTCCGTCAACGGCGGCTGGTATCACGTAAGCCGGATGCCCAAGTCAACGGCACTGGAGGAACTGAGGCGCGAGAGTCAGTGGGACTTCTGCGGGTTTGAGTGCTTGAGCATGTGGGTCAACGACAGCCATAGAGACCGATGAAGTGGCTCACCCCAACAGGTCGTCCCAAAGACATCAAGGGCATCCACGAATACCGTGTGGATTGGGATGGTGAACAAGGCTCAGAGTATTCTGCGACGATTTTGGATCTCCTCTATCCCTATTGGAAATACGATGTGGTGTATGCCGAGCTTCCTGTCGTGGGCACAAATCGTTTGCGCTACGACTATGTAAACGTCTCGAAGAGAATTATTTGCGAATGTGACGGTAAGCAACACGACCAGTTTTCCAAACACTTCCATGGAGACTGTCGCGAGAAATACAAGAAGCAGATCAAGAACGACCTCCTCAAGGACTCTGCCGCGAGTCGAAATGGTTATACTATGGTCCGCGTAAAGCCATCTGATCTTCCCGCGCTAGAAGCCGATATTAAGAAGTGGTTTTTTGAGACCTACAATATCACCCTTTAACCCAAACCCATGAAAACCCTCGTTATCTATCACTCCGCCGACCTAGACGGTCTCTGCTCCCGCGAAATCGCCAAACGCGCCCTCGGTGACACCGCGACCTATTTGGGGTGGGACTACGGGCAGCCGGTGCCCAATCTTGTTCCCTACGATATCGTATACTTGATCGACATCAGTTTGCCGCGCGCCGCGATGGCCCTTTATGCGCGCCAGATCATCTGGATAGATCATCACAAGAGCGCAATTGAGGATATGAAGGATATCCAGATTGGAGGGTATCGCATCGACGGAGTGGCGGCGTGCCGTCTTGCATGGCAGTGGTTTTTTGGCGACAAGAAGGCGACCAAGACCGACTATGTTGAACGCAAGGTGGTCGAGCCGTATGCAGTCCAGCTGTTGGGTGAACACGATATCTGGAATCACACCAACCCCGATACACTGCCCTTCCAGTATGGAATGCAGAGTGACGAATCACCAGATTGGAAGAAGCTGTTCGAGACGACCAATCCCGCAGGCTGGACCGTCTCCGATATGGCCACAGGCAAAAAGATCCTTGATGAGAAATTGGTTCAAGGTCGCGTCATTGCCAAGTATCTCAAGGTTACCCAAGCCCAGCTAGCCAACGAAGCTGGTTATGATGCCGACTTTGAGGGACTCAAGTTTCGTGTGCTCAATACTCCACAGAAAGGCTCCATGCAGTTTGACGCCTCCATCAAGGAGCATCACGACGGCTGCCTTCGTTACTATTGGAATGGCGAGACATGGGGGTGTTCTCTTTATGGGGTGGCCCACAAGAAAGATGTGGATCTAAGTGTCATCGCCAAGAAATACGGTGGCGGCGGCCACAAATCGGCTTGCGGCTGCACCTTCAAGACTCTGCCCAAAGAGCTGGGTGGTCTATCGTCATGATAGATGCCAATCATCACTCTGCCTAATACCCTCCTTTCTCCCGGCAGCCGCGCACTCGAATGGTGTATCAGCTAACGACCGCGACGCAGTCGCAACGGCAGCCGCCCACTTTAACCCAATACCTAAGACACTATGCCTACCAACTACACGCCAGAACTGATCGCCGAACTGAACAAGCTAGCCGCCAACCTTCCACGCGCGGAGGGAGTCAAGGCGGTGGGGAAGAAACTGGGGTTGAGTGCGCGGGCGGCGCGACAGGCTTATGCGCAGTATGTCAAGGTCAAGGGTGTTCCCCTTACCGAACGCGATGCCAAGGCAATTGAGGCGACCAAAGTGCCCTTCAAGCCGCGCAAGATTCGTCGCCTATTCTGGGACATCGAGACCAGTCCCAATATCGGCCTCTTCTGGCGCGCAGGCTGGAAGCTCAACATCGATTGCGACAACATCATCAAAGAGCGCGCCATTATCTGTATCGGCTGGAAGTGGGAAGACGAGAAGGAGGCGCATATCCTACATTGGGATGACAATCAAGATGACAAGACTATGTTGGCGGCCTTTCTCAAGGTGGCTAACGAGGCGGACGAGATGGTTCACCACAACGGTGACAAGTTCGACCTGCCGTGGTTCAAGACGCGCTGCCTCTTCCACGGACTCATCCCACTACCCGAATACAAGTGCGCTGATACCCTCCAGTGGGCGCGACGCAAGTTCTACTTTAACTCGAACAAGCTTAACTACATCGCTCAATTCCTCGGGATGGGAGCCAAGCTGAAGACCGAATTCGGCCTGTGGAAAGACATCTTGCTCAAGAAGTGCCCGAAGGCGATGGCCAAGATGTGCAAGTATTGCAAGCGAGATGTAATCCTGTTGGAGAAGGTGTGGCAGAAGTTGAGTCAGTGCGCGAATCACAAGACCCATGCGGGCGTTTTGATGGGTGGAGATAAGTGGATGAGCCCACGAGATGGTAACACGAATGTCAAGCTTAACAAGACGAGGGTGACGGCAAATGGGACCAAGCAATATCAGATGCAAGATCTTGTTAACGGAACCTATTTTACGATTGGTGAAGCTGCTTATCGAGCGTATCTGAAAGCCAAGCAGAGCGTTTGATAATGCCCGTTAGGTTTCTAATCGACGACGCCAAGAAGAGTGATATCATTGCCGCTTATGTGGCGGATTGCTCTTTCGCAAAAATGGCAGAGAGGTTTGGAATGTGTTCTCCTTCTATTCGTAAATATCTAAAGGAATGGGGGATATACGGTAAGAAGACTAGACATGGATTAAGGAGATCGGGCAAAATAGATTTCAGCGAAGAAGAGACAGCGATTATCTTTGAGATGTATAAAAGGGGAGATAATATACCAAAAATAGCGCGCCATGTTTGTGTGCGACCCATCACTCTCTCTGCCTTTTTGAAAGGCCAAGGGATGTTTCAAGCAAGGCGGAACAAGGATTACAAATTAGGGATAACTGACGATAAGATTAAGGAAGTTTTTGATAAAACTGGGTCAATACGAGCCACGTCACGTCAACTCGGAGGAATAAATACGAGGTTTGTAAAAGCGGCACTTTTGCGGCTAGAGGTTAAAGACCCGACCCACCACGAAATATATGCTCGAATTGAGGGGCATAAGACGGAAATAATTGCTCTTTATCAAAGATCCGACGTTCCAATCCCTGACATTTGTGTTAAGTTCGATATTTCCAAACACATCCTTAGAAGCATCCTCAAGAAATGGGGCGTCTATGATGTTAAGAAGCATCCGAGCTTGGCACTTGTTAAGGCGGGAGTCTCAAAGGAGACGATTATCGACACTTACAGCCAATTGCGTAATATCTCTGCTACGGGGGAACGCCTTGGACTGTCGGCATCGATGATATCGAAAGTATTAAAAAATGCCAAGGTTAGCGTTTACTTTATAGAGAAGAGCGAACTTCTTGAGAAGAGTAAGGAGTCCATTATTCACCGATATAGCGTGGTACGGGAGCCCTGTAAAGTCATTGCTGCGGACTATGAGGTTTGGGTCACAACCATTTATGACTCCCTAAAGCGTTGGGGCGTCAAGACCGACAATCATAAAAATAAGATTACCCAAGAAAAGCTAGAAACGAATAGGGCTAGAATTTGTGACCTCTATGAGAATAGGTCGTATGCGCTGAGAGAAATCGCTGAGGAGGTAGGAGTAAGTCACACGTCGCTCATTAGAGCAGTAAAACGATGGGGTCTGATAGTTCCAGACAATCGTTTTAAGGAATCCTCTCTGGAAAGAAAGTTTAAGAAGATACTGACGGAACAGAGTATCGCATTTACACAGTTCAAACAGGTCGGGAATCGCATTTATGACTTCTATTTGCCTAAATTTAACCTAATCGTAGAGTGTAACGGTGATTATTGGCACGGGCATCCGCGTATTTTCCCCAAACCAAATGTGGAGCAGATTAAAGGACGCAAGAGGGATTTATGTAAGAGCGAACTAGCCAAAAAAGCGGGCTATGCAATATACTTTATTTGGGAATCCGAGGTCAACGCTTCACAATATCTTGTCGTTACCTTATTGCTTAGACTGATTGCTGGAGAAGCTCCTATGCAACAGTCCTCTCCGATGGACTTCCTTACAGAACGCCCAGAGATTGTGAACCTATCTCCTGTTGCCGCTTGACATCCCCCTCCAAGCCCCCTAGTATGTCTGTCCCCGTGACAGATACTTGACCTATGCTGAACACTTCGCTGCACTTCTCCTCGGCTACCCCTGAGTGGCCGACCCCTCAAGACTTCTACG